CGGAATGTGTTGTCATGATCAATGACAACCTTGGTGATTGCATCGATATTCACGGTGGTGGTATGGACTTGAAGTTCCCTCATCACGAAAATGAAGCTGCTCAACAAGAAGCTATGCATGGCAATACACTGGCTAACTATTGGGTGCATAATGCCATGGTAAATATCGATGGACAAAAGATGTCTAAGTCATTAGGTAATACAATGTGGGCAAAGGATGTTGTGTTATCTCTAGGTACAAATCTAACAAGATGGTTAGTATCTTCAGTACATTATCGTAAGGAATTAAACTTCTCTGATGAGACAATCGAAACTGCTCGCAAGGAATTAGATAAGGTGTTAATACCACTCAAGCAGGCATATATCAAAGCTGCACTTGCGGATTATGTCATGGGTGATGATTATGACAAGGAATCTTATCGTGCATTCTTGGATTGTCTGGATGATGATATGAATACACCAAATGCGTATGCGGTTATCTTTGAAACTGTAAAGAAGTTAAATCAAACTTTACGTCAAAGAGAAATTGACTTTGCACAGTTAGCTCTTTACAGCAATGCTGTGGAAAAGATGTTGAATGTATTGGGTATTGTTGTGTATAAACCAGTGATTGGTGAAGTGGAGAAGGAATTATTTGCCAAGTGGAATCAAGCTAAGGCAGATAAAGACTTCGATAGTGCGGATAAATATCGTAATGAATTAGCAGAAAAGGGCTTGTTGTAATGAATCCATTAGAATGTAATGGTAGAACGCTAGCCTTTCTTGGGGATGCGGTGTGGTCTCTTGCGGTGCGTGACTTCTTGGTTCAAGAAGGTCAGGGAAAAGGAAAGATGTTACAAAGTAACATCTTGCTTATTTCATTCCTGTCTGGTAAGAAGTATCTTACCAGGGAATGATCTTTATTTGAGTAAATCCTTTTTAACTTTAGTTTTAAGAAAGATTACTATGGCGGTTTATATACCGCCTAGTATACACTAAGGATTTACCAAATCAATGTTTACTATAACAAATATATAAAATCAACAAAAACGTATTGAGTAAACGTTTTGATGATTTTATATATTTGGATTACCTGAGAAATGTTTTATTGCTTTTTCTTAAAAGAGAAAAAGAAAACCTAAGAGAGATAATTGAGAGCCGGCGGTCAGTGAGCACGGCGGGTTGGGATTGCGCATGCCGGGGGTGAGACCGCTCGGCTATCTGATGCTACGATGCTATATTATCTTAGTGTAGTGTATAAGCTATATGACTTGATGATGGATGTAATGATCCACTTTAAACTTCTTTTACTTTAGTACGCTTGTAGTGATATTAAACTTTCTTAACTCTGCTTAAAGCAAAACCAAGATTGAAAGTATCCAGACTCGGAGTATACCAGTATGAAGAAATCGAATGGGTGCATTTATGCAGCCTTGTTGAGTTTATTTCTCTTACCAGGAATAAGTGAAGCAAAAGCCTATCCAGACACGCACCGTCTAACGGGTGTCTCGTCTTATTACGGTGGATTCCACCATGGACGTAAAACTGCAAACGGGGATGTGTTTAATATGAATGCCATGACGGCAGCGCATAAGACATTACCCCTTGGAAGTAAAATTAAAGTCACCAATCTCAGTAATGGGAAAAGTGCTGTTTTGAAGGTCAATGACAGAGGCCCTTATAAACATGGTCGTATCCTTGATGTGAGTCAAGGTGCCGCCAAGAAACTAGACATGATCAAGACGGGTACGGCAAGAGTCAGTATCGCGGTCTTATCATCGCCTAAATCGTAAAACCGATACTTAAACCTGATATCACGTATCAAAGTAAAATAAGCCTTAAGTAAAGGTCATTTATGGAAATCATCAAGTCACCTTATATCAATCTGAGATACGTCGTTTGTATCTCTCGATTATGTCCGCATATTCGATACAGAGGTAAGTAATGAAGTGTTATTGTCCCTTGTTATTTTTTTGAATCGAATACTTAGTTAGAATTAAGTTAAGGAGTTTTGGATATGTCAGAGAACAAAGAAAAAGGACTCGTGTTAGTCAAGCCTCATCGTATCCGTGATACTGAGACCATCAGTCGAGTCGGTGGTTTAATGAAACGCTTTGGTCGTTTGGATTTATTAGATATCGTCAACCATGGTGAGAAGGGTACGTTGTATAAGATGAAAGCAGCGGATCGTATCTTACATGAAACGAATCCTAAGAAAGCCCAATACCAAGTGAAAGTAGAAGAAGGTCGTATCCAAGTAGATTACATCGTGATCGATCGTTTATTTAATCACTTCCGTTTATCGACCACCCAAAGTGGATACGGTTATGAGCTGCATTACGAACCGGCTGAGGTGAACGTATTAGATCTTACTAGTAAAGCAACTGGTGAAGCTTTTCAGATGCGTCAAGTGGTACCAAGTAAGAACGGCTTTGATCCTGCTACCATGAAAGAAGCCGAGTTTGGTTTTACCACTTACTTCTACGATTACATGAGTAAGCTTATCTTACGTATTTTTGTGAATGAACAAAGTAAGAAAATCATCCCGCATGTGTATAGTCTCTCTTCTCATTCAGAAGAACAGTTAAACAGCATCAAAGAGAAATTAAAACAATATCTCGATAATGCCGGTAACGTTCATCAAGATGGTTATTTCATTGGTGATGTAGACTTTGCGGATTTTTATAGCAACATGATGGGTTATGAGAATCAGCCTTTAATCGATAAAGGAACCATTGGTGCAAAATGTGGATTACAGATCCAGCATGAGTTATTAAACCCACCAAGTGAAATGAAACGTGATAACAAGCCAAGTTACAATAACAACTCAGGTGGTAACTACCAGAAACCACAACAACCTCAAAAGAGTTACGGTGACTACATGAAGAACATCCAAAATACCAAAGCGTATCAGGATGCCAAATTTGATGACACCTATATCTAATCGAGTTGAATAGGTATTAATATACGGAGGATATCGAAAGATATCCTCTCTCTTTTGTCTGCTTTTCTTTTTGGTTTAAATATCATCTAGAATGCCTCTAAAAAGCTCTCTAATGCATTTTATTTATGGGTTGGTATAATTTATCATCCCTATATTAAATAATCTCTCTATGCGCTTTATATTAACGATTTTAAAATAACGACAGAAATAAGAGACTACCAAAGTAGTCTCATTTGATTAGTCTTTGGTCTTGGCTTCTTCTCTAGTATCGTACATGGCGATCTTATCGAAGATACCTGCATTCCAAGAAGTATTTAATCCAGCGTTATTAACCGGTGGGTTATAATGCATAACAGTTGAATAGATATCAGCAAACTCCACATCGATCAGATAACGTTTATCATCCCCATCCGTCACTGAAGCAGTCGGTTGGATCAATTGATTAAGATGTCTTTCGATTTGTTGGGTTCTTTCTTGATCGTTATTGTTAAGCGATAGGATGCGAAGTTCAAGCTGATTATTATCTTCTCGTTTTGTAATAGCAATCAACCACTTAGCGGTATAATCATAATAGAAACTGGTTACACCAAAAGGAAGATTAGGAATTGAGTTCATATCAAACCCATTTGTCGCTGGTGTAATCTTGTTTACTGTATAAGAACTGCCATCTGGTCTAAACATCTCAACTGGTGTAACATTTGGCGTATCATAAGAGACCATGTAATTCCCATCATCATCTAGTAATACACCGAAATAACCTAAAGCACGATTATTCCAGATATAGTGACAGCGTAATGCATTATCGTTATTCGTGAAAGCTAATTTGAATGGTGGTGTGTTCTCTTCAAATCTTGCTCTTACAATCGTTGGTAGCTTACGGATTAAAACATTCTTCGTGTGATCATGCACATCAATCAGATCCAGTCTACTGTAACGTTTCAATAACTTGGTATTATTTAATACCCCTTTCCCAATCTGAACCCGTTGTGCTGCTAACAATGTAATTGGTTTAGTGTTATCATAGATATTGCTCATAGTACAATTCCCTCCTATATAGATAAATATTTGCCTATGTATATCAGAAATTCCTATATAGCAGTAAGCCTTTTTATATGGATTGCTACAAGTGTATATTATCCTTATGAGAATAAAGATGTTCTCATTAAGTACTTAATTAAAACATTTTAACTTTATCTCTAATAGGAGGAGATATGGAACATAATCAAACGTTAGTGAGAAAGCGTGTTCGTATTACACACAAAGCTGATCTATCGTTACTTAGTGCAGCATTACTCAATCGACTTGAAGCAGCATGTCGTAACTCTCGTGATCCAGTTAAGGTCTTATCGATGGGCGGTAACATCTACATCGAAGAAGGTCAAATTGTGGTTCATATGAATGTTACATTAGAACCGAAACAACTTGGTTACAATTTCGAATACGATGAAATCAATATCCCCATTAAAGCGGATGAGTTCATCAAGTTCAAATACGTTAAAGGCGTTAAGTATGATCACATCGAAATGGATGCAGCTTTGCTTGATGATCAATTAGGATTCTACATGGATAAAGAATTTAAAACTTATCCTGTAGCAAGAAAGATTAACTTTGAGTTCTATACTGGAATTACTGAAGGGTTCTAGTAGGAGGTATCATCATGGCTATTGAAATGAGTCGTAACCCAACCTATTTTCCTCAATACGCTAAACAAGCTAGTGTGTTACGCGGTATTGTTGTAGATTGGTTGAATGATAAGCTCGCATTGTTTGGTGGAAACATCAGAATCAAGAGTGTCGCTTTACCTTTCTTTGTCAATGACAAGAATGTGAAATTTGTAGTATCTATTGAGTTAAGTTGTCATAATGATGATGGTGATTTTGTTCTCGATAAAGTAGGTCATCAGATTACACTAGACGATAATCTCTTTATCTTCTCAAATCTACCTGATTTTGGTAAACCCATACTTAATCCATCGATCAATCTTAGCTCATTGTTTTTTACTTTAGAGTCTGAGGATGGAGTAGTTTCAGTTAAGCCATCAGCAAGAAAGATCATGATCGAGATTTCGATTAAACGACAACCACAGTTTTCCACTTTGGGATATGAATGTAATCCAGGAGATAAATAATGAGCAATAAATTAAAAGATGTTAAATTAACGTTTACTGAAGTACAGCTTGCTCGTGCTGTATTTAATATTGCGAACGGACGCCATCTTGATGCTGGCATCGAATCACAAACTGATACCATTAAGTTAGAGAAAATACAAGAACAGATTAAAGAATGTAATCTTGGTCGCGATGTGGCTAATTCAGCGGTGAATTGTCTTTACTTATTAGGTTGTCGTCAATACGGCAAGAACCTGAAGTTTGATGTCTCCTATCGTTCAGACATTCGCACACTCAGCATTGAACATGTGGGATTTTATATCGATGAAGAGGAAGGTGGCGAGGACTTTAATGTCAGCTATGCTGATCCGACCACCCGTCATGTAAGAGCACCGTTAGACTGTCTTGTTACTCCAAGAAATTTGATTAACGGAAAGGTAGTATTACATGAGACCCTACAATGCGAACTTGAAAAATGGTTGTGTCATCCATTTATATTGCCGAATGGTAAAGAAGTATCAACTATTGCAAGTAAATGCATATCTATCCAGTTCATTGATGCGCAGGAGGGTGTATGACACGGCTTGATGTTAGTCTCAAGGGTAAACTAATGATGACCCTTGAGTCAGCAGGGGTAGTTAAGGAAAACCCTACCGTGAAGAAGGATCGTGAGTTTAAATCTAAACTTACTGATGATCTTATTGGAGATGTCGCAGAAAAGTATATTCCATATACTGTACAATCACATCTGAAAGAAGTGACTAAGCAAGCTTACAATATCGATCACCTCTTCAGCGTGGATTTTGATACCGATACGAATGCTATCGTTATTACGCATCATTGGCAATCTCCAGCAAAAGATGGTATTCGATTTGTTTATCTTGAAGAACAAACAGAAGCTGATCTAGAAGTGCGTAGCATCGAGCATTTCCTTAACACCATGATTGCAAGACAATACAATAGTGAGTTTAACCAGATTGTTGACAATTGGTTGAAAAGACCGATCCGGTTACCACATGGTGGTGTTCTTTCAGTAATTGCATCACCTTACCTCACGATCAATCTTAAACCGAAGAATCCGGAGAAGTAGTATGGCGTATGATGATAACTATGATGATCCAGGTCAGAAACAGTTAGCAACCAATGCGACTGCTCTGATCTACAATCAACTCGTAAACAATATCCCAAATACCCAAGTTCTGGCCGATGGACACTACCCTAAGCTTAGATCCCTTGAAGAATCGATTAGCAAACTACTTGTTTGTCATGATATTGTTCATGGGATAAACGCTTATCTTATTGAGACAGCAAGAATGAAGTACAATGATGAATTCGTATTTCATGTTGTTCCAGATCTAGTTGAGGGTATTATCAAGATCACTCATCGTGGATTTACGGATGATGATCATGAGTTCGGTGAGTACAGAGAAATATATTACGGATACAAAGAACCAACAAGTAAGGTTATTGCGATAAACAAATTCGATGTTCACTTTGATGTTCGTAAGAGTCAGTATTATCTCTCTGATGATATCAGAATCGTACTTGATAACTGGTTGTTCCACAAGATCACGTTACCAGGAAATTGGAGTGCAACAACGCTGATGTCTCGTGAGTTTAAAATCCTTATTGGTGGTGAGGAAGTAGCACGTCCATCTAAGGAGTAGTCATGGATCTCATGTTAGTATCCAGGAATGTTCCCGCACCTTCTCGTGCAGAGATCATGAGTTTCTTAAGTAAGAAGATATTAAGTCATTGTGAAAAGATTAGTCATGATTATTTTCGTGATTGTTTAAAGTTTGAGTATGTTCAGTTACCAACAGGATTTACCATCCTTGCTCAAACCAAGCATAAACAACTTACCCTCGTGGATGACTTTGATTATCGACTGGATATGAATGATGGGAAAGACTTTAAAGGTCGACCGAATGATGCTATAGCCAATATGCTTTATTATCGGTATACCCGTTTGTACGAGAACCACTGTCAGGGAAATATCCCTAAGAAGATAGTCCTTAAATTTGAATAGATGAGGAGGCTTTATATGGCTGAGAGTATTATCACATTTCGTGATATCAGGAAATCGAAAGAAGAGATGCGTTTATTCGCTGATCTGATTAAAGATTATCTTGTTCATCGTATCATTGAAGTTTATGGTTATGAAACAACCATCATAACTGAAATCAATATGAGCGAAGGTGAGATCTCCATCATGCCATATGGAGCCCACCAATCAAGAGGTTCAGATAGTTGGCCGTTCTTTACTTATATCAAACAAAACGAAGTCTACATGGCACTAAGTAATAACGTTGATATTGGTAAGCAACCAAAAGGTTTCAGAAAGGAAGGCTACGAACTAACTGAAGCGTTAAAGGTTAAGTTAGATGAGTGGCTTAATGTCAGTCTTCGAAATAAGATCGGAGAACACTGGCGTGCACTACAATCTCGAACCTTAATCATCAGATAATCAAAGAGGCTACTTTAGTAGCCTCTTATTTCTGTCATTGTTTTTTTTTTCGGACAAAACTAAGAGGCATCCGAAGATGCCTCACTATTAACCAAGCTGATGACCAGGAAGATGGATCGTATACATCGGCATGTAAGTATCGGAAGTATTTCGGTTACTTTTATTCGTGCGGTCTTTCACCGTACCACCTGACTTACTATATAAATCGAGGTCTTCCTTATGAAGATTGATACAACCAAATAGACGAACGATCTTTTTAGTGTGATGGACTTTCTCGTTGTCTTTTAATTCGACAAATTTACCATCCACTAAATGACCAATCTTACCCTGATGGATTTTCTTAGTCACGTTAGGATTAGATGCAGATCTATCTCTAAAGATATTATCACTCGTCGCTTTCATCATGATACCCATCATCATAGGCTACGAAAGGTTTAACTTTCAATGGTACTAATTGCTCATGGACTTTATTCGAGTCCTTTCTTCCTTCCATTGTTGGATTTCCAATAAATCCATTTAATGGCTGGTTGAAGTCTTGTTTGTCTTTAACATGTTTAAACGGATAGGTCATTTGTGCATGAATCTCCCTGGTATTTTGATTCCCGTCTCGGCATGATATTTATCTTTATATTGTTTCAGATGAAGATGGATCATGTGATTTGGGATCTGGTGAACTTGGGTTTCTTTCCCCACGATACGGCCATTGCAACGGGTTTGATGGCCACTAAAACGATCTGATTTATTTTCACCTATCACGTACATCGGGAGATGTGTTGCCACATGTCTTGCCATTTGACATTTAGGACTAAATAAATCATTTTGGTATAACAACCCACTATAAGGATCGATTTGAGCACGAATCCATTTATAGGTAGGATGTTTGTTTTGACGACACATTTCAAGATACTTATAACAAGTATCACGAAGGAGTTCATCTAAACGAGATAATTCTTCAAGACGATACGGTAGACTAAATAACCATTCATCACGAAGACATTTATTTTCATGTAATTTTAAGTTTATTCCTGATTCGAGATATTCAAGCGATAGTGCCACTCGTCCATCTTCGCGACAGAACTCCACTATATTAATTTCATTCATTTTTGGTTCAACCTTAATTTTAATTATAATAAATTTTTATATTGGATACATGGTATTGGGTGAGAGTGGTTTATCTCGGTTTAAAAGTGTATATTATCTCCATGGTAAAGTACAAGTAAAAGTACTTATCTCTTAAATTAAATTACCCTTAATTTATCGTCTAATAGGAGGACACCATGGGTTTAATTTCAGGTTTTAAACAAGAACGTAGATCACCAGTTAAGACATTTCTGAAACTGACAGGAATAACACTATTTGTGATATGGTCGCTTTGTTTAATCTTCTCAACCTTCGCACTTTATGGTGCAGTGCATGAGATGGAAGAACAACGAGATAAATTTGAAGTCTTAGTCAAAGATTATAATCATCTTGATGATAGACTTAAACTCGTCGAGGAGAGAGTTGTCCAGATTCCCGACAGAGATGCACAAGATCATGTTAACCAACGCGTAGAAGAAAGACTTCAGGTGTTGGAACATTATCTCGTTGAACAACAAGAGAAGAAAGGAGCTCGCAATGTTCGTAAGCGATAAACCAAAGAAAAAGGATACGCAGTTTATACCGAATAAACCGTTTATCCGTGATGAGAAACTTCTGAAACTGTATCAGAACTATACTGAGGGTAAGAAGTTCACTCGCCTTAGTTTAAGTGAACCCGTCGTTTCATTTGAACCCGCTGTTACAAAAAGACTTAAACCAACTAAATTTGCTTTAGTTCTCATTACCGATTTACGCAGCGATTTATTCGTCGATAATGTCGAACTCATTAATCGTAAAGATAAAAAGGGTACAGGTGTTGCAGGCCGACCAAGTGCAAGTTACTTATATGGCTGGGTAGCTGACAACACTTATCGATTTGCAGTAATGTTATTCGATCGTGTTTTACACGTAGTCGATTTCGATACAAAGACACTCGAAGCAAAAGATGTCACTGATACCGTGGATCTCACCGTAATTAAGTTATTCCCATTTGGTTATGATGATTTCTACTCGGTAGAGATCTCAGCTGTGTACTATGACATGGTCAGTGGTTACTTCTTTGTCTTCCACCGCCAGACATCACTGTTCGGTACAGCAGAATATGGTACTGATGAAAATAGCAGACCAAGAGGTGAGTTCAATACAGGTATCTTAGGGTCGAATGGTTACCTCAACCAGCGTACCAATAAACTCGAATTATTATCCAAGGCACTGAAGTTCTATGGTGGAATTCTCACGGAAAATGATTCACCAATTGTAAGTAATGAACTTGCGGCATTCTGGCGTAGTAGTATTGATAGTACTCGTCTATTACCTAGTGCGCCTATTGTTAACCACATCCTAGCTGGTCGTGTTAATGATGAGATCTACGAAAGTGGAAATCCAAAGAAACTTGTTTCAGAAGCGCAGTGGCCAGGATATGATTATGATGAACCACCTTTCTAAAACTAACCCGTTTCTATAGGTTATTATAAAGGTATATTATCTACTTGATGATAAGGTAGTAATCCTTTACTATCTTATCTTAAATCATGTACTTATCTCGTTCAGTTATAAGTATATATTGCAATATAAACTTAGTCTAAACAAATTTAATAGGAGAAATCTCATGGCTAAATTAAGTAAAGTTGAACGCGTTAATCTTATCTTAGAAAAAATCAAAGGTAAAATTACTGTTGATGAAAACGGTGTTGGTACCGTAGAAAAAGGTGCAATCGCTGAAGCATTACCAGAAGGTATCACTGAAGCTTCTATCACCGCTCATGATGAAGCGAAATCTGATGTAGCTGCAGCGGTTGCGATCGAATTCGGTTCTTTAACTAAGAAAGTATTCGACAAAAATAAAGAGTTAGAACAAGCATCACTTAAAGCAGGCATTGGTAAACACAGCCAAATTCGTGTTTTACAAAAACGTGAAGCTAAATTCAACAATCTTAAAAACCCTGACGAGAAAATCGTTCGTAAAGGTTATATCTCAACTTCATTGACCCAATATGCTTCATTGAATAACAATGACATCATGGATCATGATAAAGTGAAGAAAGTGTGGGGTGGTCTTTCAGACTAATCGGTAACGGTTTACTCATACTCCTGTATACGGGTGGGGGTTTATTTCATTGGCCTAATCAATTATAATACCTCGATTGGTTAGGTTATCTCCTTTCCTCCACCCTTCTTTTAGGGATAGCACGGGTTCTCCGCTATCCCTTTTTTTTTTAATCAAATTACTAATAAGGTATTTTAAATGGCTGAACAAACAAACGAAAATGTGGCAGTAGAAGAAGTTAAAGCTCAAGCAACTAGCGATGTACAAGAAGCACTTGAAACTCAAGAAGATGTGCAACCAGTAAACCCAGCTGTTGAAAAACAACAACGTGATCAATATCGTGTTTTAGCTTGTGCTGAAATGGATCGTCAATTATTCGACTCCATTAAAGCATTCGAAAATGAAGAAGCGAAAAACCAATACGTACATGACTATGCGGTAACTAGCATCTTCCGTTCTATCATCGGTTACGCAAATGGTGCAGGTATCAACTTAATGCCTGAGTTCACTATCGAAAACTTACTTAACGATGAAAACCTTGAAAAAGTATTATTACCGGCATTAGTGAAAAACGGTGTAGTAATCAGTGCAAACAGCGTGCTTGGTCACCAAGCTCCAGTATCGTTCCGTACTGAATTAGTGGATCAAGGTGCAGCGGGTAACAGCGCTAAGATCGAAGTGATCTCTCATCATTCATTAGCACTACACGTGGTTCGTGTAATGGGAGCATTACTCTGCCGTCAAGTATACAATGTAACTGAATACTTCCGTACTGCATCTGAGCATGTATTTGCTGCAGATGAATACGAAACATTCGATGACTTACGTGCGTTCATTGATTCATTCATGGGTGCACCAGAAAACAACCAAGTACAATAATCGGGTTTAGGTTTACTTAACTGACCTTATCTCTTGTTGTATGCATAAAGGAAAGACACTATGGCACTTCAATTTGGAAATAGTTTAATTCAAGTCTGCAAACCAATGGATAAGGCAGATCGAGAAAACTTCATCACTATCGTTGTACAGCACGGTAAAGAAGGTATCACTTCTAATGTCTGCTATCTTTACAATATCCCATTGGATTTAGCGCATGAAGAACACGCCCCATATCGATTACATTTCGGTAAAGAGTGCGAAGAAACATGGCTAAACTTCTTGGATAATATTGTGGATAATCTAGACTTAACCGTGCTAGAACACCTTCCGTTATTTACTGAACTTGAAAGAGGTCAGTAATCCGGACATAGGCGAGGGACTCATCAAGAGTCCCTCTACTTATGTTGTTATTTTTTTTTAGCTAAAGTTAACTAACGCGCCTTTCATATTTAACCAACGATTATGACGTGGTTTATCAGACATTTTCTGGATCTTCGCCCAACGACCTTTAACAAGTTCATTGAACTGTTCATTACTATCTGCAAACTTATCGATCCATTCTTTTACACTACCAAGATCCATACCACCGTCTAAGATTGCTTTATCGCTCACGATAGAGAGTTTTTTGTAGATATAAGCTTGAGTAGCCAATAAACATAACTCAGCGAATGCAGCCACATGGGCGCCTTGAATAAAGCTAAACTCTTCATCACTCGATACTTGACATCTTAGTTCAAGGTTAGAAATAGGCATGCGGTCTTCCACCATGATCGTATTTTCATCGATCAAATAAACATTACTGGTGAAGTTCATATCCATTGGCTTGGATGCATCTATAATTTCACGAGCTGATGCAAGATGGATATCGTTACCACAAGCATTATTGGTACTACGTGTTGATACACCTAAACCAAACTGAGATACACTACCACCCCCTAAGAAGCCTGCACCTGTACCCACCATACCCACATGAACAGAAATCACATGAGTAATTGTCCGACCACCTGTTAATCGTTTAGGGATATGACAAGTCCACGCTTGACCATTACCCATTTCCACTTCTTCGAATTTTAAACCACTTAATGGAATGGTAATTTGTTTTGCTCCTTGGCTGTCAACATGACGACGTACACGTTCATTGATCACATTGAAATAGATTTGACTGTCGATACTCTTAGGGGTAAAGCGAGAACGACTTAATTTATATTTAGTCTTTGGAATAAAGGCGAGTTCTAAGATTTCATCCGGGATGACTGAACGAATCTCAGCAATCGCAAATTGTACTGGACTCATAATAAAAATACCTTTGTTTCTGGGATAATTAAATTCTATTACTTCCTATAAGTCTATATTATCTCATTGAAGTAATCTCACAAATCCTTCCTATCTTAGCAAAGTATATGGAAGTAGTCTGTCTGATTACTTCGTTAACGTTAACTAAACAATTTAAATTTAATTAAACTCATGAGGATTAACTATGAAAAATAAAATGGTTATTTATGGTTGTGGTGGTACAGGGATCAATGTAGTATCACCTTATATCATCACTCCATTAGAAGAGAAACCAGGCTACGCCAAAGTCGAAGCTTTCTTAATTGATACATCTGAATCTAACATCAATACCACTAAAGTGCGCAATGCATTTTATAAAATCAAATTAGAAAAAGATGCAGAAGGTTCAGGTTCTATCCGTGCAGAAAATGCACCAGAAATCATGCAACAAGTACCTAACTTTATTAGTGAAAAACACCCAGGTGATATCAACATCGTGGTGGCCTCTGCTAATGGTGGTTCTGGTTCTACAATTGCACCAGTACTTGCGTCTGAATTAATCAAACGTGGTAAACCTGTTATCTCTATCCTATTCCTAGATGATAATAACTTAAAATCCATTGAAAACGCTTACCGTACTTTAGTGTCTTATGATAGCATGGCGAAGAAAGCCGGTGTACCATTTATCACCTTATTAATTCCAAATGTTTCTATCAAAGAAGCTAATGAAGTCGCAGAAGAATATATCAGCATGCTTGCCATGTTATTCAGTAATGAAAACCATGGTTTAGATAATGCAGACCTACGCAACTTCTTAAACTTTACTAAAGTAACGGGTGCAGCACCAGGTGTGGCATCACTGATGATCACTGATAAACTCAGTGAGAAATATAACCGCAATCCATTATCCCTTGCGATGCTTCATACATCACTTGATGCACAAGAAGCTTCACGTGGTAAATTCGTAACCGGTTATTCATGTGATGGTATCTTCCGTTTAAACGATGGTCAAAAGATTGAGAACCGTACTGTCTACTTCACCACTGAATACGATGAAGTATTAGAGATGATTCGTCATCTTAAAGACAGAACTGAATCTTTCCAAGCTGAGTTATCAGGTGTCGTGAACTCACGTATCAAACTCGATGTAGATGGTGGTTCAGTAGAAGAAAACGGTCTTGTTCTATAATTAGAATAAGGATATTCCAAAATGAGGGTACACCCAACGTACCCTCTTAGTTTTGTTATCAATAGGAGATATAACAAAATGGAAACTCAACATCCAATCCATCGGAGCAAACCAAGAACACTTGATAACTTTACGATCTATGCGATTCCTGGTTTTAGAGCAGGTGTCCTATATTGTGGGCATGAAACAACAGTCAGTCACCGTGAAAAACGTCTATTAACAGGTGGAAGACTTGATCTTCTTCATGTAACATGTGGACTCATTACACGTGATGAGAATGGGCATACTTCTTATACCGCTTATTGGCATCGTTTCAAGAATGTAGAAGGTGAACAGATCACCGTACACTTCCAAAATACGATCGATGAGCTATTAAAAGAAGTACCAATGGAAAATGTATTAGCACAATTCTACTTTGCATCAAGAAACAACGATGAAGAGATCTCAGAAGAGTTCATTTCAGAGAAGTTTGCAGAATGGGGTGTTTATGAAGCACTCATTAGTCAAAGAGAAAAGACACTCAACGATCTAATAGATGCCCATAAACCTGTTAAAAACAATTAACAGACACAATCAGAGGGTACCAATTGGTACCCTCTATTTTACCCGAATTTTTATTTTTATAAAAACCCTTTCTATCGATTTTATAAGTATATATAATTTACATGAAGGAATAGAGGAATATCTTCTTATCCTTTAGCAAAAAGAAAGAAATTTAAAATGCGTTTTGTCTTCCTCTAAAAGAGTATTACTGCAACATAAAGCGGGAGGGTTGCTGGAACAACCCTCCCAGATTTTTAATTACTCCCAAAAGGAATAAATCATGTTAAATGTAAAACGTATTTACATATTAATCAACTACATAGAGTCAATTAAACCTAGTAGTTGGTATTATAATCAATTCCCCGACGTAGTAGAATGTCTTAAATGTCTACTGCGTGAGGACTTCAGCAAATATACATATCAGTATTGCTATCACAAATATAGATTTGCTGATATAGTAATAACTAAACTAACAGAGGAGATTTGGGTATGAACAACCAAACTTTTAAACTAATCCATAAAACAATCATCGTAGCAACAGTTCTATTAGTAGCTTCATTAGGTTACTTCGGTGGTGCGTCAGCAGACTTACCACCATCTGCTCAACAAAAAGCAGAATACCGTACTAATGTAATCAACACTCCAGCTGTACAAGCTGAGTTAGAGTTATTAAAAGCTCGTCGTTAATATGGATAATAACACAGGCGATTTGAAATACAGTCGCCTGGATTATTGTTCATATGTTCCTTGTTAGGATCAATTGCCCATATGGGCACGAGTAAGTTATACTTCCGGGGCTGCCGAAAACCCCGTAACTTACTCTTTTTTTTTTGCTTTTTATCGATAACTACAACCCTATATTATCTACATGACAAGAAGGTTATAGACATGCGTTAAAATGTGTCTAATTAAGCCGTAGAGCGATTTTAGATAGAAAACTATAGGAGTATTCATGTTTAACGAGAAGTATGCTGTATTGACGTTTGAGACGCCATCAGCAGAAGATTTAAATTATAAGAAGGATGAAAGTGATGTCTGGTGGGATCATTCCTTTGTATGCAGCTTAGTTAAACCCATCGCAAGTTATCTTGCTTATCGTGGAATTTATTTAGGTTGTAATGTAAAGTGGTTAATCCAACAGAAACAAATCAAACCTGTAGAAGGTAACCAAGCCTTTACAAAAGTCAGAGATGAAATTTTTGATAGACTTCATCAGATGAATACGGAGCACTCAGTTGTTAACGTTATCACAATAACAGCTGATCTTAATTTCATTTACGTATTGGTGGAGTTTGTCGAATTCGATAAATAAAGAAGGTACAACATGGCAAGAAGAGCCCGTTCACTTGAGAACTTACATTATACCCCAACGAAGTATATTGTAAGGCAATCAAGACAATACCTAAGACCTGCTTATCCATTTTGCGTTTGTTTAGATGCAGATAGAATGAGTAGACTCATAGAAGATAGCCTTTTAGATAACGTGAGAATCAGTGAGTTTCATTATGATCGCGACATGTTTCTCAAAACAGAAAGATATCAGTCGATATTGACTGAACTTACTCGTGAGTTAGAGAACAACTTTATCTTAGGCGCATCATCAAGCTACGACACTGAAAGACTCTATATTCAGCTATATCAATATATTGCATTGGTTGAGTACTGTAATGTAGAAGAGATCCAAGGTGACCGAGTATCTGATATCTTAGATAATATCATGGGTGAATTGTCAGATCAATTTAGTATCTATCCAGTTAACTATGAACCAACGGGATATGAGTACTTTGAGATACGTCGTCGTGGCTATGTATTAGAGGTGAGATGTATTGGTGATAGACGCATCATGATCTATCATGGTGAATTAAGAGATGAAAGAGAGGACACTAGAGATGCGACCCGCAATTATCGACGTCCGGTCGTTATATCAACACCTTGGGATGATTTACCAGAAGCTGATATCCAAAGCTGATGATTTTGAAATCAAATCCGAAAAACTCAGTGTACTGAACTTTTTCATGATCATCTATCATTATCTAGATTATCATTCAGATGATGAAGTGGTTGATGTCTTTAAAAGAAGTCAGATTAGTAACTATGATATTGCATGGGAGTTCGTAGAGAAATCCTACGACATTATCGATAACTTCTTTACTAATCAATTAGATGATTTCCATCGAACGGATTTCCGGTTCATGATCGCAGATGATTCTGACCAAAGAGATCTTTTCATGTGGAAAGTCATGACAATTGCACAGTTTGAGTTTTATTATAAGAATAGACACTTCCCTTACGAGATGTATCGGGGCGGATCTATCTTAAGATATTAGGAGCCAAGATGTTTGAACACGTACCAAGATGTCAACAACCTATCGGGTACCAGAATATTAACGTCATTGATCTCACCAATGTGAAGGGTGGAGGGAATACCTATCCACCCTCCCACTATGTTGTCTATCTAGAAGATAGTGAAATAAGACGACATTTTGAGGGGACCTTACATGGTGATATCCCGATGTTAACAAATACTGAGGATCTAGAAGTGACTGGTGCGGTAAGAGAAGTGAGATATGGATGTATGTTACTTTTACTGAACTACTTCTTTAGATTAACCGTATTAGGTACCGAAGTAAAAGATGGAATGATGGTAGGTCACGGGAGAGATGTATTAAGTTGTCTTGAAAATACACTCGATGACCTTGAGGTGGAGATGGATGAGAATACCCAGGGTATCGTCTACGAGATGACATCAGCGATGCAAAAGGATGGCTACGAGAACTGGGAATTTAATGATGAAGCTTACTATGACTTCCTTCAGCAAGATGACGTGAATGATTTCTTTAATGCCTTGATGCGACGCTATATTATTGGTATAGAAGGCTTAGGGATTATTAATGTCTATCAAGATGATGGGGAGCATGAATGGGTGGGTATGAATTGCATCCAAGACTTCAATTACCGAAATGGATTTTTAAGATTTACAATATCCTAATAGGAGGGATAAATGAGTTACCATGTTTATTGGTTACCTGAGGTACTGACGGATTTCATCGATAAACAATTCGGTGTAACCAATGTCCCAGAAACCGAAAAGATTAACTACATCTATTGTATCTTAATGGAGTTAGTTTCTCTTGTTAATAACGATGAGAGTTATGATATCTATGAGGACATGCACTGGTTGTTCTTTAGCGGTGGAAAACACTTCGATAGCATGATTGATGATATCTCAGCCATCAGAGAATTCATCCTAGAACACAAGCATGAATTATTGCAATCGTTTGATGGGATTGCTCAGTATCTGGATATCGGAAGAATCCCACCTGATATTGAACGATTCCATCTTAATAAAAACTTCTTAGTACACCGGAGACCAGAACTATGCACGTCATCCAATTTGATGTAACAGGCTTGATGGATAAGATAAGGGAAGTACAAAGACAAAATGACAGATGGGAGTTTTCTCCCTCTGAAGTAATCTTGTACTACACCAATCCCCATCGAGTCGCTGTCCAAGGTCTTCGTGATACTTGGGAAAAACTTGAACTCCACAAACTCATCAGACAATACCTGCATCCTGTTCTTTATGAATACGATGCCCATGTAAATAATATCGTCAGAACAGAGTGGGTTGTAGAGGATTTGTTACTAAATATTTATTTAGATAAGGATTAACACATGAAAGAGCTTCATGTTAACTTTGCTGAGGATGGGGCGATCGAACGTCTCATCAAATCAGTACACGAATATAACGACATGGATACTCAAGATATTCCTGTAACGATTCCAACTGAACTTATTGAGTTGTCTGATTCAGTTTGTGAACTTCTCTTCATTGCAGATGTAAATGAACTTACAGATGAGCAACGTGAGGTTCGTATGGAATGGTTAAAATATTTTGATGACCATGAGATTGAATATAACAAAATAGAACGAATCTTCTTTACAGATGAAGGTTATTTCTATTTCACATTAAATGAAGGCGAGGAAGACTAAATGGCTTTAAGTAATCCATTTACACTTGGTAAGCGTTACAACTTTGAACTCTACCCAAATGCAGTAATGCCTACTAAAGTAACTAATGCACGTGTTACCTCTATCGTATCAGGTAACGTGGCAGAACAACTTAACTACCAAGTTGCAACCAAACATGCTCAAATGTTTGCATCACTACCAGAGGAAACATCTGAAAAAGATTTTACCTCACAACTCTACGTGCTAGTAGAATACCCAAATGGGAATACAGATGCAATCGGGTTATCTTGGATTCGTTATCCAACCATCAAGTTACTGTCCGTTTCTAACTATACAGTAGAACTACTTGATGTGACCCCAGAGTCAGCGGAAGCCTTATCACAAGTGCTAGCTGCAAATGGTTACCGCGTTAAACGTATCCAACAAGTGGAACGTGATCATAGTTAATTAAACTTGACTTCATCTTTATAGGAGGGATGAAACCATGCTTAAAATCTTTATTACACTAGGTGTCCTGTTAATCATCGCTTTAGTTTCAGGTGCTTATGGTTATTACCAAATGCACCAATTAACTGAAGACGAAGCAGTCGTACCAACGCATTATCTTGACCACAGTAAAGCAAGCCTACGTTTTAGTCTTGCGTTAGTCGCATTTATTCTACTAATTATTTTAGTATTATTGGGATACATGCTACTAAACTATAATTCATATAAAGGATGGATGTAAAATGGTAACGTGGATTATCGCGGTTGTTCTTTTATACATCATTGTAAATTCAAAACCATTTAAGTTTTGATGGACATAAGCAGAGGGTATCAGTAGATACCCTCTTACTTTTGTTGTTATTTTTTTTTTAGCGTCTGTCCGTACCTGGTACAAAAGCAGAAGCAAATCTACCTGGCGCACTTGCCGCAATACGTTGGATAAAGTGGTCTCTATCCCAATAACTTGTCCATTGTCTTTGATAAGCATAGAGGTTACGCTTAAAGTTATTACTGCGATAAATCATATCCGGTAATGATAATGAAGCTAATGTACTAACGTAGTCGGCCATTGCCCCTTCATTACCAATTAAGATACGTTCTGCCGCATCAAATGGATTGAGACTATCTAAGAATCCCATTGTATTGATTGGCATGTGGATTGTGGTATCAAGGTTTTCGATATCAATCGTAATATCAATCCCTAAAGGGAAACCTTCTGCAGTCCATGCGACATTAGAAGTTGCACGTTCTACACTGATACTACTTACGATACCATTCTTGATTACACAACGACCTCTATCATATACCTCACAATAGAATGGACCACCATGTGCATTACGACCTTGGCTTAATGGTAAACCCATACCAAGGATCATCGCTAATGGAAGATATAAATCTTGTGCCACACAAAGCGGATGTTTATAAGGCGTACGAAGTTTAATCGTATAACTTGCCTTAGGTAAAGACGCACTACTACTTCCGTAAGTTTTCGGAATATCTACTTTAGCCCCAAACAAGAAACCTGTTAACCCTTCCACTTTAAATGATTTTGCTAGACCGCCTACAAAGTCAGCTGCACCGTTCATCACAGACTGCATGATATCACCAAACATGCTACCACCAGCCATATTAAACATGAGCTGTTTACGGGAGTCCGCCCAACCATTGATCATACTGGCAATCTGAGATTCTTCAGACGTATTACTGAATGATTCAGAAATACTACGGGTACCATCAACACGTAATGTCACCCAAGCACTACCATCATTTAATTCTTTCATGAAGAGATTTTGAACATCATCACCCGTATCAATATCACTCGTATTACTGTTGGTTTTCGTATTGGTATACAAGGCTTGCATGGAGTCAGCATCGTAGACAGATTGACCATCCTTACGGTTTTTCTCAGAGATCTCAAAACCTACTGCATTTTGTTTGGTGTCTGAATTACCTAGCTTAGATTTAAAGTATTCTTGCGTATAAGCACGTAGAGAGTTCTTGTTACTTACACTTCCACTAAATCCAACTTTCCCACCCCATTTACCGAGGTTTTGGATCGCTTGCATCGCTTCATCATAAAGACTAAATGCTTTATCCGTATCGTAGTTACGAGCATCTTGTAACTTACGTGATACGTATTGGTTGATTTGCATCTGAGTACTTTGAGCACGAGAAGCGACACGTCTTACATCGATATTGAAACCTTCTTCATTGCTACCCCATGCTTCTTGGAATACACCTGGTAATAATTTAGAAACTTTCTGGATATAACTTAATCCGTTACGAGCAGAAGGACCCTTGCCTTGAGTTCCTTTCGAGAACTTCATGTCATAAGCATCATCTGCTGTAGTTGGTAAAGTTAAACCCATAGAACCTGTAATCTCATTGAAGATATTGGTTACTGCTGTCCAGTATAAAGGCATCGCAGGACTGACGTACCAGAAACGACCACCACCTAATAAAGCAAAGAACTTAATCATGAAACCTACGGCCACCACTTGCGGTGCCATAAATCCCATTACGATACCTGCTACTTGTCCAATTTCGTATAAGATAGAAGGTGTACGACCATGTACAGCGACAGAGTGAGAGTAATAGTCAAACCAGCTACTAAAGAAGCTGATCCCCGTATTAAACTTCTGCACCCCTAAACGGATGTGGATATCATGGGCATTATCTTCGATACGTTCTTGATAAGCACGTCCCATCTCACCACCAAGACCAGGGAACTGTCTATCTACAGCGATATCTGCAGTTGGTGTATAACCATATAGCGTATTAATTGGGAAGTTACCACCTAACTCAGTGGACACGAAACTACGCCATGCTTTGCGGTGTTTGGCTTCAATCACACCAGGTGCACCTGATAAACCTTTAGCTTGGTGGTTCTTATCATAATCACGTTGTGCTTGACCATAATCACGGTCAGTGTTGAAGTAATGGAAACTTCGACGTACCCAGTTACGGTCTGCTTGTACCTCGATACGATGATTATCTTCTCTTATTCCTTTAACTGGATTGATATTTTTACTGACATCACCCGGATATGGATTAGTGGGGTTCTTCGCATCCCCTTGGGCTTGTCGATAGTCAGTGACTGGATCATATTGACTCATCTTTATCTATTCCTATTCTGTTTATATAAAACTGATTAAATACAGAGCCTAAGTAAATTTGGCGACATAAAGGCGTGGGGTAGAAAACTACCCCACTTATTAGCTTAAATTATAAGAGGTGCCTAATGTCCACTATTAGATTCAAACTCGTTGACAAACTCGTCGTAGATATCGAGTGTCTTGTTAAAGTCGGGTAAGTTGAATGCTATACGTGCATTTGACATAGCATTGACTCGACCTGCAATTAAGTTTAAGCCTAACGTATAACGGTCCCGTTTATGAATACCTACTAATTGACTGACTTCAATCTTCGTTGTCCGTCTGGACATGTTCATGAAGATGGTACCCCAAGGATAACTACTGGTGATATCACTATCGGCGTTATGTGTAAAAACACGAGTTTCCTGATCAGGATTTTCAAATACGCATTTCAAACCTTGATGGCTATCAAGATAAGTTGTATCCAACGCAACAATCCAACCATCTAATGGAGGAAGTTGTCTATCCCACTCATTAAACATCGTATCGGATGTACTACCAATTACCCCACCCCTTTCACGTAACATGTAAGTATGGAAGTTACATGCCGCTTTAGAAGGGTTAGATTGATAATCACGATAGTCACAATCACCTAACAAGTCAAAGAAGGTACTCTCAAGGTCACCTAACTTCTTATCTAACTGATCATAAATAATCGTATCGATTAAGTTATACACCGTATAATGAACAGGGTACTGAGTCTGCATGAAAAAGTGTTTACGTAACCCTACGTACTTTTCAGCTTCAGGGATCTCATACTTACCAATCTTCAAATGCAGATTAGAGATATAATCAAGACTATATCTTGGTAATTGACCTTTCTGCTTACGAAGACGATAGTAAACACACATCCCATCGACCCACATGAATGAAGCAGGTGCAATCACTTCATGCCATCTTTCGATAGGCTTAAAGTTCATTTTCTTCCCGCTATCACTCACGGCAAAACGTCGACCTTCTTTAAAACGATATCCTTTATATTTATCTGGGATACTTGGATCAGAGAAGAATAAAGCAGGGTCTTGACCTAAACGTTCAAGTCGTTTCGCAATTACCGCTTGGTCGAACATCATGACGTTCCAACCTGCTACGATATCAGGTTGCCATGCATGTAAACGTTTAAAGGTTTCATCAATGACTTCAAGTTCGCTATCAACGATAACTAACTCAACATCATAGCCCCACTCACCTCGCACTTGAGGGATATCTTTATCTAAGATCTCAAAGAACTTCTCGTCACCATTAACGTTATTCTTAAATAAGAAGTCACGTCTAACAATAGTTACTGCTTTACCATTTAAAGCAATAGAACACATTAAGATCTCATCTTCTTCCCCATCGACCACATTGGTCTCGATATCCAGTTTACACACTTCCATACGACCGGCTTTATAACCGCCGTATTTATGGCTGTATGCTTCTTTTAAGATATAAGTTGGACTTAAGTCCGTACCAAATACGTAAGGGTCACGGTTGACCATACGAATTTGTAACTTAGGGTCAGGGTTAAATTTACCCAACGCTTTTTGAACTGCAAAGCTTAAATTGTGGTGAGGTGAACGAAACATGTCCACTTCATCAAAGTAAGCCCATTCACGTTTGTCCTTAAACTTACGAAATCTTGGTTTCGTAATCCAAAATGGTCGAGGATAGTTCTCAATCATGTTAAGACGTTTATGAAGTTTCCCTTCCTCATCTAACCATTTCTCTTTGACCACACAAAGGTCACCATGATCATAACGATAACGACCCGCATTAATATTACGGTTGACCGTGTGGTAAGTTACAAACGCCGCTTGTTTTTTCTGTATAGCCGGTGCCACAGTAGTTAAATCTTGACTCATAATAAGACCCCTCCTATCGAGTCTATTATATAAATAAGGTATTACTTGATCTTCGGAAGTAATTCAGCTAATTGATTGAAACGGAGCTGTAAACGATTTCCGAATTTACTTGAGACCGTACTAAAGAGTTTTCTGTTATTAATTAAGAATAATCCACGAGAAACATGTTGGATTTCATTTCGATTCCAACGTTGCATTTGTTTCTCATTGACTAAATTCAACCAGACTTCATACAAAGGAAGTACACTATAACAACAGATCAATTCAGTTCGTTGATCAAGTCGTATATCAAGTTCTTTAAAAAAGTTTCCATAGCTATTACCTGCGATTGTCGGTAAATTGGAAACGATTTTATCAAAGTCAAGACCACCGTATTTCTTCATGTACATGATACTATTTAAGATACTGTTATCCACGTTCATATACGTATTAATATAAGCATGACGCTTGTTGATAGGACGACTACTACCAAGTGGAGTACCCATGAAGTAACATCTTACTCGATTTAAGTAAGCCACTTGCATTTGACTATCAATGGCATTGGCTAAAGCAAAGCGCGTTAAGAAGACGGTTCTTGGATACTCGTAAGTATTTCCTTCACTGTCAGTATCTTTACTGTAACGACTCTTTCTCCAATAACGATACTGCATATAAAGAAGTGCCATATCAATCTCAATGATATTAATCCCATCTTTATCACAGGGTACACGAGGTTCATTACCATAATCCTTACCCATGATCCAATAATCCATATCCGTATAGACATGGTAACGAACACGGATAGGCTCCCAGCTCATCCAGTAGTTCTTATCCTCATGCATGGTTTGCTCAAGGATCAGTTTCTGAGTATCTTCAAACTGACTACTGATAACGCACTCCGGTGTATTTGGATCTAAGAAGAACCAAGGTTTATCCAATAATCTTCCTTTATCTGTACCACCAAAGAAACCTAAAGCACCTGCAAGACTACCGACTTGTTCACGTAATAATAAGAAAGCACGGTAGTCATCATCCGTAACTGCATTTAAGTTATTCAGTATCTTAATTAAAGGATGGCCACCAGGCAGTTCCCAGTTATCATGCATCCAATCCTCTATCACACGAGTCATCACTCGCATGTGTCTATATCTCACTTCACTTTCAAACTTATTCTTAAATATCCTGCCACTATCTTTATAGTTGTCAATTGGGTATAAGAAGTTCATATTTAAATCCTTACTGATAATTCTGTATAGTATGTTTTATGGTGCTACTTTTCAAAATAGCCACCCGGTATATCATGGGTATCCCTGTGATGTACCTTTTAGATCTGTCCGAATATCGATATTTTATCGATTTTTACACAGGTTATCGCTCAAATGAGCATTACTAAATCTTTATTAGCCTGTATCTGGATGTGTATTCGTATAAATACCCGTTCTATTGATATTTATAAGGATAAATTATTATAGTGAAGAGAAGGTTGTATTTCGTCTCTTCAAAATAATAAGCATCGAATACGAAGCTTAAAGATCTTTAAACTTTATTAACCCATCATCTACAATAGGAGTATAAAATGGGAAATCAATTCGCAAACCAAGAAGCTGCAGCAACAACAGCAGCAGCAAAACCAGCTGAAGCATCAACTGCATCTGTAGTACGTGGCGCGCAAAAAGCACCAGTTCGTACTGATGGTCGTGTAGCAACTTTAGCTAACCCGAACGCATTATTACGTCGTTCAGTTTCTCGTAACCCAGTGAGTGGTGCAATCAGCACAGCAATCGCTGCTATCGAAAACGTAGCAGACATCGCTGGTGAAGGCTTCAAACGTCTTCTTAAAGAAAACAAACTTCAATTCTTCCCATTTGATGGTGAAGTTGAAGATGCGGATATCTCTGCATTAATCGTTGCTCGTCGTGAAGAAGACACCGTAGCAGCAGTAGCAGTAACCTTACGTGGTACAGCAACTGACTTAGGTGAAATCTACATTGATGATAAACGTCTTGAAGCAGATCGTAATGCAACTCCAATCCGTATTCCACGTGTGCCAACTGACGTATTTGCTGAATCAGTTGAAATGCGTAACCGTATTTTAGATATGGTTGAAGAAGCATTCAAAGAACCACAAAAAGAAATCGATGTAGAATTAGCCGGTCAAATCATCACTGCACCAGGTATGGACATCGGTGATATCGATGAAGTTCGTCGTATCGTTTACCGTGCTGTAGAAGCATGTGAATCTTTATTGGTAGACTTAGGTGTAATCGATTCTGAAGAATTTAACTTCAACGCTGTACCTGCTGATGGTAAATTGGCTGTACGTACTAAATTCGGTGCGATCGATTCAGTCGATTACTTAGGTAATACCTTCCGTGGTGATGTGACTATCGAAACTGTAGTGCGTCAAAACGTGGATAAGAACGGTCGTAAATCTACCCGTATTTCTCCGCAAACCGTAGCACGTGGTTTCATCGATGCATTATACGTAGGTCAAGACATTGAAAACACTCGTTCTCAAGTGTGGACTGAAGATAATACTCAAACCTTCCAACCGGTATTCGTGATTACTGACTTAGATACTTGCGTTAACGCAGTAACCTTAACTCAGTTAATGTTCGCTATTGGTTCTGCAGGTTACTTATCTGACTCTAACCGTTGGATCGCGGCTTTAAACCCAATCTATGCTAACGAACTTAAAGAACGTTTCGTCGGTGCATTAGGTCGTGAAGTACCAATGTTAGATACCCCGATTCGTCGTGGTGAACCAGAAACCATGGGTGTATTATCTAACGATGCATCATTCGATTATATCGAATTCTGCCGCACTGCATTCTACTTAGACCGTTTAGTTATTGCATTAGATATCGAAGAAGGTGGTCAATTATCACCAGTTCAAAATATCATCTTAGATGCAGCTAAAGGTGTACGTGAATCAGAAGCAGCAGTGGTTGCTTCTTTAGACTTCTTATTTGGTGGTAACACCTTCTCAAGTATTTGGGAAGATGCAGGTAAACCAGCATTAGTAACGACTGACTACACTCGTATCCCATTAGGTTACTACATTGATGGTCAAGGCCGTAAACGTGATGTTCGTAACATCGACATGATCAACTTAATGAACACTGTAGATGACGTTCAAACTATCGGTAAATTAACTGATGCTTACTACAACCAACAAATCGATGAACAACGTCGTATCTCTGATGCGATTGAAGTATTAAATACCATGAACTCTACATTCGAGTTAACTGGTTATGCTCAACGTGTATTCGCTACACCTGAGTTCTTCGATTTATTCCGTGAAGCTGCTGAGTCTGCACACGTTTCTATCGGTCCTGATGCTGCATTTGACATCAACCGTGAATCTCGTGGCAACCGTGCATACTTATCACGTGGTGTGGGTTCTGCTGGTGGTTTATTCCAGCGCCGTGCAGCTTACTCACGTCAAGCTTCTACCCGCTCACAAGGCTGGGGTGGTTGGGGTGGCCGTAGCCGCTAATCACTTACATTCGTAAGTAAACAACTGTATCGGGGATGTCTTCGGACATCCCCGTTCTTTTGTCCTTTTATTTTAAAAATTAAAAGGATGTTCTCTCATCAGAAACTAACTAAAGGAGTAAGTTTAAATGGGTGTAAATGCAATACTCCCCGATCTAAATCGAGATCTGGAACACTTGGGTGGTGAAGTCGTCTACCTAAATGACCTTGATCCGATCAAAGATCATGAACTCATCAAACGCTTAACTATCAGTATCTTTGATGGTGCAAGCTTTAGTCTTATCCCATCTTGTAGTTGTGGGATGACATCACTTGCTTCTAACCCTGAGCTGGAAATTGGTGACAGATGTCCGTATTGCCACACGGAACTCAACCTTCAGTCTTCCCAAGAGCTCAAACCCATCGTGTGGATTCGGGCACCCGATGAAGGTGGTAAACTCTTATCGATCTATTTCCTGGATATCCTGATGGATGCTTTCAAAGCAGGTACCACTCGATCAGGTAACACAGGTCACTTGATTCGTTATCTTCTTGATCCGTATTATAATGACTATACTGATCATGCAGGTATCGCTTATCTAGAACAAAATAAAATCGAACGGGGTCTTACCTTCTTTACTGAACACCTTGATCTTGTCATGTCAGTGATCCTAAACCCAAGTGTATTTAGAATCAGTGAATCCAAATGTGCTCAACTTCATGAGTTCTATGAGACCTATCATGATGTTTGTACGCCTTATGCAGTACCTTTACTTCATAAGTCATTTAACATCATAGAAAGAGCTCAGCTCGGAAGTTACGTAGACTTTAAAGCTTTCAACCCTTACATGAACGTAATTAATACGATTACAACCATGAATAATCTCGGACGTCGTTTAACCAAACAACGTAAAGAGTCTATCATGGCTAATGTACTGATTGAACTTAAAGACTACATCAGCGCTAAATTTGCTTCTGACTATAACAAGAAAACAGGAGAGTTCCGTAAACATGTCTATGGTTCTCGTATCCCTTGGACATCACGTATGGTAGTAACATCCATCCATGGTGTACATGATGCAGAAGAAATGCATTATTCATGGCCTGCAGCGATCCCACTCTTTGAAGTCCATTTAACTAACCTCTTCATGAAGAAAGGGTTAAAACCAAATGAGATCAAAAGACGGATACTTCATGCTGTCAATAATTACGATGAAGAAATCCATGAGATGATCAATTATATTATTGAATCCTCACCTCATCGTACTCGTCTATCGGGTAAACCAGGATTTATGGAGATCGAAAACCGAAACCCTTCATTGCGTATGGGTTCAATGAAATCCCTTTTAATAACCAAAGTAAAAACTGATCCTACTGATATCACTACAGCCATTAGTGTTTTGATATTAGGGTCCTCAAATACTGATTTCGATGGTGTCGTTCATTGTATGGGACGTTTAAACGCTCAACGATGACATTGCCTATGGTATGTGATAACATGCCATGCAACCCCGTTAACTGCGGAGACAACCGAGAACAGGTATATACCAAGCTATCTTAGTAATAAGGTAGTGGCAAGGAGTAATGTCCAAGGTAAGGTAATAAGTATACCTGTGGGTCAATCCGCAAGCACTCATCTCCGCGAGTCAGAGAGATGAAGCTTCAACGAGCATCGAAAGCTATACCCAGGCTAATTAGTATTAGGTCTAGTCGAGCCTATTAACTGGTGAAAGTAAGCTTGGTTGAGATACCAAGTGAGGCGAGTAGAGTATGGTTACCATGTTCCCAGAAAATGGGGGTGCCTACCTGTAATGGTGGGAGAAGATGTGCTCTGAAAAAACATGGACTATGTATCACACCAACGTTAACTTTTTAATAAACTTACCAGAGGTGTAAAATGAACTTTTATTCACAATACCAAGACAAACTTCGCGTATCAAATGGCGTTTTAGGAATAGACAAAGAACCTATCGAGGTAGAGGAAGGCTGGTATCTAATACCAGGTTATTCTAGATATCTGATCAGTAAGGACTATAAACTGAAAGATACATTTACAGGCAATATCATACTACCAAGTATGCGAATGAATGACTACCCGACCGTCCATATCGCAGCAGATACTGATCGAATGAAAAACAAGAAGGCAGATTTTCATCGTTTAGTTGCTTTAGCTTTTCTTCCACTACCTGAGAAAGACTACGGTGAGCGTATCGAAGTTGATCATTTAGATGGGGTAAGAACTAACTATAAGTTAGAGAATCTTGAATGGGTCACCAAAACTGAAAACTATAAACGAGGTAGAGTTGCCAGTAAAGCAAATAGCGTTGGTTTAATTTACCGCGTTGTTAATAAGTTCAATGGTACCGATTGCCTCCGTGCTAATTTAGATGAGGTGAGTAAACTCATAGGGGTTCAGACAAGCCTGATAGTACCACAGATTGATAGATCTGGTCGGTATAGTAACTCAAGTGGCTGGACTGTTGTTGAGATTGATCTTGAACGTAATAGTGGTTACCGTAATCCAATTTACGTTTGGGACTACGTAGATGGATCTAGATTCATTTCTAAGTCATTCAGTGACGCGATGGAGTTGACAGGAGTGAGTAAGTCAGGAATCGAGGATTCACTTATGAATTCTTTACGCCCAGATTGTCAATACATCAAAGGATACAAGTTCTTCCGTGTTGGTAACACCCCGGATGAAATGGTTAAAATGTCTTTAGGTGAAGCGTTGTTCTGGCAATATATTCGTATCTACCATAGTAATACGGCAATTAATAGCCCGGGCTATCTAGTTCACAACTTAGAATCGAATAAAGTCTACCCTGCATTATCTTATAATGATATTGCAGAACGTCATAATCTAATGGATATACCTATGAGAGAGATAAGAAAATTATTTGGTGAGGGAATAGATCTCAGAGGTATTATGGTGTACCCAATCTATAAAAAAGACGGTAACGGACTTACACCAGATGTAACGGATGAGTATACTGAGTTCATGAAAACCTTTAATGGTGAAATGGTATTGGCAGATCAGTCATTTGACTAGATGCATAGTAAAATCCCAGCTTGTAAAAGGATGAGACCAACAAGCTGGGTGTATTAGATGGGTTCCAAGCTGCATCTGCTGTACATCTCCATCCTGCAACAACTGTATTGTCACATGCAACACCAGATAAGTTATCGGGTGATGTGGCTTTACCGAAACAAGTTTGGGGTATGTTAGGATGCTGGCTGGAAGAAGGGATGGAATGGAACGAAATCATTGGAGGTGAAATTCGTGGCTAGTGTCTATTATGGTAACGACAACGTTGCATCTGGTTTAATCTACACGCCGATGTCAGAAGGCTTAAGTCGATTTATCAGCTCTGCTAACGAACGTGCACTAGAAAGACTCGGTGATATCGGAAGACGATTTGCAGATCGCGCTGCAGATTTATATCGTCGTTCTGGTTTTGATACCTTGATCGATCTACGTGACCACGTAGACCGTATGCGAAAACGTGCAGTAAAAGACTACGATGACATCCGTGTGATTGGGTCTTTAGAAGATATCGTGGAAGCGACACCTAAGATGCGTCGTTGGATGATGGCAAATCCAGTGATCCGTAAAGGTGTGCGTGAGAAAACGTTATCTGGCTGGGATAATGAAGTCGAAGATGACTTACAGTTTAGCCCAGATGAACATCCTGACTATAAATATATTGTTAACGGTGAAATCTTGGATGACCAATTTGTGGAGTTCATTGATTCCTTCGTTGACGAGATACGTGATACTGAGAAGTTAACCGATGGTGAACGTTTCGATATCCGTTTAGGTTGGGAGTTCGCTGACCACGCAATCGCAAATAAGTATGACCCAACTTCAAAATGGGGCGCAATGCTTGAGTAACATCAAGTGATTTCATGAAATCATTTAAATAATAAAGAGGACACTTGTGATGGGTGTCCTCTTTTTCATCACAATTATTTTTTTTTTAGAAGGTTTCTATGGCAAGAGAAACAACCTATACTACGCCATATCCAAATCTTGATGCTTGGACGATCACATTAGAGTCTAAGGTAAGCAGTATGCTACTGGATTACTTTACGACGAATTATGATCAGTCTACGGTATTTACAGGCAAGATCATTAGCTTCCTGTATACGGTCTCTGAGTACAATCATAATCCGGTAGGTTGTGCAGATGCAGTCCGTGCGGATTTGGCAACCTTATGCGGTCGATACTTCCAAGACAGTGAAGTCATGGTCGATTATATCGACGACCCATCAGGCAATGGTAAATATGACCTGGATATCCGTATCGAGGTAAAGGATAAAGATAGTGGACGTGCTAACTTCAATCGTATCATTAAGATCGAAGGAACCCGCCTTGCTAGAATGTTAAAATACAATAACGAAGGAGTGCTAATCGATGAGTGGAAATCAATCGCCTGATGAAATGACACCAGATGAATTACGTGAACTCGCCAATAGTGAGATCAGCGATGGTGAACGTGAAGCCCTAGAAGCGCTTCGTATGGTGAATGAGAGTTTACTTATTCAAGCTAAACGTATCACCGTAAGTGAGTTTAGACATCGTTTCTACCCCGGTTTGATCAGTGAGAATAAAGACCACAGTGAGTACAACTACAAAAAGATGTCTGAATGGGTAGGTGGAGAACAAAATGGATTTCTAATCGTCGATGATTTAGATCTCGATAAAATCCTTTTTAACGTTCCATCACTTACAGTCAGCTTCAAACATGAGTATATTACTGATGTCGAAGAGAAATATGAATTTGGCTTTACTCACCAATATCGTCGATTCATGGAATCCCAACAAGCTCGTATTCCAATCAATCGCCAACGCTTTACTAACAGCATGGTGCAGAATGCTTTAAATATCCTTGATTTAACGGATTCTAAAGGACTTTATATCCTCGCTTGGTATGAGATCATGGATTTCTTTGGACCACTTCCTATGGAAGATGAGCGCGTATATCGTAACTTCCGTACATTGACTGAACAAAATCATGGGTTCTATCAATTCTGGGTGCAGGATAAATCGATTCGCGATTACCTAAGTCGTACGGATGACTTCTACACGAAAGTCGAAGATCCTGTTGAATCTGATGTACAACAAGAATCCCAAGAAACTGAAACTCAATACGATGATTACGAGTCTACGGATGATTGGGAGTAGTGTTCCATTTTAACTAAATAGAGAAGATTATGCGGTTCCCTTTAAGATTAGTCAGTCTCCATGATATCCATCTTTTTCATGATAAGACCTCCACGGAAAAGATTATTGATAGATTGGAGAATCAAATATTTAACCCTGATTATCTTAAAGGGGTTAATCTTATCTTGTATGCGGGTGATTTATTAGACCAAGTCTTATTAAACAGCGATGAACGCGTCGGTTATGCTAATATGCACTACCACCGTGTTTTAAGTTTAGCGAGACAGTTTGGTATCTCCATCCGCTTACTCCATGGTACCCCATCCCATGATGGTAGCCAAGGAAAACAATTTGAAACGATAGCGAAGACTTTATATCCTGATGTGGATTTCAAATACATTACGGATATGGAGATTGAGTATATCGAGAGATATGATCTTAGTATCATGTACGTACCTGATGAGTGGGCTGAGCGTGACGTGATGTATCTGACTGCACGTAAGTTACTTCGTGAGCATAATCTCGACCAAGTGGATATCATCTTAGGTCATAACCAATTCGGTTATCAGTTTAATGAGAGTATCCGAGATAAGATCTCTCATTTAAAAGAAGATGATTGGGATGAGATGGTGAGATATAACGCATTCTTTGGTCATGTTCATAAGAGAAGTACGTATAAGAAGATTGAAGTCGCAGGAAGTTTCGATAGATTAGCACACGGTGAAGAGGAGCCGAAAGGTTTCTTAGATGTCACTTATTACAGCGAAGATAATCGTGTTGTGAAGTTTATTGAGAATAAAGATGCAGAAGTTTATACTTCAATCACTTTAACGAAGAAATTCGATAGTAAAGATATTGAGTCTTATCGTGAGTTAGATAAACAAGTCGAAGCCATCAATCGTGATAGTGGAAACATCCGTTTTATCTATACCGATAAAGAAATCGATATGAAAGCACTATTGGCTTATTTCAGAACCAAATATAATCAGTATCGTTTTACTGAGAAATACGTCTCAAAAGAAAGTCAATATACGCCAGTCCTTGAAGTCACTCAGGGATATGAACAAGAATACGTTGCATTAACCCGAGAGAATATCTTATCTTTAATCCTTAATGAAGTAAAAGATGATTCCATTAAAACGGAAATCGAAAAACTCTCGTTGCATTATATTAACCAATGTTAAAGTAAAGGAAATCAGCCATGTTTGATGAACTCCTGGAGAAGTGGTTTGGGATTAAGCGTGAAACCTCAAAGACTTCCCAAGACCTGTTATATGGTCGAGTACTTGGTGAAGTACTACCCGTATCGATCGGGACATCACTCATCGCTGATGGTCCAGCGGCTAATCCATCCATGTGGAACGATGTCCTCTTTGTTAATCTATTAACATTATCACGTAACGTTATCCAATCGATCCCAGCTGCTGAACAGCACAATCTGAAAGCGGATGACGTGGTAGAGGTGATCTTGGCTGAGATGGATGTATTAATTCAAGCCGTTCCTCAGTTAAACCCAAATACAGTCGCTGAGTTTTATCTTCCTGATTATAAGAAGATTTATTTGGATTTTCCAATGGCGAAACCTCGTGAGTTTAATACGAAGAATAAGATCTTCGTGCAGACCATGATGTTAACCGTAAGAGATAAACTTGAAGATCTCTTAGATAAAACCAATAAAGAAAGACAAGCGCAAGGTAGACCACTTCTTCCTGTTCGTATTATACGTGGATGGGAATTAGAAAAGGATAACCGAAGTGTTTCTTTATTAACCTCGTTCCCAACGGATTTACTCTCTCAATATAGATTCCCTAAGATGAATCTGGTTGAATCTCATACAGGTGCAGTAAAACTAAGACGTAGCTGGAACACCAAACTGAATTACCATAAGAAAGAAGATATTGAGAATATGCCGTTCAATAAATTCACCCTGCAAGTCTTCGGGGATAATGTCTTCTTTATTCAGCAAAACTTAACCGTAAAACGTTTAGTGGTAAAAATGAGTCAGGATAACCATTGGACTGTGATGACAACAGATTCTACGATTCGCAATAGTATCCGTAAACTCAAGCACAAAGCAGACCAAGATGCCTTATTGCAATTTTTCTAAATGCTAGTCTATTTTGTGTATCAAGACAAAATCAATTTTATTTATTTTTAACAGACAGAATTAACTTAATAGTAAGGAGTTCCCTATGTCCGGATATGGTCAAGGTGGCGGTCGTTTCCAAGCCCCACAACGTGAAAAGAATGCTGCAGATGCTCGTGAATTAACCCTATATGGTATTGCTGCACAACCAGGTGGTAAACCTGCTACTATGGTGTTTTCAACGTTTAACAACTCACCTCGTTTCCGTGTTTACCGTACCGATGGTAAAATGCTTGAGTTTAAATTAGACCAAGTATCACTAAACGAAGTATTAACAACATTAGAAGACATTGCTCGTCGTAACCAACCAGAACAAGTGCGTTGGAACCTTGATGGTTTCGTGGCACAAGGCAAGAAAGGTGTCATCGGTACTTTGATTGCGGGTCGTGGTGAAGATGGTTTAGTCTACATCGGTGCAACAGGTTTTGGTTGGGATAAACCAGAACGCTTCAATTTCCGTCCTTATTTCCGTTTTAAACGAGTGGACGCACAAGGTAATGAAATCCCTGCACAAGATGTTTCAGCGTTACTAGCACGCTCTTGGGCGCGTTTAGTGCGTGATATCTCATTAAGTGTTTATATCAATGAATATAAACACCCAGAACCAAAACAACGTCCACAGCAAGGTGGTAACGGTGGTTATAACAACAACAATGGTGGTGGTTATAACAATGGTGGTAATGGTGGATATCAAAGTCAAGGTGGTTACAACCAACAACCATCTCAACCATCTGCTCCAGCACCTGCTGCTGATGCAGGGTTTAATGATGACAACTGGATCTAATCCAAACATACTCGAGAGGCATCCTTGTGATGCCTCGATATATGTCCGTATCAATTATTATATTCCTATATTATCTTATTGTACTGAGATATGAAAGTATCTTTGTACTTTATTTCGAAATAAAACAACTAACAAGTATTAACAATAGGAGTTAATAATGGAATTCCTTTTACGTCCGTCTGTTAACGGAAAAATCAAGTCGGTCACCATGGCGCATAATGGTGAGGAGCTCGATTGGATCATAGAGCTATACCGTAAATTCAAAGCTGATCACTTTGTCTTTGGGGATATTAACCGACTCCTTGCTGAACTCCCAAAAGAAAAGCAAGACATCCTCTGGAATGCGTATAAACAAATCCATGAAGATTTTATCAATATCCATAACCCAGATAGATTAATGAATCGTATCCGTGATAACCTTAAAGTGATCTCAGATACTTTTCCTTATCGTACGGTGTTAAAAGATGTTGTTGCAAAAGATACCATTTGGACTCCACCTGAACGTGAAGATACCAGAATGCCATTATCTCGTATCGCTCAGAATACTGACCAAGCAGAAAAGAATCAAAAGTCATTATCACTCACTTACGATAAACATGACTATCATGGTTTAAATAGCTTGATCATTTACTCTAAACTTTACATGCCAGTATTGGCGCATTATTATACGTTAATTGGTGATGATGTTTTAGATTTCTTCCGTTGCATGAAAACAGTTTCACTATTAGATAAAACAGAATTCATTCATGAGCAAGGTTATCAAAGACTTCGTGAATTTATCGTGAGATTCTGGTCAGGTAAAAGTGATTATGAATTAGCCCCACCTATCTTAGTACACGGTCTTGCAAAAGATGGTGCAGTGGATTGGATCATGGCAGATGTGTTCATGAAGAAACTCTTACCAATTGGGGTATCGCATAAATACGAAAACCTTGAGCCGTCTCAACGTCCATCTCTGATTTCATCTCTGTTCTATTACGTACAAGGTGATGCAGAGTTCTTAACAAAAGGACGTGATGGTCGTGGTGGTAGTAGTGAATTCTTCATGAATAAAGATGCACCAGGTAAGACTGATGAGGGGGAAGAGAACCAAGCTTCAACCTTAGAGCGCTATAAGATTGCAGGTGAGATGTCAGAGATGAATCTGGTGATCAATAACCACTTCTTATCTGATGTCGCTAACATCATCCCACATCTTGATCCAACCTTATCCATTGAACAAGTAGAAGCAATTGAATATGATAAAGACTATCACAAGTCTTATCATCCATTCCGTGCGACACTAATGAAATGGTTAATGGCATCTGCGGTATCACCGAAGTATATTGAATATCTTTCATCCGTTAAACATGGACCAGGTGTTCAGGTACAACAAGGTGTTCAATATCGAAATTGTTTCCGTGTTTGTATGGCATTATTAAAACACTGGGGTTTTGATGAACTTGCTCGTATCTTTGATGGCAAGTTATTACGTGACATCCAACCAGAACCAATCTTCGATACCACTGATGTAACCGCAGATCAACTCAAACAGATCTCTGAGTTCTACCCGCATACGATAACCAGCAACCGTGTTAAAGGTGAATCAAGACGTAGTAGTAGTTATCCGATTCTAGCCTGTATTAAGATGGAAGACGATGTACGTGGTGCGTGGTTTGAAGGGGTGAATTATGAAGGACGTTGGTGTAACCGTTATCATGTAAAATATATCTTAGTTGAGCTATTGATTTACATGAACAAACATCAGCTCATCAACCCATAACGGTTCTAATGTAATCTACGAGGTTATATTATCTTAATGGGATAACAATCCGCTAAAGAAAGTCGTCCCATTATCTAGAAAACTAAGCTTAGTATTTTTAACGACAAGTTATATTTCAATAGGAGTAGTATAAAATGTCAATTATCGATTTAACATCTGATGTGACTTCTTCCAGACGTGGTGGAAACGCATCACAACAATCTGACATCTATCACACGAATCGTGAGATCGATGACTTCGTAAGCCGCGGTCAAAACTTTCAGTTCAATCGTGGCATGTTCTTGACGAGAGCGATCTTTGTTGCAACAGGTTCTTATCATGAACAAGTACGTCGTTCATTTACCGCGAACGTAGGGGGTAGTGCAGTAAACGATTTAACTAAAATCGTCCAGCAAGATGAGCAAGCTGATATCATCTCAATGAGTAATGTCGCTAACCGTATCATCATGCCAAGCTCTACGATTGATAGACATGTGGGTATCGCCAATGGGTGGGCCGAACCACGTTGTCGTTTCTATCTTGAGTTTGTTAAGCCAGTGGGTTCAATGAACTTAATCTACTGTTATACCGGCTATACTGATTATGCTGGTGTATCTGAAAACGGAAGTATCGATCCTGCGATGCCACTTCATATTACCAATATGATGGTGATTTCAAATGCAGAAGGTCGTAACGGTAATCGCACTCGTTCAGTTCGTTCTGATAATACAGTTGTGGTCTCTTCTCGTTATTATGAAGATAACAGTATTCGTGATAGAAATGGTTTTGGTTATCAGGCACCAAAAGATTACTTGATTGATCCACGTGCAGCAGTACTTGGTGCAGCTTATACTCGTTCAACACATCAAGAAGATGATTGGCAGTATGATGCACAACCGGTATTTACACCTGATCATTCAACTGTTGGTGCCTATGCTCGTAATATCGAACGTGCTCACCACATTCCAGCATTCTATCTAACGAAGCTTGTGAATGTGACTCGTGCAACGGATAGTGAAGGGGATTTACACGATACTTCATCAAGTCTTTTAGGCTACAGTGAAATGGATCGTACTAAACGTCTCAATAACTTCTTGCGTATTGATGACTTTAGTGAAAACCCATTAACTAACTTGTTGTCTGAAGATACGGATATCGTATCAGCAGCAGCATTTACATGGGGTGATCTCATCGAATACTTCCCAGATGCAGAAAATGATAATATCCTTTCTATCATTTTACCAGCTGGCATCCGTCAGACTCGTGGTGGTAGCTTGGAAGGTCGTTTGCGTATCGCAGGTGAAGAGGATCTTGATAGTGATAGCTGGGATGGTTCAACACAAGAAACTATCATCGCAACCATGATCGCACAACAGTTACCAAACCTCTTGTTATCTGAGTTAATCGAATCGATTCGTTTTACTGTAACAAATGAAACGCATTCTTCATTGGAAGAACGCTATCAGTGGTTATTTGGTGATCATCGTCGTAGTAGTAATGATAACCGCGATGCGGTGGTATTCTTGATCCCAAGACTGCCATCTCAAATTGAACGTCAACGCTTAGAAGCATTCCGTTTCAAATTCGAAGAGGTGATTTTAGCACCAATTACCATGAATGGGTTAATTGATGTATCACTCATGGTAGACTGTGATGTTCAAGGTAGCTGTAAGATTGTAGTATCATTAGGTGGTGGACGTGAATATCGTTTCGTCGCACCAACCTTTGCGGGTAGCTTAACCTCATCATTATTAACATCTGATCTTGATCACTATAATGAGTTTACTAACTCAGTAGTTAATCTTGTTGATGAAGCAGTAAATGCTTAATGCCGTAATAAACGGTGATGTAGAGATATAATACCAATATCTCTACGCGTACATGTACATGAATCAAAAAACTAAATTTAGTAAGGAGCATAATTATGCAACCTGTCGATTTTTATCGTGGCCTTTTACTCTCAACTGGGCTCGTTGAGAATAAAGAAGGGTTAGGATTCTTAACTGTCTCTGACCCAACTCCAATTACCATTAAAGGTAAAGTACTCGTCCTTCCAACCACTGAAGTATTAGAAAACTTCAATAAAGAAGGTGAAGCATTCCACGTATTCCATCCAGCATGTGAAAACGTGATGCGTAAAGATAGTGCAACATTTAACTTCTTAAAGAAATTATACAGGGCATCTATCTTCATTGATCTTCAACACCTCATGTTGGATTTAATCGAATTATCAGCGGATGCAGGTAAACAAAAGAAACTGAATAAGTCTCAACGTGCATTGCTTGCAAACTTAACTGAGTTCGATGCAAAAACCAAATCTAATCTTGAAGCGATCTTTGATAAGATTGATATTAATGGTGAGAATAAAGCCGTAGACTTTACTGTATTACGTGGTCATTCTATCAGTGGTGAAAAATATAACCGTGTTGGTGTAGCGCGTCTTCCACTCTATAAAATGATCGAAGAAGCACTATCAACAGGTGATCACAAAGTCGCTGGTGTAAAAGTACGTAAGAAAGATCTTGAAGCATACTTGATGTGCTTAAATGTGATCTTCTCCGATACGATCTCTCGCCATGATAATCGTATCTTTGAAACTGGTACTAATACACCAACTGCACCAAGCTTTACGGCATTGACCCAAGCTTATCTTGGTCTTAAAACTGAGATCATCAAGTTCTATAGCTTGTTTAAAGACAAGTTCCACTCAATTTCATCAGTAGATGTATCTTGGGTAGATGGGTTAGATGAACTTGAAGTATATCGTGGTTTGATCCCAGCATTACCAGGTAATGAAGGTGAACCAACTATCGCTGAAAGTAAAGAACGTAAACACATCCAAACGGAAGTGCGTGAACCACGTCGTGAAGAACGTGCATCACTTCGTTCAGTACGTCAAGAAGCAGTACGTGCAGCACAAGCAGCTAAACCTGCTGTGGATGAATCACCACTTAAGAACCAATTAAGTTGGGCTGACATTCAAAAACGTCGTGCTGAATTAAGCCGTGGTGGATTACGTGGTAGTCGTGGTGAACAAGACTCAGGTCGTTTCCTTGGGAGCAATCGCCGTCGTTACAATGACAACATCGATTTATCCGATGTCGATGAAAACCAAATCCGTGAACGTCATTTAAATGAAGACCGTTACGTAGATCGTTACAATGATCGCCGTAATCGTTATTCTCGTTATGATGATCGTGGAAGTTTCTATCGTAACGATGCACCACGTACTTTAGGTGGTCTACGTCGATAAGACGACACAATAAAGAGGGTACCTTCGGGTACCCTCTCGACATGTGTTGTTTTTTTTTTAGTTCTCACCAAGATGGTTATAGTACTGAATAAACCATTGGCTCAGTGTTTCATCACTAATCAGATTTAATGGCATGGATCTTTCTTGGAATTCCGTTGGATGTTCATATCCATTTAAAATCAAATTGATCCAATCTGTTTCATTACTATAACCCAAGAAACGAAGATAACCAAAGAAATCTCCTCTAAATCGCCAAGCTTCATCTTTCTTTACTTCTTTTAAAGAAGCGCTTCTTAATTTATTTAACCCGCCTGTATGATCACGACAGAAAGCATCCCATCCATCATCCTCATAGTGACCTGTCTCTAAGACATGACCAGGAAATAAATCACTTAATCTTGTACTCATCTTATTCTTATTACCCTTTTATAATTTATTATATTCCTATATTATCCTATTGTAGTGGTGTTATCCATTGCAAAGTTAATTAACTTTTTAAACAACAAACAAAAATCAAACAAGGATTCAATAGGAGAATTACCATGTCTGATCAGATAAATTATACACAACCTGAAGAACATATCCGTCCAGATGTTCGGCTAGCAGGAAGTATTACTGGGCTGAATCCGTTTTATTTGAATAACTCAGCATCACGACAAGCGATGGACGCATCGCACGTGGCACAAGCTGTAGTGTTAAAAGAACCCGATATCATGAGTGTGAGTAGTGGTATGGATTACAACTACGCCGAGCATGTTATCGATGTTCGATTTGAGGGAGAGCCGGATGAGGACGTTAAAGTCCTCAAGATAATCAAGAAGTATACACGTACAGGTGGGGACACCTCTATTGAGACTTGTCCTGAAACTTACGTGATTTATGAAAACTTATCAACCAACGTCATTGGGGTAGCCATCCTACCAAAGTATCGTTTTAACCACATGCTTTTCGGTTATGACTATATCCCAACTGAAGTTTGTCAGCGTTTACGTGAAGGCGATATCTATCCAGCAGGAACAGTACTCCTAACCACACCAGGTGTAAACCAAACATCCGGTACTTACTGTTACGGTAAAGTAGGAATCACAGCAATGGGCAGTTTTAAAGAGGTGATCGAGGACGGTATCGGCATCTCTGAATCCTTTGCTCAGAAACTCACTTCTCGTAAATACGGTGAGATGGTCGTAAACTACGGGAAAGAAGCTTATCTCTTAAACCTTTATGGGGATGAGAATAACTATAAACCTTTCCCAGATATCGGTGAGAAAATTCGTGATGATGGTTTACTCTTTGCTTTACGCGATTTGGACGAAGAATTATCTCCAGTACAAATGACGCCAAAAGCACTGATGACCATTGACTATGGATTTGACCAATTGCATTATGCAGAACCAGGTGCAACAGTGCTTGATATTACAGTGCAGCATTCTCATAATCCATCGATGTATCATTCGCCAACGGATATGAACCAACAACCTCATCGCTATTGGGTTAACCATACTAATACGATGGAAGCATTGCGTAAATATCATCGTGAATTGAGACGTGTTAAAGGCGATGGCTTAATCTTATCACCAAGATTACATCGTCTTATTACTATGGCATATCAGCAAGACCACGAAGTTCTGAAGAACTCTGTTCAAGTTACTTATCGTAAAGAACAGATCCAAGAGTATCGCGTAACGATTGTTTACGGTAAAGACTTTCCAATGACGATGGGTTCCAAACTTTGTACATTAGCTGCCGATAAAGGGGTTATCACTGCGATTATTCCAGATGATAAAATGCCTTTGGATGGATATGGTAGACGTGCAGACGTGTTAGTAGACGCTAGTCAATTTAATATATACTACTAATACGTTAGACTAAATGATGGGCTAGCGTAATACTCCTCTAACTGCGGGGAATGCACAATCATAGATCTTAGTACGACTTATATTTCGAAAGGAATATAATAGCCACGACGTAATCTTGTCAGTGGTCAACGTGAAAAACTAAGCTTAGTGTTAATCGGCGCAAGGAAGTCCCTAAGTCCAACTGGATATGGGATGGCTTCAGAGACTATCGAAAGGGTATCTTAATTAGGAATAATTAAGAGAGTAACTGAGTAGAGTAGGGAAAGTACTTTCAGTACAAGTACCGAAACGGGGAGCACTGATAGTAAAAAGATCTTTTACTATCGGTGAAGATATAGTCCAATTAGATAACATACGAACAGGATTCGTACTGTTAGTCTTTTTGTCATCGGTGCATCGCATGAATTCGGGAAGGCTGTGGGAAGGCGAATTAGCTGAATCACTTGAACAGCAACGTGCTTTCGTAAGAGAGCTACTTGAAGCGAAAGGATGGGAAGCAGCCTACGATTACTTATTGGGTTATTACCAAATCATGTTTAGAAGTTATTATGAGATCATCTCAAAAGGCTTAGATGATAAGGAATCTCAAGAGTATCATGTCCACCAATTCATTGAGCACGAAATTAGTCCGATCCTACCGATTGGTTCAGACTTTACAGGAAGTGAGATGTCACTTCGTTTACAAGAACACTTCCCATTGAAATATGGTAAAGTAACTTTATACGATCCGAAAGGAAATCCAGTTGAAAGTAAAAATGATATCTGCTTTATCCCGATGTATTACATGCGTCTAGAAAAAGTGGGTAGTAACTGGGCATCCACTTCGGTACCGAAACGTCAACAACACGGTATCATTTCTAAACTCTCAGCAACAACGAAAGATAGTCTACCTTATCGTGCACAATCCATTCGTATTGCAGGTGAAACTGAAGTCCGTTTATTAATGGCTGCAGCAAACCCAGCATACGTCGCAAGCTTATTACAACTTGCTAATAACAACGTGATGTGTAATGATGCGGTACTCACGATCTTACGTGCTGAGAACCCAGCGATAATTCCGGAATTGATTGACTACAGTAAGTTACCTTATTATAAATCAAGAGCTCTAGAACGTATAGAACACTTCTTATATTGCTATGGATTGAAATTGGAATATGTTGATGAACGTCAGCATACTTTCGATAAGATCTCAAATGTCAATATCGATGAGGTGGATTATAGTTTTGGTGATACTGAATAGGAGCAGTAGAAATGAGCTTAAGAGAATTTGATGTTTATGAATTCGCAGAAATGGATAAAGAATATCTTTGGACACATGAAAACGAAAAGATTGTTCTCCACTTTCCAGAAGGTGAACCGATTGTTTGCTATTGGCGACAAGCGGTATTATCGATTCCTTGTTGGAAACCTTTCCGTGAGTTCAAATGGTTAAAACCACATTTAACCAAAGACTTCGTAATCCCATTCCCAATGGGTAAAAGTTCATTAGAAAAGATGTTTAATAAAGTACTAAGCTATATGCGAAACTTTAAAGAACGTCATGATGTCGATGAACCAACCATTGCGAATATCATTTATCTAGAGATCAATAAGGTGTTTAATGATAGTATTAAATATCTAACGCCTTATATCCCATCAACGGGAGCACGTGAGTTACGTGAGATTATCCATCATCCTGAGATCGACAAGATTTATCAGCGTTTGAAAAATGGAGAGATCCGAATTAAAGATGCCTATAAACAAGGTGATGAAATCATTCGTAATTCGCCGATCTTTAAAGATAACACGTTAGCACGTGAAGCAAGATACGGTATCGTGGATAGTAAACAGTTTAACCAAGTATATATGGCTCGTGGGGTTTGTACGGATATTGATAACGTACAGTTCAAAGATCCAGTACTTAGTTCATATGGACGGGGTATCCACAATATCCTTTGGTCAGCACAAGAATCTCGTGGTGCTTCTATTGCGGCGATCCAAGCAAAAGACCCTGTACAATCTTCAGACTACTTAAACCGTCGTTTGCAGATCATGACAGGGATCTTTGATAAAGTTTACCCAGGTGACTGTGGTACAACCGAAACGATTCCTTGGGCAATTAATAACAAGGATGACTTGGATGCAGCAACAGGTTGTTTTATTAAAGATGGTACAGTCTTCAGACCGATTACTGGACAAGATAAACAACTGATTGGTACGACAGTAGAACTTCGTACAATGGCATGCTGTCATAAACTCCACGAATATGGCGTTTGTGAAACTTGTCTTGGTTTAGTATCAGATAGTATTCCAAAAGACTTCTCGATTGGACACATCTCGATCATTGGTGCGTTAGGTGATTTCGTACAGAAATCCTTATCTGCAAAACACTTGATCGTATCACGTGAAGTAGAAACCTTCGAATTAGATGCAACTACATCGAAATACTTACGATTCCCTCGTAAAGATGTTATCGATGAACTAGTCATCCAAACGAAGTTACTCAATAATCCGAAATGGAAAGAAATCAGCTTGACCTTTGATAGTCGCGATATCCCATTCTTGGCTGACTTGGAATCCAATATCAGCGTGGATGATATTCAGGTATCTAACTTACAGATCGCAAGCTGTTCGATTTCATTATCGGATAAATCACGTGAAGTGATCATTGAACCACTTAATCTATCCGACCGTTCACGTTGTGCAAGATTATCTCGTGACTTTGTTAACTACATTGCAGAGAACCGAGATCTTGTTGATACGACACGTACTAATAAGGTAACTGTCATCTTATCACCAGAGAAATGGGATAACAAATCGATCCTCTTTACGATCCCGCACAAGATTTCATCGGTTGAAGACTTCATGAAGTCATTTGAATCAACGATCAAGTCTGCAGGTCGTCATGGTATCGATGCGAATAAACCAGTCGGTATCAGTGATATGATGCGCATGTGTTATGATATCGTTATGGGTGTGGTAGGTATTCCAGTCTCTCACCTAGGCGCGATGATTTCATCACTACTTGTACGTGATGCGAAGAACATGGACTATCGTCCACCACTACCAGGTGGTAACCGTGATTTTGAAACCATGGGTAATATCTTTGGCTATCGTAGTTTATCACAACTATTGGCTTATGAGAAACGTCCACAGTACTTCAAGTCACCGATTATGACACTCGCTAAGATCCGTGCTAACCATCCATTTGATGGGCTCTTCTTCCCTGAATCGTATAACATCTACGAAGATGTGGATAAAGCGCTCGAGAGAGGGACTTATCATGATGACTTCATGCCAGTACCTAAAGATGACGATACTTCGTCTACGGTCGATTTAACGAAGTTATAATGCATTTTAAGTAGTCTAGACTAATAAAGAGGGATAGTAAACCTATCCCTCTGGTCTATGTTGCTACTTGCGTGTATTATATTTTGTTATATGACGTATTTTATTTTTTGGAGGATTGAGTGATATGAGAAAAAGAGGAAAACTCGATATCTATAGTCACTTTGTTCGGTTCTACGATTTCGACCAACAAACACGTGAAGCATTCCGTTATTTCCTAAGACAGAAGCTGATTGCAAAACAATTAGTGAAAGAGATGGGAAAATGGGTGAAGAAAGATGGTAAACTATTTTGTTTTACCTCAAAAGACAAAAGAGAAATCCGTTTTCATATCAATGTATTCGCTCAGTTATCCGAACACTTGAGATCGTTTAGTGTTGATGTGGAAAATGATTTCGATAAGACAGTGCACACTTTTAAGGATTACTTCGAACATCCCGCTGAACTTCATGCTCAGCCAACTTTCGTTCCGTATGACTATCAAGTCAATATGATCGAATATATCCTAGAAAGTGGTCGTCGTAAGATACTTAACCTCGCAACAGGTTACGGTAAATGTTTACCCCTTGATACACCCGTTCGTATTCCGAATGGATGGAAACCGATTGGTGAGTTAAAGGTAGGTGATACAATCAGTGCGCCAAATGGTGGTACCACAAAAGTTGTTGATGTCTTTGATAATGGTGTTAAATCACTTTATAGGATCACCTTTGAGGACGGACGTGAAGCAATTTGTAGTCATGATCATCTTTGGAAGGTCTTCGATAAGAAAAGTGGTAAGTGGTCTATCGTTAATGCAGAAGATTTGAATTTCGAATATAACGAACATTCTGATTTCTGTCATTACTATATCCCGATGATTGCTCGTCATAACTCAGCGGATGTTGATCTTGTTACGCAAGGTGATATTGATGCATTCATTGAATCCTATCGACATGCCACACCAGATGAGATACCGACTAACTTACTGAATAGTTCGTTCCGTCAACGGAAGGTACTTTTAGATAAGATTACTGATCTCTATGAGTTCGAATCCGATTCTAAAGGTTGTTTCGTGACTTGGACAGAACAACTTGGTAAAGATCTTGTTGAACTTATACGTGGTCTTGGTTATCAAGCAGGCTATACGATTGGCCCAATGGGTGTACAAGTAAGCTTTGATAAACTCCCAACTAAGCTATTGATCAAATCAATCGAACCACATGGTGAGCAGGAAGTACGCTGTATCAAAGTAGATCATCCAGATGAGCTCTACATCATCAATGACTACATCGTGACGCATAATACTTCTACTGCACTAAAAGCAGGTGAGCTCATTAAGAAACGTGTCTGTGTTTGTGTATTACCAAAATACAAAGACAAATGGATTGAGGATATTAGTAAGTTCTATGAAGGTATTCGCAATAATCCAATTGGACAAGATGAGTTACTCGTTATCGATACGACAGCGAAGTTAGATAAATATATTGACCGTGGTGTGCCTGAGTATGTCACGGTTATCGTACTGACTCTAACAACCATCCGTGGTTATATCGATGCGTATCGTGAAGATCCAAATTCAGTTCAAGTTCCACCAGAACAAATCTGGGAAAAGCTTGGTATCGGATATCGGATCACTGATGAAACTCACGAACATTTCCATCTGAATTATACGATTGATTTGTTCACGCATTGTCCTAAGACACTTTACTTATCTGCAACACTTGATCCATCAGGTAGCTTTGAAGATAAGATGTATCGTACCATGTTCCCGAAAAACGAACGCATGGGTGGTGATTTGTATAAACCTTACATCAAGGCAAAAGCGTTAATCTACCATCACATGAATCCTGAACGCTGGCGTTATATTCTCAAAGGGGCTTATAGTCATATCGCCTATGAAGCAAACTTCATGCAAGGTCGTATTGCTGAAACCATTCGTATTCAGTATTTCGATATGATCTATGAACAACTTAAAGAGAATTACTTAGATATCCGTAAGAAAGGACAGAAAGCAATCATCTTCTTCACCACAATTAAGATGTGCTCGATGTTCGTGGATTACTTGGAGTCTAAAGTAAAAGATGTCGATATCAGACGTTACGTCGGTGAAGATGATTATGATAACATCTTAGAGGGTGAGATTATTGTATCGACTACAGGTAGTGCGGGTACAGCGATTGATATTCCTGGATTGATCCTTAATATCATGACGATTAGTATTGACTCTCGTCAAGCTAACCTTCAGATCATGGGTCGTCTACGTGAACTCAAACAATGGCCTGGACAAAATCCACTGTTCATCTATCTGGTGGGTAAAGACTTGGGTAAACCTTGGGATTATCATCTTAAGAAGAAACAACTTCTAAAAGATCGTGTTATCTCATTAGATGAAGTTGATACTGGCGTCGTGTTACGCAAATAGGAGTTACTAAAATGAGTCATTTCGAAATTACGTTTCACTGCGTCATTACATTCTTTCTGATGTTTGTTAACCAAGTGAAATGGCGATTGAGTGTATACGAACGAGTAGCTTATCTACTTGAGAAATACCTTGGCGTTGTTGAGAGTAAAGATGATAAGGGTAATGTCATCGTAGGGGTAGGTTTTAGCTCACTCGAACGTTTTACTAATGAATCGATTTACTTCTCAGCGATGCATATGCTCTTTACACCGATAGTTGGTTTGTTGTGGATATGGTCTATCTATATGGTTGGGTCAAAAGCCTACCATGATGGGTTAACGTGGATGGTTTTAGTATCGGTACTACTTGCTGTATACATCTTAGTATTGATCTATAAGATCTGCTCGATGTGCTATTCGTATTGCGATACGATTGATCTGATGGTTAAACCAACCCTAAGAGGTGAGTCAGATCGTGGTAAAACTAACGAGACACGATTCAACTTTAATGGAGTTATGGATCGACTCTACGATAGAGAGGAGAGTAATAATAAATTACTGAAGTTTGGATTTGTTATTATAACTATTTATCTGACCTTCTTCATCGGTACAGTGAAATATTATTGGTAATATCAATGAGGCTACTTCGGTAGCCTCTTATTTCTGTCGCTTTTTCTTTTGACCCTTCTTATTATTTTTACAAGTGTATATTATAATTATGAAGCTTAAGTAGTAATAAGTGGATACTTTAATTGTTAATTATCTATAGGAGATAATAAAATGCTAATCGATAGAGATGAAATCAATAATACATTCGAGATGACACCAGAGATGTTATTTGGTAATTATATACTCGGATGGAAACAACTGGAAGATGAAGACAACCCAGCTGTTTTTGGGGATGTGTATTCTAACATCATGGTCTTTAATGATAAGGCCAAGGTATTGGTGCATATTCAGATATTGTTTAAACCAGATAACACATGGATGCTAATGGTTGACTGTGAGCCAGATGTTCATCAACCAGCTGTCCTAAACGGCAATATTGGTGCCAATAAGGATACATTACTGGAAGATATATATGCGAAATTTGTCAAAACATCCATGGTAAGAATGGGCGGATTATCATCTATTATTCATCGTCTTGCTCGTGCGATGTATATTCATAGAGAGGATATCAAAATGGAGAGGAGAATGGCAACGTGGCCTATCACTAATACTGATCTCAGTTGTAGTAATGTAGTTGGTTGGCACTTAGATGAGGAGCGTGAAGAACCACCTATCCTAGATAGTTACTACGGTGATATCATCGTCAAAAATTATGCGTACAAGGAAAAGTATCGTATTAAAGTAATGCTAAAAGATGATGGGAAGTGGATGCTTAATGTTATCTTGGTAAATCACCCAGCTAATACAATTGTTACTAGTGGACTAATCGGTGGTAATGTAGAATCCTTGATCGAAAGTATCCGCGGTAGAATCACTGAGATAGATTCGGATATATTGAACGAATTAAGTGGTATCATTATCAGACTAGCAACAATCATATACCGCCGTAAAAGTGGTATTCCGAAAGTTGTTAAGTATGACAGTGATATTCCTCGCTGTAGCGATCTCATTCCAGATCCACAGCACTATTCAATCTCACGTATCTTGGATTGGATTGGTCGTAGACTAAGACTTGCTTGTATCCATAATCCGTACATCAACGTGAGTCAAAGTGATATCTGCATGGTACTCGATAGTGAGTTTATTGGACATGGTGAGCACAAGATCCACGTACATGATCAAAAGCTTATTGATGCATTAACAAGTTTAGGTTATATCGTGGAAATCCTCGATAACTTAAACGCAGTGGATTGTATTCGTATCTCAGGATGGAAGACATTAGAAATGTTGAAAGGAGGAAAAGAGAATGTTTGATTTCTTACCGCATGCCCATGAGTTAGTAAGAACGACATTTGAAGTTCAGCTTACTGCTATATTAAAACATATTGCCGATGCTGTTAAAAAGTACTCACTAAGCAATACACGAGTTATTGTATTACAATCTACCGTAACTCGTAATGTCATAAACAAATTACCTGGACTACGTGACAGTGGTCCAGTCCTTACAATAGACGACCCAGTGATCTTAATGATTTTAAAAGATCGCGGGTATGATGTTAAAGTTATTAACACTGAAGCGGGTATGGCACTTGATATCAGTGGATGGAGAAAATAATCATGTCAAATGAAAAACCAATGGAATTTTGCGAAGGCCAATTTCATCCTGCAGCTAGTAATAGTAATCCTAGTACTTCCCGCACTGCACTTGGTAGTCCAGAGTTCGATTACAACAATGGACCAATGGGTGGTTTGGTCAAACAAAGAGAAGTAGAACTCCGTCATGTAGTTCCAACTCCAAAACCGAACAAGAAATTCAATTTTACTTTCACTTCTGAAGATGGACTATATCTGCACTTCGGCAGTAATGACATCGGTCAGATTATCGAAGAGTTAAAATCTCTTGGTGAACTGCTTGAAAGTAAGAAGATCAGAATGGATCAACAAAACTAGAGGGTAGTCATCTGCCCTCTTATCTTTATAATTTCTACAGGAGAAATAAAATGATTGATTATGATAACATTGGATTACCTCATGCTAAAGAAGTAAATCAACTATCATGCGATATCGCATATGACCTAGCACTACGTGCTTTAGGTCTTATTGTACTTCAATACCGATTTGGTAGTAGCGTTCAAATAAGTAATCGAGATTTGAATGACATGATGCGTACGATTGGATCGGATAAATATCAGGTTTCGACTAGTGTCACCGATGAAAGAATCCAACAGGCATTGAAAGACAAGGGCTACGCAGTAACGTGTATTGATAAATGTACAATTGAAGTAGAAGGATGGTAAATATGATCGAGGGTATAGATCTACCCTCTCATCATTAATATTTCTATAGGAGAAATAACATGACACATTTCACTGAAGAATGTAAATTAAACATTCAAACTAAATATCTACTAGAAGATGTACTTGGTGGATACCGGATTATTACTGATAAAGAAGGTCACGTAGACGTTGGCTATCATTACGGCAAAGTGACGGTAGTCAATAGTAAAGAAAATACTCGTTACAGTATCGAAGTATACTCGAATGTGGATTCAAATGGCGTGAAGGCTCACGTTATTCGTGATGGTAACTGGGATATCAAAAGTACGTTCGATATCTCTCAGTTAATCACCGAAGATACAAGTCAATCTGAAGCGGCAGAGATGCTTTATCGTGAGATCAAACGTCAAGGGACTATTCCTATGACGATTGCTCGTATCACTTTGGGCTTATATAGCTGGATGTTAACGGGTGAGACAAAAGACCCAACAAACAACTATCTTCCACTTGCTATCCATGCAGATTATGAAAATAGTGATATTCTTGCTATCGCAAACCGTCTTCTTGTTAATACGAATGGCACACGTGCCACTATTCTAATGGAAGATGATTCAGTAAAGGACTTCGTTTCATTTAGTATTGATAAACAATTTAAAGTGTTTAAAGTATTGAATTCATATGGCGATGTTATCGATTCTCGATTATTCGATGATATCAGTGAACTTGAAGGTATTATCACAAACAACCAGGCATTTTACAAATTGATCGTGAGTGCTTACCATGATTTCTGTGAAATGACACCAGAAGTCTTTGATGCACGTTATAGTGTACAGGAGTTAAAAGATGAGGATGAGGAAATGGATCTAGAATCTGAAAAAGCACCGTTCCCATATATCGAAGATATCTTTGGTGATTGGGCAATGAAGATCAACGATTATGATTATGACGAAAATCATGCGAGTTATCAATTAACGAATGCATCAGCTGGTGAACAAATGCTAATAACGTTTAACCACAATGTTAACCATATTGCAGTGGAAGTTTGCGAATCTGGTGCAGAAGATACAGGTGTGGTCTATAGTAAACAGATTAGTACCGATCATCCAGATTTTGATAAGGGCAGTACTCCAGAAAACGGTTTAGCAATCAGCAATGCAATCGATAGACGTTATCGTAATTTATTTACAGCTATTTATCTTGCAGAGCAATATCGAAAACAAACTGGCATGACTATTCCATTGATCATTAAACCTGTTCACAATGGATTGATCTTAGCGAACGCTGTTGCGGCTATCTATCATGTTATCTATCTTGACAAAGATAGCGATAACGCATTACCGATTTATCGTTGTAACTTTGATCTTGGTTATTTTGGTCCATGTGATGCTGAAGGTTCATTCCGTCACATGACAAGTATCGAAGATGGCATGATGTCAATCCAGGGAGCTTATAGTCATGATGCTGGAGGTCTTGCTCGCTACCTTGAAGCTGTTAGGGATATCTATGATCAGGGTGGAAACATCGCACTCAGCAAGAAATACAGCAATCTAGCAGAGATGAGTATCGCGAAAGCCTGTGAACAGATTGGAGATACTTATATTGAGAGTATTCCACGTAACAAGGGTATCTTAGCTCAGATTCTTAACACTGTAATACCAGATAAGTCTAGTAGTAGTAGAAACCTAAAAGGTGCGCTTGTCACAAATAAATCCAACGAATCAAAAACAGCTATCGAGTTTATTGCACCTGTTGATGTGATGAAGTTATTTGATACGACGGCTGACATCAAGTCCGATAGTAACGGTAGTACAATCGAGTTACCTAAAGATGAATCAGCTGAGTCTAAATCATTCTTCGATATGGCAAGCCATTACAAGTTTGAGAAAACAGCCGATGGTGATGTGACCATTAGTATCACTTTACCACGTCTTCAGGCTGAACAACTTGAAGAATTTATTAAGCACTAAATAGGAGGTGCATATGTCATATAAACAAATTAATTCAGAGAACAGTCCGTTCTCTGTGATCAATGGAACATTCCTGATTCGTTCTGCAGGCGGTAGTGGGATGACCTTTTACGACTATCTCACCGAGCGCGAATACACTTATCGCTCTTATGATGATAATCGTCATGAGCATGGTGTAGTGATTGATGGCTTACGTGGTGAGACCATCACTAAATCTAGACGCCATGATAAACTTGAAGAGCATGTCTGTGATTTTATCGAGGCTTTTGAAAATCACATGAAGACTATCGGTAATACAGGTGATATGACATCGCTTTGTATTGAGTTTAAGCACATGCGTAAATCTAAGTCATTTAGTATGGCGGTTCAATCTGAACTTCAGAAGGGTTTATGTAGTGGCCCTAGTTACTATCCGTTTACGATCCTTGTCTCAAGAGATCCAGGTGGTGAGTGTTATTATGAACTAACCTATGGCTACGGCTATCATGATAAGATCGCGGCAGGTGGTTATAATGTCATGGAGTTAGTAAACAATAATGCTTTACTTGATGCAAATCAGATTAAGCTCATTGTAAAACAACTTCGTGCTTACCAAGAATACATCGATTATTAATATGGGGTTTAATATGGCTGTAAGACACTTATTCACCAACGTCAATGATCGGTTCTTAGTTAACCGAATTGACGATAAAGTGGTTGAGTTTAGGGATTTTAAGACCGAAGTAGAGTATCGTTATGATATTACGAATACTGATAATATCTCAGTAAATAAGTTTACGAACTGTCGATCTGGTGAATCACACGAGTATGGTATTGCTCGTGTGGGTTTATCTGAACCTGTACAGGAATTCTGCGATAATTTATTTAACTATCTGCGTGATGACATGGGTAACCTTAAATCATACCGATTCGAAATGAGTTGGTTTGAACCTACCCAATGCGCTCGTATTAAAGTTCAATCTGAACTACAAGCAAGATTGGCTTCTGAAGATGCTTATACGCCATTAGTAATCCGAGTAAAACCATATAAGGATAACGACTATCGCTATAATGCATCGTTCTCAGACTACAGAGGCATCATGGTAACAGCGAGAGGTAACAATCTTACGGATATCCTTCGCCAGAATAGTCGCATCGATATGCGTGATATCGAATATATCGTGGCTAATGTCGATAACTATTGTAAGTTCTTAGAACTTTAATAAACGGACAAAAGTAAGGGGTAGCAATTGCTACCCCTCTTTTTTACCGCTATCTTTTTTTGATCCTTTTGGACTCTCCAACTCCTGGTAGAGTTTCTTTTTAATCCGCATGGCTTCTTTAGCTGTTTCTAACATGTTTACACAGGTCAGTACATCTGCACTAATAAACTCCTGAAATGACATGCCAAATAATTCAGCCATGCCATATTGAGTAAAGTGCTTAAGCCATCTATCCATCAGACTACCACTTGTGATCTCTTCTTTAGGATGAACACCTATCTTCCCAAACTGATCTCTCAGATGAGGATCAAGATACCCATCATATATCCCGTAAGATAAATCATAAGCTTCATTTAATAGATAGTGCATGAAAAACGGGTCATCTAGATCTTCCTTAGGAATACTATCTAATGATAACACCGTTTCCATTTCATTATAGTTAGGATTATCCAAAGCAGGTCGATAACTTAACATCTTCACTAAATTATCAACCGGAGGATCAACTAAGACTCTTCCTTCTCGTTCGATTCGTTCGAGGTATTGTTCGAAGAAGCCGGAGTCATAGACTGCAGGATCGCCTCTGCTTCGCTTTGATAACGCGCTGTCTGTTGCTGGCAGAGGATCGTAAAAACCGATACTGGATCGATAGGTACAACATGTCGACCTACTTCTTCCACCTTATCGGTTTCATGATAGCCACCACACTCAGGACATGGTACATTTGGAATCGCAATGATGGTATTCGTTGCACGGTTGATAAATCTATTAACACCGTTCATGAATACGTTAGTGAGTAACTCATCATTGCTGATATCCACTAAAGCACCAAAGATTTCTTTTTCATCGGTGATCTCAACACTTTCTTCTGTATCGAGATCTTTTACGATAATGCGGTTAACAAAGTGCGCATATTTCAAACAAGTAGTAGCTTTCGCTTGTTCAAGGATATACGTAGCACGTTCTTTACCGACTAACGGTAAACCGAAACCAGTCTCTACTTGAGTAGTAATCGCTTTGATCCATTTATCTGCAGATTGGAATGCATAATCAACCGGTGCATTAGCTAGTTCGATCATGACTTCACGACCTTCGTCTTTTACTGGGAACTTAATGAATTCAGCACCATCATAATGGAATTCACTCCAGTAGTCTTCATATTCTTCAGGCGTTTGTTTACGCATGATAGAAGCAATCTGACATTGACGTTCAGTTAATTTGTTTTCATCAACCAAATACATCTGACGTGGATCAATGATACTATACCAACTATGCTGACAAGTATTAGGATTGGCTAAACAGCTCATCGCCAAGTTAAAGCCAGTAGGATATTTCGCACAAGCGAGTACCCAAGCAATCACTGGGATATCTAATACACTGATCGCATGTTGTAATTCATTGCGATCCATCACACCAATCGAAGTCTCAAATAAACAATCATAGAAAAGATCCATGATAGCACGTTGAGCATAAGTCGTATCGGCAGAAGCAATTAACCCGTGAGTCTTACGACCAAGTTCTACGTTATCCTGACTGATCTTACGATCAACCATCATGAACTGAGATAAACTTGGTGCATGAAGCTTCACACTAAAACCACTGTGGTATAAGAAGAGATCAATATCTTTACCAATGTTCAATACAGACTTAAATAGGTTAGTCGCAGCAGACTGACTTGTTTTCGCTCTGTCTAACGTTGGAGATGGACTACGAATACCACGAGGTTTACCATTTGGCAAGGTTAATCCATTGCGCCATTTCGCTGTATTATCATTATTTAGATAACGATACTGATCATAGCGAACCATAGAAGTAATCGTTGCGTATTGGTAGTTATTAATCCAATCCAATTCCTTCATGTTTTGAGGTGCACGTTCACCAAAGATTAAAGGATTAGGTTGAGCCAATACTTTCTCACCGATACTACGCATCCCACCATTACTTAAGAAGATGGTTGGATTGGTACTTTTAATGCGGTCACTTGTAAAGAGTTTTTTCAGATCAACATCCAAGTTCTCTTCAGTCATGGTATTTTTATAACCATAATCAAAATCAGGAATGTCATCACTTTCAAGGTCATGACCGACATCGGGTACTTCGATATTAAAACCAGACTGAGCGAGGATTTCCTCGGCTGCTTCGTTGGCAGTCATTTCTTCATCAGTTGCTTCTTCAGTCACACCTGGCTCTACGACTTCTTTAGTAGCAGGTTTTTCTTGTGCTTCCTCAGTAGGTTTGGTCTCTTCTACTGGATCGACTGCTTGTACCTTCTTACGAGTAGCACGTTTCTTAGGTGTAGGTTTTTCCTCTACTGGAGGAGCTACCGCTACATCTTCATTATTTTCATCATATAAATCTGCCATTATTATTACTCCGCATCATCAGGGTGAACTTCCGTTACTTCACCTTCAGTAACAGGTTCATCCACATCGATTACATTTTCATCAGATCCTTCATTTACAGCAGCGAGTTTTTCTGCGCGCTCTTGTTCAACTTGTTCAGCAAGTTTAGCTTTCTCTGCTTCGTACTCTTCTGCCATCTTAATAAGACGATCATTAAACTCTTTCTCGTGTTCACGCCAGTAAGGGAGTACTTCATTGATCCACGCCTGTTCGAGTTCATTAAGATAATCGATCTTACGTTTTTCTTCATCTTCAGCGATGGCTTTAGTTTGTTTGTTAGCAAACTGATACCACTCTTCACCGTAGATATCTTTAAGATCATCAAAGAAGTCTTGAACTTTAAGACCCATCTCAACAGATGCATCTACAATCGGATCACACTTACCGAAGATCTCAGTTAATGTTGCACCCCATTCAAACAAGGTATGCTCATTTAAGGTATCTGCTGTATTTTCTTTACGACGATAAGCCTTAACTACATTAACGATAGTATCCATCAGTGCTTTTAGCTCATGTGGAATAGTACGATAGAACTCATTGAGTTTGGTTACGGTTTCCATACGAGAGAAACGGAACGCGTAAAGATTGAGATGTGCATCTTCAAAGTCTTCTTGACTGAAGTTGATCTTAACTGGATTCTCACCTAAGATACGTTTTCTTACTTCACTGTTTTCATCTAAAAGATAAGCACCAGCAAATAACCCTACCCAACGTTGAAGTTGGTCAGAGGAAGCAAGATTTAATTGCTGTTTCGTTAAATTATCTAACGTCTCTTTTAATGTGTTAATCAAACTCACTGCTTCTTTAGCATGGTTTGACAACGGACGAGCTTTCGCTTTACGGGCTTTTTTATTTCGAGCCATATAAGTAATACTCCTATATAAGTATTGTTTAGGGATAATAAAGCGTCTAATAGCAACATATTGCTACATTGTTCATACACGCTTTGTGAATAAGGTGTTTTTCATTTAAAACATATTTTCGTCCATATTTGTAACTATCCAAATAAATAGAAAGGAATAAACCATGCTACATCCATATAAGCATCCTTTATTTAGTCAGTGGTTATCAACGGTTATGCTTCCAGAAGCTCAAGCTTTATTTGAAGAAGCAGAACTCTTATTAGTTAACCACTACAATACTGATGAGGGCATGAACCTCTTCAATGATAACCTACTTTCACAAGTAGACCAACTTGATACTGTCGATATGGTATCACAAGCTCAAGCTTACTTGATCGACAATTGCATTACCGCAATCCAAGAATACGGTATCTTAATTGAAACCCCAATCGACAGCAGTAAGTTTGATATTTTACTTGCCATCTTCCGTACAGCAATGACGGTTGATACGTACGAAGATCCAATGGCAATCAACCAGTTCTTAGAACTAGGTAACAGTAACAATGAGCTCTTTGGTGAATTTGTTCATCTTCTTTATCCAAATATCCAAGTTGAAGAAGTCCTTCCTTTGTTAAAAGAAGTCTTCGCAACATTCATGGATACCATCCGTGCGAATATCAAAGAAGTGGTATTGAAACAACAGGAGTTAGATGAAGAAGATCTTCGTGAAGAAAACCAAGCGAAACTCAAGTTCATCCAAGGATACGAGAAAACCCTCAAGGCTTATGGTATCCAATTACCACAAGGTGTCAATCGCAAGTCCTTAAAACAAGTACTTCGTGATTTCTTTACTAACATTACCGATAGTGATGAATACGAAGATTATCTTAACGAAGCGTTATATGAGCTGATTAATGGCTTAAATCAACGCACAGTGCTGTTTTATGCTTGTACCTATGCATATCTATTCTCTGCGGTGAAATCGATGCATAGCGAAGCTGAGATCGATTATAGCGGGGTACCTGATTATGATATCATCGATGATCAGGATAAACTTCGCAACTTCGTCCAATCTTGCATGACGATCTTAAAACAACTTGAACAACAAGGGTAATGAATAAAGATGAATAATGTTGATTATTTCTTGGAAGCAGTCAGACATGCCTATCCTTATCGAGAATGGGTGTTATCTGTTTTCATGGTGACTACATTACCAAAACCAGGTGAGGGGAAACACTATAAAGGTCGCCTCTATGACGCCAATGGTTACGTAGGATTCATGACCTCAGATTTCAACCTTGAGATGGATGAGTCGGATACTAGCCCAACGGAAAAGGAATTAACCCTTATCTTATTTAATGGTAAACCAATTCCAGTTGAAGGACGGACTGAACCACTCCTTTACGTCGATGAAACCATTAAAGTGACACCTGATGATATCGATAGTGTTACTGAACCTTTCATTGAAACTACTCCAGGTACGGTATTTGTAAACTGGTATTGTTTCATGGATACAATTGGTGCAAAACATCCATTTGAGAAAGGACCAAACATTTCCGTTGGTAAGATTGCGCAGAAACTTTCTTCTCATGTAGTGGACGATGTTCCACCTGAACAAGAAGAGAAAGATAAGATCTACGTCCATCAATTTAAGAAGATGTTAAATGCGATGGCTTCTCTATCTGGCTTTACGATTATCAATAGTCCTTCTGCAACGGAGTTTACAGTACAACAAGCACCAGGTACAGAAGAGCTTAAAGCCCAGCTATTTGAGAAATATAAAGATCACCTCGATGATCCTGCGACCATCATTAAGATTGAGAAAGAACTTATCCAACACGATAAAGACTTCATCAATCAAGACCCAAATAAGGGGTTCTATATCAAAGGTAAATCTTTTAACGTGTCTCGTAAGAAATTGCACATCATGCAAGGTCTTCAAAAACGCATGGATGATACGAAACCTGCAGTCCTTATTAAAGGTGCATTAAATGGTGAGCTTAACCAAGCGGATATCCCAGCGATGATCGATGGCGCCCGTGAAGGTTCATTTAACCGTGGTGCAGCAACAGCATTAGGTGGGGAATCCGTTAAATTCATTTATCGTATTTACGGTGCTTCTGAAATCATTAAAGAAGATTGCGGAACAAAACTCGGTATCCCGAAATATATCAGTCCAAATATTAAAGCCTCTGCTTTCATTGGGACGTATATTATCGAAGGAAGTAAACTCGTCTTATTAACAGAAGACAATATCAATAACTACGTTGGTAAAACCGTTATCTGTCGTTCGCCAGCATTTTGTCTAGCAGGTGAAGGGGGTCGTGGTTATTGTAGTAAGTGTTTTGGTGAGAAGATGCGTGGTTATGAACAGTCACTAGCATCCTACGGTGCGATGGTGGGTTCTGTGATGAATACACGTTTCATGAAATCGATGCACGGTACTTCTGGAGATACGAAAAAACTCATCTTAGATGAAGCGATTTCCTAGAGTTTCTCGATAAAAAGCTTATGTGGTAGACCCTGTTCTCTTTTAATATGTTAATGGGTGTTTACCACAAACAACGTTACGTTAAACAAAAACAAATTAAACTTCGAAGGAAAAATAAATGCCAAATTACAAACTTACACTAGACAGTTTGGCCTTATCATTACCAAAAGATGATAAAGGTTACATTGGTGTCACAGTAACCAAAGATGAACAACCGGTTACTGACTTTACCAACTTAACACTTCAATTAGTAGACAGTACGGGTAAAGTAATTTCATCTGCCTTCTCTGACGACACTGGCGATACTATCCCAGATGTATTAGTCGTAGATGGTACGGCGGAGATTAGTCCTACTGAAACCTACAAGGTGAAATTAACTTCATCTGTAGAAGGTGATGATAATGCAACAGCAGAATCTGATCCAGTGACTATCACTGTCGTAGAACCAGGTGAAACACCAGCATTAAAAGCAACGATTGCTAAAACTGTTTCTGGTACTACTGTAGTATTACGTGCTACCGTAGAATCACGCTTTGAAGATAAAACATTCACTTGGTATAAAGATGATGTAGAAGTTGAGCTAAGCAAGGATAAAGCTGAACTCGTATTAGAAGCAGGTAAAGAAGGTAGCTATACAGTTAAAGCACAAGCAGATATCCGTCGTGGTAAAGCACGTCGCAGTATCACTTCTGATGCAGTAACAGTAGAAGCATCTGATTTTACACCAGCAGCACCTGTAGCATCTGAAGATCATAATGCTGATCATGTAGAAGATGCTCATGCAACTGAAACTCACACCGGTGAAAATCACGGTAGTGAAACCCACACTGGTGAACCAGCTGCTGAAACTCATGAAGGCGGTCAACCAACTGCAGGTGAACACACTGAACAACCTGTGCCAGCGGCTCCAGTTGGTGATACTACTGTAACTCCATCTCCAGCACCAGCGCAACCAAAAGCATTACCAGTATTTGATCACGCTGAAAACTATGCGATGATCGACCTAGCACGTAAAAAATATACCGTAGCTGCAATCAAACGCTTCGTAGAAAATGCGAAACGTGCAGGTTACCGTGGTGCAATTTTACATGTTGGTGATAATGAAACTTTTGCAGTTAAATTAACTGCACTAGGTGACTACAACGATAAAGTTGGTGCATACCTCACTAAAGAAGAAGTGAAAGGTATCGTTGATGCATACCAAGACGCTAAATTCTCAGTGGGTCTTAAAGTGGGCATGCCATCTCATGCAGCAGCATTACTTCGTTACTTCAATGGTACTAACCCATCTGTAGTAGGTGGACGTAGCCACCTAAAACAAACTAAAGAAGCAGCTGATGCATTAGCACCAATCTTAACTGAATTATTAGGTACTGGTGTAACTGCATTCCACATGGGTGGCGATGAAATTGAAGGTTACGATAAAATTGGTTTAATCCAATTCTTCAAATCAATCAAAGATACATTACGCTCAGTTGAATCATTCGGCCAACAAGGTAAAATCTTTATTTGGAACGATGCAGTAAGCTCAGACAACGTAAATGAAATTGCTGAGTTCGTTGATGGTTTCTTCTTCTGGCAACACAAAGCAGATCGTGCTACATTAGCGCAAATCATGGCTACAGGTAAATCTGTATACAATGCTAATAGCTACTACTGCTATAATGCACCAACTGGTGATAAAGATAAATATAAAGGTGATGCTAACTACGCTGCACGCGATGCACTCAAAAACTGGTCATTAAATCAGTTCAGCAATGAAACTCGTGATTACACTGTGGAAAATGCTAAAAATGTAGCGGGTGCTGTAATGGCTCTATGGTCAGAACGCTCTGGTGATTTAAGCGGTGAAGAAATCGTTAACCGTATTAATCCATTTATGCGTTCTATCGCTGTAAAAGCAGATGCAGTATACAGTGAAGATGCAGCGACTAAAGTTGCAGACATGATCGCAAATGATTTCAGTAACTACGGTAAGATTGATACTATCGAAATTGCTGCTTTGGGTATTGAATCTGCATTACCAGCAATGGATGAACCAGTTGATTCTCCGCGTGGTTTAGCTTCTTTACCTGAAGAAAAACCAGCTACGACTGAAACTCACACTGAAACACCAGTGAACAATGAGGGTACTCATACTGAACAACCTGGTACAGGTGATGCTCATGCCGACCAACCAGTTACTCCACCATCTGAAGATGCGCACACTAATCAACCAGTTGTGCCACCATCCAGTGAGGATAGCCATGCGGGTGATACCGAACATAAACCAGCTGGAGAAAATACAACTCACACTGGTGAAAATGCAGATACAGTCAGCCCTACACCAGGTCACGAAGACACCGGTCACCATGACTCAAGTGAAAACACTGACCACGCAGGTACCGGAAGTGAGGACAACACTCACACTGCTGACACTGCTCCGGTGGTGCCAGGTAATACTGATGGTGATACTACTGTAACACCTCCATCTGGAAATGAAGGACAACCTGTTGTTCCGTCTACCGGAGAGACAACTGTGGTAACTCCAGCAGATCCAACACCAGCTAACCCACAACCAGAAGCACCAGCTAACAATGACACACATCCAGCTGATCCTGTAACGCCACCAGAAAACAGTGGTGATCATACAACAGATCCAGCACCAGTTGTTCCGGGTAACAATGGCGACACGACAGTGACTCCACCTGAAAGCCATGAAACACAGCCGGCTCCAGTCGTACCTACACCGGGTACGGGTGAAAACCAACCTGCTCCTGTAGATCCAGTATCTCCAGCACCAGTTACACCAGCTGCACCAACTCCAGGTAATGATACTGAAGGGACATTCAGCATTGAGTTATCTCAAACTAACATCGGTGATATCACTGAAGGTGAAACTCTTGAGATTCATGCGGTAACTCAATCAGGTGCAACCTTGACATCTTGCCAATGGTACCAAATCAAAGAAGGTATCGCTGTTGCTATCGATGGTCAAAATACAGACACCTTGAATATCGTTATTTCACCAGAACACGGTAAACAGTTCTACTTATCTGCAATCGTAAATGGTTCACAATTAACCTCTAAAACAGCAGTGATCTCTAACTTACGTTATAAAGACATCACTATTGAAAGTTCACAAGAAGATCGTATTAAAGATCTTAAAGTGGATGGTGAGTTAAATGTGACTGCAGTGGTAACACCAAATGACAGCAACTTAACCTTAAAATGGGAACGTGAAGTATCAGGTGTTCGTGTACCAGTGGTAGGTAATACTACATCAAGCTTGTACATTTCTCCACTAGCATTAACTGATGCAGGTAACTACTACTTAGTCGCAACACGTTTCGATAAGAAAGTTGAGAAACTGATTACTCAAGTGACTGTAACTGAGAAAGAAGTATTACAACCAATGGCTGTAACATTAGACTTATCAGGTAACGTACAACGTCCATTTGGCGGTAGCTTCCAATTAGTCGCAACTGTGACTAACCTTGGCGAGAATACCGTATACCAATGGTTCCGTACACCAAACGGTGGTCAACCAGCATTACTTCCAGCTCAACAGTTATCTGTATTATCGATTGCTGATCTTAAAGCATCTGATGCAGGTCACTATTACGTTGAAGTATCTGATGGTGTTCGTCAACCTGTACGTTCAGCTTCAGTTTACTTAGATGTAATTCCTGAGCCTAAAGCTGAAGATCATACTGGCGCGAATACGGGTAATACTCACGTTGATCCAAATGATCCGCATGCTGACTCAGGTCGTGACTTTACTTTCACTAACTTGAAAGTATATAACTTCCGTCAATATGCTAACGTGATGCAACCGGTTAACCGTACACCACCAGCAATTGGTTTATCATGGCAAATCCGTTTATACGGCGACTTGATGGATATCTTAAAATATCCTGATGTTGATGTATACATGGATGCGATGGATGCCGCAGTAGACTTCTTCTATACTTATAAAGATAGTCTATTCTCAATGGACAACCGTGCTCGCTTCTTACAATATGCAACCGATGCAGATTTAACTAAAGATGATCGTGAAGCATTGTTAGAAGTATTCAACGTGTTTGCTTCTATGGGTGATCCTGAAACTAACCAACGTTGGAGTTTATTTGAGATCAAAGATATTTTACAAGACACTGTAGCTTATGCTCGTCTTGTTCAATACTACGATCGTAAATTCCAATCAATGAAATCAGCGAAGGTACAAGGTAACTTCCTTGTCTAGTCTGATGTGACATAATCGAGAGGCTATCCTATGATAGCCTCTTACTTTTGTTGCTAATGAAGGAGAATGGAATAAATGAGAGATTATACCCAAGAAGAATTGATTAAAAGAGCAGATGAGATCTTTGAACTGGTAAAAGATAAACAAGATGATTATAATCGTGCGATTCGTACGGATATGAGTACACTATGCCTTGTTAATCTTGCATTGAACTATATGCCATATCAGGGTGATTTTGTGATGGGATCAAGATCACGTTGGTTACGTGTCGGAAATGCGCGTGTAAACGCCAGAGAAGGGATTTCTGCAGGTAGCTTAGACATTGTACCAACTGACATCAAACCGACGCACAGTAACGATGAGCTTGCGGAATTGATCGCAAATGATACTTTTGTTTGTTTCTATGATAATACAGATTGGGCAGGAATAGAAATGCGAGTATTTACACGTAAAAGTGTAGATGATGAAAGATGGGATGCAATGTTAGTCAGAATGCGGTATAATGATAAATAACACAATGGAATCACTTTAGGGTGGTTCCTTACTTGTGTTCGCTAAAACCCTTTCTATTAAATTTACAAGTGTATATAATCTACATGAGATAATAGAAGTAATTCGATTTATCTTAAAAGAGAGAATTATGAATGTGCGCTTTGTTTTGTTAAAACATGGGTCGATTTACCTATATAGGGAGTGACACTCGCAGTTGTACTTTACTACAACATAAAGCGAGGGATTGCGTAAACAATCCCTCATGTTTAATAACTAATTAATCTAGGAGTAAACCATGATTAATCTTCATCGCGCCGCAACATTAGTTGCATTTGTAAGATCTATCCGCCCGAACAATTGGTATTATCCATGGTTCAAGAACGCCGACGAGTATATCATTGCTCTGGCTAAGAATGATTTTACTAATTACGAATACCAGTATTGTTATCATATATACAAACTGGCTGATATTGTCTATCGTCAACTGTACGAAAGATAAACAAACTGTGGTGGTATTGGGGTACCACCACATTATATTAATAAGAATAATCAGAATTTAATTGAGATAATAGAAGTAATTCGATTTATCTTAAAAGGAAAAATATGAAATTACAAAATAGTGATTGATACGACATAAAGCGAGGGATTGCGCTACCAATCCCTCTTGTTTAATATTTATATAATCAAGGAGAAAACCATGATTAATGCTTATCGTTCAATCGAACTAATAAATTTCATTATGTCATTAGACCAAACTAACTTTTATCACCATTGGTTAAAAGATAGCACCAAGTATATTGTTGCTCTAACCTTAGGCGATTACTCCAGATACGACCACCAGTTATGCTACTGGCATTTCAAACTAGTAGATAATATCTATCGGCAATTAACTGGTCTATAGATAAACCGTAGCAGTGTTACCAGCACTGCTACATTACATTAATTAAAATAATCAGAATCTAATAGGAGATTTATATGAGCATCTTAAATTTAACATCCGAGGAATTAATAAAATACGTGGAGGATCAATTCAAAGCAGTCGTAGATAGCGACTATGAGGATAACGATACTGCGTATCGCCAAAAGATTACCACTGACCAACTAGGTAAAGTAGTAATGACATTCGAACCAACTACACATGACAGCAGTGCAGGTAACCGTCGCTGCTTCATGCGCATCGGCAGCAATAGTCGTGTGAGCTGTTTAGATGGCATAGCGACTGACGGTTGCAACCACATCGGAGATAGCATCATTGAAGCGACTCATCTAAGAAGTGAGTTGTTGGACATGTTAGAAGATAGTTGTCTAGTGGTAATTGATGATGACTGTGACTGGCGTAGTCATGAGATCATCATGTACCGTCGTAATCCAGGTGATGATTGGTGGGATGTTACTACAGTAGAACGCAATTACTGATGACATAAAAAGGAGGACTCAGTTGAGTCCTCCATCTTTTATCCAAATCTTTTTTTTTTTATTTAAAAGACTTGATCTTTTCCATCAAAGCAGTTTCTACATGACGGCAGAATGTCAATGCGTTATTGGTACCTACTAAAGATTCAATAGCCGGTGCTTCGATCTCTAATTGGTGTTTATCAATAACAGGCTGTACTGCTTGAAGTAACATCTCAGTTTCAGGTTCATTCATGCCTTCATGCTGACGTACTGAATCAAGTAACTGACCCACGAAAGCATGTGATGCAATCAGTTCACCTTTAATACGTGAACCTTGTGCATCCATCACGGCAGCTTGTGCTGCATTGATGGTATCAGAAGCACATTCCATCGCCACTTTGATGTAGTTATATTTACTAATCATGTTTAGTTTATTCCTTTTAAGAAATGAAGATTATTTACCAATTCGTTTATCGTGGTTAACAAAGATAATTTCGATATCTTCACGTACACGTAAATGGTTATCTTCCGTTAACGAGATCTTACGTCTCACACTACATTGAGAACCTTCATCGACCATGGTAAAAGTATTCACATCTCCACCAAGACCCATATCCATGATATTTACACCCAGGATATTCTCGACCCCACCGCGTACACGCAATGCATTTTCAATGATATCTTTACTTACCGTACGGTTAGTTAGCATTTCATTGATTACCTCATAGGTCATCTTACGGATAGACTCTTTTAAGGTTTCATTGCGCCATACTTTATCAGCTAAATAATATTTAACTTTAAATGGTAGACGGTTGAAGATTGAACGTTCGATACCGTTCTCAGCGATGATGTTAATATAACCCATCGTCCGTTTCGGCATGAAATAAAGCTCACTGTGTTCAAGTAAGTTACGTTTCATTCTGTCGATATCGGTTTCTAACCAGTTTACAATTAAACGAGGAATCGTTTTGATGTAAGCTAAATCATCTTCATGGTTACTAAAGTGATAGATTCCGTCATAGAAGAAAATATCTACGATACGCAACGTTTGTTTTGGTGATTTCTGAACAGGTTCACCTTTCTCATCCAGTTTCACATCACCTGCACGATGTTTTAATAGAGGCTGACCTTCTGAGTTATAGATGATATCACCGCGTTGATGGGCAAGCTCAAAGACCATACGACCATTTTGCATGGTGTATTTCGGTAATCCTGTTGCTGGATCAATTACCGGAACATCTGCGTTATAAGTTAATGGAATATCTTCTTCATATTCCTCAAACTCAATGGTACTCAAAGTTGTACGGGTATTATGCCATAAGTTCTTTAAGTTATCCCCAAAACGAATCCCGATCTCATTTTCTGCAATCACCGTATAAGTACGATCACGTTCTAATAAGAAGGTACCTGCACGTTGGTTAATCTCGATATCCTCATCCACACCTTTCGGATAATCATACGCACCCATGATAACACGGAAGTCCTGTTTTAATTGACAAGGCAATACACGTTTCTCACGAGTTAAGATATTAAAGTTATTTAACATCAATTGGTGATTACTATTAAAGTCAAACGTAGTCTTGATATGGAACTCAAATACTGGGTTCTTATCTTCATTCCCTACCCACTCACCATTTAAGTAAGCATAGTCAATTTGTTCAGGTGGGATATAAGCCAACTGCATGAACAAGTTTTCAGGATCAAGTTGTTTTAACTCTTTATTACTACGAGTCACAATACGAATCGTATAACCATGATCACGATAATGAACCGTAATTTTATCTACTGCCATTAACAAGTCAGTCTTGTTATTACTTTGAATAAATGATTGACTCATATAAGTTGGGTCCATCATGTAATAAGGTCTTACCTCAAATGAAGTACGACTTGCATCAAAGCAATAATGGAATGGTGTCTTGATGTATTCCAAGGTATTAATACGCTGGATATAGCTATCAATTGTCCCTTCACTTTTCAGTGTTGGGATTTCACTGTCGTATAATAAAGTGGTTACACCACCCACCGTTTTAAATAATGCATCTGGTAATAAGGTTAAACGATCACCATGACTATTAACGAAATCGTGTTTCTCAAGATCTGCCATCTTAAATGGAACAGATTCAATTGAACAACCTACCCCACGTTTAAAGTCACCATCTGGACTCGGTTCGATTTCACGTGTTGCTTGGAAGATACGGTTGGTTAAGTGATCGACATCCGTTACGATGTTATACCCTAAGATCTCACCATTCACACGCAAGTTAGCATGGGTAATGGTTTCACCTTCATAACGACCTGCATTAATTACCCAACGTTTCATAGTTGAGAAATCCACTGCATCACGACCACCTGCTGTATCACTGATCGCATAGCAAACGGTATCCATGTGCTCAAGTGGTGCCACGTAGAAACTTTCTTTCGGTGTATAGTCATCACTGTTATAGTTAACACCAACACCATTTTGTTGACTTAGATGTTCCGTATTAATACGCACTTCACCCAATGAAGTATATAACTCCACTTTCACTTGAGCTTGTTTGATTTGCTCAGAAGTATAATAAATAAGTGGTAAATGAACACGTAAGTTATTATCATCTAATACCGATAAAACAGCAGTGGGTGTCGTTGGATCATAAACCAGATTACTCATCGTGGTTTTCAGTTCTGTTTCAGTGCCATCTTCTTTCACCAAGTAAACACGTGCTTTTACAAACTTGTGCGCAAATGGAATAATTTGGTTAAATGGTTCAGCTAAGTGCGTTAAACCAAACTTGTGGTAGCTTAGTGTCACTTGTAATACAGGTACTTCAATCATCAACCATTCTTCATGGGTGTCTTCTGGATTGATGGCTGTATCTTTACGGTACCAATAGTTCAAGATATTAGAACTGATGGTTTCAAGATGATCTAAACGATCCGTATTATAAACGACTTGAATCGCATCAAAATCATTTACTCGGATCTCAATCGGATGCAAAGTCGTGAAATCAGTACCATCAACTTGTAATAAAGTACCGCGTGGAATCATGATCTTACGGATTCCATCGATATCACTTCTTTCAGCTAATTTCAAAATATCCACAACACGATAGCCTAAAACAAATTTAGCACGTGTTGGAACCGTATACATCCCTTCATATAAAGTCAAACTCATATGCGGATATAAATCTTCCATACGAGTCGCTAATACAGGATAGTGTTTCTTATCAGCTGCTTTAAAATAACGGAAGTTATTCGCGGCTAATGTAGAACTAAACTCCATTAATAAAGTCGCCGGGTTAGACGCATCAACGAAATCCAATCGTCCTTCTGTTTCATCGGAAAGATAATCCAGACCTGCTTTGATCATTAAAGCAGGATTGCGTTTTGCATTCTCTAAAGTTGTCGCCCATTTTTGGCGATTAAGAAGATACGCATCAGAAACGTTATCTTCTAACTTTTCGTAATTTGTACTCATTTGTTATTTGTTTCCTATCTCTTACGTGTGTCATTATAATAATCACGCACATCACGAGTTAATTGTTCAGATGGATTATTGAGATCTTCATTTTTGAAGTTGACATCGATGACGTATTTCATGAAGTCTTCACGTCTTACCCACCACTCCATTTCTTTAGTATAGAGATTGATTAAAGGATAAGCACGATAGTTTGCTTTCAGTTTCTCATTTGGTAATAACTTCACGTAAGGTGCATTCGATGTGTTATTGTTTCCTTTATTAGCAAAAGGAATGTTATCAATCAAGTCATCCGTAATGTTTTTGAAGTTACCATTGCTTACACCATACTCGTTATAAAGACGAAGTGATGGGTTGAATTTCCCTACTACACGATTGAACTCGTACAACGTAATGATATCATTATAATCCGCATAAGCAGCTTTAAAACTGATATTTAATTGATCGATACCAGGATTAACCGTAGAGGAATAATCATAATCGAAGATCTTACCAAATGGGGTATTCATTGGTGCACTTGCACCTGTTGCCGCCCAATGTACAATATACTGACGATTTGAGTCCAATACGAAGTCATAGATACGTGTATTATAATCTAGTCTACGCCAAGCAATAAACTCTGGATAAGGGTCGATTGAGTTGCGAAGTTCACTCATGTACATCTGCCATAATAAGAAGATGAGAAGTGTGGTATCCCCTTCAGTATTTCTAAAGGTAGCATCGATATCGAAAACTTCGTTAATCTCAGCGATCCCATCATACATGAACCATTGCTCATTTCTTATCCCACGATCAGAAACAAAGGCATCCCCACGCATATCTGGCCAACCACTTAAACTCATTAAGTTATTGGTTAAGATATTAATGAAGGCACTATTACTATCTACTAATGGAGAAGCAAATGTATGCAAATCTTTTTCCATGTAAGTGCCGTTTGTATTTTTCGTTGCAAATCGACTGTAGTTACTCCATGGATCGAGATAGGCTCTTGATATTCCTAAAGTACTATTTGGTGTACAATCCCGCCATGGAAAGAATCGTCTATTCTTACTGAGATTACCATATGTTAAATTAAGTAAAGGCCGAGTAAAGAACACCATTCCTGTCGTTTGTCGATTCGGGATGACCAGTTGTTGGCTCTGTCCACTTAAATTTAACCCATAGGTCAAATCACGGTTAGCAGCAGAACGCGTACCCCGACCTGATATCCTTACGATATCATCGATACTTCGAACGATGCTAAGTTTTTCATCGTTCCCATTTTTGTTGTTTGCCATAAATGTGATATCCTATTTTTACCAACACGTTTTAAAAACGTTATTAGCTAATAATATTTTTAACTGAGGAAATAAGTTATACTTAACTTTATCCTGCATTATTCTAAGATAAATGGAAATATAAAATTTTTTCATGTGTCTAACTTCTTAATATTGATAATCTACGTAGACATGAGAAGTGAATATAATAATGAAGATGAAATAAGAGTGACTTATCCTTCTTTAGAGAAAAAGAACAATAAGAAGTAAGGAAAAGAAGATGAGTAAAGATGGTGTTAAAACACTGTTTAATGTTGCAGCTCTTGCAACAAATGTGCTCTCAGAACGAGGAGAGGGTTCATTAATTGAATTCGCAAGCTCCACGCAAAATATCATCTTAGTTACGGTAGAAGACACATTGACACATCATGCCGTGACCCCTGAGATTTTGAAGTTCTGCACGAACATCTACATCGGCTATTACTTACAGGCTGTTGCATTACTGAACACCATCGGTGATGTATCAGTACGTCAAGTATTAGACCGTTTAAATACCAATCGCAGTGTAAGCTCAAATGCAAAAGACACTGTAGAATGGATTGCACAAGAATCATTCTTAGACTACCCTAAATTTAACTTTGCTAAGAAAGTGGTTTCACTTGAATCATTTGGTGATATCGTGAGCAAAGTAAAAGGTAAAGTGATTGACAATGTTAAAACCATGGATGATGGCACACCAATGAAAACTGATGATAAAGTTAAAAATGGTGGTCAGTCTGCAGAAAACGGTAGTGCAGGTGAATGGATGGCAGATGCCCCAACACTTGCTCAAGGTAAAATCTTTGATGTGAAAATCCAAAATGGTGGTGCGACTGCATCTATCCCAGTAACTGTTCGTTTAAACCCAGTTGCCGTTAACCGTGAAATGTTGAAATCAATGTACGCACGTGCTAACCAAAACAACAGTTTCTGGAATCGTCTCCGTCGCTGGAAAGATGGTGAGTTAGAAACCTTATCAGATATGATTTTCTGCAATGACATCATCGCAGATCATGCTCGTCTGATTAAACAAGACAAACTTAAACTCACTGAACAGCTTGAGAAGAAACGTCGTGCGAATAAAATCTCCACTTTATTAACACAAAAAACGTCTCTCGCTACTGCTTCCACTATCTCTATTATCAGTAAAGCAAGTCTTCCTGAGATTGAGTTAGCAGTCGGCGGTCGCATTAGTGATTTCAAAGTACGTGAAGATATCTTCGCAAGAAGTGGTCTTATCATGTTACTTGTTGTGGATGACATGTATGAAACTGTTACTATTTATTACCGTGGTCAAAACCGTGGTATGGAATTAACATTCGGTGAATGTAAATCCGTTTCAAAAGGTAATGGTCCAAACGTCATGGAAATCTTACGTGCTTTCCAAGCTGGTCAAACCCCAAATATTTAATATGGTGGTACATTACAAATGGCACTACGCACAAAATTCATTCAGCGTGTAATTACTGCACGCAATACTCCAGTAGATAACGAAGTTGTCTACGAAGCACCTGTTGATCTTGATCATGTGGTTGCGGAAATCAATGAACACATCGAAACAGAAGAAAGTGTTCATAGTACAGTTGAAAAACTGGAAAATTTAAAAGCAAGTATGGAACGTTTTGCTGAGGGAGGTGAGTTACCAGAATCAGCTAAGTTCTTTGCTGGTATTGTATACAAAGATGCACTTAAATCTGGTGGGTTAGTGGTCGACGAAGTTTCATTGGAGTCATACGCAGAAGACATTTCACTTGAATCCGTAGTAGATACAATCAAACGTGTATGGCAGACTATCTTTAAATTCCTAGCGGGTTTGTTTGAGAAAGTTGTTGGCTTCTTCACTAAAGCGGAAACACAAGCAGAAGCAGCCATCGGTGAAGCGGAAGAGACAATTCGGGTGGCTAAGAAATACGGTAATTCCGTCATGATCACTGATGAGACGATTTTAAATCAGTTAGCTAAGTTAGCAATTATTCCATCTAGTGGGTATTGGTCAGTTCCTGGTGAGGCAGATCAGCAACCACCAGTGTCTATCGATGATATCAAGGATACCGTAGAAGCGATGGATTATATTGTCTTCAAATTCGTGAATCAGGCAGCATCGGCAATCGATGAGCTAGTCAGTAAACCGGTGAATATGAACACTCTACGGGCTGCTGGGTATGCCATTGTAGCGATTGCTGATGATTTCACTGGCGACCCAATTAAACTTGACGATGGTGATTTATATACCACGTATGTCCCATCTGTGGGCGGCCATGGACTTGGTGTATATGTAGAGAGATCTGGAAGATCTAAAACACTTGCGGAGGGTAAACCGGTCGTTAAGTTAACATACATCCCAACCGAAATTAAGGTCACTGAAGTTAATTCAGACGACTTGACAAAACAGTTAGATCAGATAACCCACACCTTATCGGCATCTACCAAGTACAGAAGTAAAGTGTCTAAGAATTTTGCGAACTACGCTACATTCTTAGAGAAGTACGATGTAGATAAACTTGCGGCTGAGCTGAATCCAAACGGTCCAGAAGAAGCACGTAACATGGCTGGATACTATAGATCTAATATTGTTAAGTTATCAAACTTTATCAGTTCACCGGCAGTTCTTAGTGTCTATGTAGATACTATACGTGCAACCAAAACAGTTTCTAAAATTCTTAAGAATGCTGTTTTCGTTCCAAAGAATAACTAAGGAATAAGAAATAAGATGAAACTATTACCTGGTTCTCCTCTTTCGTTCTTTGTTCGCACCTTTTTACCATCTTTCAGTAAATCAACTGTTTCTCAACAAATCGATGTATTGAAAAATGAATTAGCGACAAAGACCCTGCCTGTTTATGCATCTTTAGTAGATGAATCAGCAGGTTTTACAAAACCAAATCCATTTATGAGTAAATGGAATAAGGCATATAACGACAAAGTAATGTCTTCTCGTAGTATCAATTTCAAAAACCGTCAATTCACGGTGAAATCTGATAACATGATTTTGGTTGTATACAACGTCTTAAATCAATTAGGACAACGATTAAACTACCTTGAGTCATTGATTGATAAATCATTTGGTGATGATATTATTGGTAGTGCACTTTCATATCAACAAGCTAACCTATTGCGTCTCGTTGAAATGAGTGAGTTCTTCCTTATTTATGCACGTCGTTTAGCGATCTATATCGTATCAAATGAATACGAAGAGATCGAGAAAAATCCATCTACTGAAAAACCTTTTACTAAAGGTGATATCAAATGGTTGGAAATGAACATGCAAGCCTTCTTAGGTATCTTAGGTATTTATAGTGTTGATGAAGAAAACTTTATCCGTGCCGTAAAACAAATCCCTGATATCCAAGTACCAGAAAATAAAGAAGAATTAGATTTGATCCAAAAAGTACACGGTGATAAACTAGACGGTTTAGGTCTTGGTTTCGTACCGTATGTTTTAAACCCAATCTACCATGTTCGTATGAAAATTGTAGAGTGGAGACACAATCGCATCGAAGCAGCAAAACAAGAACGTGAATTGTTGGAATTGCGTATTCAGCAATACATCATGAAACGTAATGGTGCTGACAATGCGAAAATGGATCAAGTTATTAACAATGCTCAAGAGTCACTTAAGAAACTAAACAAGAAAATTGCCGATATGGAAGCCAGTTATTCTGCCGATTATGGTGCGTAGAGTAATTTGGTTTTGGTAATCTTTTATGTCGTTATTTCTGATGTGATGAAATAATGAGCAATTCATACAACGGTAATGTTAGTACCCCTTTATTGATATGAAACATCTTAATCGGGTTGTCGAAATAAAAAGAGGCTAAATAGCAAATATATGAAACCAACTTTTACTTCAGCACGAGGCTTTCGTTTCTATACCAAGGACGATAATGCAGGTGCTTCATATCACTATGGTTTATTACGTCGTTACTTCGATCAAGAAGTTCGTCAAGAAATTCGTAACAAAGATCGACTAGACATCCTCCGTCACATCCAAGACTTAGTATCATCTTCACAACCCCAAGCAGATGAGCCACTTGATACTTGGTTCCGTGACATGTTAAAAGAACACGAGCATCGTGATGGTCACTTACGTTTCCTTCATGATACGTTAAGTTTTATTTCTACGGGTCGTCGCAGACTCCCAGCAGCAGGTTATAAAGCTTTAGTGGAATTTAACAGTGGTATTGACGATGTAGCTAAACCAAGAAACGTATCAATTGGTGATAGCCAATATGATGCATACCTCCGTAAACTATCCGATGAGTGTATCGAGATCTTAGTTAATCATGAGAGTGATTTACTCCAATCTTGGTTACAACACGAAGATGGCTTTATGGATTTACTGAATACTTTTATCTTTTTACTGGAAGAACCCGCGAATCGATAGGAGTATGATTAGCTAATCTTACTCAATTAATCCCGATGGAGTAATAGTACTGTTACTTCATCACGAATTAAGAGGAAATTTTATTATGAGTCGTAAATTACGATTCGTGCAACAAGTGGTAAATAAGGTAGTATCGATGGAAGGCGTCGATGATACTAAAGAAAACGTACAAACTGAAGAAGTACGTCAATCCGCTGATGCAACGATTGAAGTCCGTCAATTGAAGCTCGAAAATGAGGCACAAGTACGTATCTCTAGTCTTGAACAAGACCTAGTTGAAATTGAAGGTTTACATGAAGCAACTGATGAGTTAGAAGCCGCTCAAGAAGAAGTCGGTGATCTTATCGTTGCAACTGAAAGCTACCTAGAACGTGGTGGCTTAACGAAAGATGCAGCATTCTTTGCTAACATCGCACTTAAAAATGCAACCAAACGCGTATTCTTAGATGCAGCAATGCCATCTATGGAATCATTCGCTGGTAGCTCTGCTGACCGTATGGATATGACAGTAGTTTCTTTAGAAGGTTTTAAAGAAACAGCTCAAAAAATCTGGAAAGCAATCACTGAAACTATCAAAGCTGTTTTAGCTAAAGTTGCAGCTTGGTTCAAAAAATCAAAAGAAGATGATGCTAAAGCTGCAGAAGCTGTTAAAGAAGCTATCGAAACCGTTAAAGAAAAAGGTATCGAAGAAGTTGCTCCAACTAGCGTGTCTAACGAAGCAGCAGGTGATGTATCAAGCGAAGCTCTTTTATGGGTAGCAGCTGGTTTATTAGATGGTAAAGGTAAATGGGTTGAATCAGGTAAAGAAGTATCATTCAAAGCAGATGATGTTCTTGAATCAACTATTGCTCACACCACTGGCATGGCTGAATTAACTGAAGCTGGTGCTAAACTTGGTGCATTAGATGGTAAAATTGCAGACCTTATTAAAGGTGTTACTGATGCAGCAGAGAAAATCGGTAAATATTACGAAACCGAAGAACAAGGAAATGGTCGCACAATCGTTCCTACATTAGGCGGTATCGGTCTAGTAACAACTTCTGAAACCACCGGTGAAGGTGCTTCAACTCAAGTTAAATGCAAAGTATCAAATGATAAATTTGATGCACTTGAAGTAACTGGCGATGTGAAATTAAGCAAAGTGGATTTCTTAAAACGTGCTGAAACACTTTACGAAATCTTAACTAAACACATTCCAGCAGCGAAAGAAGCTAACGAAAAAGCAATTAAAGAACTTAATGCTTTTGCTGATTTATCTGCAGAAGATGCAATCAAACGTGCTAACGCTGCATTTGATCAAGATGTTTCTGTTGATTCTTCAGAAGCACAAGAAACTATCAAAGCTACACAACGCCTCAGTCGCGAAGGTGCAGCAATGATCACCAATACAGCAACTTTACGTTTATACGTAGCTGCAAGCAAAGTAGCTCAGCGTTACTTATCTGTTGGTCGTAAATTCGTTAAATAATCTATAGGTGCTAACTTCTCATGAGAGCACCTATCTAATACAATCACAATTCCATATTAAGGTATATTTATAATGGCACGTACTGTTGGTATTTGGGTTAATCAACCTAAGAAAACCCTAGCATTATCATTAGAAAATGCAATCGAAAACGCACCAGAAGGTTTTATCGAAGACCAAGAAACTGGTGAATTAGTTGACTACAGCGAAGAGTTCGCAGCGTTAGTATTAGAATCAGCAGAAATCGTTGAAGATACTGAAACTGTAGCTGAAACTACTGATGCAATCGACAACGGTGAAGTTGTTGCTGAAATCGGTGACGCTATCGAACAACGTGGTGAAGCAACTCCAGAAGAAGCTGCTTTAGTGCAAGCTGGCGTAGCAAACACTTTAGATGCAACTGATGCACCTGAAGAAGTTATTGAAGAAGTAACTGAAACTGTTGCAACTGAATCTGCAAACGGTCCAGTAATCTCAATGGAAGGTTTTAAAGAAACTTTAAAACGCATGTGGGAAGGTTTAAAGGCATTCGTTGATGACTTATTAGGTCGTATCGCAACTAACTGGAAACGTTTCTTCAATACTACAGCTGGTATCGTTAAAGATGCAGCTAAATTAACTGAAAAATTAAAAGATCGTAAAGATGCTGAAGATGCACAAATCAAATGGGCTTCATCTTTCGCTCTATTAGCCGTTGAAGGTAAAAAATTCGACGCTCAAGAAGCAGTTAAAGCATTCGGTAAATTAGAAAACATCGCTAAAGGTGCCGGTAAAGGTTTAGAGCAAGCTCTTGAATCTATCAAAGGCGGTGCTGAACAAGTTACGACTAAATCTGCTGAAGATCTAGGTAAAGTAGTGACTGGTATCTTAGCAACTATCGTTGAAAAATCTGGTGCTAAATCTGAATTAGCTGATGGCGTATTCGGTAAAGCATACAAAGGCGGTGTAGCTAAATTCGCATTCGGTGATTTCGCACTTGCTTACGGTTACAATGCAACTTTAGACCAACAAGGTGACGAAGCAGCATTAATCAACAGCTTCCGCGTAGCTTCTACTAAAGCGCATAAAGATTTCGATGCTAAACCTGAGAAAGCTGAATTTGCTGCTTTAACTAAAGCACAAATCGATGACTTAGTGAAAGGTGTTAAAACTGTAGCTAACGCTTTAGATAAATTCTACAATACTGATTCTAAGAAAGCTCACGTTGCCGTCGATGCATTACGCAAAGAATTAGATAAACAAGTAGAAGGCGCTGGCGAAGAAGTTTCTGCAGAGCAAAAACATGCTTATAAAGTAGCTCAACGTTTATACAACTTACCAGTTCAATTGTTACGCGGTGAAGTTGAATTATCTATCTACGTGATTCGTGTATTAAAAGCATTCATCACTTTAGGTAACGTATCAGCTGCTAAACTAGTTGCTGATAAATAATCGTTAAGTTTACTTTACGATAAGTTAAGCAATATAGCAAGAGGGTAGGCTTCGGTCTACCCTCTGCTTATGTCCGTTTTATCGATTTTACAAGTGTATATTATCTTTATGAAGCTGACAAATCAAATGTCGTATCTAAGATAATCGGTGTCTTGATGTGACGATGTTAGTTTTAATTTAATATCAACTTGACTGATTTTCTAAAGGAGGGAATCATGTTTAAACTATTTTTAGACTTAATCAGTAAGCTATTCTACAAGAGTAAGCCTACTGAAACAGTAGAAGAGAAACCAATAGGTAACTACGTGCTTATCGTAAAAGATGATTACACTAAAATGAAGATGGGTGAGTACTGTGAGTATATCGTCAGTAGTTTAGAAGGGCCAGTTGGGACTGGTCACATCGCCATCGGTAACTCAACAAGGTTCGCTTTAAAGTGGTTAAATGAAATGGGTGGAATGGATGTGATCAATAGATACTACCACGTATATGGATTTACGCCAATTGAGGCAGTGCGATATTTGCTCAATACTGGTTGCGCCTGGAAGGGAGACTTATCCGCACTGGAAGGTGGTAGAGGATCTAATCCAATTGTAATCGCCTATATAGCGTGGTACATCAAACAGTCAAAAGGGCTTAAAGTAAAGATCGAGAAGTGGTCTGGCAATAGACTTGTGATTACCGTGGGTAATATATACCACGATAGAACAAATGAAACGATCACATCTGGTGACCTTATCACTCCGTTATTAGTTGATCGTGTTAAAATGGTCAATGAATTATTCAAAGATAAGATCATCGATGATATCAATGTCAATGGACAACAACACGGTTATTGGGGCACGCTTGAAGTTGCACACTGTATCCGTAGTGCGTTGTATTCTAAGGAGTTTAATATCGTGGGCAATAGTATCTTTCTCGATCACGATAACTACATTAAACTTACTTTGAACGAGGAGAAGAAAGATGATCAAGCAACTCATTAAATCAGTCAAAGATCTTATTGATGGTAAACGTCACTATAGTCTTCAGCTACTACCAACCAATCTTGATTACACCTCAACCGTGGGTGAACAACTAACGGAAGCAAAGCTTATTGATCATGCTTCAGGTACAAGCGATATGATTCGTATTAAACTGACTGATCATAATCGTTTCGTATTAAGATGGATCAACGCAACAAGACAGATGAAGAATATCGGTGAGTATTGTACAACGCACCATATCTCGCCATATACGCTACTTAACGAGATATTTAGCCCTAAGTCGTATTATCGTAAATGGAACGCGCCTGAGTTATATGAGAGCTTTAATAAGTGGTTTATGAACCTTGGTGGGTGTAAACGTGGTATCCGTGTGGACTACGTTGAAGAAGAGCAGTTTATTGTAGTACAGGTATGCAATCCATATGGCAATCGTTATATGGTCGCCATCGATGCACAACCGTTACTTGAGTCTTCAGTGGAAACAGCAGATAAGTTATCTCGTTCATTAATGCACTCTGAGAAGGTGGGTCGTGTTACGATCAATAACGATAAGAGCTACTGTTCACTTGAGGATATCGCACTTCGCATTAAACGCCTTATTGAATTAGGTGCTGAAGTCATTGATCTAGGTAAAAACGATATCACCACACTTGCTTCAAGTGATAGTACGATGATCATCAATAAACATTATACCCCATAGGGAGGGAACATGATAGAGTTATTTACAAACTTAATCAAGAAAGCAGTAAATGCAGGTAAGAGAGAGTACGATTATTCCCTTTATGCGAATAGTGTTTACTTTACCGTACAACACGGTACAGTAAACAGCTATACGTTAATCAGTCCAACACGTGGTTCACATCAGGGTAACTATCGTGCATGCGATTGGTCAAGATGGATGATGCATTGGCTCGCAACATCGGGTGGTATGCAAGCGGTTAATGATTACTGCACACGCACTAATCAAGATCCATCTAAAGTCGTACCATATTTACTCAATAGACTTGGTTCGGCTTATAGAGATGAACCAAACAAGTATCGTCAGATTACGACTGTATTCCTAGGTTGGCGTTTATCTCAGTATAATAAATACGCTATCTCAATTGATAAGTCAGATGAAAATGTCGTCACATTTAAACTGAGTAATCTGATTGGGGATACTGTAGTGACCACCATCAACAAAGTGAGAGTACCAGACAACGCAATGGCTGCCATCGATGTACTCATTGGTTGTCTTGATGGTTGCAAGATCCATGATATCAGTTTCTCAAAATGGCATGATTGTCAATATCACTCACTTGAAGAAATTGTCTCTGTACTATCTAAATCATTTTACAGTGAAGATGTTCGAGTGCATAAAGATCTTCAGCAGGAGCTTGTCTTTATCGACGATACACTGATACTCGCAACCGAGCGAATTGAAGCTTAACTTAAACTTAACGACAATCACAAGTGACGACCTGATAGGCGGGTTGATTTGTGATTGATTACTTTTCTATTGGAGAAAAACAAAATGAAACTATTAAACAAAATCAAAGCATATTTCAAAGCAAAATTTATCGAGTGGGGTATCGTAGAACCAAGTTATGCACTTGATATCACTGGCAATGAAATTATCAATCATGTTACATCGGGTAATAGCCAAACAACGGGTTATCTCTCGTTGCGTGATCCTCGAACAGGGCTTGAAGCTAAATTGCTTTATGCATGTACCGAGTATAACCGAATCATGGTAGAATGGATAATGGGTAAAGCAGGCGGGATTGATGTTATCAATGAAGTGGCTGAACGTGAACATGTTACGACGTATGTTATCATCGACTGTTTACTTAATCGTTATGGGTCAGGTGAATATCGTGGTATCGAAGCACAATTTACTGATTGGTTTAATCGTCAAACAGTAACTTACGATATCATTGCTGAATTTACCGGTAAATCAGGTTCTCATCTTGATATTACTGTTCGTACGAAGTTCATTAGTGATGGTATCAGAATGATCACTGGCGAACGTAACTTAACTGTTGTACCACGTAGTCTTGTTCGTGCTGCATTCTTAGTGGATGAATTAAATGGTAAAACATTCACGATCTATGAACCATCCGTTGCAGTAACCAGTGCAGCCCTTGCTGGTGCATTAATGCGTTGGGTAAATGAAACCACAGTTGATCTTGCTTATCAATTAAACGAAGATCATAAGTATTATAACCTCCGTAACAAGTTCGAAGTCTATAAATCTAAGAACAAAGTGGGTCGTTATACTAAGAAAGAGGAAGTGAAAGATGGAGCTACTCAACAATAGTCTTGTTATCCTATTCGTGGTAACAGCAATCACTTCCGCGTTCGGTGTAGTGATATTGGATACTAACCGGACACTTCTTGCTGGTCGATATATGAAGTATCGCCAGTTATTAATTAAAGTATTAAATATTGTTTTCGGTATTTCATTGTTTATTGCTTTTGTGATTACGATGACTACCGTAACAGTACGCCCATTTGGAGGTTAAACATGGCCAAACGAAATAGAATATTAAAGCTTGCGGAAGATCCGATTCAGTGTGTTCCTTATAAAGCACCGATCATCTCACTTCGTCTTTACGTTAACGAAGAAGATCTACAATCTACTATCACTTTTAACTACAACCACGCCAAGAATCAACTCATGGCGTTTGACACGGTAACGCAATGGCCATTATTCTCCATTGATCTGATCCCTACTTCATCTATGCCACTTGGCACGATAAATAAAAATCGCATCGATTACTTATTTGGTCATGAGGTACAAAATGAGCGATTAGTTGAAAGATTGATTGCTGGATTAAATGAGTTTAACAAAGTAGTCTCTGGTGCAACCAATCAAGATGACGTTTTCTTGATGCTCCGTGATTACTATAAGTTTAAGACAACGATTGTGCCACGTTCGAAAAGATGGGATACAGCATTCCGTATCGGTATGAATGGATTCTATTCCGCGTTCTTGTACAATCCAACTAAACCAGAAAAGAAAAACACTGGTGGGCGCGAAGCGAAGTTTAGTGTCAATATTGGTTCGAACTTTAGTATCGCTTTCTACCATGATTTCTTTAAACCTTATCCATTGCTTTATATTGTCGATCGCAATACGAAAGAAGCCTATACCGCACACTTGGGTATAACAGGTTTCTTGCGCCGTCACCTTATTAAAAGTGAAAAGCCTATCACGTTTGAATTACGTGATGCAGTTTTAAATGGTGCAGGTGTGGAGAAGATCAATGAGATCTTTTCAAGAATGGTGAGTTCAGATCTTAGATAGAGGTATTTTTTATATGGAATTTATTCGTCCAAATTTGGATCTACTTAGCGGTGGGATTGCATTCCTGATTGTAGTAGTGATCGCAGGTCTTATTGCCCGTAAAGCAAATCAGGAAGACATGTCGGTTACTGAATACATCATGGATGAAGTGGCACCCGTTATTGCGATGTTACTTTCAGCTGCAGCTCTTATCATGATTATTGCAGTTGTTATTCGTCATTTAATATCATACTTATTTGGTATGGGAGAAATGTAAAATGGATAAATTGATTTTATCACCTTATACGATGATGACGATGCCGTATCGTGCACGTTACTTATCGCCAGTTTTAAGTTTCATCTACAAAAGTGATGGGAAAGATGGCTGGGGTATTGACTATGATCATAGTACTGACCTACTTTCAATATCGATGCCTTTTGATATAGGTGGGTTTGTTGCGATTAGTCGTGTCGCTGAAAATATCCAAAACTTCATTGAAGAGTCTTGGGTCATGAGTGTGTTAAATCGTCTCAATATCACAGACGAAAAACCAATCACGATAGTGAAAGAAATCCTTGCACATGTTTATGCAATCGCAAAAGAGTCTTTAAATAGAGATGATGTCTATTACTACCTTTGTAAATATGCTGAGTTAGAACCTACTCATAATCCGGCAACGATAGACTGGCCGCATAAACTTCGTGAAAGTCTCGACCAGATGTACCTCATACTTAGCCGATTACCACATGGTGTCGCGATTCGTGAACAAGGTCGTTTAGGTAGCATGATTGCAACAATCAATGATAGTTATCGTTGTTTGTTATTCACTGAAGAGAAAAGACTCTACCCACAACTCTACGTCGTTGACCTTGCAACAAGAGAACCGTTTATCTTGCGTATCTCTCAGCAAGGGTTCATTCGTAGTAAACGTATCCGCCGTATGAACGAAGTCAAACGTCAACTTGTTGATGCGGTAGTGGGGATGGCTGACCTTGAAAGAATCAACACAATCCTGTCCAAAACTGTGGCTACCGATTTTAGATAATAGGAGTTGTAAATGCCAACAGAAAAACAGATTAGAGAAGCTGACCTTGCTTATTGGAATTGGTTACGAGAAGATTATCACTTCACACTTAACTGGGGCTGTAGTGAAAATCTTACCATCCTTGATAATACAGGGAAACCTGTTGCAACCGCAATAGTAAATGAACTGAGAACGCCTGCACAACAACTACGTAAGGGTTACATCAGTCACTTTATTATTGGCAATAAGATTAAGTTCACTAACGTCAATAAGATTGTTCAACCTGAGTACTTTGCTGAAGTGATTCAGGATTTCGTATCAGGGAAAGAACCACAGCTATTCTATACGGCTGAGATGACACTAAACAATGACCCGTTTCATTGGTTAGCGGATTTTCATGAATATCGTAAAGGATACAAGTAGGTCATATTTTATTTATAGGAGGTAAAAGATGTCTAAAGATTCAGGTAACCAACTATATAGCGTGTGGACGTATAAACCGGTTCATTTCGTGTTACAGTGGGACAATGGTGGCAACATTGATATTACTAATGATGCTGATGGGACGGTTAGTAAAGTAACTGTTGCAAATTTACTAGAACCAGGTCAAATTGAAAGAAAAGGTTTCCTTACTGACCACGTTATAGGCAAGAAGATTGAGTTGACTCATCCATCGTATACAATTGATCCAGGTGAGTTTGCGAGTGCCATTGCTTTATTTGTATTTGGTATATTTCCAATGCAATTAAGTGCCTTTGAGATTACACTCGACGGCGAATCTTTTAATTGGAGACAAGAGTCCGATAAATATTTATATGGCTAGCGATCCTGTGCCACGATTTACTTATAGGAGGGTAAACAATGGCAGAAGTGAAGTACAATGAGGGAGTAGAACTTACTCCCCAATTAACCATTAAAGTGTTACGTCTACTAGGGATTCGTGGAATGCACTATGACCCAAATACCAACCACTTTAAATTAACTTACCATCATTTCGATGATAAATTGGAATGGGAAGTAAGAGAGGTAGATGTTTATCTGCATATGCAAGAGCCTGTTTTTAATAAGACGTTCCGTTGTGAGTTATTGGAGCTCTCATGGCAACAAAAACAAGCTTTACTTATTGCACGTGATGTTTACTTCAGTACGAAAGATGAGGCGACTTATGATAGTAACTCATTTTGTGCAATCGTGATTACTCGTCTAGTCGAGCAAATCATCAAAGAAAATTATTACGATAAAGATCAAGGTGTCTGGGTTATTGCGGTAAGACGAAATATCTATTGGTATCTCAATATGAATGACCTAGATAAGTCATTACTTTATTGTCGCAATTATTTCTATCGTAAAACGCCAGTGAATTGGTTTGAGAAGTATAAAAGACTTGATGACTGGTATGCGCTTGAGCTAGCAAACCCTTTTGTAAAAGGGATGGCACAGGCACTTAAAGAAGGTATCATGATGGGTGGGTTAGACCATACCACCTTTGGTAACAGATTAAATAGACATTTAAACTACTTGGAGGTTTAAAATGGAACAATCAAATGAAAAACTCACTGAGTTCACAAGTAACTTAAAATATAAAATTGAAGCGACAGCGCCAGATTCGAATCATCTTCGTATTGTTAGACGTCACGATAATGGTGAATCCCATATCGACCTTATGGCTGGTCGTGTGGTGATGCTTGCAAACCAAAAGTATACTATTATCAAATATATCTCTGAGCACACAGAGCAGACTATCTACGGTTATTCACCGAATACCCATGTGCAGCCAACCTGGGATTATGATTTAACTTATACTACAGGTGATGCTGATTACACTATCGTCGCAACAGTAGAGGATGCTTACTTCATCTTCCATAACAACATCGGACTCGTTACTATCGGTTCGGTTGTTAGACTACAAAATGGTAAAGACGCAATCATTACTGGTATTGAATATAACTTCTCAAGCAATATCGTTATCCATGGTAAAACAGTTGATGGTAGTTATATCTTAAAATGGAACCATGACGGTAAGAATAAATCTTTCATTACACCAGATGCAGATATTGCTTCTGTTGTAACACGTAACTTCCGTGGTGGATTCCCAATATTTGAGAATTTCCAAATCACAACAGTAAGCGCAACTAATAAGGAGCAAGCGATGAATATGGATACTGAAGATGCACCAGAGTTCGGTTTAAAAGCATTACCGATCAATGAGCTTGATATCAAGCTAGGTAGTCAAGTTAAATTGACCAATGGTAGAGTGGCCTTCACTGGTCGTATCCCGGGTGCTAAGAATCCACACCACTATTACTTTGTTGAGTTACCAGGTGGGCGTGAGCGTAAAGTCGATATCCGTCCAGATCATCGAGCTGATAACCTTGTTGGTGTAGCGCAAGTACTTTGTGGTCCAGAAAGATTAACAGAGTACTACTTCGACTTCAGTAAGATTGAAGAAGGTAATACCTATAGCTATATCAGTAACGGCATGGCTCAAACCAAGACTTATCACAACGATGATACAGATGTATTAAATGCCTCAAATCCACTGGTATTCGATACCCGTTTCTTAGCGGTATGGCGTCTTAATGAATTTAAACGTGTATTAAGTGCCACTGGCGATATTTCAGTAGAAACAAAACAGGAAGATGAACGTAAGTACGAAATCTTACCTGAACCTATTGCTGCACCAAATGGTGAGGTTTGTCATCGAATCAAAGCACTGAAAGATATTCCAGTTATTGGTGTGAAGAAAGGTGATTTAGGTGGTTGTGTATCTAACGCTACATCGTTATCTCATAGTGGTAGCTCATGGATATTTGAAGGTGGCTTTGTTGTGGGTAACGCAATCGTTGAGGGCGATGCGATTGTGGGTGATGGTGCAACTGTAACGGGTACGGCTCACGTAAAAGATAATGCAGTTATCTGTCGCGGCGTAGTGATAGATGGCAATGCTATCGTAGGTGGTGATGTCGTTGTTCGTCATGGTAACATCAGTTGTGGAGCTGTGGTGACAAAACAATACCACTACCTATACGTCGACAACGTAAATGGTCGCGGTGATGAATGTACTATCTATCTTACTGAGGGCGCTATCGGTGCTTCTGTAGGTGGCCTAAGCAATGCCCGTTGGCAAGCACTTTGTTTAGATCCAAGAGTATCGTGTATCACATCACACGAACTCATGCAAACCTACGTGAGATTGTTTGCTGATAACTCAAGAGGGTAATTACCATGTATAAGCCACTTGAGACAGCTGAACCAGGTGATGTACTGTTTGATATCAGATGGGGCATGCCAAAGATTACCAAAATCCAAAAGATGGATGATAGTAAATATCAACTTAGTCTGGATGATGGTAACACGCATACTGTGGATGCGTATGGCTATATGGATGGTGATGAAATCTTACGTATCATCAACATCATCTATGGTAGACCTTTGCTCTGCAAACTCACCAACGAACCAAACGTTGAACCCGTTAGGATATTTCAGTATTCTGAGATACTTCCTTGTCATGAAATCGTTGGTCGTGTCGATGACTAATTCATGGTTTGTGCTAGGATATCCTACAGTAGTATGGGATATCCTTATCACAGGTTAATTATGGATTGCAAAGAAACGGTGATGACATGAAACAATCAACAATCGATTTCTTAAAAGAGCTTGCAATCGATGAGTTTGAGTTTATCAAAGTAAAAGATGTTGTCGCAATCCAATTTCGTGTTTGCGATAGTCGTACTGGATATGCTCGCTTTGGTGTAATCCCGTTTACGGAAGATACTGAAGATAAAGAAGCGGTTCGTTTCAATCGTGCTCATCGTATCGAAGTTCGATTAAAAGATATCTGTGCAGACAAAGGCTATTTGGTTGTTTGTGATGAAGACTTTGGTAATGGATTGATTAAATCATTCATTAATTACCTTGGTGAATTCTTCTTCAAAAACCAAACCTTTATTGCAGACATGGATGCAATTAAACTTGCATTTGAAAATGAGTTAATGGACTACGTTGTAAAATTACTCCAAGAAGAAAGAATGGATTTCAAACAAGAAACCTTCCATCTTGGACTTAATTTTAAACAATAATCCAGACAAATATGAGGGTATCGAAAGATACCCTCTACTTTTGTCCCTATTTTCTTTTTCTATAGTTTACTACAAGTGTATATTATTTCTATGGAGGTATCCTAAGTATCTTCCGTGTAAGTAAATAATAGGGTTTAATTATACGTTAAATTATCGTTAACTACAAAAAGGAAATTAATCATGAATCATGTTTTTAAAAATATTTGGAATGCAGTAAATCAATGCTGGACTGCCGTTTCAGAACTAAGCAAGTCTGCGGGTAAATCATCCAAGACTGACAAACGTAAAGTGTTGAATGCAATTATTGGCGCTGCAGTCTTAGCGGGTGTAAGCACAACTGCAATAGCTGAAACCAATGTGGTATCAGATGATCAAGGAAATGTCATTGGTGGTATTGGCGCAAAAGCGCTTGCTGGAACGGGCACAACAGGAAATTCTGTTGTTTTAGGTAACAAAGCTAAATCTGAAATCACTGAGAGTGTAGTAGTTGGTAGTAATGCTACAAATACAGGACGTTGGTCAGTCACTTTAGGTGATAAAGCTGATGGTAATTCTCAATATGGCGTGACAATTGGTAACAGAGCCCATAGTGGAAAAGGCGGAAATGCGATTGCTATTGGCTTAATGGCTAAAGCTACTAATGAGAAAGTGGGTGGAAATAGCCAAACTGCTGTAGGTGTGGCATCTTATGCCGATGGCGAGGGGGCTTCAGCCTTTGGTGCAACAGCAAATGCAACAGGTGTTCTAGCAACCGCTGTTGGTAGAAACTCAAAAGCTCTTGCAAAAAGTGCATCCGCATTCGGTGATAGTGCATCAGCTTCAGCATGGGGTGCAACAGCAGTAGGTGTTGGTGCATCTGCTAAAGCAAATAACTCTATTGCGGTTGGTTCTCAAGCCGTCACTGAAGGACAAGAATCAACAGCATTAGGACGTCGTTCTTATGCAGGTGCTCAAAGTGCAACAGCTTTAGGTACAGGTGCAAATGCGAGTGCAATCGTTTCGACCGCTGTAGGTAATGGCGCTAAAGCAAGTGCCGTTCAAGCTTCAGCATTGGGTAACGAAGCAAAAGCAACCGGTTCAAGTTCAACTGCTATTGGTGTTCGTTCTAATTCAGCCGGTAGCTCTGCTATTGCAGTAGGTACTAATTCAGCAGCTAGCGCAAACAATGCGGTATCTATCGGTACGGGCTCCAAAGCGACTGGGTCTGAATCTACTGCAATCGGATATGCCTCTAAAGCTGAGGGTGTTAACTCAATGGCGATGGGTCGCGAATCTAGCGCTACACATGAGAACTCAGTTGCGTTAGGTTCATACTCCGTTTCTAAAGCAGAAAAATCAGTTAAAGAAGCAACAGTTGGTACTACCACCTATAATGGTTTCGCTGGTACAGCACCAAAAGGAACTGTATCTGTAGGTACCAAAGGTAGAGAACGTCAAATCGTAAATGTAGCAGCAGGTGAAATCTCCGCGACTTCTACAGATGCGATCAATGGTTCTCAATTGTATGCTGTAGCAACTAAAATCGGCCAATCTGCTAAAGCACCAGTGGTAGAAGCAGGTAAACTTATTACAGTTGAAACATCAACCAATGCAAATGGTCAAACTGTTTATACTGTAAGTGGTACTGATTTCCAACCAGCAATCGATGCGAATAAAGCAAATATCGCTAAGAATGCAGATGCAATCAACACTAATACAGCAGACATCCGTTCTGCTGAAAAATTAATTGACATGAATGCTAAAGATATCGCTCAAAATACGAAAGATATCGCAGCGAATACCAATTACATTAAAGCAGTAGAACAAAAACTTCCGGTGGTAACAGCAGGTAAAAATACCACTGTTGATATCTCAACTGATGCGAACGGTAAAGTAACCTATACTGTAAACTCAGCTGACTATCAACCAGCTATCGACAAAAACACGAAAGGCATCGCTGACAATACAAAAGCAATCGAAAGCAACAAAGCTAAGATCGCTGATGTAGAAGCAGAAGCTAAACGTCACACTGTCGTAGAAGCTGGCCATAATATGGAAGTCACTTCATCTAAAGATGAAAATGGTGCAACGGTGTATAAAGTGGCTACATCTAAAGATATCAGTGTAAACTCTTTAACTGTATACAATGGTCCTAAGATCACTAAAGATGGTATCGATGCGCGTAACACCAAGATCAAAAATGTGACTGCAGGTGTTGACGACAACGATGCAGTAAATGTATCACAATTAAACCAAGTGAAAGCACGTCAAGATGCACAATCACGCGCACTTAAACAAGTACGTCGTACTGTGATCAACCACGGTGCTCGTTTAGCTAACGTAGAAAACCGTGTAACCGGTTTGGAAAACAAAGTTGATCGTTTAGATCATGATGTGAAGAAAAACCGTAAACGTGCAGATGCAGGTATCTCTGCAGTTGCAGCAATGGCAAATATTCCACAAGTATACTTACCGGGTAAATCTGGTGTCGGTGTAGGTGTGGGTTATAAACACGGCCAATCTGCAGTAGCGGTAGGTTACTCACGTTCATCTGACAATGGTCACCACATCATCAAACTTTCTGCTGGTGTCGATACTCAGAAAGATGTGACTGTGGGCGCAGGCTACATGTATCAATGGTAGTCTCACGATTGTGGACAAATCTAGAGGGTAGTTTTCTACCCTCTTATCTTTAGTATCCCTATAGGAGAATTAAACATGTTAAAGAAAGCCGCTGTAGCACTCATGGCAGCATTATTAGTAGGATGTGGTAACTTATCACAGGTAGATGAAAATGGTCGCTCAGAAAGCCCCGTATGGCCTAAAGCAGAAGATGCAACTTTCAATCACGATGGCAGCCAATTCGGTAGCTGGGTGAATATGAAAAACCTCAATATGGTAGAACGTGGTATGAACAAAGACCAAGTTCAAAACTTGTTAGGTCGTCCACATTTCGGTGAAGGCTTATATGGCGTATCTGAGTTCGATTACGTATTCAACTACAAAGATGGTGCTGAAGTAAAACAATGCCAAGTGAAAGTATTATTCGATAAAAATCACAATGTTGGTGATATCTATCGTATGCCAACTGATTGCTTGAAATAATTATATGGAGGGAGTGCATATGCACTCCCTATAATTACCGCCATATTTTTTTTTCAACAAGGAACAAATAAAAATGAGAAAGTTGCTATTTGGATTACTACTCGGAAGTTGTAGTTTATTTAGTTATGCTGAGCAGTGTCCCGATATCGAGACGGAACTCTCAGTAAAAGTCACTGACACGAACGACATCGTAAAACTTTGCAATGATCAGTATATCTCTTATTTCAGTAAAGAATGGAGAATGCCTGTATTAGTTGTAGAGAAACTTGAAAAGGGTGATTTTAAGCGATTTAAAGCCCCTAGAACGAACGATTTCCGTTTAGACGATAGATTGTCTTACTTCGATCAAATCAGCCCTAAACAGTACGCTAGAAGCGGATATGACAAAGGTCATCTTGCTGCCTCTTCTAACACCTCAGATTATGAGACTGTAAGCCAATCCTATTTAATGACTAATATCGTGCCACAAAACCCACAACTTAACCGTGGTACATGGAAGCACATGGAAAACTTTGCTAAAGATCTTCGTAAGTCTAACAGTAAAGCAAACTACGTGATCTCTGGTATTTTAGTGGATAGCTGTCGCATCACTAAACGTGTACGTGGATTACCGATTCCAGATCAAATGTTTAAAGTCGTTGCGCACGATCGTATCAGTACGGTATTTGTGATCGATAACATCACACCGAAGTCTCGTACTATCGCAGACTATACTTCATCATTAGGTATCGTGAATAGTCGTCTATGTAAAGTGAAAATCGCTTACAATGGACTATAAACAGACATACGCAGAGGCATCTTAGTGATGCCTCTTATCTTTGTTGTTAGTTTAAAGTACCATTACCAGATAGATCAAAATCAACCTTATCAATGGATTCGATCTTCGTTCTGGAAACTAAGCGTGCTGTCACTCTACCGCTAAGCTTAATCGCTTCTAACTTAGCTTCAGCTTCTTCCCAACTCGTAGCAGGTAAATCGATAGCAAAGGTACTATCATTATACTCATATTGCACTTCATAAACTTTCATTTCGTCTTTGTTCTCTGGGGTATCTTCAGGGAATACAATCGACTCATCTTTAATCATCATGGGCTTTTTCCTCTTAAAATTTAAATGATTATTTCATCACAATATTGTTTGTAATTAGGGTCATTTAGGTGGCTCTCAATTTTATCCCTAATTTCATAAAAATAATACCATAAAACAAATAAGGCAGTAGCACATGATTGCAGATTATACACCCCCTAAGCTTGAGACACGTGATGTATTAATCACGACACCCGAGCAAGAACATGAATTCTTTAAGTACATTGAAGTGGGTTATCACATCCCTAAAGATGATACACCTGTTGAAGTGGATGAAGGTTTAGTCTTCTTAAACCATCCAACTAATGATGTAGGTCAGAAAGTCGTCGACATGTTCAAATTTATTAATAAAGATAAGGAAATCGGTACCTTACATGTGGCACATGGGAATAACCGTTTAATTAGTGTGGGTAAGAATAACCCCGTGATCATCTTTATTAATGTTTTATCTGAAGGGAAACGTTTCTATCGTTATACCTTAAAGGAACTAACTTCCCTTTATAATAACCAGATGGATAAACTTCATCCTGAAAATAAAGTACTGAAGTTCTTAAAACAGTAGCAGATTTATGAGGATATCTCAGGATATCCTCTTGCTTATGTCCGCTCTTTATCATATTTATAAGTATATATTATTTATATGATGATAGAACGCTGATAACAGCATTATCTTACATCACTCGAGTGATTATTCATCTTAAGATAAATAATCGATTACAGTGCGATTTAGAGGCCTTATATCGCATATAACTTAACTATACGAATAGGAGTATAGCATGTCAAGTAAACCAAAACCAAAACTTGAAAATCAGAACAAGTTTAGACGTCGTCCTCAGACGTTTAATGAATTCTTCGATAAGAAGGTATTTACCACTTATCTTAATGTCTATGGGATCAAAGATGAAGAGATTGAGAACATCCCTCATCTTGGTACCCATATCCAAACGGTGCCATTTACTGGATTAAATGGGGAGTCCAGTGTTTGCAACCAATATATCCAGATCTACGGCGATGGATACTTCCATGACCAGTTTGATAGTATCGTTCAAATGTTAACAAACTTGGATGTGCATCCAAGATGGAATATCATTCGGTTCTTTACCACGAAACGCGGTGATGTGGATAATCACTTATGCGTATTCACCCTTGAAACCACTGAACCGAAACTTAATGACGGAATCCGCTACCACGTCTTTTCTGTGGATTTCAAAACGTTCTTAAATTTAGCATCACCAGATTATAAGGAGAGATTATTATGACTACTCAAATCAAAGGCTTATTAAACGAAGAAGAGTTTGATAAGAAATCAGAAGAACTTAAAGCAAAATACGGATTAACTGATGAACATCGCCAAACAATCCGGACTAAATTCATGAACAAGGATTTCTTGATTACCATGTTCAGTAAATCTGATACATTAGCGATTGACCACGTATTAGAAGGGATTGACTTTGAAGGTTACATCAAAGATAAATACTATCGTGGTGAACGCCGCTTATTTATCTTCGTTGGGTCTGAGATGGTCGATGGTATCCCAACTACCATTGCGCAAGTCGGTTTAACGAAGTATGGTTTAAATGGTAAACCAACCACTAACCTACGCCGTTTCATCTTAGATGGCAAACAGATTGCTAAATCATTCCACGATAAACATGAAGATGAGGAAATCAAACCACATGCTTCTGAATATGATTATCGTTGGGCTGAACCTAAAAAGGCAGAAACCAAAACAGAAGAAACTGGCATAACCAGTAAAATGAGCAGTCTTAAAGACCGCTTCTTTAAATAAGTCAATTCAACCATAGTAACAAATAGGAGTTACACCATGACAACAGATACTAAAAATGATGACCTATATTTAAGTAAAATATTTGGTTATACTAAACCAACTGAATATAACACCTTCTTCGGTCGATATATCGTTACCATGATGAATATCGATGGACATGTAGGTGACCTTGGTATTCTAGATATTGACCAGCACCCAACTATCTACTACCACATCACTGTAACGGCTACACCGAAAGGCGATGGTACTGGTGAGGTATCAGCTAAGGTATTTGCATGGCGCAAACCAGCAGAAGGTTTACCAGTTAGAGTAGTGATTGAAGGTGACCCATGCAATGAAAACACTCAACTTGGGTGTATCCTTCGTGGGTTCTGCGATTGGGTAAGTACAACGATCCAAAATGGTGGCAAGTATGAACCATTTGTCATCACACCACGTGACAATGGTGATGTTGTCGTTGGACCAGTTGTTAATCTCGTTGCTGGCGCATCATTGGCTTGGGCAATCGAGAATAAAGAGGCATTAGTCGCTCAGTATGATTTCTACTTCCCGATGTTTGCTGTAAATAAAACAGATAAATTCTTTAGTTACAGTAAAGGGATTCCAGGTGAAACCATTGTCGATTTCAGCGATATCAATGAGTTTATCAACTCTGAGTATTACTTAACAGGTGATGATATTCCACCTTACGTTCGTTTGCAACAAAAAGAATGTTTATTAGAAGTCGAAAGACAATTAATGGGTGCCATTAACTAATAGGAGTTAAACATGTACACTACAAAAGAATTGCTTGATATCGCAAGTAAATGCACACCTACCTCGTATAATACCGCATTTAATAAATACGTCGTAGTAAACAGTGAAACCAAAGGTGAAAATCATTTCATCCATATTGTAGAACTTGGTAAAAAGAATAATCACTTATATGAAGTAGTATTAGATCTAGGTGATAAACTCACAGTCAATAGTATCGTAAGCTTTACGTTAGATGGTAGTCGAATCTATCGTGTCGGTACGCTAACTGATGTAAGTCAATTGACTAACTATGAATTACGTAAGTTTATTCGTGCGTTGGTAGATGCTTATCAGTTTAGCCATATGGAGTTACTGGAAGCTGGCGGCGGATTACGTGAGATTAAAATCGGTGATGTTCATAAACGCATCATCATTCCATTCTTCTCGATCGTTTCTCGTATCCTAGGTGATACTGGGGAAGGTGAGGAACCGTTCTATCCTCAGATCTATTTTGCGGTAAGTGAATCTGGTCCGATATTCTCATATACTGAGTACCAATATCAAGGTGCGGATGCGAAAGCAACCTCACCTTATCGATTTGGAACATTCACATCAATCGATGAGTTCATGGACTCAGAGTACTATCTTTCTGATGAAACGAAGTATCCTAAGTTTGTTCTTGATCAACAACGGGTTTGTTTATCTATTGCAAAGAAATATACAGACCAAAAAGTGGTAAGAGAACAAGAGTTGGATATTGAAACGAAAGTCGCTCAAATGCTCAATAATATCAAACCTACTGGATATAATACGATCTTAAATCGATTTGTTATCCTTGATGTTGAGCATAATCCATCTAATATGACTCGTAAGGTATACGTTGCAGATATTAAAGCGAATCCAACTCGTCTTTATATCATCAACTATTTCCTCATCTACAATCAGATCAGTGCAAGTGTATCGATCTTTGAGAGGGATAAGGAAGATAAACCGAAGTACATCTCTCATACGAACTATACTAATAAACGAAATGATGAAATTCGTAAGTTTGTAGAGGCGTATGATATCAATGCAAGAGAGTACAGTATACAAGGTGTCCGTAATGCAAGACTTGGCTTAGCGGGATATACACTCTCAGGTAAACAAGCGCATAGTGGATGGTTTAACCCACCAGCGCAATGCGTCGAGAATGTACTGATCAAGAACCATCCAGCTGACGTTAAAGATGCATCCGAATGGCCAGCATTTGTCGTATCAGAAGATTTCGATAAAATCACTTATACGACTTATGATCCTGAGACAGGTTCTGAAGTGGAATTCAAGTTTAATACTGTTGACGAATTTAAGGAATCTAAATTCTATCTTGGTAATCAAGAAGGCGTGAATCCTTATGCAGTAGCACAACAGGAATTCTGTCTTAAAGAAGCGATGTTCTTCCTTGCAGCAGGAGGTGAGAAATGATGCCACGTGACCAACATGCAGAAGAGGAACTTGAGCTCGAAGCATTGGCGTTATATCTTGATGTATTTCAACCTAAAGTAAGGCAACATCTTACTGGTCAGACATTAAAACGGCTATCCACTTGTTTAATGGAAATTGATCAAGCAGATGTTTCAGGCGATCTGATTACCAACTATAAATACCTTGGTTCAACCAAGAATGATCATAGTTGGTTGTATCCGGGTTTATACGTAACGCACTGGATACCAGGTGAGAACGCATCATTTGATATCGTGTACTATGAATATAACGTATATGATTCGATGTATCGTCATGCGATGATTCAGGAAGGTACGGCGAAGCTTTACCGAGTCTATATCAACGCAAGTGGCTGGGTAATGGATTCGGATGGTTGCCCATTCGATCTTGAAAACCTACCAGACGATACAGTCACGATGATCGAACACTTACGTCAGTATGCCTTTGAACATCAAGATGATAAATACGTCGATATGGAAGCAGCCTGTAAAGAGGTCTATAAGCGTGCAATAGATCATTTGATTCTTCAAACGACATTAGCGCACAATATCCTGTTCTAGGATAGCGACATAAGAGAGAGGGTACCCTAGGGTACCCTCTTATTTTTGTGCTCTTTTCTTTTTACCTATTCTATCAAAATTACAAGTGTATATAATCTACATGAGATAATCGCCACGACTCGATTTATCTCACATAAGAGGCGCTTAATACACCATGCATTTGACACCGGCGGGAGTTATCGTAGAACTCCCTTTAATTATAACTTTAATTAAATAAGGTGTTATCATGTTTGATATAAAAAGAACACTAGAACTCCGGAAATTTATCTATACGATAAACCCGGCTAACCCTTACTACCATGTCGTTACTGGTGCAAAACCATACATTGAAGCAATCCTACTAAATGACTTCAGTGTATATAATGAAGCATGCTGTACTTATAAATATAACCTGCTGAATCGCATTCACAAGTACGTGTATAGACACTGGCGGTAACTGTAGGTATTTATGAGATCCCCACAGTATATTAGTGTGCTTAGTGTACATTAACATAAAGAGAGGGTACCAGCTGGTACCCTCATATCTTTATTTATTTTTTTTTTACTCTTCAGATTGGTTTTCTGATGGAGTAGGCTCAGCTGGCGCTTCAATCGTATTCGCCATTTCGACTAAACGAACTTTCTCGTTATTGACGATACCACGGATACGTTCCGTTAAAGGTGTCGTTGCATTAACGTGTTCTAATTCAGTAAAGGCTTCTTCTTGTTGAGCGATACCAGCAAGATGAGATTGCACCATCTCATTTAACTGAGACTTCTCATTGGTTTCGTAAACGATCCCTTCTTGAGATACCGTCTCTTCGGGTGTTACATCACCCATCTCTTCATGAATCTCAACTTGATTATCAAAACTCATTACTCATCCCCCTTAACTGGTGTTAATGTCCAACCTTCACCCATCTTGTATTCCATATTCACAGCAAACTCATCAAGGTTATCAAGGTTAACCGTTCCATCTTTATTGAGGAAACTATTGATTTGTTTATTTGCTGCTTTAGCAATGGCTTTTAATAGAGTAAAGTATTTGCCACCTTGTTTGTTATAAAGATACATGAAACGATCATAGCTACCTGCAATCAACATGTAGAGTTTAAGTACTGCAAAATAGCACTTCATGTTATCACCAAAGTAAGTGATGTATTCTTTAAGTGATGCACCGACTTCTTTAGTAATAGTGGATTTCTCAGCCACTTCTTTAAGTTTATCAAGATGACTTGCTGCCTCTTCATCAAAGGTTTTATTTTTGATAAGAAGACTATCTTTAGCAAATGGACCGTATTCCATGATCTTATTTAAGAAGATGATGTTCTTACGAGTTTTAATCGCATTGTAAACCATCTCTTCGGTTTCGCTATTCCAAGGTAGGATGTGATCACGCATGCTTTCTGCTTTATCGAGGACATCTTTGATCTTCTCAAGGTTCTTACGAATGGCTTGAGGCGCAAACTTACGATAGCAATCCTTAACTTTACTGTCAAACCAGGCTTTACCTTCAGGGGTTGCACCTTTCTCAGGAAGATCGGCAATTAACTCACGAGTCGTCGCATTACATTCTACCGCAGTTGAACTGTAGTTAGGCATGTCATTGAAGATACCATGGATTGCATCCATACGGCTACCTTTAATGAAAGCTTCTTGTAATAACTCATTCCATGCTTCGTGTAAGTTTTGATCAGCTTCATTACGATTAGCTTCATCTTCAAACGCATCTTGGAAACGTTTTAATTGTTCACGGATCACATTTGATTTTTCTAAACGAAGGATCGCTTTCTCTGCTTCTTCTTCACGAAGTGCAACTTGTTTAGTGTAATCAATGGCTTTCTCACCTGGTTTTTGTTCTTGTTTGCTAAATAACTTACGAACAAAGCCCCAAATGATCGCAATCAATTTAACGACTAAACCTACACCGACAGCAGCTGCTGCACCTAATGCAATATTCTTTTGCTGTTCGGTGATTGCTTCTAATGAAAGACGATTAACGTTAGATGGAACTGTTGTGAAAGACTCCATCGTTAAGCCACCTTCATCTAATAAAGCTGGGTTCTCGGTTTCTTCGATCACTTGTTGTACTAAAGCACGATTTACCCCACCTTCTTGGATCATCGCCTGAACACGTTCGATACGCTCTAAACGTCTTTGGATTGGACGTAGGGCTTCTTGGTGTTCAGCGATCGCTTGTTCAGATTCTTCTACCGCATCTAAAAGGTCACCATCCGTTTGGTAACCTTTGATGATCTTACGGCGAAGGTCTGAAATATTCACGACTTCACTCATCGCTTTATACTCCCTTCTTTTATCTGAACTTAAGGATTAAGCTTCAGGTTTATAGTTACCAAGATTAGTTGCTACTGCAACGATGCTGGTGTTGGTACCCATTAATGCAGTCACTGCACTGAATAATTGACCTAACGCAGTTTCTTGTGCTTCAGTTGGTTCATCACCTAGTGTTGCTTTATCTGCATCGAGAAGTTCAACTAAGGTTTTATCACCTTCGTAGTTTAAGGTACCACTTGCAATCGCAATACGATAGTCTACTACTTTCACGACTTGCTCGATGAATTCTTCGCCAATAAAACCAACAATGTTTTCATTGATATAAGAAGCAAGTTTAGTGATACCAAATTTAAAGTGCATACGAGTTTGTGCATCTAAGCCACCTGCTAAGATGTTGATACGACAACCTACGTGAGTTGCGACACCGCGAGATAATACAGTACGGTCGATACCGCTATTTAAACATTGGCGATAAGCCAATACCACAGATTGGATGTTTTCCATAATTGTTTTAAACCTTTATTTTATATTTTTAATGTAAAAGAGAATGATTTATGCAAAACGAGCTGCTGAGACGTAGAGTTCGTTATTTAATAAATCTTCTAAAGCTTGCTGACGTTTCTTCGCATCTTTCTGGCGGATGAATAAGCTATCTAAACGATCATAGATCAGTTTACCTAAGGTTTCATTCGCATTATAGTGCTTATCGTTTTGTTTTAATAATTCATCTAATGAATCAAACGTTTTCACTAACTCTTTACGTACCACATCAGAAAGATCTTGTTTTTTAAGACGCCCGATCATTTCAGTACGGATACGTTTTAGGCGATCACGTGGTGTATCATAGCTACTTAATGCATCACTAAATGCACCCTGAATTAAAGCTGTCATGTAAGAGACCAGACCAAATAAGAAGAAGACAGGATGTAATGCACCAATCGCAACAAAGAGCATACTCATAATTGAGATTGCAACAGAAACAAATAACCCGAAGTAATATTCAAATGCACTTGCGTTATATTGTTTATAGATCTTCGTTAATGATTTAGCCAGATATAAGCCCGCACCTTTACGGATCGCAAACTGGTCTGCCGCTGATTCGAATGTGGTGCTATTATGGAAGATACTGTTTGGATCTTCTGCAATCATACGTTGGCCCATAGATATCACCACTGTCGTATATTTATCACCTGCATTCGCTACACGACTGTCATCAAATTCTTTTGGTAATAACTTCTCTGCTTTTAAACGAGAGATGATACGAAGTCTGGTTTGAGTATCAGAAGTATCACGGAACTCGGCTACATTAGAAGCAAGGATCACGTTCTGACGGATATATTGAGATAACCCTTCATAATAGCTGAATGCATGACCAAGCTCATGTAGGATCACCGCAGCGATTTCTCTTGGGCTAAATTTGTCATTATTAAAGAGCATACCACGGGTGATATAGATCGGATGATCGATCTCAGATAGGATACCACCTAAACGACCTTCTTTACGATCTACTAAAGCATAAAGCTCTTCTTCTTTTACAAGTTTATCTAACACGGTACGGTTACCGGTGGTTAGATTAGCAAAGCGATGTAGGATTGGGTTGTTACGGTCGATAGCAGGGACTACGATATAAGCATTGATACCATTACTGTTATCGACTGACAGTGTCGCTTTCATGCCCATATGCTTGAGTATCACTCGACCAAACTCACTGTGCAGTAATTTCTCTGCCGCGAGTTCATCACTTGCCTTAACTTCAGAGCGAAACTCAGAGATGACACGGGCGATATCATTAAAGAGTGTACCGTCATCATCCCACTCCACTGCTTCCATGGATAAGCGAGCTTGAGTTGCCTGAAGAATGCGTTGTTTTAACGTACTCATAATTGTTGTTTTAAACCTTTTAATATTTGCAAATAATAAAATATAGCCCGTACTTCTCTAGTTAAAGCAAGGGCTACAAAACATGGTTCTGGATTAAACAGAAAGATTGAGATATGGGTAGGTTAAGTTCAATCCTTCTTTTACGGTAAGCTCTGGATAACTACCCGCAATCGCAATGGTCACGCCATATAACGCATCATTGCCAAATAAAGTTTTCGCATCTTCACTCATCGCCATCCATGGTTTTGTTTTATAGTACGTTTTACCATTGATCACTTCTTTATCCCAGTTTGGATCAACTTTCTCAAAGATGCGGAATAAACGTTCTTTCTCTTGAGCAAGACTATTATCTTTCCAGTTACTTGGTAAGCGATAATTTAATAAGATACGGTTAATCAGATCAGGGTTAATTTCACCAGCCATACGACCATCGATGATTTTTAGGATTTCGTCGATCGTATCGACTTGACTAAATGACGCATTTAAAGCAAGGTTAGTGGCAAGCGCTTGTTCAAGTCCAGGATACATCCCTTCACCAAATAACTTACCCTGTAGTTTAGCGATAAGATCTGCACCACCGTATTCTTGGGCAAGTTGAACCAATGCACCAATCTTCGCCTGCATCTCACTGATGCCCAATGCATCAGCCATGTTAACACCAGTGACATTAGAAACGAAATCCATTAAACCTGCAAAGGAATGGAAATCCGCATTCTTAACGAGGTCTCGCATCTCAAGACCATATTTACCCATGTTAACCAGGTTATTCCCTAACACCCCACCAAGACTATCAAGAACTAAACTGTAGTTCCCTTCTTTAAATTGTTTATAAACTTCAAGACCTTGAGATGCTGCTGAAGCGATACGTTTCCCCTGGTCGATATAGTCTTTAACTTTATTTGGATCGATACCTAATGATTTCAGATTAAACTTACTAACAAATCCACCGAGTAATCCACCTAATCCATTTACCCCTTGTTTAAATAAGGTATCAAGATTCGTGATACTTTTCTGTTTAAATTCACCTAAGATCTGATCGATATCTTTACCAAATGTATCCCCGATACTCTTACTCTTCTCGGGGCCTTCAAACCAAACACTCTCGATTGCTTTATCAAGAATACCGGTTGATTTAGAGCTATTGCTACTGTTGCTTGAGCCAGTATTTAGTGCCATAATAAAATATCCTTTAATTACTCATGTAAACAGAGCCTTATGAAAATTGACAACATAAAAGTGGGTATATGGATCACCATATACCCTACTTGAGATTATGCAAAAAGAGAAATTTAAATGTGCAGCTTGTATTGCCAAAACATAAGTCGTTCAACCTAATAGGAGGCGTTCACCGCGTAGTAATCAATATCAATAAGGATCAATATTAATACAGATTATTTCTCAAATAATAAGAAGTTAAAATATTGAGAGTAAGTTCTTAATCAGTGATTTACCTACACCAGAAGAAGTGGATTGATATTGTTTCTTCTCGGTGTTATTAAACTGATCTTGATCTACCATGACAGCTAGACCAACACTGCCTAAATGTTTCTTACTGTTGGTACCACCAACTAACTGATAAGCACCAGCTTCTTTTAATAAGACACCGGTAATTTCATACTTCACTTCATTTTTGAAATAGACTACACGCACTGGCATACCAGGTACTAATAAATGTGGATTTGCATATTCCCAGATGAAAGTCAGTACTATCCCATTACGTTGAGCAATGTTACTCATCGCATGTTGCAGTGAAGTCGTTAATCGATCTTTCACCATCGGTGCATAGTTTAAATCATCCGTCCGTTTATTTTGGACGAACTGTTTCTTCGCATCGATTGGGTTAAGATAAGTACCCTTTTCATTTTGGATCACGGATTCATTACGGAGTTTAGCCGGATCAAACATGGTTGCACCATCACCTTCATTAGTAGTACGAGCATTGGCATCATCGGATACTTCTACCCCACCACCGCAAAGTATAGTGACATCACGGTTATAAACATGATAAGTACGAGGACTATCCATGATCTTTGCCTTAGGGATGACATTGATCGTTAAACGAGTATCAGACTTTTTATATCGATCATATTGATATAACGGATAGAGATACCACGTATCTTTACAAAGATAACTTCCTAATCCATAATTGTAAATACCGTATCGATCTTTCTGCACAAAACGAGGAAGATCTAGGATAGGTGTACCATGCGGAATTAAAACATCGGTGGTGATCTTCTGGTTATCGGGTGGTACCATCTCAACACCTTTTGGTTTCTCATCCGGTTTACAGTCTAACATCTCAATAGATTTCGATAGCATCCCTTTAACGATATCACCTGGAACACCGTGGAAATTACCCCCAAAGTTAGAACGCATGATATACTCAATTGCAGGATGGAGTAGCTGGATCTTCACAGTAACAGGGGTTTTCTCTGCATTCGGATCAGTATTGCTATCCGGTGTAGAAGATTGACTGGTGGATTGACCCATATCAATTGGATTAACCAAAACACCCTTATAAACCCGCTGATAGGTTTGAGGTTTGATTAATTTCATCCCTTCTTCTTTCTCAGTTTGTTGGGTTTGTTTTAAGATGATCTTAAAGTTATTACGAAGTGGGTATAACGTTTCGATATAAAACTTCTTGGTACACTGTACTTCAATCACGAAGTTATCTGTAAAACCTAACTCGTAATCTTTTACGATATCAAATCCCATCACCTTATCAAAAGCAAAAGACGCATTATCCGTTTTCAGTAAGGCCTCATAATACCAATGAATTGCTTTGATATCTAGATTACAAAGGTCAACGACACCTTTATAATAGATCTCTGATTTAGATGCCATTTATTAATCCTCCGTTGTGTTACGCCATAAACGAGTGGCTTGACGTAAACGATCACTCATGCCATCGGTAATACTCACTCGTTTCGGAATCTCTTTATTATCTTCTTTAACACCCGTATTACCTTGATAACCAAAGCGAAGTGCAGTACGACCAGAACGACCTTCAGTAACAAGTTCATCTGGTAATATACCAAAGATACGATAGGCTTCCTCACCAACTGTCATTTGTACTGTTGTAAATAAGTGGTTAGCGAGATTAGCCAATCTCTCACAATCCTCGATGATGTGCTGGAAATCCTCATTACGTCGCATGCGGTTTGCACCAACATTAGCACGATCTAATAAGGCGACCATAAACCCGTTATACTTCTTGATCATATTGAAGATATAAACACTGTCACTTTGACGATGGATATAAAATGGGATCTCATCAGCTACCCAATCAGCCAGATTACCAATTGTTCTTTTAGTGACATTATACTGTTCAGCCATCGCCATATCCCATTCATCACTACCGGTCATTGGGATACCTGCCACTTCTAATGTCCAGTCACTATAACAGTACATCTGCTTGGCTTCAACATCATAATACGTATCGAAAATCTCTCTCCACAATAACTTCGCCTCATAGGGCGTCAGCGCATCTAATTCTTCTCGTGTCATATTAAGACTCCCTATATAAAATAAAAACCTTTAACAGAAATTTAGGGACAAAAGTAAGAGGTAACCGAAGTTACCTCCATCTACTTTATCCTTACCAAACATCCTCTTCACCAGAGACACTACCTGTCCCTCTGAGTTTACGAAGATCTTTCACGTAAGTTTCTTTATCATCAGGTTCATTAAGGTCTGCGATGATACCACAATCCGTAAAACGAAGTGCCCCTGATTTATGCTCAGGTTTGGTATCATGTACTCGACGGTTCTTACCAAGACAAAATGTCAAGAAAGATTCCGTTTCACCTTTACGACCACCGACTTTAGGTAAGGTCACAATATGCTGAACGATTTCCACATCCACCTCACGGTCGATCTGTTTACTCTTCGCCCAATAAGATTTTCCAGCAACACTTTTAACGAAGTCTGCTTGATAATCATCACGGTTAAGATAAGTTGCTTCTGTACTTAACTGGTGTGGTGTGATCAAGGTAATATCACGTTCAGAACAGAAGTTACGCATCAGTCTGAATAACTCTTGGTATTCTGTCCCATCACCAATACGACTAATCCCTTTTAAAGAAAGCATACTTAAGTAGTCCACACCCAAGACATGAACTTCATAACCATTCATTTCAAATTCCATCACTAGATTTTGCACATCGATATAACCGACGTTACTTGGGTTGGCTTTCATATAGAAATACGTCCACCCATTTTGTGCGGTAAACTCATTAATTAAATCTGATACCTTTTTAGGGTCTTCATTAATACAGTCTTGTAGTGATGGCATCTTGCCGTATTTTACTACGTAAGCACGTTTGTAAATACGCATCAAGTCATCACCTGCATTATTCTCTAATGAAAGATGAAGTATAGCTGCTTTCTTCTTATCCGTAAAGAAGTGAGGTTTATTAAAACGTGGGATATCAAATAAGATATCATCGAGCATACCCGATTTATAGTTGTGCTGTAATGCACCTAATAAGATCGTATCCCCACGAAACAACCCACCTGGTGCACCTAATGCACGGTTGATCCCTTTATAGCCAGTCTTCATGATAGACTCAGGTGAGATCGCCGTTTGCGTTTTCTCCCAGACTGCTTTTACCGTATCTTCTTCTTCAGTACTAAAACCTGCGACTAAGATCGGGTTGTGAATCCCTGTACCACCTGTACTATCACCATAAGTACTATAAGGTTGAAGCATCGCGATCATTTCACGAGCTTGCTCCATGATGTCATTACGACTATCACCGTATAATACATTACTCGTATGCTTACGAACGGCTTTAGTAAAATCTAAACGCTGGAAGTAAGCACTGATCTCACGTTGCCATGATAGGCACGCCTCTAATAACTCGTCATATTTATATGGCCCTTCTAAAGCCATAATTGCTGCATCGTATAGCTCATCATCTTTTTTGATCGCCATACGGATGGATTGTTTCATCATACTGAAACTTTGCGGTTGTTCAGTATCAAGTAGATAACCTAGCGTAGACGCCAAGTTAATTAAATTGTCTTTACTTAGACCATCGTCAGCGACACTTTCTTTTGGTCTGACTTCTTTTAGTACCCGTTCACAAAGTGCCCGAGCTCGAACAGGTGGGTTCTCACTATTGAGCTCCCAATAACGGAGTGCAATCGCATAAACAACGACCTTCTTCTCATTTAAGAAACTATCACTCATAATTAAAATACCACATTGAAAATAGAAATTCGTTTTCGTTTTTATCCAGTCATCTTCGTATATCTCGACAACTTATGTCGAATTTAAGACTTAAGATAATCGTATCCTTGTATAGTATTGATCAGCTATATAATGATACTTGTAAAAATAAAATAAATCAAAATCTAGAGAAAGGAGCTCCCTCTATGATGAACAAAACATACGCCCCAATCAAGGTAATTTTTGTACCGAGTCTGATGCGTGAGGCGTTAATCAGTCCAGAAGATGAATCATTAGTTGATGCCGCTGGACGTCCTAAACGTATCTTAGTAAAAGATCCAGAAACCTTAGCCACTTTATTAAATCCGAATGATTTCTTAGATTTCGTTCACTTTAACTTTGCTTTGGCTAAACTACAAGGTGCTTATGCGGTACCATTTGGTGATATGATCCCTTATGCTACACCGGGTGAAGCATTAAACATGGTCAGTGAAGACCAAAAACAAGCTTGGGCGGATGAAGATCTTGTTAAAGCGAATAACGATAAACATCACTATAGCAAATATCAGTTCCCCGCTTATCAACATATTGAGAGCGCAACCTTTGATAGCGCTAACCGTATTCTTTACGTATATGTTGAATTCCAAGGACAATTTACTGATATTGTAAACGAAGATAGTTACAATAAAGGTTTAAAAGAAGTGCTTGATGCACTTGGTCAATATATGACCTTCAATGAATTAACCAGCTATAATGTCTTCAAAGAATGGCTCCATGAAAAACCATGGCTCCAATCTAAAGCAGATTTACTAGCAGGACGTGGCTAATTATCTATGTGATATAGTCACACACGAAAAAGAATATTGCATTTGATTATTAATTTATTATTTTGTTGTTACTTTTCCGTAGCTTGGGGAAGTTTAACGTGTACGAGGTAATGATGGGATTTAAGTTAATGATGGGATGCTTTATATGCTGCACTTAAAAGACTGCGAATGGTGTCATCTTATCTTAAGGTGATCATTTAATAGCACTTTGAGGTGAGATGATAGAGTAGTTATTCTACTCAAAATGAATATTCAATTTATTTCCCTCATTATTTTTATAAATAAGGAAAAAGAAACCATGCGTTCTTATTTTAATGCAAAAAGTCACGGTGAAACTAAGTACGGTGACTTACTTACTCAAGTTCAAACAACTTTAAACCAAGGTGGTTTGTCTGGCGCAATGTCTGCTGACGTAGCTTCATTAGAATCTTGGAGCAACCCAGCTACTGCTAGCCAATTAGTAACCAACCTTAAAAACAATGCAGCAACCATCGATCAAATCATCAACATCGCGACTGATGGTAAAGGCTTAGTTGCATCTTTAGAAAGTTTCGAAGAAGCAGGTATCGTTTCTACATCTGCATCTAACCGCGACTGGATCAAAGCTTCACAAGAAAACGCATCACGCGCTGCAGCAGCTATCTCTTTAGAAGCAGCTGGTAACCCTGAAGCTTACCGTGCAGGTTTCGCTAAATCAGCAGAAGCTTTCAACAAACGTAACGCTAACCAACACTTCGACTATGTAGCAGACTACACCAATGGTGCTCGTGCTTCTGCATTAGGTATCTTAGCACCTGAAGAAGTGTCAATGGAAGCATTCGAAAACAACAACCTTGCAACTTCAATGAACTACTCAGTAGTTTATAACTTAGTTGCTGCAGTACAAGAACCTGCACTTGAAGCGTTGTTCAAAACTATCGTATTAGCACCAGACCAAGTTTGTTTCTACTACGAAATCCAAGTTGACCGTTTCTGGAATGGTTTCAAACACACAACTGAAACTGCTAAGAAATTAGGTCGTAACTTCGACAAATACAACTTAATGGACGCAGTACGTAAACCATCTATTTTACGTCAAGATGTATTAAACATCGTTCCATTCTACCGTGAAACTGGTGCTGACGCAGCTCACTACCAAGCATTATTCATGGATAAAACTATCTCTGCTCCAGTAACTCGTACTGTTGCAGGTGTTGAAGTTCCAACTCAACCATTAAAAGTGGGTGTTGAATACGATTTATTAGACATCTCTGCACACCCAGGTTTATTAAACGGTGGTGTATTTGATGAAACTGATACTATCGACAGCTACTTAGCGTTAGATAAAGTATACGTCACTATGGGTGCAACTGCATCTGCAGACACTGTTGTTGAGTTCCCAGTTCGTCACTTAGAACGCGCTAACTTCTTCAAATCAGTTCAAGGCCACGGCTTTGATATGGACTTAAACTTCCGTACTACTGATTTATTAATCGATGGTCGTACCATGTCTGTAAATGGTAAAGTACCAGCTGAAGTTAAAGCATTCGTAGACGCAGGCTACCGTGCTCGTTTAGAATTAACTGTAGTAGGTTCTGCTAACGTAGAAACTTCTTACATGCAAATTCAACACGCACAAGTTAAAGTAGTTGACGTTTATAAAGTAACTAAAGGTACTAAAGGTCAACCAGACATCGTTGACAAAGTAGACATCAACGATCCTACAGTAGCAGCTGAAGTGAAAAAATTACACTTAGCATGTGAATTCTTCTACCCATATGGTAACCGTACAAACCGCAACTTACGTAGCCAAGGTTTCACTGTTGATACTGATGTATTTACAGCGAAAATCGCTATCGGTGTTCGTTCACCAGTTCGTTTACAACGTCCAGTTGGTTCAGAAGCAACTTACCCAACAGTTGACAAATTAGTACAAGTAACTCGTACTCGTCAATCTGCTGATGGTTGGTACGAATTCTTCCAATATCGTGATACTTTAGCAGCATACGTTGCTTCAGAAATCAACGATGGTATTCGTACTTCAGGTATGATCGGTTTCGGTAAATACTTGATCAAACCACACTACGAAAAATTAGAAGTGAATTTAGCTGAATTAGTTAAATCTACTGAAACTCGTTACAACATTGAAAATGCTCGTGAAGGTTTATTAGCAATCCTTCAAGAAGCAGCTGCACGTGCAATCGTTAAATCACAATACAACGTTGCATCTACAATGTTAAATGATGGTAAACAAGTGAAACCTCACTTCGTTATCGTAACTGATAACTATCTACCATTATTGTTATCAGCTCGTGGTGATTTACGCTTATTAGGCGAAAACTTCGGCCACACTGTTGTAACTACAACTAACGAAGAACTTGACAACAAGATCTTCATGACTGTTGCTGTACCAGAATCAGACGAATTCAACGAATTACGTTTCGGTCACTGCTTCATGTACCCAGAGTTAGTAACTACATTATCACCACACAACCAAAATGGTGCATATAAAGAAACTGTAATGGTTTCTCCACGTTACCAACACGTACCAAACTTACCTCTATTAATCGAAGTAGATGTTAAAGGTGTTCAAGAATTCATGACCACTTATAACAAATACCGCGTATTATCTCAAGATGTAAAGTAACAAGCGGTACTAGCGGTGCAGCAGCTGCCGCTGCGACTCCTGCATCACCTGCTCCAGTAACTCCTGGAACGGGTACACCTGGAGCCGCTGGTGCGGTAACAGGTACTCCTGTAGCTGCGGCTACGGGTCCTGGAGCTGCGGCTGCAGCACCTGGCACTGGTGTAGGCGGTGCGCCTGGCGCGGGTGGAGTTCCATCCCCTGGTGTATCACCTTAAGTGAGAGTTACTGTTTAGTAACCGCATATAGCGAGGGTAGCATCTGCTACCCTCTGCTTATGTCCGGATGAGATATATAATAAGATATATCCGTGAACTATGTTATGTATATAAAGACAGTTTGATAGTCTTTTTGTACACCAATGATGAAATTTTGCGAATAGATTTTTTCATTAATGAGTTTCCTTTTTAAATGTTAAGTTAATAGTTAAGCTGGGACACCTGGATGGGGTGTCCCTTGCTTATGTCCGCTATTTTCGGAAATCTATCTAAACTTATAAGTGTATATTATCTAAATGAGAAGGTACACAATGAGGTCTAATGACCTATTAATTAACCAAAACAATTTTCAATATACAGGAGTTTAGAAATGAGCAAACCTTATCGCATATTACATGAGGCGAAGTTACTCAATCCAACTCAAGCCAAAACAGAATTCAATCCAAGATATCTTGATATCGAAAGATTAGTTGAGGGGTTTGAGAAGACAGCATCTCGTGAAATGGAATATGGCTTTCAACCAAATACCAAAAATACCGGGACTGTAGAATTAGCACTCTATCCAACTGTTTCAGATGACTATAACAGAGGTAATCCAGAAACGAATAGTCCAGGTTCATTGCCGTATCGTCGTATTGATTTATATCACGATGAAATGGAAATCATGAACTTAAGTAACCAGCCAGTTATCATGACCACTCGTAAAGGGGATGTCGTGAAGCTAGATAATACCCCACCTGAATATATAAGTGGGCAACGGTGTTATCGTTTAGACTGGAAGTTTGATATGCATGGACGTCGCAAACCCAATCGTACGCCAAGACGCGGTGATACTGTACCTGCTATCAAAGAAGGGATTTATATTCGCACTTATAAATACGTAAGTTTAACTGGACTAAATTACAAAGAAGGGGAAGACGATATCTATCGTTTTAATCATACAGGGAGAACATCATTACTTGGAAAGAACAAAGATGGGAGCTGGAAGAATGTATCTGCTGCTTTATTAGCTGCGGTGTATGGTCATCAGAAACAACCCAATTTTGTTGCAGATGGTTGCAGTATAAAAACGATAACTTATCATGATGGCATGACTTATCACCCAAATGAGAATAAACTCAGACCAAAGCTAAATAAATCAAACGTCGATATCACAGAAACAATGAATTTGATTCTTAACAATGACCGTGAGATTAAATTGGGGCCTACGGTATTCAGTGGTGAATATTTGAATTTTGATCCAGATAAACGTAAATATTCAACAAGTCGTTACGTTGAAGCATTCCGTGTTGAGTATTTTATTCCAATTGAAGATATCATTGGTGGCAATACGGATAAGCCATTGTTATACGTGGATGATCTTGATCTGGCTTTCACTTCTACTGCAACTAGAGAGGAAGATATTTATCATCCGTTCAGTCGTGAAGGTAAGCTTATTGTTGAGCATTATGAACAAAATAATGCAATCGAAGAAGGTGCAACCTGTATCTCAGGAATCAAGATTCTTAATGTCGATAATGAGAACGATACGATGGGTCCAACGTATTATTGTAATTTGAGTGGCTTGGTTGTTGAAATCCGCCCACGTAAACACGCATCGTTATCATCTGGTATCTACGTATTTACCGACGGGATGATGGATTCCAGTAGATGTAGTTGGGCGGTGAATAAGCCTAGCTGTGTTCGTATCGACCACAATGATGCGATAACTCACACCAATCCCAATGCACCTAAGCTATATCATACCGCCGATCAAGCAAGAACATTGGGAGATATGAAGAAGAAACTCGAGGAAGATCGTGATGAACGTAAGTTTAATAACGAAATGAGGAAGTATGATCAGGAGATGAAGAAGTATGATCGTGCTGACACGAGCGAATTCTTTAAATGGTTACCAACGATTGTCGGTGGTATTATAAGTATTATAAGTATTATTGGTGCTTTCTTTATTTAAATAGGAATTATATTCCTATATTATCTTAAAGAGATAAGAGATAGTATTGAGTTCAATTCGGGACTCAATTTTTAATTGATGAACTCATACTAGCCTTATTGAACTTAGGATACAACAGCTGTAACAACATTTAAAAAGAGGTATTCATTATGCGAACCATGGCGCGTAATTTTAAACCAAAGAAATTGGCCAGAGATCTTGTAAAAGAATCTATCCCTAAATTCAATCCGACGATTGCAGATGGGGTAGCCTCTGATCAGTTTAAGGATCTTGAAAACTATATCCGGAAAGTATTTCGAGATGCCGCATCCTTATTTCCTCCTGAGTTGAAATTTCTTGGGATGAGACGAGTAGACCCACAAACTGAAGCGAAGCATGTCTTAGAGAAATGTGAAAAGAGCAATAATCGCACAGTGGAGATTGCTGAGAGTAGTGTTTATTTAGTGAGCTTTGACTTTGAGTTTAATGGTGAGAAGATTGAACATCGTGTTTATCTTCCTTACTTAGTGGGAAACAATCAACTGTGGATTCGTGGTGTATTGCACACGATTATACCTGTCTTGACTGCCCCTGTTTTCAGTGTGACAGTACAAGGTGGTAGCCCATTGATCTTCTTGAAGCTATTAGCTGCAAAGCTCACCTTCAAGCGTATCAATCTCTATACGTTCTTAATGAATGGACAACCATCTAGTCATGGGATCGTGTGGAGTCAGATATGGCGTGGTGATAGACGTAAGATGACGCACTATGAAGAGAAGAAAAATGACAGTGTGCAAATCAAGCACATCTTAGCATTATATCTCTTCACTGAATTCGGCTTAACAGGCGCATTCAAGAAATATGCGAATACGGACATTAAAGTCTTTTGCGGAAATATTCCAAAAGAGTACTATGATGAAAGTAAATGGGTGATCTGTCAGACGACTGGGAAGAAACCAATCTCTTTCAAACGTGGGGTGTATATTCCACACGAGATTTCGATTGTCTTTAAACGTAAGGATAATCGTAGTCAAGAAGAGACCAATATGCTTAATGCATTACTAGTGGGATTCTTCTATCTTGCTGATAGTTATATCGTACAAATGCCACAACCTGATAGTGACCGCGATGTTTCAGAATTTGAAGACTTTAACTTCTGGGCTGAAATGATGGGTCATGCGATCTTCTGGACAAATGAACATATCTCCACTTACGTGACTCAAGTGACCCGTCACATGGCACATGTAAGAAACATGCTCGATTATCATCAAGTACAAGATTTAAAAGGTGCTGAGTTGAACAATATCGAAGACATGTTTGATATGCTCGCTTATGTAATGGCAAACTTTGCTAATATCATTACAGAAAACGACAATGGAAGTTTATACAATAAGCGTCTATTGATTTTACGTAACGTACTTGATGAGTTAATCAATGGGATCAATACGATTCAAAGTCGTTCACTCTCAGGACAAGAACTCAAAGATAAAACTGTGCGTAAAGATATCCGTGAGAATCTGCAAGAAGAGAAAATCCTGAAGATGGGTAAGAAACCATACGTCCGTACGGAAACTTCACCATCTGATAACAAGATGTTCGGTTATACGAATAAGTTCTTGATGCAGAATAATATCACAGAAAACAGCAGTCCAGATAAGGTGAATCCACAAGATCCAGATAGTCGTTTACATGCGTCTATTTTAGAGATCGGTAGTTATCTGGCAATCAAGCGCTCAGAGATCTCTGGTCGTTCTTTATTAAATCCATATCAGATCTTAAACAGAACAGGGATTACGTTACAGAATAAAGAACTGAAATCTCGTATCGCTTATATTAGTAAGATGATCACTCGTGACTAAGTCGTCTCATCTTAAAATCAGAAATCGGAAAAAGAAATTTACTATAGGAGTAAACAAATTATGGCTAGTAATTTAGATCAAGCATTTATGCGTGATGCAGAAAACGCGATTTACAGTATCGTGGATAAAAATCGTGACAGAGACGCAGGGTTCGATGAGATCGGTTATCTTTTACAAGAAGACCGTCGTTTCATTGATAAGTTGCTTACCAGTGTAGGTGATACTTATACGTATTACGTTGAAGAAATGTACCGTCGTCAAGATACAGGTTGGTGTTTCGATGAAGCAATCAACTACGTATTAGATGTGACTCGTGCAAGTTTAATCTTAAAAGACCGTAACCTTCAATCAAGCTACAGTGATCGTCAGTTAGATGACATGGATAAACTCATCCAAGACTATCGTGTATTATTACGTGATATGGATGCGTTCTTCCGTTCAGGTCCTTCCTATGATCGCCGTGAATCACTTAACCGTGGTGTGGGTAGTCGTGCAGTCAATAACCGTGATGCACAACGTCGTAGTGGTAGTATGTTCCGTGATGACAATGCGCCGGTATATAATACTCGTGCATCTTCAGAAGCTGCAACAACTTCTCGTGCTCAACGTTTAGCGGCTCGTAATGAAGCACGTATCGTTGAACAAGAACAACGTCAAGTGGAATCTGAACAACGTTTCTTACGTGGTCGTTCACGTATTAAACCGATTGAAGTAGAAGAACCAAGAACTTTAGCGGCTCTTAAAAGTCCTAGTGAACTTAAACAAGTACGTGAAGCTTATGCGCATGGTATCAGTAATCGTACGCCAAGACGCTGGACTTGGCCAGTTAAAGATGTGGAATATGCTGAACCATTTACTCAACGTCAAGTCATTGAAGAAGATGGTGATGGTTACGTCATTAAAGCTGTTGGAGTAGAAGACATGCATCCAGATGCACATGAACGTGTTATCGAAAATATGATCGATAAACACAAAGACCGTGAGTTTAATAACCCACAAAACCGTGAAGTCGTTTATATCGTAGATGGCATCGAGTTACCACCATCACTTGTGGAAAACTCTCGTGTGGATGCAATCTTACAACGTATGGTTGACAATAAGGAAGTGCCAGAAGGAACACCTTTCATGAAACTTCTTGAAGATGTCAAGCGTCGTATCATCCAAGAATCTACCGATGTTTATGAATTTGAACGTCGTGAGCAATACGCGAAAGAACGTGCTGCACAAATCGAGAAAGGTGTCACTAATGATAAGACACTAAGTATCACCACGATTAGTAGTAAACGTGATGTACGTAGTCTTGATGAAGCCATCAGCAGTGCGAAAGTACTTTACAACTATCAGTTGTCTACGATGGATGATCCATCTAAAGGTTACCTCTTACCATTTAGTTTGATCAACCCATTATACCACTGTGGTTCACCAGCTAACTACCAACTTCAATCTAACTTATTGGTGGGATTAAGTAAACGTAGTAGTACGTTAGATAAGATTGCATTAAGTCTTAAATCAGCAGGTCTTGATAAAGATCTCTTAGATAAACTCAATGCTCGTGCAGTCCGTGCAGTGAATACAGGTATCACGTATATCTTAAAACGTCCTGGTGTGGTGATGGATAACTTCGTGACTCAAATTGATGACTTCATTGAATACATTGATATGAATCTGAAAGATGAGAAGTTTACCCATGCCCAAGTAGATTGCTTCGAACAATACGTCGTGGCTCAACTTGGTCGTATGGTCTCTATCAGTGCTGAACGTTTAAGATCTTTCTATCCTGAATTCGAAGATTACAAACTCGAAGAAGTGGTGCAAACGACTATCCTAGAGAATGTATTAGGTAACATCTACTTCCTACCGTTTACTCGAGAGGAATTAGGTTTCGTATTAGATGTTAACTGTGTCGACATTAGTAAACACAATACACCATTCTTTAATACGATTACGAAAGTTGCGGATGGAACAAACATGGCCTATCTTCAACTGAAAGATGGTTCTCGTTTTGCGGTCTATAAGATCAACACAACGGAATACATGTTCCAAGAAGAATAAGCATCACGCAGATAAAGCCAATGGGAGTACTTTCGGGTACTCCCTTGATTGTGTCTGCATCGGATAGTATACGTGATGATCCTACCATAGCAAAAATCATCGTGTATCCTATCTCATGAGGATATATCATCTTCATGAGAGATATCAGGTGAAAGGAAATGAAACTTGAGTTATCGATGTAAGATAGGAAAAGATTGCGGCATTACGACCGCATGCCGGCTACGCATTCCTCACTCGTATTGTGGAGAGGTAGTTCGTGAGATTTGCATTGAAAAGTTTAAGACGTGGGTAGTGCTACAGTTTTACTGTACGTATCTCCTGGGACGGTCTGGATGAATGTAGAAGTTTATCAGGTGTTTTCCTAAATACGCTTATATTAAGCTCATACACGCATTTTATTATCGTAGATGATAAATTGTATTCGTTAACTTAAATATATCGAATATGAAGCATTTAGATGCGTTATAATTGATATATGTGACTTGATATCAATCAATTGTCAGATTAGATCAGATATTGAGGATTTCTCGACCGTCTGCAAACCCGATAAAGTTACTCTTGTTCCGTCCCGAAAACAAGCAAGGTGATTTTATCATCCTGGAAGGAAATCTGAAGTAAATGAAATAGTCGGACAAAAATAGAGGGTAGCAGATGCTACCCTCATTCTTCTCATCTTCTTTTTTTTTTCACTTTTTACCATTAAAAAGAGGTGGGCCTACTGTGGCTATTCAGCCCACCTTAAATGGCTCATCAGTATCACTCCCCGTTCCAATGAGCGAACTGACGTAATCATTTCTTATATTAGTTTTTCTTTTTCGTGAACGCATAAGAAATGGTTAACAAATGAGAGAGTAAATAGACGTTAGGTGTTTTCCATTTAGTAACGGAGGTCACGGCTGACGTAGTCGTCATTGTCAGGCTGGACACATCCAGTCATTTCAATATACTTGTCCTAACATAGGACAGAAATGAAATTGCTCGTATAAATTTCATTTCAGCTATTTTCTATTTATTGGGTATCTATCATTTATTAACATATATTAATACGTCAGTAGACATTTACTTCACTGGTGGTAAATTAGAAGAAGTGGGCGATGAGTGCCACCTCAGTACTGACAACCGCGCAACTCATAACCCACATGCCAAGAATTAAAAAGAATAATCTAAACATGTCGGTTACTATCTCCCGTCTGCATATGGATTTCCGTTACTTGGTGTAGAGGTTTCTTCGTCAGTGGCTTTTGCTGGACGCTCTTCTTCTACTTGAGTATCAGTATCCATCTCATCATCTTCTTCATCTCGACGATTACGGCGACGGCGTGGTCTGTCATCATAGCTATCATCATAACCACTGTCGTATTGGTTATAATTTCCACCTTGATTTCCGCCACGGTTCCACGGAAGGACGTTACCTAAGATTTGAGCAATACCACGTGCATTCTCAGCATTAAATAAACCGACTTGTTTCCACATGATAAATCCTGGGATAATCAATGGTGGAGCAAGTAATGCCCAATGTGGGTATTCTTGAGTAATGTAACCAATTGCACTAATCGCAATCAATGCAACAAAGCTACCAATCAAACCGGTATAGAACGCAAATCTTGCAAGCTTACGGGTTTTCTTTTGCTCATCAAAAAGTACTAACTCTTCCAATGGAAGTTTTAAATATTTCGTATAGCCTTCTTCTTGAAAACACTTCAAGACTTCATCTGCACGCATGCCATTATCCACTTCACTGTCTTCTGGTGCATACATGATAATGAGCCGACCAAAAGGGACTCTTTTAATCGGCATGTCGAGTGCATCTTTAAGGTGACTAAATACGGTTGGTTTTCTTAAACGCATATTTATCCTTCATTCACTCTTAAAATTAAAAATTAAATTTAAATGGAGTATACCCCACTATACCCCAGTACGACCACGGGCTTCCAACCACTTACCGAGTTCATTGCGGCAAGCATTCGCCATATGGTCTAATCCATTCTTATCCATCGCGTTGAGTTCATTTTCAATCTTACCTAATGGATAGACTTCCTCATGACCTTCAAGCATACTGATCACTTTATCAGCGAGCATCGGAGAAACATCGCTGTTTGGTGTACAACCTGTTACCGGTAAACGAAGATAACGTTCAGAAGATTTTACTGCCATCGCTGGATGTGGTAAGCCCCAATAAAGGATGGCTTCATCATTGCGCTTATTCCAATGTTCAAGGATTTTCTTATACTGATTAGAACAAGCCACAAATACTGCCATCACATTACGATAGTCTTCATGTAATGCTTTAAGGTTAGTTTCATAGCGATCTGTTTCACCAATGGTTTCTTCACGTACATTTTCACTACGTGCTTTAATGATCTCCCAATCTACATCGAGTAGAACAGTCACATCGGGTTTCGGTAAATCATGGATCGCTTCATATAAAGGCATATTACGATAATAGAAGACATCTTTAAGTTGACCGACATCAGGAGCGGCTTGATAAACATGCGCACTAATATCCCAGCGATCACAGATCACGATTTTCCCTTCAGCTAAATCTTGTTTGATCTGATGAGAAAGACTAACACGGTTAGCGCACAATAACAAGAAATCTTCCATACGGCTACGTGGAACATCGGATTTAAAAATCTGACGCAGTTCTTGACCAAATGGGGTACCGCCCGGATTACCATAAGTGACGACTTCTTTACCTTGTGCTTCGTATTTCTTCTTCAACTCTTTGACTAAACTACTCTTACCTGAATAGTCCATGCCTTCTACCACAATAAACATAATAAACCTCATATAAAAGGAAATAAAATAAAATCAAACATAAGTAAGGGGTGATAATATCACCTCACCCCCACTCGTTTATTAAGATGGATTATCCACCAGTAACTTATCGATGATCATTTGCGTATAGCCGATACCCATCGCATCGATCTCGTGCTCAGAGATCTCATCCAGACTGCCGACAAAATGGATCATGCGTCTGTCAATTAATGCTTGGATTTTCGTTTTCACAGCAAACTTATCTGCTTTAGCCAGTTCCCTTGAAATCCCGATAGTACGTTTCATCTGTTGAGGTGAAACCGTGACCATCATGATTCCATGATTCACACAAGCCCGTTCAGTGACTTGCATAAAGCGAACTAGTGGGATGGCAGCAGTAGGACGTCTTACATTAAAGAAATGACTTTCATAGATCAGTAAATCGATACACTGGTACTCACTGATTTTCTCAGTCAGGTATCGATCTAACTCATCTTCCAATCGTAACATCCTAACTGTTTCAAAACCATGACGTTCTTCAAGATAATCATAATTATGATCAGGTTTACGAATGTTAATCAGATGGGTGTCTAGTATTTCCATCTCATTGGTTAAATCATTAATCTTAAATAAGCAAAGTCCTACTGTATAAGTACCGCCGTCTACACTCAAATAGATCGAGTCTCGTCTACCTGGTGTATTGAAGGGTAACATGATTAACCCCCAACACCACGACCTGCATCAGGATCAACACCGACTGTAGGTAAGATCGCAGAAGTCGTTGGTAAAGGTGTTTTCTCACCTAACTCGATGACTTCTTCGAAACCGTTATTGTTACGGGTTAATAGTTGGTAAGTATCTGCAAAACAGATCACTGTTGCAAGCTTAAGCTCATTAAGACGTTTACCATCATCAGGTGATACGTAAGTCGCATCATCCACACCTGCCACAATAGCAATTTCAGTAATCACAGAGTAGCGGCTGTTACCTGTAATGATTTTTACGGCATTTGCATATTCACGTACATCATCTTCAGTAAAGACAATCTTAGCACCAGTTGAAACTTTGATTTTCACATTCGATGCAGTGACTTTACGACCAACGGTTAGTTCAGGCTCACGAGGACTTAAGTTACTTTCAGTGTATGCATATGGCATCACTTCAGTGGCACCTTTTTGAACACGTTCGGTTAGGATACGAGTGGTGTTTTCGTATTCCATTAGGCGAGCATAGTACGCATAATAATCTTGACCATTGTAAGTCTCCTTACGACGTAGACGATAACGTTGACGTTGCTCATCGGTTAGGTCGTTATTCACAGGACGCAATACAAATGGCATATGGTGATATAATGCACAGTCAGTTGGATCATGATCAATAAAATCAGGGATCACAGGCTGACCTGCTGTACGGTTAATAGTGACACCACCATTACCGATACAGAAATAAATGGCTTTGAATACATCACCTGTTTCAGTACGGGTTTTCACGTTAATGTTGAATTTCTCATTTAACGTGGTATACTTCGTGACTTTGACAGGCAAGCCAAGGAATAAACGGGACTGGATATACTGACCGATCGCTGTATGCTTCACACGGTCAAGCGTACCTTCATCGCCGAGGATGTTGTTTAATGTTGCCATCTCACTTCTCTCTCAAATTAAATATGATTAACTTGCGACACGTAAGGAAGATTTTCCATTTCAGCCTTATAACGTAATGCATAAGGTAAAGCATCTTCTTCCTTCGGAATCATAGTATAAAGCTCGTCAATCGTCTTATTTTCACCATTGGCTTTCTTATGAAGACGAGCAAGCTCTTTAAATGCATCCGAGATACTGACCCAATCCAATAATACATGCACTGGGAAGTCTGCATAAGTCGTTAAGGTATCCACTTTAATTTGGATATCAAAACAGTAAGGACTTTTCTCTGTAACGAAATCACTAAATGGACGATTGCGGATCTCATCAGGGAACTTCCATTCACGGATATCAAGAAGTTGCATGATATCATCTTCAATGGTTGAGATAGGTTCTTTCTCATCTTTAATGCAAATGGTAAAAGATGAAGTGGTTGCTTTCTCTTGTGTCCAAACATTACGCTCAATCGTTAATAAGGTTTTCTCTTGACTAAACCCATTGACCATTTTCACTTCAACCAATTCAGGTTTACTGCCATCAATTTTTAATGTTGGTTTAGCCAGACTATAACGGCGAGATAAGAATCTTGACATGTTCTCACCCGTTAAACAAACTGCAGTGTAGAACTCAGGATTCTTTTCTAACTCAGTAAGAGGAATCAATCCAAACTTCTGGTTAATTAATTCAATATCAATACCCATGACTAAGCTTGCTCCTCTGTATAAATTTTACCATCACGTAAGCGTTTATAGGCTTGAAGTGGATAACGCAATTGAATACGAATCAGTACTTCACCATCTTCAATGAACATGTGGTTAGACGCCACTAAACGTAAATGGATGTTTAAGATTTGATAGTCTAGTGTACCATCTTTTTCTAAACTGTCTACGTTCTCGTAGTATTTCCAACCAAGTTCAATTTGATCAAGGGTTGGTACGATGAGTGCAAGTGGTTTGGTACCGTTTAACACTTTACCGTTTGATTCACCGCTAAATACCATCATCCCATCATGGGTAAAGGTACGACCAAATTTATACCCAAGTACACGGTGGATTAACGTCGTTAAACTACCATGACCTGATTTAACAGCTTTTACCCAACGATCATAGTTGATCACCAGTTCTTTATTGCGACGATGAGATAAGATCACTTCATCGATGTTAAAGTACTCTTTAAGACTGACACGATGGTGATGGATTTCTGATTCACCACGGACATGGCCAAGGTCCTCAGGTAACTTGTATTTCACGATGGTGTTTGCTTCGTGGTTATCGGTCTGAACAAGACCTAATACTTGACTCGCACCAAGACGTTTTCCAAATTCAGGATCAACTGCCTCGATATGAGAAAGTACGAATCCTTCTTCTTTCTTAAGATGTTCATAATAAGTCTTAAAGAGAGAACGGATATCGTTATTGGCATAAGTACTCACCGGAAGTTTCTGAGAAAGTTCCAGATCACGATGGTACTTGACATTATTGATAATCATAGTTATCCTTCTTTATTTTTATTCTTGTTATAGTTAGTCAGTAACTGTTTCACCAGGACCGATAACACGGGTGCAATTATTTGGTGTATCTAAGCGATAATAATCACTATACTCACCATCATCCAATCCATTAAAAGCAGGATAGGTATTTCGATCCACGAGTCGATAAGCGACACGAGGGTCAGGTCTTTCACCTGTTTTACCTTGAGCAAGTTCTGCTTCTACTCCTGCCATGTCCTCTTCTCTATACCATCTAAATAGCGTACCATTATGGGTATAATAGAAATAAGGTTCAGTATGCACAGCTGGTTTACGGATCTTACGAATGGTTAAGATACCCAGTGTACCATGATGGTAAACACGGTTATAACCATCCACACCAAATCGGATTGGCGGCGGAATCGTTAATACATCAAATCCTTTATCATGGACTTTGAAACTCTCTGGTCCGTATAATACACCCGTGTAAACACTATCTTTACCTTTACCACTAAACTGATTAAATTTAATCAACCAATTGCGATAGTGGTGGTGGATCGATTTACTCATGGTCATGATCTTACCAAAGCGTAACCAAGGCATATCTAAGATACGACCATTGGTAGCATTCGCTTTATGGGTAAACTGAACTGAGTAACTACTGAGTTGTCGCATGATACCAATCATGGCTTGTTGTATCTCAGAGAGTGAGGCTTCATCATCGATTGCTTGACCTGTGAAGGTAGAATAGATTTGGTTGGCCATCGTCACGATATTTTCACGACTCAATTCATCGATCTCCCAGTGACGCATTTTGAAATACTGACCAAATGTCATTTCAGTACTGACCAGTCTCGTTTTCTCCTGATAGAATAAGCGATCACCTAACTGTTGGATTTCACCGGCATGGAAAAGATCATGGTAAACCCCTAACCAATGACGGATACGCTTGAAGTAGTCATTGACTTCTTTTACGTAAGTGTGGAAACCTTCTGCACTGTAGTACTGTCCTTTACGAGGATAGTTTTCTTGGAGGTCATTGAACGCAAGATTAATATCGGCTTTACGATCTAAGAAGTTGGATTTAAGATCTTGCCAATCGACTTTATCCCAAGTGATATCTTTTGGTGTAAAGGTTGGGATAAGCATGTTCTCAACTTTATGCTGATTAGGCCATTTACCTCTATTCTCATCATCCAGATCACGATCATCAGCAATCTTCATCGCACAATACAACCAAGTAATGAAACCATCTCTGGCATCCATACTGATCGGCTCACCTGTTTGTGGGTTAGTGATACTACCTACTAAACTATATCGACTGGTAAAAGCAAGATGCGCCCAATAGTTGGTTAACATCACACTCATCGGTTTGACTTGCTGGTTCGCATAGTCAAAGACTTCAGATTCTAGTACTTTAGATTTCTGGTTAGAGTGTTTTGTTCGATCGTATCGGTTTTCAGAAAGTTTTAAATCTGGATTACGGAAGGTATCGTTGCGATTCGCTTCTTTTACTTCCTTATCAATTAACTTCGCTAAACTTAAGTGGTCTTCATCGGATTTATAGTCGATGTGTTTTAAGTTAAGTTGTTCACGATAAACATCTGGTGTATCGACATGATCTAGGATATGGTTGGTATCACGACCGATATGATAACCATAGATCGGAATACTACGACTGGTTAACATCCATTTGATGATATCTAAGAAGGTATCCTCTTTACCGGCATGTCTGTCAATATAAGGAAGATGTTTATATAACCACATCGCTTGTTCATGGGTTAAGAAACGACGGTATTTATCTAAACCGAAGTAACTACCTAAATAGTTCCAGATATGGAAAGAGTGAACTTGTTCGGTTTTAATGTACTGCTCACGTAAAGCAATAATCATACCCGGTAAATGGATTGCCAAGATACCCAGTTTTAATGCATTAAACGTTGGGTCAAATGCACCATAGCCACGACTATGGAAACGATTACAGGTTTCAATAATTTGGCGGTTAAGTTTCGGGATAAGATCGACTTCTTGTTCTTCCACGAGACTACGGTCATAGTCAAGGATAGAATATTCCTCTGCATTATAAGCGGTTTCAAAATCGATCGGATTACAGATGCCATCTACTAAAAGATGTTGGTCTGGATACTTCGCAATTAACTCATAATAATACTCACCTTTATCCTTGTAATGTATCCATGTGGCACGGTGTAATTTCAAGTTTTCAGGGGTGAAGTCAATCGTCTGTAACGTATCCAAACTTCTTACTTGCATCAATTCGTCAGTATAATGATACTTTCCCTGTAGATGGCAGTAATATCGCCATGTTTCAGGATGCAATGTATCCACAAGGTAGCTCGTATTATAAGCCGCAAATTTCGCATTGACTTCATTGTTCATTGCGATAGCTGTTGCAGTTGACTTAAGCACCATGGACTTAGCAAGTTTCATACAAGACGCATGATAAAACTGACTGGCATCAAAGCCAAGGTCTTCATTCAAAGTCATGAGTCATCCTTTTTATCATTAAAAATAAGCGGGTAGTCAGATTAACTACCCGCGTAACAATTCTATATGTTTCATATTACTTTAATATAGGTAAAATCATTATGGCCAATACCAGTTACTATTACGATAATGTAAAAGGTAGAAACCTCTCTCAGTCAAAGCGACAGCTCACCACTGAAGAGGATCGTATCTACAAGTACCTTATCAATCAGCCGGCTGAGATCAGAGCAGTCACAACCAAGCTAGTTGAGACAGCAGAATCCAGTGCTGAGCGTAATGCGACCTTACCACGTGATGCCGTTGAAGGTATCTCAAATAAAATCAGTCATGATTTAATTGACATTGTTAATATTAAGAAAAACCTGCCTGAGTTAGAAACGATCAGAGATATTTTAGTCTCATCAATTTTATCTCCTCAGGACATGATCAACGAAAACCTGACCTTTACTTTAGACGGGGAATTCCCGCATAAATTAGGGACAGATTTATTAGCTATCATAGAAACACATTTCACAGACCATTATTGCTTACAAGATAAGCTTTATACCATGCTGACAAATGCGTTATTTGATCGCGGTAGCCATATTCTTGCGATATTACCAGAAAGTAGTATCGATGATATCTTACATCAAAATAGTGTTACCTCATTAGAGAGTGTGCGTGAGAAGATTTCTGATACGATCGATAAAGATGGGAAATTTATTGGTCGAGGGATATTTGGTCGTGGTTTAAAAGAACAAGCTAATGTGGGTAGTAATAAACCAACGCACCACGTTGCATTAGAGCACTTCTTCAAAGATGACTATCGTCGTGATATGAAAGCGACGAACTATGAGATCATCCCAGGTTTACTATCGGTCGTTGATAATCTTGATATCTTAAAATCAACTCGTTTGATGCGTAAGCTTTCTGATTTACAGATCCGATCTCAGTTCCAAACCTATAGTGCGGAGAGTGTGATGTGGGTGGATGGTAAATCTCAAGATGAAGAGCAGACATTACCTGTTGGGAAGTTATACCGTGATGTGGGACCAAAAGGTACCTATGATGGTGTTACGATTGTCAATGATCGTGATGGAAGTTCTCGTAAATCAATTGGACATCCATTAGTATTAGATCTTCCGCATGAATCGGTGATTCCTGTATTCACACCAGGTAACCCTGAAGATCATATCGGTTATATTGTCTTATTAGATGAAAGTGGTAACCCTGTTACCTATACTGATGAGATGGATCGTTTAGAACAGATCAACCAATTTGCTTCTGCGGTGAGTACGCAAGCCAGTACCGATGCCGGTGCTTTAAGTGGTCATTATGGTGTTGTGACCCAAACTCTCTCTGAGTTAAATTCACTTGCAGGTCAAGGTGAATGTAAATGGGGTAAGATGACAGCCAAACAAATGACAGCGTTTTATGCATCATTAATTGAACGTGATTTGATTGCACGTTTAAATGATGGAGTATACGGTAAAAATGTTTCTATCCCAAGACCCCTTGAGATTTATCAAATCATGTTGGCTCGTGCACTAAGTGGTAGTAAAACCCAGTTAGTGTATATCCCAGAATCATTATTAGAGTATATTGCATTCTATTATAATGGATTGGGTATTGGTCAGTCATTGATCAGTAAATCTAAAACCACAGCTGCGCATCGTATTGCGATGAACTATGCGAATACCCGTGCATTAATTCGTAATGCAGTCGGTACGAAGGTATTAAACATTGAACTCGATGAAGATAACCTTGATCATGAAGAAGTCGTTGCTAAGATCGTCAACCGTACGATGGAAGCCAATAGTTTCGCTCGTTTATTCAGTAGCTTTGATCCACGTAATATTGAATCCTCCATGTCCATGTTTGGTTATGAGGTCAATGTCACAGGTGGCGAAGCCGTTGATAAAACTAACGTGAATATGGAATACCGTTCTGGTGATGTTCCGTTAATCGATACAGACTACATGGAACAAATGAAATCTGATTATATCAGTGGTTTCATTCCACCAACACTATTAGATAGTGCACGTGATACTGAGTTCGCCGTTGAATTCATTACGAAGAACGCGTTGTTTGCTAAACGCAATATCATCATTGCTCGCACGTTTAATCGCATGTTAACCTCATTCGTTGGGAAATATACATTACACGATGGTGAGTTGATTCAGGCGCTTTCTGATGCGATTCGTGAGAGTTATTCTGAGTTATCTGATGAAGTCCTTGAAGAATGTAAAGCTGAGAAATCAACCGTCCCTGCAATTAAAGCTTTCTTAAATGATCTTAGTGTTTCGATTCCATTACCAGATAGTAACAGTAATGAGCTTTCTAACCAAGCCATGAAGACTTATGAAGAACGTGTGGAATCTGCACTCAACTTCTATATCGATCAGGATTGGTTGGATATGGTCTTTGAAGATCTGGATGAAGAACGTAAGGGTGAGGCGATTAAAGCTTTCCGTGAACGCATGAAATCTTTCTTCATGGTTCAATGGATGGATAAGAATAGTTTCTTCCCTGAGTTTAATGATCTCATTCGTCTTAATGATGAAGAGATGGGTGATAACAACCTTATCGATCGTATCTTCAGTCAACAAGCTGAATCCGCCGATATCTTTGGTGATATTGCTAAACGTATCCGTGATGCTTTCACTCCACCAGAGGGTGAGGGAGAAGGCGATGGAGATAGTTTCAGTTCAGACGATGATAGCTCAGCATCAGGCAGTGATGATGAGTTTAATATTGGTGGAGATGATGATACATCAGATGAAACCGATCCATTCGCGGATGATAACACTGATGATGAATCTTCTGAAGATAAAGATGAAGATAAACCTGATGAAGATACTGATGATACCACTGGAGAAAATCCAGATGAAAATTCAACTGATGAATCCACTTCAGATGATAGTATCTCAGATGATACAGGTTTAGGTGATCTACCTCAGATCTAAGAATCATTACAATCTTAATTAATAAACATGTATGGGAGTACTCTATCGTACTCCCTTGTTTATGTTACATTTAAAAAGGAAAATCAATATGGCATTTTCGTTATATGATGCACTCGATAAAAGTCGAGCATTTACCGAAAGTTTTATTTGTAAGCTTCCGCTTGGTTCAAATACCTCACTTGTGGTAACCAGTAAGAAGGCATCGGGTTATGAAATTGGTGTAACCCGTAATAAGTCTAAGGCTATCCAGAAGACATATGACGGTAGATATGATTCTACCTTACCCGATGATTTAGTTGAGCGTGCTGATATGGTCGTCTATTTAGTGGTGTTGGGACTACGTGATTATTTCAGTATGGTTAATGATGTAGTCAATAAGGTAGAAGAAGCCATGATTAGTGGTATTCGTATTGGTCGACACCCGAAAACATCAATCGATGGTGCGTTAGACAAATTTAGCGAAATCAATGGTAAATTTGAGTTCATGATTCAATACACCCATCATTTAAAAGAGGGAATCATCAGTTATCTTGATGAGGTATACTATCCTACCCTAGAAGGTTACCTTGGTCTTCATAACCCATTCCTCTTCAGAAATGTCGTCAAGCAAGAAATTGGTCGTTGGGGTGAGGATAAGATCCAGTACGTTAATATTGGCATCCCTGATACGACAAGTGGTAAAAAGGATGAATATATCTTTATCACCATGAATGAAAGTACAAAACCAGAATTTGATTTTGCATTTGGTGTGATGGACAATCGTTATTATTTTGGTGCAAATGTTGGTGCGTTAGAATGTGATTCGTTAAGTCGTGGATTATACCACTACATTGAAGCACTATCAAATATGGCAACTTGGACGAAGGATATTAGTGTAGAAACTCAATCGGGTATTCGTCATATTCTCAGTATTGTTTCTAATGTAAACTTCAGATATGATACGGTCAATGAAGTCCTGTTGCTCGAGAAGGCATTTAATACTGAAGAGCTATCTGTCTTCTATATGAATATGCTGCGGCAATATATGTCAAAATAGTTGACGGTTTGTACCTCAACATAGACGACGCAAATGCAATGTACAGTTTTTATCAACAATCATGATTTAAATAAAACGCATTGTGTTATGGAAAATAACAAGTAGGGGTATCCTTGTGATACCCCGCACTTATGTCGTCTGTCTATAAATAAGAACAAATTTAAATAGGAGCTATAGATCAATATGGCAGGAAATATAACAGCCTATATTACCGAATACAATCAGGACGATAAGAGTACTGATATCGCAAGTAAGTACGGTAATGGGTGGATGAGATTAAACAGAAGTGGTAATTACAAGGATACGATCAATGTATTACCCGAAGAAGTGAAATTAAGCGAACTCGCTAAATCCGATATTAAAGATATTAAGCTTGATATATTAAATGATTACTTTGGGCGAACACTGATTACTGCACAAGGTAACGTAGCTCGTATTATTATTAGAGAACATCCAGATATAGATCAGTTTAATAAAAAAGCAAAACCTAAGTTCTTCTATTCAGTCGATGCGGCAACAGGGAGAGAAGTTAAGGATACGACTAACTTTAAACCAGGCAGCGGGTTTGTTTTCTCAGATAACCCTGAGACTAAGATCCGTGCTTCCTTTGTTGAAGAGACGGTAGGTGCGGGTAAGGATAAGGTTACTTACTACGGCTTTAACCGAGCACGGTATAAAAATGTTAAGAAACAACTTTATCCGACATGGGAATGTAAACGTAATCCTGGCGTAGGTACCATGGTGTTCGTTTCCCGTAAGGATAATCCAAAAGCTTATCCTGATATCGTATTCTATCGTATTGATAATGACCAAACTAAGGTTGACTTCGTTCAGTTGGATGGTAATACTGGAACAATCAGTAATACTTATTATTCACTAAATATCGAAAGTAACGATGCTTTTCGCATTGGTGTTGATCAGTACATTGCCATTTACCAACCAGAAATGTCGATGATTCGGGCACGTGATGGTGAACTCGTGCCACTCGAAATAAGTGCAACACCATCAGGTAAGTTTATCCCCGCGCCAAATGATTCGCTTGCTGAGTTAATGTATAATGATATCATCAGTCAGCATAATATTGCTACTCGAGCGAATATCAATGAGTATACACCAATCGGTGGTGACTTACCAAATACTGGGAATAGTGGATCTATTCGGTGGTTCCATAGAGCTGGTCGAGTGATTCCAACTAACGTCGTCGTTCCCATTTCTGAAGTGAATTATACCCCATCTAAACTTGGGCTTAAAACAGCACAAGAATGGCAAGAACTTGATGAAGCTAACCGTCTTTACGATGATACGCCGATTTGGTTAGCGGAGTTGGTTATTCCATTAAGTAATGATCTTGAAAAACTACAACAACTTGACGATTTTGGTGATAGATACGATAATGAAAAATACTACTACCTACCAAATCCAGATAGCGAGTTCTTACTACGCATTCCGTGTAAACCAGTGAGTGGTCCTATTTCAAAAGATTTAGATAACTATTTTGGTTTTGTACCAATTAATGACCAATATCTTGAGATCTCAAATGGACCTCATTTATGGCATGGACCACTTAGAACAAGTGCAGGTGATATCAGTCGCGTAGGTAGTGAAGCGAAACAGCTTAAAGGTAAAGTGACATTCCAAAACGATGCACTTGGCTTCATGGGTGTAATTTATCGTGGTTTAGTGAACAACTCTATTGGTGCAAGAAAGTGGTTAGAATGGCAAGTTAATCTTTGGCTAACAACATATGCCCTAAGAAGAAACCATAACTTCAGGGGTGGTATTTCTGATGTAAACTGTACGCTATCAACCACCGATGGAATTACCTACACGGCAAACATCACCTATGCTGTCCAGTATGCAACCAGAACGAAAGTCATTAGTAATTTCATTAATTTAAACGCAATAAAGGTTATCTATCATAAAGACATGGCTGCTTACCGTGATAATGTCTTTAAACAGCGAGATGCGTTCATCAATACTGTTAATCTTAATAATGTTAATGAAGTGGCAAGATCGATACCATATCTTGGTGGGTTACAATTATCCAATGACGGAAATGTTCCGAACCAAGAATACTGGATGAAATACATCATCCCACGTCTGAAATATAGTGAACTCTATATGCGTGTGGCTGTGATGACAGATGGCAAGAATCTAAGACCGACTTATGCATATCAGGATATCCAACTCCACGGATTCTTGCACACTGGTCTTTCTTTCATGAATAAAGTACCGGAAAACAATCCAGATAATCGTAAATCAGATACTATCTATGCGACGTTTGGTGTTAACGGCGTGCCATCACAAAGAACCGAGTATCTCCATGTTAGTACACCGAATTATTTAACTGGAAATCGTGGATTCTACAATGTACCACTAGGCCACTTTAGACTACCTGCGAACTTAAATGCGAATTCCATTGTGTCAAGATATAACTTCGATGCAAGAAATCCGAATGCGACTTACCTGACGCAGGGTGATGGATTTGGTTTTACTGGTAATGCGGATAAAAATAACTGGCATCGTGGTAATCTCCATTCCTTGGTCAACTTTGAACCTGCACCAGCTGCAAGACTATTCAAAGATAAACCAATCTATACCATGATCCCATGGGAAAATGGTCAGGTGGATTATCAGTATATTCGTGGTTATTTACATGGTACAATACAAGACAACACGGCTTGGTTGCATCAGTATGAGAACAATAGGTTATTCGTTAGTCGCAACTCACCAGACCGTGTTGTACTAGGTGGTTATTTCCCTTGTTTATCCGGTTTTTATTTTGATCTGCAATATAATTACAGGCGTGATGCACCGCCGCCATTGCGGCATGGTATCTTTGGCTTATGCGATATTGCTCCACTAGTTCGAGTCGCATCAGTGTCCCCACTGTTACCACACGAATGGAAGCCGTATGAGGGTAATGTCAACGAGCTTATCGACGGTGTATCATCTACAATGATTGAGAACCCGCTCTATGACTATACTGACAGTGAAGCGTGGTATCGCAAAGCATTTGACCAATACACACTCGTAGGAGAGCGCGATCGAGAGTTACCTTATAAATTTAATACGAAAGGACATCCTATCTCGACTTATGACTATCACCTAGATGCGATAGAGATAGCAGATGGCCCGAAGGGGTTGATAAATCAATTCAGATTACCTAACCAAAACAGACAGGAAAGTATCTATGCTGGGAAGTCGAACAATAACCCGCGATATCGTTCTATTCTTTATACGAGAAAAAGAGCAGTTAAATTGGGTATTGGAGAAACATACGGGACCAGCATTGATCCAAATGACGTCAGCGAGTTAGCTGGTGTTAATGATTATATTGAAGTACACAACTCACCGCAAAGTTGGTTGATTACGGCTGGATTGGATATCTTGATCGAACACGCTAAACGCGTGAAAGGTACCCCGAAAGATCTCAAACCTGCTTTCGCCAAAATCTTTGCTAAGCACGGAATACCAGATAGTAAATGGTTACCTGATTGGGAACAAGGTCCTGAAGTTTTCTTCTTACAAAACGATATTTGGTTAGAGTACTTCTTTGCATCAGCTAAGTTGATTCGAGGAAACCTCAGGTATGAAGAAAACAAGTGGTCATCTCTTGTGACTGGATATTACGTAGAGCGTGGTGTAAACATCGAGGACAGTCCAACTGGGATGTATAAAACCGAAATTGTGCAGCTATAAGAAATAAGAGCTTATTATGGCAGATGAAAAGAAAAAGATAGAGTACTATGGTGAACCAACTACCATAGCAAAACTCTTAAGTATTATCGATGGTGTACATGGTTACTCGAAAGGGTTACAAGATAGACCATACGACATCGACATGGTACTTAAACCTTTTGATGATTGGCTTATCTATACGAAAGACAATTATTCAGAAGCGGAGAAATTCAAAATCGATAAGACTAATTTTAAGGTCGCAGATGCGGCCTTCATTACCGAGTCGAATGTCAGTTGGACAGATACGAACTTCTTTAAAGCATGGCGAACTAGACACCGTTTCGTGCATCGTATCGACGGGGTTTATTGGTCGGAGAGTGGTAGCTTTACTGCGACCAATAAGTTCATGGCTGATAACAGCAAATACTTCGATGAGTTCTATCCGCAAACGATGAATTACAGTTCTGGTTTAACGGATAGTATTACCTATAACCATGCTATTGAAAGTATCACCCGTGAGAACTGGCATGGTTATTGGGACGCGCGTTTTGACCCCAGTACATCTGGTGTAGATGTCTTTGCCGATAAACAATCAGAATGGCCATACTTCTATGGTCCATTTAGTGTCTTTAGTCAAGATGAAGTGATGAGTGATCCGAATACTCGTATCATCAGCACTACACTTCCAAATGATGATAAGATGCTTGAGATATTAAAAGGACCAAATGGATGGCGTATCGTGCACATGCACTACTTCAACCGTTGTCCTGTGGCCATGTATCACACCGGCAGAAGTAAGTATCTGATGTATCCTTATTTCGCCCACCTTTTCCCAATCGGTATCTCAGATGAAGCAATATCTGATTTCTTTGAGAACCATGTTTATACGGGTGAAGGTGAAAATAAGTATCTTCAGTTCTATGCCGATTATCCACCAACTGAGAAAGGGTTTAAGAAACTCTGGGAAGATACTGGACCGAATGGTAAATTTAAACGAGCTGCTGAGACGGTGATCAATAAGTATCTCTTAGTTGAAATCAGAAAAATTGTTGGTCTGAATAACGTTACCGAAGAAGATTTCATTAGCATTATTCGTAATGACTTATTAGCAGCGAAGAATAACACACTTGCATCAAATGAGCATCATAATCCACGCTATCCAAGATATTGTCGTGTGGAATGGTCATGGTTATACCAATACGTGGCTTATCGCTTATTTGTTTACCAATCAAGACCTGGTAAGCCATGGGTTCCTCAGGATTATGATATTCTCTACTCGATGATCGTAGGTCCGCGATGTTTCAATAAGATGCGATATAACATCAACCACTATCGCGATATCCTCGCATCAGGGCCTGATTCAGAAAATCGTGCAATCGCCTGTGCTATTGACCATCTGGATCTATTAGGGCGTACATGGTGGCGTGATCAAAATGATACGAAGTTTGCAGGTTGTTGTTCACCAGATGGTGCACCGACACCAAGATACTTTAAAATCGAGTTACGAAGTCGTCTTGAAGATGGTCAGTTGATTGGATTTAGAGATACGATTATCTCCTTAGCTGAGAAACGTGATAAAGTCACTCAAAACTTAAATGGTCACATGGCTAAGATCTTTATGGCGGCTCGCGATGGTAAAATCGACTTCATGGGTTTACAACCTTTAGTTGCTTATCATCTTGCGGTAATCAATTTATATTACCATAAGGATAAATGGAACAGTAAAAACAAAGATAGTGCGTATCGACAAGTACTCGATACGGATTATGAGTTTATGCTGGATCAGCGATTTGAGACAGGTAAACAGTTTAGTGAGAGTGCATCAGGTAGCGGTAAATCAGATGACGATCTTGCAAGACTATACGTAAAACTTGCGTTAGATCTTCTTACCTTTACGACATGGGAAGGTGCGCATAACTGGCGTCCATATCGACCGCAAAAGATGACTACTGTCGAACCAGAATTCCGTCAATTAGGTCGTACACCAAGTGTGAAATATACAACTTACGATCACAATCTCTTTTATCAAGAATCTGTTATCGAGAAAGCGAAGATTTATAATATCCTTCCTTCATTTGATAACTACCTTGGTAAGATCGAGATCAACCATACGGCGATTCCGGATTATGAGGCAGATAGTCGTTATAGAATGAAACCTTGGGTGATCGCACTTAGATCTGACCGTAACGTGTGCGTTTCAGGTGTAGATGGTGCACCAACCCAGATCGGATGGATGTTTATCCCGGGTCGTTATCGTGCAGGTTTGAGTACTACCGTACTTGCTCACTCATATATCTCTAAACTCGCAGGTTATACGCGATCTAAAGCAGTACGATTACTGCAATGCTTAACGGAAGTTTATGGATTTGCATCGGTAGGTCGTGATGCAGCTTGTGGCCCCGCGACGTTTAACCTGGTCATGTTATTATCGAGATTTATTACCTCGAACAGCCAGACCCAAGGTGAACAAGGTGTGCCATGGACATCCGAGTACATTGTTCCACCAAACATGCCAGGTACGGAGCATACATTCCTATGGACAATTATCATATCTAGAATGAATGGTTATCTCATTAACAACGCAACAGATATCGCTAGTACAATTAGTCGATCAGATATCATCAATTGTGTAGTGGATCTATATGATGCCTTCGCAGATGGAGACTATGCCGAGATCAATACGGAACGCGCTGAGTTTAGAGCAACTAAACATGCACTGCAACAAGTGATGCCTGTTTTAAATCAAAACAGACGACTTGATTCTAACCTCCAGTTAAACCGTTCGCCTGACTACAGTAGTGCACTGTTGACGGCGCAAGACAGCGCGAAGTATAATGACATGCTGGCGAAAGTGAGTACGAGTGCGCAGTTACGTAATAGTGACTATACGCCATTTACGTATACAATCTCAGTGGATGTACAAAGGTCAGATGCGACAAAAGGGAACTTGCTAGTACCAACATCCTTCTTCTCATCTAGACCAACTGTAATTATGGTGAATCAACCTGCTACCATTTACAGTAAAAATGATGTTTATCGTTTCTACCGTGATTATACGTGGGCAGGTAACCGTACAGGCTATACTCAGACAAGTATGATCAACCGTCCGTTTAACTATCGTTATTCAAAACGAGATGTTGGCTTTGCAGCTAACTCGATTGACTTATATCGTGGAACTAAGTTAACATCTGATAGTACTGTTTATACGGATTCATTCTTGAACTTCAGTTATTTCAAACCGAAGGGTGAGGATAATGCGTGTACGATTCGATTTGATGATTATAATCGACTTAATGCAGGGGCAAATGGATATGACTATGGTTCGTTCTGGGCATTTCTAGGACTTAGTAATCAGCCGATCAAGATGATGTACGGTGGTTATCGTACTAGAGCAAATGATATTCCAATCATCCCTTATAACTCTCATACCTCGAGATCATTATTGGGGGGTTGGACTCAGTACGTTGCAGCTGCACTTCATCCGATGTTAAATACGATGCGTGCATTAGAGGTCTATAAGACCACGGTAGATGCAGCAGGGGATAATCCAGACAAAATCCTTGATATGGTAAAACGTATCCGTAAGGATGGTCCAAATACGTACGAGGATGAGGAATTACCGCATCAAACCTATAGTGTTCCACATCTAATACCTAATATGGATCGGGTCAATATTCCAGCTAAGTTATTCTGGTATTTTGGTTACTTACTTGCGAAGACCAACCGCATCCCACCATTCCATCCAGCGCAGCACTCTGCAGTACAGATAGAGCGATTACCATTAGATATGGCAATCTATTGGGGTGTTTCATCATGGCTCAATAGAAAGGGCAGTGCGTGGTTTGGTAACAATGGTAATAATGGTGTTCCATGGAAATTCAATAATGATGGAACCGCAGAGATGGATGTGACGTTCATCAACCGTGTTCTTGAGTTATATGACCGTTTTAGTGGTTTGTCTCCGCTGTATACCATGCAATCATTTGGTCCAGACTTTGGTAAGTTATACGGAATCGATGATTTACCTATTAGTTTAAATGTCGATTCGACCGTAAAAATGCTAAGCTTTAGTGAAGTGAAGGCATTAGAGAAAACCATCAAGCCGTGGGGATCATCAAACGATAGCATCACCACAGTAATGGGTTGGATGGAATCTGCTGGTCGAACTGAAACAGAAATCCTTGAAGTAGAAGGTGGTGAGTTTGAGGGGATCTGGTTACCACGTTGGTTATTGGGTTCACTTGACTGGGATAACCGCAGTAACTATAACTGGACGTATGCCTTCATGGATACTCCACAGGCTTACGATCCATCGGGACTTACTACTGTTGTAGATAAGTCTAAGTTATCCAAGATGAAGATTAACCGTCAGTTAATACCTAGTAACAGTGGGGATATTGGCTGGGGTATTTTTGAGGATAGACGTAAGTTCCCATTATTCCTATCACCTTGGTATCGTGAGATGAATGGTAAACGTATCTGGATTTATGATATCAACCCAATGTTCCACTTCTCATGTTTTAATACGAAATATGAGGATAAACCATGGGTAATCGGTACTTTCCCAACTGGTAATACTGCCGATGCAGAAACTGGTCGTATCAATGGTCCTGGATCTAATAACCTCGTCATTAATAGTGAAGAGGTATTAGTCTACAGTAGACAGGATAAAGATATCAATGGTGGCGGTCTGTAATTAATATCATTATGTGAGTGGTCAGATGGCCACTCACATCTATCATTATAAATAAAAGGAGTAACAACCAAGATGAGTTTCAATCTTGCTAAGTTTAAAACTCTTGGCGATTTCACACCAACCAATATTATCTCAGAAGTGATTGAGGTAGAAGGTGGTTATGTGAATAACCCAAATGACCGTGGTGGTGAAACCAACTACGGGATTACTAAAGCCGTAGCGGTGGCTAATGGTTATGCTGGCGCAATGCGTGAGTTAACTAAAGCAAAAGCTTACGACATCTATTACAACGTATACTGGAAGAAAAACCGTTGCGATGAGTTAATGGAAATCCATCCATTATTAGCTTTCCATGTTTTTGATATGGCGGTAAATAGTGGTTCAGGTGCAGTAATCAAACATGTACAACGTTTACTTAACGTCGTAAACCGCGGTGGTAAAGATTACGCTGATGTAGCAGTCGATGGGGCGATTGGTCCTGGTACTGTTCGTGCGATCCAGGATTTTGTTAAACGCAATGGTCAAACAGGTTTACGTTATTTTATTATTAACTTAATTGCAATGCAATCTAATTTCTATATCAGTATTACTGAGAACCGTCCACAAAATGAAGCTTTCACTAATGGATGGTTATCACGTGCTGCAAGTAAATTAGAAATCGCTGCAAGATTAGTTTAAGGAGTTTAAGTGAAAACAGGTAAGCATGAATTCTTCTTCCATGAAGATGCCGATGGTAATAAAACAGCCATCTATTTCGCAAATGGTCGTGCAATTTGTTCTAAATCTGCAATGAAAGATGGTCGTCAAGTATACAGTACGGCTGATGGCTTAACTGGTACTGTGGATGAGCGTGTTGTTGGGATGTTAGATGCGATCTTAACTAACACAGTTAAGATGCCTTTGGATCAACACGACCCAAAGATTAGTTCGGAAGATTTAGTGTCTGGATTAACAGAAGGATTTGACCCTGTCCAGAACGGGCTTGATTTACTTAAAGCAAGTTTCGAAGAACTTAAGTCTTCCGTATTAGAATCTAGCGTGATCGATATGACTTTAGCAAAACCATATAAAGTGGGTACAACCAACTATAACTATGCGACCATCGCTAAAGCAGGGACTACCGTAACCGGTATTTCTGAAGGGACAGATGTAGACTTTGTCTTATTCGCAAAACAACTCTCTGATTTAAATGATGAGATGACAGTGATTACACCTAAAGTGGGTGATAAAGTTGTTGTTAAACCATTAACCGCTGAGTTACGTGAATCTTTAGTAAGTCATTATATGGTTCAAAAACAACACTAGTCTTTGATATAGTGGACAAAATAAGAGGCATCCCTAGGGATGCCTCGATTTATGTTGTTGGATTGAATTAACATTAGAGATTAGTGTAGTACTTATCGTATATCTTAAACTGATCAGCTTGTTGGGCTTCCCAGTACGAGTGCTGTAAGTCCATCTCAATGCAACCAAATAAGGTTCTGCGCATTCTATTCTTGAATGTCTCTTCGTTGAATATAATACTTTCAGAGATATTCTGGTTTTTTGGTCCTAGGATATAGACAACATTTTTATCTGGATGATTTGATGTCATCGTAAAAACAGCAACAGCACCATCATCTGAATTTGGATTACCGTAGAATTTAAGTTCTCTCCTTAATCTTATCACCACGACATTTCCTGTACCACGGATACCAACAAGTGACAAATATCTAAGTACTGTTGGATCAACATTGTTAACGTAGACGTTACCTCCGTAATCCAAGTCTATTTCTACGTAGTTATTATCACCCTCAATAGCCCATAGGCACATGTAACGAGGGAGATATTTACCTTTCGGATAGTTAGACCCAATTCCTAAATCCCCAATACCAGGTGTATACTTAAGACCTTTGAATGGGTCAAAAGTCGCGCCACCTATTCTAAGTGAGGTCTCTGGTATACTTGGACTATATTGATTATACTGTATTCTGAAGTGGGCATTGCTTAACTTGAAGTTCTCGCAAATAGGATAGCATACCCTGTTAGCTTCACGGGGGTTGTGGCCGATAGGCAACTGATCGTGCATCTGCTGCGAGTTATATCTCCCCACAATGCGCTCATTATAATTACCCAAAACCATGCGATGCAGTACACCATAGTCAATTTTTTCCGCTGTAGTTTTATCTCTGTCATGTGCAGAGAGTTCCACATGTTCATTATCACCATCAAAATTAAAGATAGCGTACTTGTGTTCAAACGGTCCAAAATTCTTATTTGGATTAATGTCCAGTCTCGGAAAATCATCAACGTTGAGTCTAACATCATTCACCTCAATACGATAAATGAGATCGCTGATTTCCTTACCTGGGATATTAGCAGAAGTCATCTTAATATTAAGGTCCGTACCAATACGAGAACTAATCGAAGTTGGATAAGGTGCTAAATCTATCTGAGTAGATGGCCATACCTCATTTGGTTGTAAATAAGGTAGGTTAGTCATTAGGATTGGATCTGCTAATTCTAGCAGCTTATCACTTAAATAACTTGCCCTATCAGAAGGTCTACCAACAACATTATAACCAGAACCATATCCTGCATTCGATACACCATCGTCATTGAAGTGACGATGGAAATTATCCCCGCCTACTTTTATACCACTTATATAAGGGCCGCGGTCATTATTCGTTAAATACTTAAGTGTACCACCGATTAATGCTTGGGTTCTCAACTGCGTTACGTTAGTTTTATCCAGTAGATTCTTGCCGATCATCGGGTTAGATCGATTTGCTTCGGTAGCACGGCGATTGATTTTCAGATCTTTCGCTACACGTTTTACCTTCAATCTTGCACCATTTAAAGTAACTGTTAGTTCACCTAAAGTAACCTGGTTAACGAAATCAACCGTATCAGTATACTGAGATATTCCAACATTATCCATTGGGACGTTAGTAAATACATCATTTGGATTTGTGAATTTCATTTAACCTCCCAATTAGAATGGTGCGATGACAGAAGAGTAAGCACCGCCATTCCATCCAGCAGCTCCCTCGGTGACCAGTCGGTTATCTGGGTCCCACCAACATCCAGTTGCACGATTGCTTTGTGAATTCTTAAGCTTAGAGATAGGATAAAGTGCTCTACAGTCTACAGGCATATTCCCTTCAAACGTGAACGCATTATGTTTATCACTACCATCTTTAACAAAGATAATCTCATTGGTATCATTGGCTGATAAACCTGCATACCAGAATACCTTATTATCAGCAGTTTCACCACCGAAGAACGTCAACCCTTGACCAATATGGATAAATATTTTATTATTTACTCCACGGATGTTACAAAGGTAGAGGTGTTGAATACTTGCTCGGAGTCCACTGATAAATAATACATTTGGGATATGGATCTCAATGATACTATTATTCGCTTTAATGTCGAATACGCAAGCATCGGATGATGATGACCATATCTCCGTGCTCTGACCCGTCCCTATGTTTCGATTTGGAATATAGCAGACATTCGTAGTGAGCGTATCAAGTTTAACGCGTTTCATTTGATTAGCGCGTTGGGCATCGGGTACTGGCCATTTTGTTGCACTCGGATTACCAGACATTAGTCCAGTGTACTCAACAACCAAAGATCCACCATCCGCTACATTAAAATGATCAACCCAATCTAAACCTACACTACCACTACTGAGCCCGATTTCCCTATAGCCCGCACCATTATTATATCCGACACCATTAGGTCTGATCACCTTAGTACATTTATCGCCAGGAAGCACGGCGTCTTCACGTGTATCGACGTATTCTCGTATTTCCTTGACCCATACTCGTCTAGTCCCTTTCGAATGTCGAGCGATTCGAAGATCGAGTATACCAAATCGAGGGTAATTATTTTCGATTGTATCCTGTCTAAGGACTCTCACGCCATTGAACCAAAGGATATACGGCGAGACCATCTTAGAGACGTCAGCATTCGCCATACTAGTAGGATAGACTAATATGGATGGACTATAGCCAACTGTTGGATGGAAACTATTTTCAAATGCAAGATAATAAGGACTTTTACTTGCGCCAATATCTTCATTATCGTAAGGGAAGTCTCCAACCATGACCGCACCAAAGAAACCATCATTTGGTGGATCGATGACTCCATCAACACACTGGCAGGTATGGTGAATGAACGTATTCTTCGTCTCTCTTTTACAGGTATAACGTAATAAAGAGAAATTGGTATTACTCACTTCAATCCCCGTACCAAGTAAAGCTAATGTGGCACGAGTTCGTTTCGATCCATTAATGAAGTCAACATTTGGTCCAGGACTTCCTGTGGTTGAAGCGGTAACAGTGAAACAGGGTTGGCCATTTTTACCAACCCATTTTGCTGTAGGATAAGTTCTTGAGATGTAAGGCTTAAATGAGTTATCTATCTTAACACCTTTGTTCTGCTTAGTCACCGTCATGGAATCAGCTGCAGGTGGGGTTCTAAGATTTCCAACTGATTTACTCTCAGGTATTACTGGATAGGCCATAGTGCTTGTTCCTTACTTTTAGTGAGTTCAGAAACTTGTTCTTCTAACTTCTCAATCCGTTTAGATTGTTCATTGACTGTTTCAACTAATAGTGCAATCACCGCATTATAATCGAGTGATAGCATGCCATCATCTTGTTCAACTACAGCCGTAGGAAGAACTTCTTTTACTTCCTGAGCTAATAAACCAGCCGTAGACACGTTTTTATCTTTAAACTGATAAGTATATCCATTTAACTGAGAAAGTTTCTCTACGGGCTTCTCAATGCGTTTAATCGATGTTTTAAGTCTCTTATCTGAACGCATTACTAAAGAAGTCACAGTAGCTTGGTTACCAAGATCAAGAACGCTACCTGTTGTAACAGTTAGTAGTGCATTACCACCACCATTCTTAAGTCTTAAACTTCCTACACCAATACGACCACCATCGAACAATTTCACGACTTTATTTGGCGTGATATCATCAAGATCGTTTTGCGTATTGATATTAACTTGAGTACCAGAAGCTGCAACGACTTTTCTTTGAAGATCAGCCAGTTTATCACCTAAACCGAACAAATCTGGGAAGTTATCTTTAAGATCACGGTGAGTGATTAAACGGTCTACTGTCCATGCACTTGCATTAGTATAATCACTACTACCTACACTCGCATCGTTACTCATGATGAAATGGTTATTACCACCGAGACTCATGAATGCAGTACGCTGATGTGGGGTATGCATCATAAAACCGACACCATCGTAGTTCTGTGCAGATGTCCACATGGTTTCATCTAATCGACCACGTGAGAATCCAGGCATCGCTGGAAGACCAGGCATACCTTGAGTAAATGCAAAGACTGACGTTACATTACGATCACTAAGGCTGATGTTCTCATTCCAAGCAGGTTGTGATACTGCTGCGACATCCCAACGATTCGGGAAGGTCACAAATTCACCGTTTACTGTACCGTTACGAGTGAGTGTTAACCCACCAATATTTAAACGTTGATAAACCACGCCAGATGACTTATCGCCGATGACTTCAAGGACACCCTTAAGGTTGGTATTACCATCTAGATTCGTCCCGTAGAACTTCAATGATGGCATATTACCGTAGCCTGCTGTAATACTGTACGTACCAGGCATAATGAACTTATTAATGTCATTGGTTTTATCAGTATAGCGATCTAATTCATCATGGGTTAAGACTTTAGGTTTACCGGTTACTTTCTCCCATTCAGCTTTCTTCGCTGCTTCTGCAATCTTCGTTTCAGCATCCGTACGAGACATCTTCTCATCAATCAATGGACGATAGTTAACGATCTCGTTTTTCTTCGCATACTGAGCAAGTAATTGAGAGATGCTTTCAGAGCTAGGTAAGTTTGCAATCGCCAGGTTAATTTGATTGGTGACTTCTTGCTGTGCAGTTTTCGTACCAACCGTAATCTTAAGATCAGAAAGTTCTTTCTGAAGTTTGACGATATCCGATTGATTCACCTTAGCCATATCCGCTTTTACACGTTTTAATTCAGCATCCAATTCACGCTTCATGTTATCCATGTAAGTTTGGAGTTCGTTAAGGTTAGATAACGCACGCACTTTGGCTTCGATTTCCGCAAGACTATCTACCGTAGATTGTTTAAACTTATCTACCGTACCGATAACGTCACGAGACTCACGCACCAAGTTTTCCATCGCTTCTAAACGAGCAAGTAACTTTGTTTGAAAATCCCCAACGAATGCATACATCCCACGGTCATGTGCAATACGTAGGTTCTCAATCACTTGAGTAAGATTACGCAGTTCATTCACTGCACTGTTCCAGTAGATCACTTGACCGATTGGGTGTCTGTGTGGTGCAGGGTTATAGGCGGATGGTCGATTGATGACATCACTAAACTTAACGGCTTTCTCAACAGTCGCTTCTTTCACTAACTGAGCAAGATAGTCTGGGGTATATTCATCACCACGACCGTAACACTGGTACGTTAAAGTCACATAACCCATGATACTTTCTTTCAGTAAAATGATCGCACTGAAGATTGCTTTACCCGTTTCTTTGGTTAACTGATCATTGATGTCATCTAAACGATAGTCAACACCAAGTATCAATTGAGTATCATTATTACGAACGACCATTGACTCCCCATAGAAGAAACCTTCACGTGGTACAATGGCACGGTTTAATGGGTCCACTTCATGGCGTTCATTCGCCACTAAGTTATCTGGACTTCTACCTGTCGTATCAACAGGATATTTTTTAAGTTGGACGGTTGCCATATTTCACTATTCCTTTCTATTAGAGGAGCGATTGTTGACGCCAAATTTCAAGGTGGCGTTCAAGTTCATCTAGCATCTCATAAGTCGGTGCATAGTTGATACGCTCTTCAAATTTCTGCTTCATCCCTGTAATATAACCAGAGACTTTCGCAAACTGACGGACGTGTTCTTCAAGGCGGTCTACTACAATAGAAACAGGTAGCCCACGTGCCTGACAGAGTGCTGGTAAGAACCATAAGTCAGACGTAGCCTCACCACGCTCTACAGCACGATAGTTAATCAAGTCTTGGGTTTGATATGGGAATGTCATGATCTCATAGTAATCATAACCCGATAAAATCAATCCCATCTTATCTGAGTAAATCTTGATATTCTTTTCAAGAATACGTTCCCGTTCTTCATCGAGTGGTAATCGCACTCGTTCAAAAATACCTTTATCTGGACGCCACTGGTAACCCACCTGAACAACGTGTTCTTCGGCGGCTGATAACTGAATCCATTTTACTGTCTTCTCTGTGTTATCTTTATCTTGTTTAGTCCCGATATGCGTGACGATATTCCCATCATCAAGCATGGCATATTTCGTCATAATTTATTTATCCTTTAAAAATAAGTGGGTGCTATAATGCACCCACTTTATTACATTTATTAAACGACAATCGTAATCAAGGCTTCTTGGATAACGTTAATATCATCCTTCGTGACACTGATACGAGGAACAAGTGCATCCGGATAGTTTTGGTTAACGTTAACTGTTAAGTGATTACCAAATGAGGTCAACTCACCTGCTAGGATGTTGATCGTTCCGCTTGGTAAAGTTACGAAAGCACGACGCGTACAGGAGTGGATGATACGATTGTTTTCTGAGTCAAGTTTAGACTTAGCACGAATCGTAATCTCTGCTTTACGACCTACTAGTACACGCGGTACTGTCCAGGTTTGTGTTTCACTGACGTAGAACACTTGGTTAGGCGCAAAGACCGCTGATGTACCACCATCGTAGTTCTGGAGGATAACCCCTCGAGCACGGATGTTACCGTATTGATCTTGTTCAACAGATGACCAATCCTCAGCACCAGGCTGGATTGTGAATTTCTCCGTGATCAGATCAGGTGCATCTTGTTTCATATTCTCACGAATATAACGACGAACTTCAGCCTGAACTTTGTTGTTAAAAGCATCCGTGTCTTCGGTTGCACCAAAATCATCATCTGATGGAATATAGTCGAAACTATTGTTCTGGTAACTCAGGCAGATATGAGAGATCGTATCTGTTGCAGCTGGTGTTAATAAACCAGTAAAGTCAGCAACCAATTGGTACTCACCATCGAACGCTGTTGAAGCAAGTTCATACTTAGCACGAACATGGAGTTCATTTCCTGCCTTGTTCTTGACAATCATGTTACTGCCATTTCTGTAGCCAAATACTAAAGTTTGACCATCAGTAACACGTCTTAATGAGAAACGTACTTGATCTGAGATAACCATTGTACCGATTGTATCAGATTGTATCGTGACCATGAGGTGACGTCTACGACCACCACCAGCAAAACTGATTTTCTTAGTATTTAGGAATACACCCGCATCTTTCAGTTTAACTGAGGTTTGGTAACCATCTTCAAATGTCACTTCTTTCTTACGTGAAGCGGTAATATCATCCGCAGTTGCATAAACCTCCCAACCAGGGACTTTACCACCACGAGCTTGGAGTTTACCACCGGAGATCATATTTTCGCTAGAAGCAATTCGATAACCGAAACTTTCAGAAGCACACGCCCCTCTGATATAAGAAAGAATACCTGGAGTTGCAGTAAGGCTTGTACTGTTGCCAACATCAGTTCTCGCGATCTCATGGGTCGATGTACTACCACCCTCATTTAATCGATAGAAATAGACATCAACTACGGCGCCGTTACAAGTCAAAATACCAATAGCACATCTTGACTCGTTCTCCATTATCATACTGCTTAATAAATTCCGCAGTTTGGTGCGATTAACATTGGTATCGATACCTCTGATCCACCAGTTAACGAAGTCGGAGCTTCCGTTAAGAATCGCATCACTATCGCCATAAACAGTTAAGAAACAACCATTTGCTCTATTCTTGCCATCTTCCCAGAATTTCGTTACGGTCATGTTCTCAACTTTTGTGATCGTCGTTTCTTGATCGTTAGGACCAGGAATCTTATATAAATCACGAATTGGATAAGTACCACTTGGCATGAGGTCACCAGGACTATAAGTAAATTTTCTAAATTGTTTACTTAACTTCGTTTCGATCTCAGTCACTTTGGTTAACGCGGTTTCACCTTTTACGACACGTGGTTCAAGATCATTAAACTTCGCTTGTACTTCAGCATTAACGCCTTGACCTGCAGAAGTTTTAAGTGATTCTACGGTAGAGGTTAACGTATCATAGTTAGCAAGTTTACTGTCCACTTGGGTAAGTTTAGTATCTAACTGTCCTACTTTCTGAACGGTAGCGTCCACTTTACCACTTACGTAGTTTTTAACTGCTTTTACCGTTGGAACGTTGTGGTTTGGTGTAGAGTCTTCAATCTCAGTTGACTTATATTTATCAGTCAATACTTTATAAGATTGTCCACCTGGTCTGTACATCAGGTCTTTATTCGGAAAAACGTACAATGATACAGATTCTGTTGTACCTGTTGGTATGGTGATACCGCTTTGTATACTCCCTATCCAGGCACCGAACTTACCCGCAAATAATGTTTCTGGGTTATCACCTGCTTCGATCGATTTTGGTTTTAACGTTACAACACTTTGCGCATTAAACACATCACCGTCTTTAGTAAAGGTTGGTAATGTCGCTTTTATATCATTTTTAGCACTTTCAATCGCTTGAGAAGCATTAGACTGGTGATCAACGAGTTTATCACTGATAATCTGGTTAACTGTAGCAACTGTAGGTACTCTGTAATCCCGACCGTATTTCGTAATATCGCCCTCCACATCCACACTAGTAAGGATCTGACGATCATTAGCACCACCGCCAGGACGAATGAATAGCGTGTGGTCTTGTGCTTTCACGATTGCGAAAGATGTCGTTGGACTGGTTGGGATAGCAAGAGCAGCATAACTATTATCAGAATAATACGTACCAAGTCTACCAGCAAAATATTCTTCTGGTTCACTAGTTTTTGGTGCCTTCATCGTACCAAGTGTGATGAAGTCTTGTGCTTCATAAGTATCGCCACGTTTGATCCAAGTTGGTTGACCTGAAGCAGCAGCTTGTTTCATGGCTGTCACTTTATCATCAATTGCACGAGTTAGCTCTGCTTTATCTGCAATCGCTTTCGCTTCGATTGCATCAAGTTTTTCTTTGATGTTACCAGCAGCTTCCACCTGTTGTTTAACTGGTGTGACAGCAGATTCGATATCGCCGATCTTAGTGGTTAATGTACTAAGTTGACTACCAAGATAATCACGCAAGCCTTTTACTGATACTGGTTTATATTGCGGTGAATTAGTTTCGACAGTGTGAACGAGATCACGACTATCTAATAGCTCAGCCATTATGAAGGTACTATCGTGATACCATCCGACACGAGCCCTTACGTAATTACCACCAGGTAACTTATTGAAACCAAGAACGAAACCACCGTTGCTGTCAGTCAAATACATGAATGAGCGTGGCATCTTATCTGCCGAATCATCGTAATTACCCATGCGGCTCGCTGTATAATAGCCACTATGAGTTTCAGTGATACTAGTCGGGAACACAATACTCATTGGTTTACTTAAGACAGTGTTTGTCGTTAAGAACTTGGTATCATCATAAGTCCCTTTAAGGTATTGACTCCCGTCACCTAGATTGGTTCTAAGTGCTTCGATACCTTGGGTAGCTGCAGTGATTTGTTGATTGAGTCCATTCTGTACTGTATCAATGTACTCTTTCGCCGCACGAGCTGAAACCGGATAGGTCGTTGATGGATTAGTAAACGCGGCTGAATCGTTCTGGATATTAGCAGTTGTTAAGATCTCAGCTGTGGTACCCTGAGATGAAGTCAGGTAAGCTGCAACGCTATTTTCTTTATCTTTAAAGGATAAAGCATTACCGCTAACACCAACGTGAGTATTACCGTGATCAGTTTCTTTATTATAGAAACCAGACTTACCGGCTGGGAAGTTATCACTTGCACCGACTGATAATGGATCATTTATTAAAGGTTTTTCGGTGGTATAATATTTTCCATCGACTTCTGATCCTTTAACGTATCGGGTATCAAGTTGGTCGCGTTCTACTTGGATTTTTGCATCAGCATTACTTCCCGCTGTTTGCACTGCCGTTTTAACCGCTTCCTTATATTCGCGTTCAACACGTTTAAGCTCCTCTTGTGAGAGACTACTTCCGTTTTCTGCAGCGGCTTGTGCTGAGCCGATCTTACGTTCGAGTTCAGCAAGTCGTCCATCCTGTGCTGTATCTTTAATCACTTGAGCTTGTTTCATCTCATTGATTTCAGACTTAGCTGCATTTGCGATTGATTCAACTCGATCGACTTTGTCTTTAACAGGCTTAATCGCACCTGTAATCGTACCATCAACTGCGGCGACTTTTGTGTTAACATCTTGGATTTGTTTTTCAAGTTGTCTCTTAGCGCGATCGGTATAACCATTTGCCATCATTACAGTTTGGGTGGCCACACCATTAAACTCTTCTAAATCAGTTGTAAGTTTATTGGCTTTTGCTTCAAGTTTACCTAAACGATCATTGACTTGTGGTTCAAGCGCATCTAATCTTGTTGCCACAGCTGAAACATCAGATTGACTCGCACTTTTGATTTTTGCGATTTCACCTTCTAAAGCAGTTTTCACTTTCTCGGTTTCAGTAGTGATCTTAGTATCAAGTGCAGGGATCGTAACAGATTCTAATTGAGTTACTTTATCACTAACTGGTGTCACTAACTCATTTACTTTTGTTGTAATGAGGTTAGGAACAGTTGTGGTTTTAAACTCATTTAAGTTAAGATTCGCAAGATCATCTCTTGCTTTCTCTGCGGTGAGCTTAACTGCGTCAATGGCTTCATCTGCATTATGCTTATTCGTTGCAATCGTGTTCATCAGAACAGCGATACGACCGCCTTGACTTTGGATGTCATTATTGATCGCAGGAATGGTTGTTCCTGTTACGGCAGATAAACTTGATTCAAGCTGACTTGCTTTAGACTCAACTGCTTGAAGTCTTGCACTATCAGCCGCTTGAGCGATCTTAGTATCCACACCAGCAAGTTTAGTGGCTGCTTCTTCAAGCTTACGTTTAACTTCAGCCATCTCAGTGGTTAATCCACCAATACGCTTATCACCACTAATCACTAAACGGAAACCAAATGGACCGACTTTATCAAAAGCCCCTTCCATATTCGTACCGAAGTTTACTTCACGAGTGACACTACCACCATCCTGTTTGAATTGGTTGAGTGCTTGTTCAGTACTGGTTGCTTTAGTCAGTGCTTGTTGTGCTTTCTCATCTGCTTTTGTTACGTTGGTATTCACTTCCGTAATAGCACGTGGTAATGCCGCATCAACTTTCTCTGTTAATCCAGAGATCTGAGATTCTAATGCGGATTTAAGTGCATTGAAAGATTGCGTTAATGCGGTAATATCTGCAGCGGCAACTTGTTTTTTAACTTGGTTTAATTCATTGCGAAGATTAGCAATACCCGATAGATCAAGGTTACCTAAATCTGCGTCATGAATCATTTGCTCGATGCGGTGCAAACGGATTAATAAAGAGGAGTTCTCTTTTGTTGCACGATGACGAGCAATACTCACGAGTTCATTTAACGGACCCGTGATTGGATTTAATCCATAGATATCATAGATCGATGTTAAGTGACGAACCGGTTCGAAGAAACGTGGTTTTTCGATGATATCTTTATAGAACGTACCACGTGCATCATGTTTATAATTCTCAAGCATCTCAACAAGAGACTCATGGATGTTTTGGAACTCGCCACCCACAGCTTGGTAACGTACTTCGATATCGCCCGAGATTGCTTTATCAGTGATCTCAATTAACATCGCGACATCTTTACCGGATTGACGAATTGCATCTTCCACTACACGGTGGAATCTGAAATCCTCATGGGCAGTTAATCGCTCGCCCAAATAAGTGATCTGCACTGACTCCGTATAGAATGCACCCGCCATCACATTAAAGATGCGTTCCTGGGGGGTAATAGAGTGGGCTTCTACCATCACTCTATTATCAGGATGGTTACCCGTTAAATCCAACGGGTAACGTTTATATTGTTTTGCGGTTGACATGTTACTGTTTTCCCTCTTTATACTGATCTAATTCCTCTCTTAAAGAAACTACCTCAGTTTTCAATTCTTTTACAGCTTCGATTAATAAAGCCACAAGACCGTTATAATCAACCGATTTCAAGGTTTCATTATCGTTCGTATCTTCACTGACCACTTCAGGTAATACTTTCTCAACTTCTTGAGCGATCACACCTGCACGACGACCTTTAAGGTCTTTCTTCATCTTATAGGTATAACCATTGATTGCAGAGAGTTTCTCAAAAGGACTATCGATCAATTTAAGATCTTCTTTACTTCTGATATCTGAACGAACCCCAACGTGGTGGGCTAATACGAAGCCACTGAAGTAGTGACCCGCACCGCCATGTCCGCCATCCCACATCCAGTCATAGTAAGCGACATGATCCCAACCTGCACCACGGTAATCCGCAGCTGGTCTGATGTGAACACGATAACCAAGATAGATGTGACCATTACCGTGAGTATGCGGAATACGGTTAGCCATACCTGCAGCTGATGTCCAGTCATTTAACTGAGACGTTTTCACGTAACCATTAAGATCACCCAACTCACTGCGACGAACGAAGTAGTCATGTAAGTTACCATAAGGACGCATCCAAACACGGTCTTTATAGAGTTCCATGAATGACGCATTGTCATTACCATCCACAACACCATGCATACGAATGACGGTATTATTCGTTCTATCTGGCATAACGATAATTTTCGCACTGGCTCGGTTATCACCACCTACACCACGTAAGCCCATCCACATCTCGACGGATTTAGGATTTGGGTCATCAGCCATTATGATTAGTGGAACATTCCAACTGTTATTGCCTGGTGAACGAATGTAAGTTATACCAGTTAGTGTTGGATTAACTTTAGCTTCTGCGATTTTAGCCGAAACAAGTTCTTGCGCCATTTGAGCGGTTGGGATTTTATCTGCACTGTTATTTGCTTTATCACCCGTCATCCACTCACGAGTTAAGATATCAGTGGTTCTGAAATTACGACCTTGTGCGTCATAACTGCCAGTTACTAAACCAAGACTTGGACCATAACTGAAACCAATCGTACGACCATAGGCACGACCCGGTGCAGTAGGACGACCCGGTGCATCAGGATGCATCACAGCAATCTCAAGCTCGCTATGATTTACACCGTTCTCCGGTGTACCATTTGGGCGTCTAAAACCTGATGCCTCAAAACGTGAATCAGTAACGGGTACATTGATCAAGTTAGCGGTCTGTAGGTAAAGTGGACCACGCATGGTTTGGTTACCACTTAAAAATACCGCATCAGATAACTTCTTCGTATTATCGATTAAGAAGTCCCGTGCTTTCAAGTTGATCGGGTTGTTCGTATCGGTCAATAGAACATTATCGTGGCCATCGTGATATAGACTAGCAAACTTATTACCAATACCACCGAAACGGAAACGACCGTAGTTATCTGTACCATCTGGTGTGATCTTTAAGATAGTTTTATCGTTGACCTTATTATCGATATTACTACTCGTGCCATTATCAGTATAAAGCGTACGGGTATTAAGTTGACCGAAGGCTTCAGAAATAAACTTAGTGGCTTCTAATGTACCTTGGATCACCTGTGCAGCTTGACCATTTTTCACTACAGCACGATTTGCTAATGCATTAACTAGATTGGTGAGGTCTGTTTTATTCTGATTGATCGTACGAGTTAGGTTTGCGATGTTGTTAGCAAGCTCAGTATTGAGATCGCGTTTGTTCTTTTCGATATCTTCCGTGTTCTTAGTGATCTTAGCAAGATGATCGGCAAGTTTCACATTAACGACATTAGTCAACTCGTCTTTAAGTGCATTAGTTGTCGTGGTGATTTGTTGTTTTAACGCTTCATCTGCAGCATATAACTTTTTAAGGTTAACATCAATTTTATCGTTGACTTGAACACGAAGTTTTTCAACACGATCATCTACCGCAGCAGATAAGTTAGCTGTTAACTGTTCAGCCATCTTAGCCACTTCATTGGCTTTCTCTAAAGCACGTGCAATTGCACCAGCAGTAGATTGCGTGATCTCAGTTTGAAGATCATTGATACGGCCTGTTAAACCAGCCAAGATACGTCCGTGTTCTAAAAGAAGAAGAAGCATCTGATTATAAGATGGGGTACCTTTTCTTTCTTCACCTAGGAATTTCTCTAAGGCTTGACGCACTCGACCTAACTCATTAATGAAGTCATCGTATTCATTAGTTTCATCAGTTGGATGGTAGTGCTTGATTGGCGTAAAGTCAATCGGTTTCTCGTGGATATCTTCCCAGCGTACCATCAACGGATTTAAGATTGCATTTTTCAATGCTTGGGTAAATTGCGTTTCATTTAAAATGAAATCTCCACCAACCGTTTGGTATTTGATTTCATAGTTACCCGCTACCCATTGGTCGAGTAATACGATGATACTACCGACCTGCTGATTATATTTCGTATAAGGCGTGATACCTTCGAATATACCACCAATATAGAAATCTTTACCGAAGGTCATGACTTCTTCAGTATCGAGTTTCTTGATCTGTACACTATCGTGGAAGAGCGGTGCACAACGAGGTAAGATGATATTAAACTCATCTCGGTTCTTGGTGGTAAGGGTGACTCTTTCAGTCACTAAGTTACTGGCAAGTTCCCCTGTCATATCGACAGGATACGTTGGAACTTTTACGATTGGATCTGCCATATATAAATCCTTACTTATTAAATCTTTTATTATTAAAATAACATTAAACGTTTAGTGTCATAGCCCGTATATATGGGTACGAACATAGACTTTTTGAATTGGCGACATAAGAGAGAGGCTACTCATTTTGTAGCCTCAATACAAATTATTTCTTACGTGGATTGACTTGTTCACGTGGGATATCTTGGTAGATGTGACCACGTGGTGTATGAGAAACGGTTTTCCCATATTGACCTTTACCCATGAGACGCACACCCCAATACATTAACCAACGACGAATGGTCGATACGTTAGATAACTTCATGGCGTGTTTGAAAATACGGTCAGCTAATTTCTTCGTACCAATCGCATAAGCATAATAGTAATCATGAACAATTGATGCTTCCATGTATTTCCCGTCAGTTGGGAAGATACTTCTTACAATAGCAGGCACAGAAGCAAAGTCTGTTTTAAAACCCGCCGGCACGGTAATCACGCCGTATTTCTCAGAGGTAAAAGTAAAGTCTTTCGTTAAACGATAAACTCGTCTTCCTTCAACGAACTCATCTAAAGGTTCCACTTCTAATTTACTGAAATGATCTTTCTTCATCTCCACTCCTTCTTTAAACAAAAATAAGAAAAAGAAAAGGATAGGTGATCATCCTAGACCACCTACCTATTCCTAAAAGATAAAATTATTTACGTTTCTTTTCAAGCGCTTCGACACGACGCAATAAGTCAAAGTAACGTGCTTCTTGTTCACGGGTTGCTTCAACAAGTAGTGCAACGATACCATTGTAGTTTAATGATAAGGTACCATCCGCATCTTCTGATACCGCAGATGGGAGCACTTTTTGAACTTGTTGCGCAATCAAGCCTACACTTTCTTCATCGCTACCTTTGAAGTTATAAAAATAACCATTTAAGGTGAGCAAACGTTTAAGTGCATCCGTAATAACAGATAGATTCTCTTTCTTACGGATATCTGAGGTTAAGTTGATTTCTTGCGGTCTGAAGCGTCCATTATACATCAAGTCAGTACCAGAAAGGTTCATGACTTTTGTAGTACTACCTACAGCAAACTGAACACTACTTACACTAAGCTTACCTGTTTCAATAAACTTAGGAATCTTACCAGTTGCGTAATCAGTTGCATTACCCTGAATAGAGATATTCGGGATACGACCGTTTAATGCATTGACATCAGATTTGAGTCGACTTACATCACTGGTTGCAGCGCTCACGAGCTGATCCATCGTATTAAGTCTAGAGTTGTTATTATCAGCAATAGACTTCGCTTGGTTAGCAGTTGCTTGTGCATTGTTACCAATCGTACGAACTTCATTAAGTGCTGCTGTGGTTGGTCCTTTCTCAAGTTCCGTTACACGAGATGACAACTGAGTAGTTGTTTGCTCAAGTGAAGTAGCTTTCGCTGTCACTGAACTTAATGCAGTTGAAGTGGATTTAGAGAATCCATCGTACTGGGTTGATAATGTTACTAAACGTTTATCAACGTGTTTCAATGTACCCAATAAGATCGCATCGATCGCACCTGGGTTATAGAAGCTTGTACTACTATCGTTATCCGTAAAACCATAGTTAGTTGTTGTCGCAACAAACATGCGTTTATCATCAACATTTACTACCGTTGCTGTATCGAAATAACCTTTCAGTTTATCGATATTCGCATTAGATAACTGACCACCCGCAAATCGCTCAGTGTTTTCAAGTCTCACCGTATCAGCTTGTCTTAGTGTTTCGGTGAAAGTTTTAGTCTTATATGCATTTGCATCAGATGTTTTAACTTTCACGTCATCGACAATAAGGTTAGCATAATGTACGGCAATGCCATCACTACGTAACTCAAAGGCCGCTTTAGAGTCTCTGAATTGGAGATAGTTAGGAAGGGTTCCTTTTCTACCATCAGCGACTAAGACTTCATACTGATCAGATACCACCGCTTGAATTTTCTCAAGTGGGATATAATCTGCTCGACCACCCGTAGCCGCATTCACACGACGTTCAAGATCACCCAATTTATTATTGGTGTCTTTAAACGCAAGAGCTGTTGCGCCAAGTAAGGACTCAGCTGAAAGCTGATCATCATTAAAGTTAGTTAACTCTTTTGCTTTTGCTAAATCAACTAAGTAACCTTCACTTGTTGAACCCGTATAAACAGGAAGTTGTGCCATGCGTTTTAATGCATCAGTTGGTACTGTCGCACTCATACCTGATTTATTGATACGAGTATTATAGCTATGATTATCACGTAATTTCTCAAACTCAGTAACAAGATTATACTTGAATGCTGACTGGCCGTTCATTACGTTATATTCAGTTGCTGCATATTTCGGTGTATAAAGACCTTGCGCAATACCGAACGTGTCGCTATTGTAATTCGCGTTAGAGAAATTAATCGCACCGACTGATTTGATTTTCTTATTCGCATCAGCAACAACTATCTTACCTGCTTCAGTTGCATCACTGGATGGTAATTTAGCTGTAGGAATAAAATCCCCTCTCGCTGCAGCTTGGATCTTTGTATCAAGTTCTTGTAATGCTTTTACAGTAAACGCAAAACTTGAGGTTTGATTTAAACCATAACCAGGTATTGTACTACCATCTTCATTGACCGTCACGACGCTTTCTGAGTTAAAGAAGTGCTTACTAATCAAATTAGTATCAGTAGATGAAAGTGAGTAAACGACTTTCTTACTACCACCTAACGTATTCGTTGGCGCACTTTCCTCACCTTTGGTGTGGACTTTAACTTTCTTGATGATATCCATCGCAGAAGTTACCATTGCTGGTACACTTGTTGCGGTTGTGATACTTGGTGTTTCAGACAAACGAGCAAGATTATCGATTGTCCCTGAAACAGAGATCACTCTACCGGTTGAACCAAGACGAACATCATTGACACGATTAATAACCGGTTTATTACCGGCTGCAGTCTCACTGACAATAACACTATTTGGTGTCACTTCAGTATTGCGTGTTGTAACGACACTACTGTTATTTGGATCAAGGTAATTTACACCAGTTGCAGGAAGTCCCACTTGTTTATCTGCTGTTAAACGAAGTACACCATTTGGATCGATACGATTGCGCACTGTAGTAGAATAAGGAACGTAGTCTTTCTCTTTTAACTTCGCTTCGATCGCTGTATTCATCACGGTATTGATATTATCAAGACGATTTGATAATGCATCAAGTCTTGCTTTTACTTTACCAGATAAATCATCTGCTTTATCGTTAAGCATGGTTGTGAAGAGAAGAGTTAACTCGTTCTTCATGCGGTATACGGCTGCGTCGATATCAGCGGATGAGCTACCGCCACCGCCGCCACCTACGACGTTACCATTTCGGATTAAAGCTTTGATCTCAAGATATTTCTCTTGGACTTGGTTCATTAAGTTCTGAACATTCGCTTTTGTATCACGAGATAACTGACGCATCGCTGCAGTTTCATCAAGAAGGTCCGCTACTGCACTGGCTTGTGCTGCTTCTGCTTTGGCGATTTCACGATTTGCTGCAGAGAGCTGTAGGATTGCATCGATTAAATCTTGAACACCTACTAACTCACCGACATCATGACCATGTGGTTTAACTGGATAGTTAACAGGACGTCCTACGATTTCAGCCCATGGCGTTTGTAACGGATTAACCAGATAGTTAGCGATCTGCGTTGCATAACCCGTCGCATCTAAAATAAAGCTACCACCCAGTGTTTGGTAAGTCACTTTATATCGACCAGTGATACGTCTATCATCAAATAAGATTAATGACTCGATACGTTGCTTACCACCGACGTACGGTTCCATCTCACCAAAATGCCCACCTAAATAATAGTCATGGTCTTTCTCAAGTACCAATGGCTGGTTATCTTCGGTATCTAATCTTTCGATTTTAACACTGTTTGAATAGAACGGTGCATATCTTGGAATAATGTAGTTAAACTCATTACGGTTCGTATCAGTAAGATCATAGATCTCTTCAACATGGTTTTGTTTACTCACACCGGTTGGATCAAATGGGTATTGTACTAATTTACCCACATTGATCGGTTGTGGTAATGGGCTAAACCCTTCATTCTCACGAGGTTCTTCGAGTGGTTTAAGTTTTAAATCACTATATACCGCAAATCTCGGATCATCCAACTGATACTTACGGTTGAAGTTCGCAATCGCTGCACCTAATGTACCGTATTTGTCCACCAGCGCTTGATAGAGGTTGTTATTTGTTGCAGCCTTATGTTTGGCTAGATCACGACGATACTCGCTAATTTGCGTGTCTAATTCCGCTTTATCAACAGCAATTAATTTAGGGATGTTTGGGATATCCGTATTGCTACTGATATTATCCAAACGAGTGTTCCATTCGTTATAGTGATCAAGAATATATTGGAATCCCTGATAGTTCTGATGAGGTAGGAACTCGTTACGATACGTATTAGCATGCCAAGTATCATTCGTATTTAAATCATTCCATAAGAAGTAACTTGGAATCAATGCACGTTTATAGGCATCAAGTTTACGTCTGACTTCTAAGAAACGATCATTAAGACCATTGATCTTAAGTTGTTCATCAGCAGTATAGTTACGTGGTTGTTCTGGTGTATAGATATCAGGGTTGATATATTTATCACCATCCGTTGCACTATAATTATACTTTCTATTGTACGTATTGATCTCATCAACTAACGCAGTACGTTTATTAATTAACGCACGATATTCGTTCTGTGGATTTGTTGTGGTATAACCAGCACGTGCCTGATTTTCATAATCACGAATACGACGAAGTAAATCATTATACTCGTTGTCTGACGCACCACGTTTTTCTGGTAAACGAATATTCGCACGATCCATCGTGATCGCATACTTACCTTCGAACTGACGATTAGTATTGTAGTAATCGTTATAGGTAGCAAGTTCTGCTTTAAGACGATTGTACTCAGTGACGATGGCATTATATTGTGCAGTCGTTGGGGTAGTCGTACTAATATAATCGCTGATTGCTTTACGTAAGTCACCAGCTGCAGTATTTAACTCACTACGTCTACTGTAAGGTGTAAAGTTAGCTGGCACCAATTCACTTGTTAGATGGAAGTTACCATTTCTGAAGTCCTGTACTGTCTCAGGTGAACCACCGCGAACATCGGCTAACCGAGCAAGTTTATTCGTTTGTTCGGTCGTCGGTCTTGGGAAGGTTACGAGACCACGTAAACCAAAGTGGTCACGGAAGACTGCTTCTATATAATCAATGAATGCAGCTTTGATCTCATCGAATTTATCTTTCGTTACTGGCACCCAACCTTTAATACCAGTAAAATCATAGTTGCTGGTAAGTTTGAGTGGTCTATCTCGGTTATCAGCTGCGATAAGAGATAAGAACCAAATACCAAGGTTAGCATAATCAAGGTTATACTCGAGTGTTCTTGCTTTACCGGCAATGTCTTTTGGATCAAGTTTATAGTTTAATCCATCCGCACTACCCGCAAACATAGTACGACGATTGATACCAGCCTTATCATCAAACTGAGATGTGAAATACTTAGACCAGCGAGCAGATGACCAAGGTTCAGCATTTGCTTTATTTAAACTTTCTTCTGGTGTATAATAAGGTTTTAAGAATACACTGAAAGAAAGTACCTTACCATTCTCAGCAGGCATGGTCGGGTTACCTGTTGCGATGATGAGTTCATCAACTTTTGCAATAAGTAACTTGTATTTTGCTTTTGCTATATCCGCTTGGTTATTCGCAATTGCTTGGTGGTAATCACGCCATAACTCAATCGCATCAGCAAAGATTGGTTTAGCTGAAGCTAACGCATTACTATTTTGAAGACCAATCGCATTAAGTCTTGCATACTCAGTTGAACCAACGATTTCTGAAGTTAAGTTTTGACCACCATTTAAATAATAGAAGACAACTTTTAAATCGTTATCCCAGTGGTTGGTGCCGAAATATTTATCATAATCCGGTAAACCGCGGTGTTCACGAGGCATACGAATTGGATAAGGACGATTATCCACGTATGCTGGAAGATCAGCTGGATCTTCTCTGAAAAGTGGATCTGATCGACCACCATTATTTAAGTTGATATAATCAATCAACTGAGCCTTTTCATTATCATAAGTACTCTTATCGTGATCAGTGATCGCTTGACGCAATTTTCTTAAAGTAGTGAGTGGTGTACCGTTATCTCTTGCAATAATAAGATTATGATAACTTTCTCTCATATCCGAAGAAAATAATGCATACTTCTTAAGCGTTTCTTTCGGGTTGTCTTTCTTAACAGGATATGGATGAAGTAGCATAGTCTCAGTAAGTTTACCATTAACATACTCAGCGATTCGATTCCAAGCCCTATCCGTTACTATACTGCCATTGCAAAGTAGTTTGGTGGCAGCTACAACGTCATTCAATAATCTGAATGATTTAACGAATGCATTAACTGGATCAGCCGCATATTCATCTGAAATCTTGAATGTATCATCACGTTTGGCGATAATATTATTGCGCCAAGCGATTATTTCTGGTACCCTGAGCGCATCGAATTGGATAGAATTATAAGCGATCTTATCACTAGGATATAGTTCCATCCCATCTGTAAGATGGATTGCTCTACGGTTAGAACTACCTCTATATTTAACAATCGGATCTACCCAGCTTTCACCTTCTGGTGCTGGAGATTTATCTTGGAGATGATTGTAGTTAAATATACCCCATAAATCGTTCGCTTCACCTGGTACGCCTCTACGTTCCATCTTACCTGCTAACTCTTTAAACGAATTAACGAGTTCGTCCCATTTCTGTTTAGTGATAGAGGCATCACCATTGATGAGTTTACACCAAGCCTTCTCTATTTCATTATAGCGATTTCTCAACTCATTATATTTAGGATGCGCAATAATATCTCTGACTGCAATATCACTGATGTTATACTTACCAAAGTGAAACGATGGTCTCTCATCCCAGACCGGACCCAAAAGGATCGCCACAAGAACATCATCATAGTTCGCATTACCTGTGATAACGGTTGTTTCTGTTTGAGCCATATTTCATGACCCTCCTTTAATTTGTTAAAATGTTTAACTATACTTTATCGATAAAATATTGTTAAAATTTTCAGGCTATGTTGTTGGGTGAAGTGTACTGTGCACGTACATATTTCCCGATAAACCTTAAGATTTTAACATAACTTCGCGAAGGTAAAATTTAATGAAGCCGGTATTAAAAAACCTCACCTATAGACAACCTGGGTGGGTCTATAGTGTGGATGCCCATCAATGGGATTTCACCCAGAAGAACGCAAAGCTCGGTTATCATAAAGATAGCCTAGTTCATCCTGCAGATTTAAGCGATATCCACTTAAGTAAAGAAGGCGTAGATCACGAACATCTTCGTGATACTTCCTTATTTAATATAGGTGGTTATTTTCATTGGCATGATGGTGATGCGACAGGGATATTTATCGAGCAAGGTGCGGTCAGTCAAACGAGACTTAAAACTAGCCATATTAACATCGTTAATTTCGAAGAAGTCAATGGTACAGTAAAACTGTATAGATTGGAAGATCAGAATATCTTACCTTCTGATGTGAGAGGGGATTTATTTAACAGTGTCTTCTTACATGTTGACAATATTAACTTCGATAATAAATTAGTTGGTGTGGTATTATGCGGTGAGTTGTATTGGTTAAATATTGATGGTAAGATTTTAAAATACATCAATCACAATACACTGAAGTTTGATTTACAACGATGGCATCTGTATGAGAAGGTCTGGAAGTATAAGGATCTTTTCAGCAATGATAAATTTGGTCTTACGCCTTATCTTGATGGACGCATTAAGACAGAGGAAGTTCGTAAGCCTGAAACGATTCGTCGTTTATTTACATTACCGCAATCATTCCTTGTTGTTGTCGAATCACCAAAACCACTTGAAATCACGAAAACATTGGTACCATCACATCAGTTACCAAAACGTTATTTCGTGGCAACACACCACTATCAACCATTAAGATGTAGTGACGGTCGATATCTTCCTTATATCCCAATGGAAGATCGAAATGGTGTTGTGATCTGTACTGAAGAGAATCGTTATTATCCACAACAAGGTGATACGATTATTCGAAGTGAACAACCTTATTTAAATGAGCTTAATGTCTCTACAAGACGGGGTAACATTAAACAAGCTCATTTTATTAACATTAAAGTAAAAGGCGAATAGAGTTAGATATGCTAATGTTATTAGGACAAATTAAAGCATTAATTGGTTGCTTCTTGTCATTTGTATCTGAAATGGTTGTGAAGTATAAACTACACTGGCCACTTGCCTGTTTAATCACTGGTTTTCTCTGCTATCAGTGGGGTTATCATAACGCCGTTAAATATGCAGAAGCTAAACAAGCTGAGCAGGTAATTACCCAACAGAATGCAAATAACGAAGCACTCGTTAAAACAAATGAAACAACTAAAGAGCTTTCACAAGCCTTAGTTGCAATCTCAGATGAAAGAGAGAAAGGTATCTATGAAATCACTACTAAAAGTAATGAGCTTATCGACACTTACGTTGCTCCTAGCTACGGGATGCGCTACGAAGCCCCAACCCAAACCGGAAATCCATATCCCAGTGTACGATCTTCCAAAGAGACCGCAGTGGATGTTAACGCCAACGGTTGGGAATTTTCTGCAAAAGACCGAAGAACTCTTATCGAAGAAGCAGCAAGAGCAGATCAACAAGCTAAAGAACTCCAGTCTTGCAAAGACATTGTAGACAGTATCTACAAAAATCATGACAAGTATAAAACTGACATGAAAGAGTTCGAGAAGAAGATCAATCTTGATGATATCTTCTAATATAACAACATAAATCGAGGGTACCTTTTGGTACCCTCTTATTTTGTCCGCTATTTCTTTTTTCGTTTATACCACTCTAGGAATTTTTCTCTTTCTTCAGCATGACCCATGATCGATTGCAAGCATTCAATTATAGAGTTACCCGTAGATAACTGGCCAATAAATTCAGCTACTTCTTTAGTGATTGCATAGCAGTTATAACCATCCATTGGGCTATCTACTTTAAATGTAGGGGACTCAAGTAGTTTAATCGGGTACTTACTTTTTAGTGTCACTTTATTACTATCCGCGGACAAGATATATTCTTCACCTTGATATTCAATAATAAAGTTATTACTCTGAGCACGATACGTGATGACCATTGAGCCACTTGTTGAGATACTTCGGATATAAGTAGTACGAGTTATTAAACCCATGATACTACGCAGTAAACTCACCTGATAATACATCGGAAGATAGTAAGCTTTCCATAAATCGCTTGCCGTACTTCTTTCCAATGATACCGAAATTGTTGCTGGATCGATGCGAACAGTTTCATCATTAACTTTAATCTGAATAGTGGTTTCAGTTAAACCGACATCATCGATATACATCACCAATGTTGCATTCTCATCTATCTCAGTAATGGGGAGATCAGCTGCATTCATATACTCGAAAACTTTTAACATGATAAATTTCCTTAAAAGATAATTAACTACAACTGATCTATTAGGTAGATATCAATTTTTCGGACACAATCAAGGTCGGATATCTCCAACCTAGTCTATAGAATTTACAAGTATATATTATCTTTTTGATGTAAAGCAGGATGCATCGACTTTACAGTAATAGTACTCCACGTGTTACAGCACGTGGAGTACTCGCATTAACAATCACCATACGGAGACCAATCTATATGGATGATCAATTTCTTAAAACAATCATCGATTCGGTGCCAGGACATCTGAGTGCCGAACGCATTGAAAATTTTAAGATAAGACGGGAAGCGCAGCTTCGTCGTCTTATGGCTTGGTACGGTGTAAACCGTGACCGGGCTAAAGAAATACAAGCGGAGATGGGATTCCCATACATCCGCTTGTAGGATGCGGTGTGGGGATCTCTCTCCATACCATTATATAATCTATTTTCTTTTTTGCAACAAAAATGAAGACCGAGTAAAAACCCAGTCTATCAAAATTATATTCATATATAATCTACATGATACTCAGGACTTATATCTCGAGTAGGGTGTTAGGTACGGTATTCAGAGTACCGTACCTAACGGTTTTGCCATTTTAGTTTGGAGGTCCCATGGACACAACATTCTTAAATGACATCATCACAGCTACTGAGGCTGATGTTGTATCTGAGAAGATGCGACATTACCAAATTCGGAAAGAAGCCCAGCTTCGCCGGATTATGAGCTGGTACAATGTAGGACGCGAAGACGCGGCCCGCATTCAAGCGGAAATGGGATATCCTTTCCTCGGCTCACCAGTATAGACGCGTGACAAACCAGATGGTGTTGGGAATCTTCTCACACCATCTAGTATCCATGTAGAATTTTATTTTTCTCTAAGCCGCATCAATAAGTCGATGCCATACAGCACCAGCGGTTTTAATGATATCATCTAATATCTCTAGTACCTTGATCGGCACAGCTGTAACGTAAGGATATCCTGGAATTTCCGGTGCATCAATGGCTGGATACCGCTCAATGAATCTTCTTGTAATCTCGTCTATTTCAGATAGATAGACAAGATAATGTTCATCTCCCCATTTGCGCCAGACTATATTGATTGGAATAGCATCATTAACAAACCCAACTGCATTGTTAGAATCATCCGATGTAATTTCAATTCGTATATCCGTTGCACTTGGGTAATAACCACGAATGGTTCTCAGTACCTTACTAGCGAACTCAGTCCGTTTATCAACTTCCTGCTTCTCGGGTGAACCGAGATCAGAGCACTCTACATCGCAAACGAAATCACCATCTTTATACTTTATCGTAAAGTGCGGTTGATTATATTCTTCTACCATTTTAAATCACCTCAATCATTAAATTAGGACATTATAATAAAAACTAACCATAACGTCCCATGTAATAATCAAGATTAAGGTGATACCACTTCACCATAGGTTTCAACGTAACCCATTACAATCGCATGACCCAATAGATATAAAATAGGAATATAATAATATCTATCTAAATCATCCCATCTTGTGCAAGCACCTAATAAACGCATAATTTCTTGAGGGCAGATTGGTTGTTGGTTTAAGTATTTATAAACCTGTAATTCCAATCTTGACATGTTATCCTCATCAGCCGTATAGAAGTACTGACTGAAGACGTAGTCATTATTCATCCCTACATGATAAATATAACGTCTATTCTGTTTGGTGTCTTCATCAATAAAGATAGGGATCTCAGCAGGTGCTGTAAAGCGTGGGTTATATTGTACACCAGTTGCAGCTACGATATCTTTATACGGATAAATAAAGTGCGTATATTGACTATGGCTACCATTCCATTGCATGGTGTTATTGCGCATTTCCATCTTAGAAAGGATATTGAACTTCGTCATGGCATCATCAAGGTCTAACCATGATTGGTTCATTAATGCATCCCAAATACTCCATCCTTTATGCTTATCCGTTAAATCTGTACGGATACGTCTAACACGATAATACTCCGGATAGCGTGATGTTTCAACTAATGACAGTAAGAAATCATTTTGTTTGATATCACAAGTACGGATGCTCGTACCAAGTGGTACAGTGAAACTACAAGTCTCTTCATCATAGAAATGACGGAAGTACTGACGAATGAGTCTGTCCATCGTCTCTTCAATATTAGCGAGTTCACTATAAGTTTCTTCTTCGATGAATGCACCGTTACCCATACGTAATCTTTCAAGTGAGAAGACTACTGTATTGATGGTTTTCAGTTTAAGGTTATCATGTGCTTCTTTAGTTAAGAACTGACGCACAAAATACTCGACTTCCCATGCTGTATTACGACGTACGGAAAGTTTCTTCACCGAGGTGATTTCAAGTAAACCACTTCTACCATCCCCAATATCCGCAATAAACATATCGCCTTTATTTGGTTTTAATACTGGATAGAAATGAGCCGTACCTGTGAGTTCATCGGTTTTTGTTGATTCATCATAACTATAAGATAAACTATTAGTTACCTTAAGTTCGAAATGCTTAATACAACGATACTGTTGGAATGCAGCGGCACGATCAATAGACCATGCATAAGTCTCATCATCTTCACCAAGGTATTGGCTGTAGTATTCTACCTGCCAAGGTGATCCTTCCATGAAAGAGATGATATTTAAAATGTCGTCACTCTTACTATCAACTTCTACCCCTAAATAAGGATTGTGGTGGATAGGGAGTTTAACCGCTTCTTCCTGTTTACAGAAATCAGTAGGAGCAAGATCATTCTCCTGCTCTACTGTAATCTTTACATGTTCATCAGGAAGGTGTTTAGAAACGTCCTCAATAACGACTTTACGTTCTGGGACTTCTTCAAAGTTAAAACCTGCCATCGTTATCTTAGTCTCCTAATCGTTTAGCGTTAACAAATGACATCATCTGCGTTCTTGGAATTGGGATATCCATGAAGTAGTTATTAATTGATGTCGTGTATTGCGTTAAGAATGGAATGACTTTCGTCACATCTGCTTTACCATAGAAAATGTCATTCACTGCATCTGGATCATCATGGTGAGCTTTTAACCACTCAAAGAGATCCGGTTGGAAATCCAACAAGATAGCATGACGTTCATGTGGTAAATCAAAATGATACCAATCATCTTTAGCTTCATCAAGATCTTTATAGTCAGGATGTTTTGCCATCAACCAAGTATAGAAGTATTTCTCGATATGCTCACCATACTGCATGGTTAGTGGTTTATTGAGCATCAGGCAGCGATAGATCTGATACCACATGCCAGATTGCAACATTGGGATACGAGTAAGGTATTCCTTACAAACTTCCTCAATTGTTGTTCCTAATTTGAAATTCCGTTCTTTATATAATAAAGTCTGATAAATCTCAGCAAGGAAATCCGGATAACGCATCATCATGTTCATGGTATCACGTTCAATGTGATTATAGTTATTTGGGATCTCAATGACAAGATGCCATTGTTGCCAATACTCTAACTTGTAGTTAGTATAGAGATCGAGCTTCTCATCCAAATAACAGTTTTCCATATCCACACGTTCATTACCTTGGTATAATTGATATACGACAGGTGAGTGTGTGGTTGAGAACATGAGCTTGCGATTATCTTTCATATATCGCTTCGTACCATGACCAAATTTCATGACGTTGCTTTCGATTGCACTACATGGTAAAAGTAACGTGTAGTTTGTCAGCTTATCTGCCTCAGGAAGTTTCTCTGGAAGTTGAATTAAGATGGTTGCTGCTTTCATGTTGTTATAATGAGAAGCAGGTACTTTCCAGCTATCCCAACTTGGATAACGCAATCCTTCCTGAGAGGTAAAGGTACTGACTGCTTGATCTTCACTGATCACATGCTGCAAGCCATCTTGTAATTTATCGAAAGTCACTTCGTGATCACGGTTAGCATGATGTACACGAGGTCCTACGAACCACTTACCTGGTACGACTTGATTGTGCACCATTAAAGGATATTCAATCGTTGTATAGTAAGGGGCATCATAATAGAACTGTACTTCGAATTGTGTTTCGGCTGATGCACCACGCTCTTTCTTCTGTGCATCCGTTAACTGGGTTTCCATTAACATCAGGATGATTTGACGTTGACGTTCTTTAAACGCCATCACTGCACCATTACCCTTTCTATTTGTTAATGTACGATAAGCACCAGCCTTGGTATTCTTATCCATCCATTCATCGAAGGTATCACCAATCCCACCACGTTTTTCTTTTAGATCATACAACGTACGTAATAACTCACATTGCTGAAGTTCTGGTAGTACGTAATACTCTAACTCATGAAGGACAAGTGTTCTGGATGATTGGAGTAATCTTGCAAATGATCCTTCATAGGTCTGCATGGATTCCCATGTACCAGATTTAAAGGTGAAGGATAAAGTTACTCTGGTTTGGATATAACCAACATTCATCCGAATCCCTAATCTCCCATCATGAAATATCGGGGGTAACATGTCAGTCATATAACCATTTCTTGCGATCCCATCATCCGTTAGTTCTTCTTTAAATTCGATCTCTAACTGATCATACTCACCAAAACGCGCACTATCTTCACCTGGGTTATGGCGAATCGTTTGAAGTTCATTCTTCTCACTATTCCAAACCATGAGATTATCTTCTAATCCCTTGATGATGAAAACCGTATCTTTATTAAAAGACAGATGACTTCTTAAACGCTTGATGACTTGGATAACGATTCGTCTCGTAATAGCTTGGTAGTTATCACGGACGGTGCCGTGTAATACTGCCATCATTACTCTCCTAAGACTGAACGATAACCTGCAAGTGGCATATACGTATCTTGCGGTACACCAAAGCGAGATAATACAGCAAGTTCACTGTAATCAGGTAGATCAGGTACACTATCTAATAGTGATGGACTATGCATCGTATAATCCACACCAAGTAAAGTATAGATCAATGATTGAACAATGCAATCCACTGCTAACTGTGCATATTGATCACCGGATGGTACCACGTCAATATTAGGACGTGTCAATAAGCTGTTGTTTTCAAGTAAACGAACACGGTGCTTATTCAAAATAGAGAATAACTCACAGTTATCGTTATCGATTCCTTCCAATACGCAAAGTTCACGGAAATCATTTCCGTAAATCATCGCAAATAAGATATTGGTATTTGATTTAGATAAACCAAATAGACCTTTGTTTTCTCTTTCAAATAATCCATGGAAGTATAAAGCAGATGCTAAATAAGTATACTTGTGCATGATTCGTTCAAACACACGTAACTCATGACTGTCTTTGATTAGCCCACCATTAATTAAGAACTGAATCACGTAGCTAATTAAAGCATTGCGGATTTGTCGATCAGTTGGGTTTTTAAGCTTCATGGCTTCGATGAAATTTTGATATGATAGGGTTTTGAAATCCAATCCTAATGAACTAATTTCCCATTCATTATGCTGACAAGCTTCTGGTAATGTTTCACCAAGTTTAGGTTTACGTGTAATTGCTTTATCAAGAATAGAAGCAAAGCGCGGCATCATAGAACGTTTCACTTCTTCTTCATCACGAAGTTTACCATCTACTTTTACGTATGGGATATGACGTTTATAGTCATATTCATCCGTTTCTTTTTGCTTAAGTTCTTTCTTAAGTTCAGCATAATCCCCTGATAATTGATAAAGTGTCACAGGTTTGATTTTTTCTTTGAAATCCTGATTCAACTTCATGCAATCATAGAGAAGATTAGTGATATAATTAAGTTTTGAGATATCACCTTGGTACTGTTCTGGATAGAATGCGGTTTCATGTTGCATCTTTTCTTACCTCGTTAATTAGTTAGTAAAATAAAAACGGTTTCTATCATTTTTATAAGTATATATAATCTACATGAGAATAAGGCATAGAACCTTAAACTCGACACGTGTATTTGATTTACACAGAGCGTTCATAGCTGGCTCTGTGTAAATCTCTTTTTGATAATCTAGGCAGACCCTTGACAATAAGCCTAGCACTATAATCCTAAAGGAGGATTAAAATGAAAGGTAACCTTATCACTAAAAGCTATCACCCATCTCAATATACTGAGAAGGAATTTCTAAACATCGCTAGTATCTATAAAGAAATCAGCGATTTTACAAGCTATACTGATCTTCATTCCGCTCGTAGTGGGATGGGTTCTAATGATCTTAGTTTCGTTAACCCTATCACTGGGGTTAACAATGAAGTCTACCGTGTGATTAGCACTGCAGACTACGTAAAATACAGAGTGCGTGGAGAAAACAAATTCCGTGCTCGTTTCTTCCGCACAGTTGGTGAAACAGGAAAGATGGCAAATTTCTATCGCCCGATTCCATGGATGGCAATCTACTTCGTGGATGGTCGCATTCACCTACATGGCCTAAACAAAAGACCAAGCGATGGCGATATGATTCTTGCTCACCGCACGCTAGAGAATGGTAAATTCAGCGGAACTGAAGAAATAGATATCGACGCAAGCAAATGTGCTAAACCGAAAGAAGTACGCTGGTTGGTGCATAATGCATTTGCAATCCACGCTAAATTAAAAGATGGACGCAATGCATTATTCATTATCTCAATGGAAAAAGGTGGTAAGATGGGTCACATCCATGCTTACGCCGATGGCCGTGAAGCATTAATCACTGGTGCATTCTTCTACCACGATGGCTTAGAATCAGATGTACCATTTGATCTTGAGATGCGCCGCATCTTAAAAGAAATCTAAATTTAATTCAATCACAAACTGAGGTAGCATAAGCTACCTCTTATTCAATCCAAAAATCTATAGGAGATTTATCATGAAAACTTTAAAAACATTATTAGTAGTAACATTAGCAGCAGTATCATTAAACGCAACTGCAAAAGGTGAATGGACTAAAGAAGTTCTATTCCCTGAAAACACAACAGGCTTCTGGAATGATGACCTACGTGTCGCTATGCCAGATGCAAACACCAACACAGTAAATACCCATTTCAAAGATTCAACGAATGATCCAGAAGGTTCATTCAAAACTGAAACTGGTAGTTACATTGCGGTACGTGCCCCACAAGGCAAAACACTACCACCTGAAGTAGGTCCAGTTAAAGCACAAGTTTGTGCGACTAACTACGAACAAGGTGGATTCTGCAATGGACTTGCTTTAGTAGCAGTTAAAGTTGGCGTAACCAATAAAGATGGGATTGATTACTGGGTATGGTATACTCCAGCGTCACCAAAATACCTTGACCTCATGATCAAGGATCGTGCTGCGAAATCTCTAACCAAAGGTGAGCCTACTACAATCGAAGGTTACTTCTGGCAAGCCTATGCAAACACCGATAAAAATGGCGGCCGCACGAGTAAACAAGATACTTCATATTGGAGCTGCCCAGCAAGTAAAACAGCTAAATGCCAAGCTGATCTTGGTTACACCGGTGCACCAAAAGATTTATTATAGGAGTGAATTGGAATGATTATTGAATTGCTAAACGTACAGGGATCGAAATACATCCCTGAAAACACGGACTACACCATGCTCATGGATTATGAATGTGGTGACGAGCTAGGATTCCACATCGAGGACGGCGTGGAGTGTGAAGAAGGTGAGAAGACTTGGACCCAACCAGAAATGGGTCTAGCATTGTTGGAGAAACCAGAGTTAGCTCCAGTTCTGACTGATATGGTAGAACGCTCTGCTGTACTATCAGCATCACGTGCTTTTAATACGACCAATAAGATCAAGATTACGGATGTTAAAACATCTGGAGATAATGATGGTAAAACCACTGTTACCATTGAGATCAATGATCATAATGGTAAGAATACGCATGATGTAATTATTGATCCAGATGCAAGTTTGATCACACTCGCTAACATGGGTGAGGATTATGGTGATGTTCAATCTATCTTCAGTCATGAGGATCTTAACCTGATCATGAAGAGCATGGATGCTGCAGCTGCAGTAGATCGTTCACCGCAGTTCCGTAGTGCGCATGCACTGATGCGATTCTATCTTGCATTAGCAGATTCCTTCTTCCTTCCATTGGAGATGAAAGAAGAGGTGTTACCTCATTGACAACATAAGAAAGGGGCTACGCAGGTAGCCCCTATTTTTAAACACTCTTTTCTTTTTAGTTAAATACACGCTGCCATGGCATATCGACAAAAAGGTGAGTGTTGGGAGCTAGGTGAGTATTTCTACCGTCTAGCTTATGCCAGATACCACTCTGGTAACTTCTTCATGTAATTAATTTGGGGCTACGAAAGTCGCCCCCGTTGTTAGTCAGACATTTTTATTTTCTTTCATTAACGTCTTCTATTGAATTTATAAGTATATATTATTTAAGTGATGGGAAACCACAGATTTCTCAGGACTCCGATTTAAATTAGATTTAAGTCGGGTAATATAATACTTTTCCAAGTACGAGGAGATTCAATATGGATCAACGCGTTATAGAATGGGTACAAAATCCATTCTGGAAGGAAAATATCTTGGCCGCTGATGCGAAACGTCGTATCGGCGAAAGATGGGAACTAGGCGAATACTTATATCGCTTGGCCTATGCCAGATATTACAAAGGCAATTTCTTTGCCTAACCAACATAAAGGTTACCAGGATGGTGACCTTTTATTTTTGTATCTTTTTTTTTTTCGAACAAAAACAAGAGGCCACTCACTATAAGTGACCTCTTATTCTTATTTGACTTACACATTAAGCTTGCGCCGCCTGTGGATGATATTTACGTAGGTAATCTAAAACTGCTACAATATCCTTTTGCATCTTCTCCTCATTTCCATAACGGAGAGATAAAGGGCATAACTCGTAAATTTCTTTTGCGAGTAAACGCTGATTATCGTAAGTTTCTTGCCATTTACCACGTATATCTTTCCATAAGAAGTGACCGACTTCTACCGCAAACTTCATACTGTTTTTACTACTCGATAAGTTGAAGTAATTACGGAAGTCATCTAGCTGACGATTGAGTTCAGTTTCTGGAACTTGTTCTCCACCATTAGTTAGCGACGTTAAGACGATCATTCTTTTGATTGTATCGGGGACGAGATAATTGGTGATCCGTCCCAGTAGTCTCGTAAATACTGATGACATAAGCGTTGGCCTATTGGTTTATCGAAAGTTAAGCATACCATTTATATCAAGAGACGAGATAATGATAGATCTTACTTACGAAGAATCACCGAAGTCATCGTAGAAGATACCCAAATAGCTTTTGCATCATCACCTAAATCAGCAATCAATGCATAACCTACCGCAAGATCAGATAAGTGATGGGTAACAATCGTGAATTTAATTTTATCACCATGGTTACGAATCAATTTCTGAAGATGTGGTTTATCAGGTAGATCTGTTTTCAGTGTTAACGTAATTGGGAGTTTGACCATTTGTTTTTCTGCTTTATTATAGTAGTCAACGTGAGTTCTTAAGCAGTTATTCTTAAGCACGTGACTGTTTACCGCATACTTCACTTCACCTTCTTTCTTACCGGGTTGTTTCTCGATAAGCTCATCGGTGATATCGGTCTTCGTTAACTTGACGGTTTCAGTTGTACCTAAGTAGTTACGCAGTAACTTCATCGGATAATCATACTTCACCATCTGCGAAAATGAAAGATGAGCAGGGTTATATTCTTTTGCTAAGATTTTACGATTCGGAAGCAATAATGTCTTCTCCATCTTATCTTCGCAAATCAACTCTACTTTATCGGTCATGATATCTTGGTAGATTTCAGGGGTTAAGAGGTTATCTAGACGACCTGCAACTACAAATGAATAATCATGTTTGCAAATTTCATTATACGCTTTCTGAACTTTTTCGATGACAGGTTCAGGTTCTTTCAGGATAACGATTGACATGAACCCATCTGGTTGGTTCATCCCAAAGTCTTCATCGGATTTACCGTGACCTAGCGCACCCAAATAATACCAATGGTAATCGTCAATAATGTTGTTTAATTGACCACCACCTTGTCCGCCGATAAAGTACCAGCGATTTCGTGAAAATAGGTCATGATAATCGACTTTCACTTTTTCTATTCCTGATTTGTAAATAAGTTCTTCATGAGACTTACCGTACTGTTTCATAGTGCTACCTTTATTCGCTAAAGCATCAACCAGATCGTTTCCATAATCACCACTATGGCCTTTTACGAATAGCAGTTTAAAGTCATCAGCCTTAGCTGCTAGTTGCTCGTATTTCGGGTAGATCCGTTGAATATCAGCTTTAATCTTAACAGGTTCACCTTTTGAATTCACCCAGCCATTACTGACCCACGTGTTATACCAGTTGGTCAATGCATTAATAGAAACTTGACTATCCGTTAAAATGGTGACTTTATCAAAGTTTTCTTTTAACGCAAAGTCCATGCCCTTTTCTAATGCGGTCAATTCCATGGTTACGTTATCGGTAATACGTGGAACTGCGGTACCAAACCCATTAAATTCATCGATCTTTTTATAGACCGATAAATTATCACGTTGGACAAACTTAAAATCCTTATACCCATATTGAGTAATCAGATTCTTTTTCTGAGCTTTTAATTCAATTGGTTTACTCGCATCATAAGTATAGCCATGAATACCCCAACCACCATAACCGGGGTTTGGGTTTGCACTGCCGTCGGTATAAAGGACAGCAGAGACAGCAATCTGTTCAATCTCTTTCGTTTCTTTTTTCGTGCTCATAATCATCTAAATCCTTCATTTGAGATCCTTCACAAATGTTGGGTTAAGATAATGAGCATTCTGATATAAGTGTTCTTACTTTCGTTACATCGTTAATGCTTTACGTGGTAACCTGACATCCTCAAATTAGTGTCCAGTGAAACCACGCTCCAGTGGCAAGCAATCACGAGTATAGTCTTTGATTAACTCATCGACTCTTTCGTTATGCTCGCTAATTCTATCCTTAAGCACACGAATGTGTCTTGTCAACATCAAGATAATCTCATCATCCGTAAACTTCCCATCATCTTTAATGCGAAGTTCAGGTGGGGCTTTAACCTTCTTGATAAATGACTTCGGTCTACATGCTGACATGCGATCCCGAATAGAAGAGTAGTTCGTGTGTAAATAGGTTTCAACCACCCCTTTTAAGTATTGATCATACAACTCGTGATATGACAGCATGTCATTAATGACGATTTCACGAGATCGTTTATCCATCTTCGCAAAATCGAAGCGACGGATTTCAGGTGGGGGTGGGGGTGGAAAATCATGCGCACGTGATGACGATGGAAAACTAATGTAAGGACCATCAAATTGTTGACATCCAGTCGTTGTAAGAATCCCTAACGCTAGCATGATCATTCCGAGTCTTGAGAGAGATCTTTTCATTGCAACTCCGAGAGACGATCGCGTTTTTCCGTTTTCTTCTGCTCAACCGGTTTTGGCTTAGTAACAGGTTTCTTTTCTACCTTTTGCTCAGGTTGTACCGGCGGATTGGTTGGCAGGCTATGTTCATTTTGACGCATACTCTGGGTTAATTCTTGAATCTCTTCTTTGAGATCATGAATTTTCGTTTCGAGTTGGGTCCGGTCTGTCTCGAGTTTATCGGCGTGGAATTGGCAGGTTTTTAAAACACTTTTAGCATCGTTAAATTGATCTAAGTATTTTGACTTCTCGGTTTCAGCTTGCTGTAATGCCACTCTTAGTTGTGAGTTATCAGCACGAAGGCTATCGATATCATCGAGTTTGTCGTTGATATAGAACCATGAACCCGCGATTGCAATACCTGCAATCAAACAAATGCGCGCAATCATAACACGTCGCTCTTCCTCAGAATTTTTGAACACATCAGCCACAAAAGGCCAGAAGAAACGGAATAATCGGAAGATGTTAAAAATCATCATAATTGATTTAAGTTCCTCTGTTTAATTATAATCGTTATAGTCCTTTTGTGGATCTAGTACAGTATACTATTATTACGTAATAATTGTCAAGGAGTAATTACCCTTTATGAAATATTCATTACATGCCTTTATGACACTCAATGATTTCATTGACAACACCCGTCATAAAGATTCTCCACTGGGAGAACTCTCCGCTTTAGGACGTACCTATGCAACCGACTTAGGTTATTATACAAAAGACGATGCACCAGGTGTTCGCCTCGTTTCATTCCGTTCTAAAACGGATGATACAGCAGATATCGAAGTCCCATTGGCCGTACGAGATCTCTGCATACGATTAGGGAAATGGCTTGAAACTAAAGCTAACGATCGTACAATTTCTCAAAATAACGTAACCAATAAACAAGCAATCGTTGCAGAATTCCAGCAATATATTAAAGATGTTAACCTAGGTCGTGTGGTTACTGTTAAAGGTATTTACTTACCTCAGTTCATCGAGTTTAAACTTGTTGATACAGCAACTTACAGCGATAGCTTAATTAAAATCTGGTTCTCCGATCCAGCTTTCAAAACGCAGTACCCATATTACGAAATCAAGATCATTCCAATCGTGGATAACCTAGATGATTTCTTCTTAGATGTAAACAGTGTTCAACGTATTCGTAATGAGCTCAACCTTGAAACATTGCACGATAAAGTAAACCGCTTACGTGAAGATAGCCCATTTACGTTACTTAAAACATACAACTACCAATGGAAAGGTGATGTAACAGGTGAAGGGATCAGTATTCCTTGGACTGTTCTTATCTATGGTGGTATCGGTGAGAACTTAGATATCATTAAAGATGAGTTAGTAAAATACATCTTAGCGAACAGTAAGAAATCTCGTGCTGAATGGGAAAAGATCTTCCCAGATCTCTTCGTACCAACCGAGTACGTAATCGCGCCAATCTGGACGATGTCTTCTGTACCGGGTTTCCGTACTATTGCATCCATGTACAGCCCAACCATTCGTTATAAAGATGCGATCCCATTTGCGAAAGAAGCCATGAAAGGTTACGAGGAAGCACACTTAAAAGCTAACCTTGAAATCAGTTCTTGTCTATATAAATCAATTGGGTTATTGATCTGTGGTAACGCCATGAACCGTTTGGCACCAATCAGCTTCTACGAGAAATATCCTCAGTATGCGTTAATTGGTTCTCGTACGGATGATTTCAACCGCATGGATAAACAACATCAGTTAATGGTACTTAAACTTAATGAGTTACTATTAGCCGCTGAAAATATTGAACCCGATACCGATACAGGTCTTAACTTAACGAAAGTAACCCGTAACGGTGTTCTTTATGCGTCTGTGATGTATGAGAACATCCAGTTCCTTTGTGTGGCTCGTCATAACTACACAAGCGGTAAGTTAAAAGGAACCAGTGAAGCATTGGTTCGTAACCGTCGTGCAGCGGTAACTGAAGAAGCGTCTGAATAATCTAAGGAGATAAACGATGGCATCTAAGATGACCCCTCCTTATGGTGTTTCTGGACATTGGGGGCTACGTGCTCCCTTTGTAGCCAAACCAGGTAAGATCTATAGCTGTAAAGAAATCCGTAGCTTTAGTATGCTTCAACTTCAAGGCGTAAATGTCTATGAGTCATACTACATGCCACGTGAGCTCAGTAAAGATGTCTATGAGGCAGATAGTAAAGTCTATGCTTCTATCGTCACTCTATTAGGTAGTGATGGTGAGCGTATTTACGTCCCTGATACTTACATTGAAAAATATCCTGATGTCAGTGGGGATGTCTTTAAACGCTTTATCTTAAGTTGTGATCTTGGGACGTTACCAGGGAATACGGATGTTGCGCATCTTATTCCTAAAGTCAGTGATGCGGTAGAAGGTGCATTAGGTCGTAAGCCTACTGTGCTTACTCATATCGCACCGCTTAAAAGTGATGATCTTACACCAACTGAACGCACTCGTGAAGAGAAAAGTCGTTTAAGTGGTGTACGTGATACGTCTACGACTTATGGTCAACTTCAAAAGATGACTGAAGATTACGGTAACCTACAAGCTTATTGTCTTGCATTACAGCAACAATTAGCTTCTGGTGAAAAAGCACTGACTGATAACAGTGTAGCGAATCAGCGTGCTCTTGAAGAGAAGAAACGTGAATACGATAAACTCAAAGAGAGACATGGTCAGCTTCAGACGAAAGATGTGAACAATGAAAGATTGATTGCCAGTCTTCAAAGACGTATCAAAGTGCTTGAGAATAAGATCACTTCATCTGGTTTAACGATCCCAGAATAAATCATTCGGACATAAGCAGAGGCATCATTCCGATGCCTCTTGTTTTTGTTGCTGTTCTGGTTCTACGTAGAAACATGTCTGAAATCTATCCAGCCAATGAATCTCGAAAGCAGGTAAATGGAGATATAAGAAAAACTCATATACATCGGTTTGCTTAATGAATTCTTTTGCTCTTCTATCTGTCGCTTCAAATTCCACGTCCGATAACATGCGTGGCCACCACATTCTAAATGAGGGACGCAATCCTTTATCTAACGTTTCATAGTGAAGTTTCATCCAATCATACCAACGATAACAGAAGTAATCGCTATAGTACTTACTGATGTACTGAAGATCAAGTTTTTCATGGGGCATATGAAGGATATTAATGGATTCAAAATAACCCATGAAATGCTCAGAGAGGGCTTCTTTTAACTCATAGTAACTTTCATCATCAAGACGACCGTACGGGATATTGATCGTGAGTTTTTTCACAACTGATTGTCCTGGATGGTTATCTTCAAGATAGTCATTGGTTAAAGGATAGATATTGTGCATCAAAAACGTAATAGGAGAGTCTTTAAGCAACGAAATGAATCTATCCTTATAAGTCCCCCACCAAGTCTCGTCATCCACCTTAGCGGTCGAATAAAGCACGCTATCGCGCTCTCTATCAAAATACTTCCCTTCATGTAATAATACCACACCCGCTTCTGGTGCAAAGTGTGATAGTTCAGCATAACGCACATCAAACAGCATATCAATATCAACAAGTAAATGTCTTTCTGATAATGCCATTGGATTATTGTCCTTCGATTAGTTCTTCGATCTTATTAGCTTCTGCATGGATAGTCGTTGCTGTACGGCTGTCTAAACCATAAATGATGATCGGTACGATCCATGGGTTAGCCACGAGAGTTTCTGCATCAACTGTATTAATCTCACGGTTTAACTGACTCATTACGGATTTCGATTTTAATCCACCATCCGTTGGACCAAGGTTCATGGATCTAGTTAATTCAGTGACTAAATCGATAAACCCTTGCTGGCCAAGATAAAGACGTAGTTCAGTCGTGATCTTAATGATAAAATCAAGACGAGTACGTTCTTTCTCTTTTTGTTCAAGTAAAACTAATACCTGACGTAAACCCGAAGGTGTTGTAAGATTAGATAAGTAAAGTTGGTTAGATAACCAAGTGAGATCTAAGATCTGCTCACGAACTGATTTACCTTGTTTTAATTCACCAAAACCATTTCGCTCAGTACGATTAGCGTTAGCTTGTAAAAAGTAAATTGACAGTTCACGGATCTTATCACGTAGACGCTGATTTAAGAAGTCAGCGATTTCAGTATAGTGACTTGGTGTTAAAGGTTGACCTGTTTCGTCATTGATCATGGTAGCATGTTCCTTTCATTAAATATCGTTATCGATATGACATGCTTTCAAGTAGATACCGGCGACATCTGCCGATTTAACTCGAGAGCTGTCTTGGTATGAACTCATTTCGAATTCACCAGTTTCTAATAAACCTTTATACATGGCTTGGTAGGCTTTTGAATCCCCACCACGGAACTTCATGAATTCCATGACGGTTTTCTCTTGACCTTGGGAGAGTAACGCTTGTACTTCCGGAGCAGAGAAGGATGAACCTTTCTGGTGATCGGCGATCTGGTTAGTACGATCATCGAGTTTACTTCCGTCTTTCTCATAAGCGATCCCTTTCTCTAATGTCTGCGCCTGTCTGACGATCGGCATTAAGAAAGTACCGTAAGGGACATTGGTTAACATTGTCTGACCAGTTTTACCGTCAGTGATGTAACAACGTTCAAAGAAGTTGTGCCCCCATTTCTTCGCAATAGCCAGATTACGTTTTACGGTAATACGGTTATCATCTAAAGTTGGGACAACCAAAGGAATTAACTCACGTGGTTTATCAAGATCAGGGGTTTCAGAAGCGCCATTTCTTAAGCGTTCGATGTAATCTTCAAACTGGGCTTTGGTCATTTTCGTTACTGTATCAGCCCAGATATCGATTGATTTATTTTTAGGATCAATTTCCTTTAACATCTTCACCGCTGTTTGGATGAAAGCTTGGCGGTTGCTCATCTGATTTATCCTCTTCATTTAGGCAAAGTGTCATGACGAACTTCGTGTTACCCTCTTCCGCTTTTTCGATAAAGAAACGTTGGGTTAAGGTTTCACGTTGTTCACGGATAATGATCACGTGGGTCGCACGAAGCCAAGCATTCTGGTTACGTTTAATATACGCTTTCCGTTTATGCTTAACAAAATTAGGCTCAAGTCCTTTGATCGTGATCTCAGGATAAAGCTTTTTAATTTCTACAGCTAAAGCTTGAGCTTCTTTATCTTCACTTCCATAGGAAAGTGTTAATCGCTGTGGATCTTTTTCTGCTTTACCTTTGATGACACTTAGGACACCTTCTTTCACTGCATGATAGTAACCATTTTCAATAAACTTACTTGGTAATGCCAAATAAGCATTGAGATAAGAAATCGGTTCGTGTTCCATGATTCTCATTATCCTTTCTAATTGTTTCGTTTTAAATGTTGAATAAACTAGAAACCAAGAAAGGGTAAGAAATCCTCTTTCAATAAAGTTAATAGTTCATTTAAGTTTGCTGGTGGATTACCACCATAACCAAGGTATTCGTAGATATAACGAATTTGGGCTTGGTCTGATTCAAGTGTTCCGATATAATCAACGATATAGTTTGGGAAGAGATTATCCGATAACCCTTCTTGTCTATCTTCGATTGTATCGACAACATGATCGATTATTTGCTTCATAGTCATATAAATCCAAAATGTTTTAATTATTAATTCTAAAATTATTTCGAAATATAGCAATGAAACAAACTGCATTTAAATTCTTTATAAGTAAGGGTAGTTTTGCGGCTACCCTTACTATCTTCTCTATTCATCTCTTTTATTTCGATAAGAACGTCGGTTTATACTCACCTGCTGCGACACGAAGTAAGTCAAATCCACTTAAATACGGTTTCGCATTCAGTTCTTTTTCTTCTTCGACATACAACCAGTATCCACGAGTATCAAGTACCTTATCCCAATCATAACCTTTATCGATGACATTTTGCTTGATCTCTTCAAAGGTCATGCGATATTTGTTATCGATACTATCCTTGTACATGTACATGAGTGCGATCTCACATGAAAGTTCAACAGCACGAGCCAGTTTCTCATCTTCATCTAAGATATCACGCACTGTAGTACGCATTAAGACTTTATCTGGATAGAAGTCAACCGTTGCACTATGACCTTTACGTGTCACCCCTAATCCTTCACGAGACGCGATAATATCGTAATGAGAAAGATTCCAGAGTACACCTTGGGATTGTGAAACGATAAGTTGCATTGGGATACCTGATAAACCAGATTTATTACGTAGACCATGGAAAGTCACTTGCATTAAATCGGTTTTACCATCCGTACTACCGTGTTCTTTTGATGGGTAGTATGGACCCGTACGATCACTATTATAATAAGGTGCAGATTTAATAATCTCCCAACAGTGGTTCGTTAAGAACGAGAAGTTCTTTGGTACACGTTTAATATCTTGACCTTGACGCATGTACGTGAGTTTCTTACGTTCTGGTTTATTAGTCATATTAATCGTGTCATCTACGTGTGCAGTCGTTGCAAGGAAAATACCTGCACGACCCACGAACTGAGGGATCTCTGTAATCATACGAGATTTCTCAAGACCTGCACGCATGAAGTAATCGTTGACCTCTTTGTCATCGATTTTGTTTTTATCCATTTTCTCACGAGAAGCACCGGTACGGAACTCACTCATGGAGTCAAGACAAATCCCAGTTGGGTAAGGCATGGTTAATAATGTCTTACCGTCATGTTTAGAGGCATCAATGAATGGCGTGGTACCGATTTGCGATTTTTCTTTTAATTTCATCTGGGCGAATTTCTTCACGCCATTAAACCAGTCTTCACCATCCATATCAGTTGATGTAGTCAATGAATAACGTGATTCATTCGTATAGAAATCTTCTTTAGCAAGATCTGGATATGGACTTGCTAGTTGTACCATACGAGAGATAGAAAACGAGCCTTCTGTCTCATAGGTAGAAAGTGTCATTGCTGGATGACGTGCTAATACGCGAATCATGACACTGTTCATGATCGTAGATTTAAAAGTATTCCCCTCACCAATGAATGCGATGAAAGGCATAATCCCACCATTTAAGATCTTAGCACCATTTTGACCATTTTCCCAGTTACCGGTGATCACATCGAAAATAGGTGATACGTTTAATAGTGGACGAAGCGGGGGTGCTGTATCGATGAACTCGTTCATCGTCATTGGTTTAAAAGCCATAATAAAAAGTCTCCATAAAACGAGTCTTATAAAAATAAGTTTGAGTTTATTACATATAGACAGTAAGGTTACTATCTATTTTGGGTAATCACAGAACTTTTGGTGAGCCAGTAAGGGTATGGTAAGGATAAATATGATCGATATCCTTTACTAGCATCATCCTATTTTAAACTGACGAGTTATTGGGTGGTGTTTATTTTTTAGTACTAAAATAATAAGGTAGTTATTGAGATATGACAGTTGAAATTGTTAATGAACCTGCTATCATTAATGAAGAGCAGGGAAATCCTGAAGAGGTCAGAGAACCTCAAGGTACAAATGCTGAGGAAGCAGAAAAACCGACTGATGTAATGGATGTGAATTCTGATGAACCAGAAAGCACAGTAGAAGAGAATAAAGAAGCACCCGAAGAAACTACAGTGGCAGAAGAAGTTAAACAACCTGAAGTGACTTCTGCTTTAACACGTGTTGAAGGTGATTTAGAAAGTATCCGTAAAACCAGCCCTATCCTTTATCCTATCCAAGTAAACCGTGATAGTGGTGAAAGTGAAGTAGAAGCGGTTGCAGTAGAAGCTTTTACTCAATGGATGCCAGGTACAGACTTCATGAACTCTGTTTCTGATTTCTTTAAATCATTTACCAATAAACTTGGTGAAGCTGCAGATAAGTTATCTGAGTTAGGTCAAAAGATCAAATCAGATTTTGTTGGTGTGGATGATAATGGGTTAAGTAAATTATCTCGTTACGTATCAGGTCGCCAATACTTTGCGATTAGTAAGGTAGCTAAAGTATATCAACCTCATCAATTGGGTGTGGATTGGTTAACTTATGCAAATTGGTTAAATGATGTTACTGCTATTGTAAGTAGTATTGATCGTGATATGCTAGCACCGATTGCTGAGTACTTAGGTCGTGCAATCAATAAACCAGATAATCTTTCTTCTATTGGGTTTAAACCTAAGTATCAAGAAAAAGATTACGATGCGATTAAAATGCAAATGAAACGTATCTTCTCTGGTGCGACTACTGAGAAAGTGTATTTCGGTCGTGCTTTCAATAACAATGGTGATGTGGAACAGTTCCGTAAAGTAATGCAACAAGTATCAGCGAATACTCAGTTGTTATTGCCTGAAACAGTTCAGAAGTCTACTCAGCTTATTCGTGATCGTGCTAACTTAATTGCGGATGGTATTAATAAACCAGATAGCAAATACGTATTGAACAAGAAACAATCCGAATACATTTCAGAAGTGTTATACTTAACGGCTCAATACGTCACACTCTATAGTGTCGTGTTAGCGTTAGTAGATGAATTCTACATCTGCATTAAAACAACGGCTGCGAATTTAAAATAGCAACAAAATTAAGAGGGTACTCTAGAGTACCCTCGATTTGTGTTCCCATTATTCGTCATCAACGATTTCAACGATGTTACCATCATCATCGATCATGTGACGTGGATCTTTACCTGCACGGATAATATCTTTATGGAAATCTTTCCAATCCTGCTCTTTATAGCTATCATATTGAGCAGCAATATCATCAGTACCAAACTGAGCCGCCAAGTTTTCATTGTATTTTGGTGGTGCAGGTGGGTTATCGATAATTGGATTTCCGTTGGCGATATCATCACGGCGTTGTTGTCTAAGAAGACGGAAGGTTTCTGCAGCTTGTTCATAAGCTTTACGATCTTTATCACCCTCTTCTTTATCTTGAGCTGATTTGTGTTTATACAACTCTTGTTTTTCAAATCCATTGAGAAGTTGCATATAGGTAATGGATAAGCCTTCATCAGCTAACCAGTCATCACCTTTACGTTCAATCTTCTCCATGTATTTAAGACGACGTTTCTGAATCATCTCAAGACGAGAAGGGATATCTTTCGTCTGTAGTTCAGTCACATCTTCATTGATCATGTCTGAGGTTAATTCGCGTGCCATGATTTTATTCTTTCACTCCATTTTAATTTTTATTCTTTTGAATAAAGTACACGTTCTAAGTTATACTATCTTGTTCTATAGGTATTTATAACCCTATATTATCTACATGAAGAAATGACACAAATCCCGTTTCTTCACTTTGCAAAGTCGTTCCTTATTATGTGCTCATTAATCTATACTTATACATGGTATTAGTATTATGCACAAATGTAAGGGTTCTATTAATAGAATAGAGTAAGTTTCCTATGGGAGGAAATCATGGAAAAACCAACTTGGTTAAGTACTCAACTTTTTAAGTTTAGACTTAATCGATTATTGAAAAAGTTGAATCGTCCTGATATCAATGGATATGAGGAATTGGTTCTCATGTGCGATATCATCAACTTGATGTATGATTATATCGACTGTGATAATAAGGAATTGGATACGGTCTTATACACTGAAACGAACTACGAGCTCATTACTCGTTTCAATGCGATCTATGATCAGTTATCTGAATTCATTCATTTGATTGATATTATCAAAAAGGGTGGACGTATCATGACAAGTGACTTCCGTGCATTACCGAAAGAAATCAAAGTACATGCTGAAGATTATTTCGTGACGGAAGGTCGTTTCGCATTTCGTCATGCATTACGTCTATTATGGGTGGCTGCCAATAATTTCATGCGTAGTCATGCTAATTCTTTATTAACCTGTGAAGATAAAGAGTTGGCTTATAACAACACGAATAAACTCGTGGGTCGTTTAGTCAATCTCATCAATCCGATGTTGATCACTATTACCCGTGTGGCAGAATTCCGTGTGGGTCGTTTTGAATCTATCAAGTATAGCAAATAGGAGGCGATAACATGTCTAATCAGAAAGAAAGCGATTTGATGTCGCTATTCCGCGATCCAACTTACCGCATTGGTGAGAGTAAGAATATCTTAACTTACATGATCCGTATGATCATGATGAAAATGAACCTAAGTTATTTAAACTGGTTCATGGTCAGTGAGCGTTGGTTAAAACGTAAGTTTGGCGCGAAGAAATATACTGGTGATCACAATCAGAAGAAACTATTATCTCGTATTGCAACACATCGCGGTAATCTTAATAAAGAGATCGCAGGTGATAATGCAACGATAGCCGTATTCCAAAAGTTCACTCAGGCTTTGGGTGCAACTAAGGTGACGATGACTGTGAAACTTGAATTTGAAGATGGTCGTCGTGCTGTCACTGTTGATGCAGTTTATACTAACTCAACAAATGAAGTCGATGGATTATTGGAAGATGAAGTGCAAATGGATGTGACGCCAGGTGTGACTGAAGCTGAGATGGCTAACCCAGATGGTTATGAACATCTTGGTCGTGGTCGATATGAGGATATAGCAGAAGGACGTCGTCCGGAAGGCTACGTTCCGAAAGAGCCGAATCATTCGGCTTAATAAGAGGGTACCGAAAGGTACCCTCCATATTTGTCGTTTTCTTTTTTATTTTCGCAACAATAAAGAAAACTGTCATTTCATCATATTATCGGAAAAAAGTTATGAAATTATCAAAATCGTGATTTTGACATATCTTAATTATTTCAATAATATCGTTTCTGCAGGTTCCATGATCACTTTCACATCTTGAAGGTGAGTGACCATGAATACCTGAGAGAAGTAATGATGATCTACCATCCGTTTAATCAGGTTATATAAACGATTACGGTGCTGTACTGAAAGGTGTCCACCAACTTCATCGAGATAAAGTGGGTAGTTCTCTAACTTCAAATACTTCACTAGGGTAATACGGAAGATAAAGTTGATTAACTCTGTTTGACCAAGTGAGGTTTCATAAACATCATCTCGTCTAATCGCATCTTCACCGATTACCACTGGGAAAAGATATTTCTTCGTGAAATCATCTTCTGATTCAATATCAATGATAATTGGATACGTCCAGACTTGACTCATCAGGTTATTCATCTCTTTAACAAAATGACGGATAAACCCAATCACTGATTTTGCAATGAGTCCTGTTTTCGGATCAAGTATTTGCATCAGTTGAGTATGAAGATCAATCGACTTCTCAATCCCACTTCTATTTTCCTCATGTGAACGAATCACAAACTTAATGCCCGCTTGATGTTGGATACGATCATTGCACTCATCAATCTCTGACTTCAACTTCGTTAAGACTTCACTGACTTCTTGATGAAAGAGTTTAGTCGTTTCATCTTTAATGAAGTTAGATTGATTCTCAACAAGTTGATTAACTCGATCTAACTGTTCAGTAAACTTACGTTGCAGTTCAATTGCATTATAAATCTTCTCAACAAATGCACGGCGTTTATGATATTTAAATGAAGCTTCATCGTGTAATTGAGTTAACTGTTCGATACGACCAACCAATTGAATATACTCAGGTGAGGCTTGTGCTTTCCCCTTCTGAATCAGTGCAGCTAATCCTTCAAGTTCGGTTAAGACTTTGCCCGCTTCAATGTAAGTTGGTATCTTCGCAATCTGTTGCTGAAGTGCACCAAGATAAGCTTTTGGATTATCATGAATCAATCGCATCAATGTACCGAGACTTCCATCGTTAGTCATCGTCGCTTTAAGATATTCACTTAAGCCATGCTCATCTGAAGTCACTGTTAACAAGATCATCTCGTAGTTCTTGAGGTTAGCCTGTTCAAACTCGACTTCTTTTGTTAAGGCATCTATGTTACCAGTTAGTTCATTATCTCTTTGGATAAGTTGAGATCTTACAAGACTCAAACGTTGAATCTCTGCATCGACATTTCCTTCTTTGAAACGATGATAACAATTCGGGCACTGAGTCTCAGGATGCTGATTAAGATGTTGGAGTTGTTTATCGATCTCGCCAATCTTAAACTGCACACCTTGTTGTTCACCCTGTAACTTCATGAGTTCAGAACTTTTATAATTAACCTGTTCTTTAGCCTGTCTATATGGAAGACTAAATGGTTGGAATGCCAGTAATGCATCATCAACGTATCTTAACTGATTATTATAAGTCTGATAAACTTCCGTTAATCCATCGCCACGACTAAAGTAAGGATACTGAAGGATCACTTTATATTGATCAATCGTTGCTTGGTCAAATGAAGCAAGTCTTACTCTATACTCATCATAACGACGTTCGAGTTCTTCGATGTTATCTTCACTATTGAAATCAAAACGATGTTTCTCATCAGTGAGTTTAACAAGTTGTTCTTGAAGCTCATTCATCTGAACACGGTCTTGCTCAAGTAATTCACTTTGAAGCTGGTACCGTTCAGTAAGATTAATCCCACCGATCCCTTCACTTTCTTTCAAGTATTTAAAGTAAAGATGTTTCACCCGTTGAGTAAGATCATCGTTATACTCAACGGGTGCAATAGGTACTTCGCTTCTTGGGAATTGTTTTAATAGATCAGTTAGTCCATTGAAAAGTTTCATGATATCAGAAAGGCGTTCTTCTACTTCAACGATTTCTTTATCATCCAGTAACTGAAGATTCGCTTCAGCGATCTTATTTTTGATGTTCTTTAACGCACCGGTATTATCACGTTGTCCAGCACGAATCTTATCCCAGAACTTCATCACGAAGTCACTATCCATCCCAGAAATATCCGCAAACCAATCGCGACGTTCTTTTGCTGACATCTCCGTAAACAATAACTTGCCTTGTAATACACGATGATAAGCAGGTGTATAATTAAAGAAGTTCTCTACTAATTCATATTGAACGGTTAATGTACCACCGGGGTTAAGTTCTTCTCCATCCTTTAGAAAAGAATGTTTACCTGGTCGTTTACCCTGAGAGGTCAAAATGTACTCGCTGTTGTTATGCTCGATAACAATCTTCTTATACCCATCTGCAAGATAATCATCCATGTTAGCGGGTAATGGTGAGAGTTCATTAAAGATAGATGACTTACCTGCCCCGTTGACCCCATCGAGTATCGTGTGTTTCTGGGTAAAATCATATTCAAAGCTTTGGTCTTCTAAGAGATGCAAGCGATGGCAATGATGTAAAACAAGTTTTTTGATTAACATTGTTTGGTTTCCTTATATAAAGTAAAAATAGGAATCAAAACATTTTCTACTATAGTGGTGATTTTGAAATGACAGAAGAACAAGAAAAATCAGGTTATATGGGAATCGGTGTGGTAGCAGAGAATGCTATCTTAGGGCATGAAGAGTTACTCCATGTTGCCCCTCAAGACCAATTACCAAATATGCGTGGTCGATTAGAATTAAACCCGCAAAAGTTTACAACAAAAGGGGTGGATAGTCGCGGTAAGGCTTATCAGTCAAAAGTGGAAACAGGTTCAACTGTTACAGCTAAGTGGCTGAATGAAGACAGTAACCGTATTACACCACCTCAATTAATGAAAGGTGAAACTGTACACCTCTATCGTTTTAATGGTGATGAAACCTTCTATTGGAAACCGACTAACCAGCACATGAATAAACGTGTGCAAGAGGTCGTAGTAGAAGCTTATGCGGCTAAACCAAAAGAAGCCGCTAAAGAAGAAACACCAACAAATATCAAAAACAGTTATACTCGTACTGTGGATACAGCTAACGGTTTAATGGAGATGCGTACCTCTAAAGCTAACGGTGAAAAAGCCGCTTGGACTGTTCAAATGAATGGTAAGGATGGTAAGCTTGTTATCTCTGATGGTGATGGTAACTTCATCCAGATCGATAGTACGTTAACTTGTATTGATATTCAAAATAAAGACCGTACTCATATCCAGTTAGATAAACAGGTAATAAATATCCAATCAGATAAAACCATTAACATGAAAACCGAAACGTGGAATGTAGAGTGTAAAACGTTTAATCTGAAAGCAGATAATGTTAAATGGGAAGTGGGTAGTAAGGTTGAGATTAAATGCCCAACGATTGATCTTATTGGTCAAGTTAACATGGGTGGTATGGCTGTTACAGGTAACGGTGGTTCTGGTAATGGTAGCGTGAAAGGTAATATGGATGTGAGTGGTAGTCAATCTATTAAAGGTAGCCTCAGTGCTTCTGGTCCAGTTGACTTCCCATCTGGTGGTCAATCAGGAAGCATCCGTGGTAGTGGTGACTAGTTTTAATCTAGTCCTTTATTATCTTGGAGGATTTTTATGTCAACATTACAATCACCTGAATTTTATACATTCATTGGAACGATTGTTTTTGTAGTGGGTCTCGTGATTATTGATATGAGATCCAAACATTAGTTCGTTTTTAATTGTGGGGTTTTGATTTAACGCAAATGTTTAGTCATAACGAAATAGTAACACTATTATGCCTCTTCTGTTGTTTGTGTGTCGCAATCGTGATTCACTTTATTTTAGATATCTTCTCGAAAAAGAAATGGGTGATGCCACCCGATACACCGATCTGCTATCACAAGCTTAAGAAGAAGCATAAACAAAAGAAAAAGAAAAGGAAAAAGAAATGACGGGTTTAGTTTTTAGTTTATTTCTCATTGCAACGTTGTTTTTAATTGGTCAGTATGCACTAATGAGCATCGTCATGACAACGTGGTGGGCAAAAAGGAAATACCTTAATGAGCAAAGTAAGAAGGAAAAGATCAAGAAAAGATGGCGTGGTGGAATGAAGTTCCGCTGGGACGAATACGAGGATAAAGATAATGGGTAGTACATTCACTTTATTATTAGTGATGTTGATGTTCGTTGTTTATACGGTTGTAGGCGGTATCTTTGCTTTAGTGTGGGCAGTAAGATCGACCACTTGTCTTATCATGCAGATAGGAAAACAGGTTACGAATAAACTATTACCAGGTTGGCTTTAATATGATTATTTGCGCGTTCAGTGGGTGCGGTAAATCGACCCTTGTTAATAAATACAAGAATGTATTTGACTTAGATAGTTTTGGATGGAGTCAGAAACCAGACTTCCCTGAGAACTACTTACATGAGTTGGATTTACTGATCAGTAGTCCAGCTTATCAGGATTATGACTTTTTGATCAGTACTCATCCCGAAGTATTACAGGGATTGCTTGAAAGAAAATATCCATTCATGTTAGTGGGTCCAGATTCTAATGTCACTTATGACTTATGGGCAAATCGATGGAACCGTGAGATCGATAACGATGAGTTCAAGGAAAAGATGCGTGAGAACTTTGACAAGTACGTTTCTGATATTAATGAATTTGGTATGACTCACAGCGAACAATGTTTATTTGCTCGTTTGCAACCAAACCAATACTTAGGTGATATTTATCTCTCGATGAAACAATACTACAAAAGTACATGGATCAATTACATCTTTAGAAAGTAAGATCAATGAGCTATCCTTCGGGATAGCTCTTATTTTGTCCAACCTCTTTTTTTTCATTATCCTAAGGAAAATCATGTTTATATTTTCAACCCATTATTTATAGAGGGAATGGTTATGGAATTTTTATATGAACCAACAGATTACTATAAAACGGTTCGAAATCTGGATATACCAAATCAGTGGAAAAAGTATACTGGCTGGTATTTAAGTCGAATGCGTGATATCCCAAGAGATAAGGCAGAAGCATTTTTAGATTGGGGTGTTAAAAATGGTAAGATCGATTTTAACGATCCGATCATGAAGATCTTTAGACGTGATGACATGAGTGATCGTTTTAAAGATACTTGTACATTAACTGAGTTCTTAAAAGAGGTTGAGGAACGCAACCTTATTATGGCACCGACTTTAACTTGTTATGCACCAACAGAAGAACAAGTCAGTGAGGTCAGTGGTTATACGGAAGTGAAATACTACGAGCGTGCTCGTACTAAGAAAGAATCTCAGATTGCGAAGAGTTATGGTCGTATGGATGAGGCCGTAACTAAGAATAACAAACAAAATAAACTTAAAGAAGATATCAACAGTATCTCGGGTTTATTAACAATTGGAAGTACGCCACTTGCTAATCGAAGTGGTCACTCTACATTAACATCGGTTTGTCGTACTGCAACAGCGTTTACGAATGCTTCTACTGAACGTTTCTTTATGGGTAGACGTCACTTCTATAGTGGCCCTATCGTATTAGAGAATATCGTTACAGTTTTAGCTGAAGTGGATTATGATGAAGCGAAACGATTAATCGATAAATATAATCTTCATTATATCACCGTGGATGAATTATTTGAAATGGTGAAATACAATACGGATACCTATTACAAGTCTCAGTATTGGGATAAGAAGATTTATGAGTTCATTGAGAAACTCACGGATCTTGAAAGAACGATTTATCTTTATATGGGTGATTTATTTCACCTTAAGAAATATAACGATAGTTTTGTTCGTGGGATGTTTGATAAGATCTTAGCATTCAAAGATAAAGAACCGTTAAGTTTCGAAGAGACGCAGGCTGAACTTAAACTTATCGATGAGTTCTATGAGCCTTTAGTGACTATTACGGTATCGCATTACTTGGATGGTAAAGGGATTAAAGATAAGACTCATGAAGATAAAGATTACTATGGCTATATCGGGGCTTATGCAAGACACATGCGTAATGCCTTATATGAATATAGTGATTACTTTAAATTCTTTATGGTGAATAAATTTATCCCTGCTGAGACAGCGTTATTCCCATCTGTGATTCGTAAGAGTGTATTAGGTGGAGATACTGACTCAGTATTGTATACTGTAATGCAATGGGTAGAGTGGTATAGTGGGACTATCGTGGTAAACAGTGAAACGAAATTACCAGGTTGTTTATGCGTGTATTTGATTAACGTGATCACTCGTCATATTCTTGCGATGGCGGCAGGTCAGATGGGAGTTGCGAAGAAATATATCCACAATCTTAAGATGAAGTCTGAGTATTACTTCGATGTATTTATGCCAACTAACCGGACTAAACACTATCTTTCTATTGCAAGTATTCAAGAAGGGATGGCATTAAAACATCTTGAGGAAGAATTGAAAGGGGTAGCATTAAAGAACTCTAAAGCTCCGCCTGAATTGATTAAGTTATTCCATGATGAAGCAGTTGGAATTATGGAATCAATCAGTCGTGGTGAGAAGGTTCATGTTAATCAGCTCTTTGATAAGATTGCTCAAGAGGAAGCGAACATCTTCCACTCCATTATGCGTGGGGATAGCCGTTTCCTAACAAGTTGTACGGTTAAAGCTAAAGAAGCTTACGTCAATCCAATGAGTAGTGAATATTTCTATTATGAGTTATGGCAACACGTATTTGCAGATAAGTATGGTGAATGTCCAGCACCGCCGTTTGTTGGGGTTCGTATTAAAATGAACCTTCCTAACAGAACGGCGTTAGACCTTTGGTTAAATAATATCAAAGATGAAAACATTCGTAAGAAATACATCGACTTCATGGAGATGCACGATAAGAAATCGGTAGCTTCTGTTATTCTTCCAGCGGATGTGGTGGCAAACATCGGTATCCCTGAGGAATTCAGACCGGCTTTAAATACCCGTAAAATGATCTTCTCATGTTTAGAGCCTTTCTATATCTTACTTGAAGTATTCGGTGAGTATCGTGTGAATCGCTGGTTAACGTCCATGGTTTTAGATGAAAGACCGGATTTAATCGAACCTCAGTTCTTAGCAGACTGGCGTGCAGATAAAGACGATACACTTGATGCGATTAGACGGAGTACGAAAGGTCAGGGTGAGGAGTATGAATCGTGGGATAAAAAATTCTACATCGAAGAGGAACAATCTGATGATTCGGAAGATGTAGAAAACGATTCCGATGAATAAACGGCTTTAAATAGCCCTCAATCGACGTATAAGACGATTTTCATGTATAACATGAAGAATCGCATTGACTAATGATGATAATGGCTCTGTGGTCGATTCAGAGCCATTTGACTAAACTAGAAGGAAGCTTATCATGGCTCTTATTAAATGGGAAAATGGAGATTGCCGCATCATTAAACTTGAAGTTGGTGATATCTATGCTAATGGATATGAAAAAGAACGATTGATTACCACTGAAGAGTATATATTGTTAGATGGGCACGTAAAACTGGAAATCGCCTCACGTAACGAAACCAGTGATTATGTTTATACTGGAGTTCCATATAACGCTGAATCCGACAACAGTCCAATCGTACTACGTGGTCATAGACCAGATCCTTATGAATGGCGCGGTTATATCATTAGACATTCTGGTGTATATAAAACAACTCCGTCCATCAAGGAAATTGAACATGTACTAGGGCAATCACAGCCATCAATCATGGACATGCCGGTGTATTCGGTTAAAGATCTCATAATCTTTGGTGCTAACATCGCTATTGGCGTATTCTTCGGTCTACGCTTATAAGAAGGATTAGATAAAATGGCTATTAGCATTTTTACAAATAGAGACTGTCAAATCATCCAGTTAGGTAAAGGCGACACCGTAAAACTTGGTAACAACACGCTTATTGTTGCTGAGGGAATCAAATATCTTTTAACAGTTGGGTATAATGTTAGAATCATTATAGATGATCACAAGGATATCGTTGGCATCAGTAAGATCGATAAGAACTCTGAAACAGCAACTTATTCAATTGAGTCAGAACCAGATCCAGAAGTATGGGGTACATTAATGGATCATCATCTTAGTCTAATAACAGGAAGTGTTCATTATACCTATAGATCGGATATCATGGATCGCATTCTTAGTACGTATGCAAAAGGTGAGTTTCCTACATTGAGAGGATTCTTATCCGGAATGATAGCGGGTATTCTTGTTACAATTCTTATTTATTCCTTAACTCATTAAAACCGGAGCACAATTATGGCAAGTACAAAATTATCAAGCAAACACAAATGGTGGATTATTAAACTTAGTAAAGGTGAACTACTTTATCGTAACAAGAACAATGCAGTTTATGCTGGAAGTGATGTAGTAAATGGCGTTGTTCGAAAAGATGGTTATCTTCTTGTGATTGATCACGATGAAGTTTATATTAACCAACGTGAATATAATACTGATGTAATCGATGTTCATACTAAATCAAAAGATAAACGCAGTAAGAACGCGGTATTCTATTTTGATGAAGTACCTGATGCAGAAAAATGGCAGAAGTACATTCATAAGCATCTTAACGCAATAAGTGAAGCTAACCCAAAACTAAGTTCTAAAGATCTCGAGTATCCATCGATTAGCGACATTAAAATTGCAATTGGCCAGAAGACCCCAGAAAAAATTGAGTATGATCCTTTTGATGGTTGCCCTAAACCACTTAAATATGCTGTGGTTGGTATCGCAGCTTTATTAGGTGTCGTACTGGGTTAATAGATATTCGGACAAAAGTAAGAGGCATCGTAACGATGCCTCTGCTTTATGTTGTATTACCACTTAGCGTGCCATTTAGGCTCAGCGGATTCCATTGATACTTTAACGCGTTCGATTGGTTCACCTGAAGCTTTAAGAATTTCTTTAGCTTGTTCGATGATACCAGATGATTCCATACCAAGACCAACAGGCATTGCAGCGATGTTGCGTAACATGGCTGGATCTACGGTAGCAGTATATGACTCAAGGGATGGTGAATTATATTTATTGGCTTTTTCTAAACCAGGTTCACCCACGCAGTCCCATGTGATAATAGAAGTCGTATACTTCTCTAAACGACCATTTTGGAAACGGTCTTTCGTAAAGCTGCGAACTGAGAAGCAAACGTTCATATCTGGGTCTGCAAATTTTTGGATTAAGACATCGCGATATGGACCAGATGGTTTTACTTTACCACGGATACCGATATAACGATTTCCTTTAGCATCTTTAAGAGTTGTATCGATGACAACTTCTTTGATTGTGTGCGATTCGAATTTTTCATCGATACGCATCACACGTGCTACGTACTGCTCTTGAGTCTGACCAGGTTCAGGCATTGGATGACCTAATTCACCAATCAAACAACCTTTACGTAAACGGCGAGCAAAAATACTATCACCATTTAGAAGTTGTTGAACTGGATCTTGCTTATAGACGGCACCATAGCTATTTGGGTATTCTAATGCACCCAAAATCACATCATACCAGCCTTGCGCATCAGGTTTCAATGTGCCTGCTTTATTCACACCAAGTAGTACTTCTGAGTTGAGTTTAATTTGACTCATGAGTATTTCCTACTTTCTTATTCTTTAATAAAGGCGTTTATTAGAGATCGATTCGATTCGTCTTCCTTCATGGAAGAGGAACTCATCTTTCGTTATCTTTTCCACTTTGATATTATCACCGACTTTCGGGATAAAATCATACCCACCGATATCCAGCAAGTTAATGCGATAACAACCTGGTTCTAAATCAAGTCCTCTGATAAACTTCGTTTTCTCATCTAAACTGAAATACCAAGTATAGTTATAGATACACCCATTACGTAAAAGATCGATACCGATATTAGATAAGAATCCTTTACCAGTGATCTGACCTTTATATTCACGGGTATTTACACTAGCTGCGATCAACCAATGTTCATCCGTATAATCTACATCAGGGACAAGATCTTTTGATGGTTTAACGGCGAGACCATACTCCATCTTATAGATATAGAGAGTATTATCTCTTTTACTATCAAAAGCATTATTGAGATACCCACGTCCGATGTCACCAAAACCAAGCATACAACCTAGTATACTTGATGAGGTAGAAGTACGGGGGATCGCTCTTGATTCACCATTCACTAGTTTAGTCGAAAAACGAGGAACGAAGGATTTGATCTTATCGTCAAAGGAGATATGATAGAGCGGGGTATTTTCACTACCCTTGATGATGGTCGCCATTTTAGAGAACTCGTCTCCATAAGCGATTCTGAGGCTCTCTACGAGCGATTCATATTCGGTCATCTCTCTATCCTTAACTTCTCAATACTTTTTCGATACGAGTCATTTTCTTAGACTTGTCTGCGAGTGCAGAAGTGAGTCCTTCCTCGAAATAAGAACCCATTAACTTACTATAGGTATCCACACTACCTAAAGATACATTTCGAAGTGGTACCCAAGATGGTGGGTTGGTTTTGATATCATCCATGGATTTTAATTTATCACGATACATGAACTTGTCATTCTTCGGATCACGTGCAATGTTAGCCAGTAACATCTCAAGGACCTGAGGAATATCAATCAAGTTCTGACCGATGTAGTAACTATCTTTACTGTAGATATTTAAAATATCCAAGTAATTGAGATACCACGGAATACGTGCTAACTCAACGAAATAGTTATACATGTAGTAGTCCAATGTCTCATCTTTAACGATGTTGGTATTGAGGACTAATGTATCATACGCATCTAACGAAAGGACACGATAAACATCTTCTTGATAAGTGAATTGTTTCATCTCAGTGATTGGAATTGTGATCATACCTGGGATAGACAATACAGCATATTTATTAGTTTGCGGGTCTACTAGCGCTACGATACCAAGTACGGTTAGGTCTTGGTCAAGTTTGGCCAGTTTCTTCGTTAGATAGTTTTCCGGATAGATAACATCAAGCGGTTTTTTAACGATGATTCGATCGTCTTTTGTTTCTTCTAGTAATCCTAAGATATATTTAGGATCACGAGTTAAAACCGATGATAGGGAGATATCATCGGTGATATCATTATAATTCATAGATAGATATCTCCTCTATTTTTATTCTGTTTTATCACTGTACTTGAGACGTCTTACAGCTTGTGAGTAAACACGGTAAACACCATGGATACCACGAACAAGACTGACGCTCACATCACTGATCGTGACTTTAAATACATCAGAGATCAAACGTTTCATGTTGCGTAGATAGTCACGATTCAAAAAGCTTTCACCAATCCAATCATCAATATCAGAAAGACATTTTAATGATAGATCAATGTTTCGTTCGATGAACTTACTTGATGGACCTGTGATCTCATAACGCTTCATGATTTCAATTAAGTAATTAATATCATCCTCAGCAATATGAGCTTGGTAAGCAAATGGCATCAGTGTTTTACTTTCTGCGATCTCATCGTGGATGATACCGAACTCATTATTGTGATACACAAATCGAGTTGGTTTAGAACCAAACAGCATATACGTATCATCCATAGCAGAAGACATCATCTGAGCAACACCTTTGTCGGTCATCAGCTCGATGTTTCTTGAATGTCTTAGAAAGTCGATCATACGTAAAGTTGCGGTTGCATAAGCATCATAACCATTTCGCAAATCTTTTGCCGTATATTCAGCCTTCTTACCATCAGTCGTGGTGACTTCAACGTTCCAACCAAGTTTGGTGAGTTTCTTCAACTCAAGGAAAGAGAAGTTGATCTCACGTGACTTACGGATATCGCCTAATAGATCCATGAGATCTTTGATCGTTACACCGACACCTAGTTTAGCGAAAAGTGCTTTGATCGTTTGCTTAATGTTCTCAAGAAATCGTTTCAGTAATGCGATGGTTTTCTTAGCAAAGTTTTTTAATGCATCGCTCATGCCTTCATTTGAAACGTCAGTATCAAGTTCAATCGCTGACTCAAGTGCAATGGTGGTATTATGAATGAAATGGTCAGGTGTTACCACCTGACCAGCCCAATTACACTTTCTTAAACTAGCCATAATTATAGCCCTAGTTTAGTTCTCACTGTTGCATTTGCTAAGATCTCTTTGACTAACTCATCTACTGCTACAGCGAAAGTTGCAACTTGTGGATCTTCTTCACCGGTTGCTTTCATTTGTTGTTCTACTTTGCGGTAGAATGCACCTAAGCTGTAATGGGATAAACCGATATCTAAAATCAATGCTTTAGTGAAATCATAGATGTTGTCGTAACCTTGCGTTGGTGCAAGTGAGTTTAAGATACGGCCAGAGAGATCACTATAAGAGAAACCTGTTTCAGGAATCACTGTACCAGGTTGTACAAATAACGCAACGAAATCAGAAGGTTCTTTCTTCAATTCTTCAATGAACACTTGTGGGAACAAACGGATGTAGTTTGAACGGAAAGCCGCTTTTACTGCATTGATTTGTTCGTTGTAAGCACGGTTGAATTCGTTGGCATATCGCTCAGTATTTTCAAGTAGGTCGTTGATGTTACCTACTGAACCTAATGCTACTGCACCTAGTACCGCATCTGCATTACCACCTTGTTCAAGGTATTTTTCATAGTTGGTTTTGTATACGTAGATCACGTTAGTGTTTTCATCTTTGAAAGCCACCACTTGACCGCCTTGATCAACTAAGTTGATTTGGTTCACGTAACGATTTAATAAACCACCTAACTGAGCAAAAGTTTCAGATAAGTAATTGCGATATTGTACTAATGGGATATTTACAGTGCCATCGATAACGTCGTTTGCTAATAATGAAGCATGGATGAAATACAATACAACGATTTCATCAACTAATTCACTTTGATGTGGTGCACGTAAACCAGTTGGTACGATATTACCATTTACAAGATAACGAGTATAAACGTCAGTTAACCAGTTAGATGGATGACGGGCGATCATATCTACTAGTGCATCATCTAATGAAGTATTACCTGATTTTAAAAGACCTACGATATCATCTTCATTACGATCCATGAAACCAGATTGGATAGTCACATTTTGGATTTGTGAATTAGCCAATGGTGCATGACGTTGGATATAATCCAAGAAAGTTTTGGTTTTATAGATATCAGCGAATTCAATTTCTTGAATATCAGATACTTTATAGAAACCTTCATTGTATTGAGCACGGATACTTGCTGCTACACGATCGATGAAAGGTAACACTTGGTTACGTAATACGTCTAAACGCTGCAATAACGGTTTAGCGTAGATTTCAGCCATCGCTTCTAATTGTTGGCCATGACCAGATTGACGTTGGTAGTCTTTTAGTTGATTTGCATCTAATGAAACCGCAACACCGTTTTCTTCGATAAGACCTGGCATTGTACGACCCAATAAATCTTGGAATGTACCCGCTTGGTTAAATACCACCGCTGTACCTTGACGAGAGAACTCTTCGGTTAAATCGTCTGCTAACTGTTTTGAGTAACTTGTTAACATCTTATGCGTTCTCCTCTACTGGGCACACATCAAGATTATTCTTGATCGCAAGTGCAACTGTTTCTTGGATACAACGTTCAGTGTAATCACCATCTGGGCATCCGTCTGAATTTGGAGCAGGTTCAGGTAACTTTACACCATTCCCTTCTACCTTATACATTACAGCCGTCACTAACTCAATAATGTTAGCGAGTGTGTAACGTGTGGATTCTAATTTGTTTACCATTGTTTTATAACCTTATTGATCAGTTAAGATTAATGTTTTTACTACATTCGAATGTGGTCTCTTAAGAGACCGGCTAAGTGTCGACATAAAAGCGGGGAGGGTTGAACCCTCCCCTATGTCTTTCAACAACTTGTTCTAAGTGTTATTTGTTATCGTACGCGTCTAACGCTCGTTGTGTCACTAACTGCAAGAGTGTAGCAGTAGTTCCGATTAACTCTGGGGAACCCACAATACGATCCGAGATAGAAGCATAACCAAACATAGCGTGAATCGGTAATCCTGACTCGGTTTCATTCTTACCAGTAAACACACGACCTGTAACAGATTTAAGCTGATTACAGACCACGAGCTTATCGCCACTTGAAAACCCTAGGTCAGTTTCAATATAGATACGGATACCTACCTGACCTTCTAGGACTTCTTGTGATTTCAGTTTTAATGGCTCATCGATCTGTCCTGTCATATGACGTTTATCAGATAGCTTCATCTTCGTTCCACTGAAACGATATTTCATGATCTGGTTCACTACTTCTTTAATAGAAGGAGAAAGATCATCTTCATCACAGTAGTAGAAGCAATCGATCTTAATCACTTTACCTTTATATTTTGCTTTAGGAGAAATCTGAGAAAGTCGTTTAAGTATATCTAAACTACTTCCACTGAAATAACCAGCATCACTAAAGGCTTGGTCTTCGATCAATACTAAACTATCATCGATATCAACTTCATCATTTAACTTAACCATGTTACGTAAGTTATCGGTTGCATTTACAACGATAACTCGTTCTTTTACAACGGATGACTTAAGTTGTTTTGCAAAATCCATCGATACAGCTGAAGAGTCTTCAAAAGTATCATTTGATTCTACTAACATCACTCGAGCATACGTCTTATCGCACAGGATCACTTGAGTAGGACAAAGAACATCACGTTGGAAGAAGGCTTGATTAAATACCAACACTTCACCTTTCTTGAATTTATATCCTACATCTCGATCACATTTGATATCATGGCGGAAGTAACTTCCTTTTGATGAAGCAATCGTCACACCGATCTCTACCATCTCTTCACCGAGGTCATCTTGGTTATAAGAAATAAGAACATATTTCGGTCCTTTCTCTTTAATAACCCCATCCCCTTTTGCTACGTAAGCAAACTTCTCATCAACGCGATGAGCAAGGACATTTTCGTATCCCGTTCTTACGCAAGGTGGCATTGCACCCCTAATTGGGATACGGTGAGAGCTCTGAATCCCACTAAATCCGACCCTTTTCTGTTGTGAATATTGTCCTTGGAATCAGCTAGCACTTAATATATGTTACTTAAACTTAACTGATTATTTAAAGGAATTCGATATGAAAAAATTACTTAATACATTTAACAGCAAAGACTTGGTGGAAGTCAGTACCGTTCCTGGTTTCTATCATATACCAGGTACAATAAGATACGCACTCGATAAAGATGGTCGAGTGTACTCACTGATAAGAAATCGCATCTTGCCAGAAAATAAGATTAATAAGTCTGTTAGATATAAGACTATTAATTTATCTCATGAATCTGGCTATCGTATTTCTTTCCCTGCTCATCGATTGCTCGCTCTCATGTTCCTAAACGATGGAACCGATAAAAGTAAGATGCAGGTAGATCACATCGACGGAAACCGTTTTAATAACAAGCTTGACAATCTTGAATGGGTTACTCCATCTGAGAATGTACTTCGCTCATTTAGACTAGGTCTACGTGATAACAGTGCAGTATCTGTTGTTGTTTATAATCCCAAGACTAAAGAAAAGAAAGTATTCTGTAGTCTGGGTGAAGCTGAACTGGATCTCAAGTTACACTACTCTACAATCTCGTCTCGTTGTAAGCACGAGGGTAAACGCGTATACCCAGATGGTTATCAATACATGTTTGGTGATGAGAATACTGTATTTCCGGATATCAATGAAATAACCGAGAAATATGGTCCCGATGCACCCGTAGTAACTCGAAATGCTTTAACTGGAGAAATACTCCATTTTAAAACATCTAAGGATGCATGTATTGCACATTCTTACTCACCCGCTATGATGAGTACGTATTTAAATGATGATCGACAATTACTGACTGAAGATCTTATCCAGATCAAGTCAGATGATGATACACCTTGGCGTGAAATCAAAGATCCTTACCTCGATCTTAAAGAGACAAGTCAGTATCAACCAGTTACAATCACCGATGTGGTAACTGGCAAACAGCATCATTTTGTATCTGCAAGTTTAGCAGCACAATTTGCTAACCTTTTACCCACTACTTTGCACTGGAGGCTAATTGATAAAGATGCGGGCAAAAAGGTGTACCAACCTGGTTACACATTTAAATATTACGATGGGAAGTGATAGGGCTTCCCTGGGTTTATGTTGTTAATTCGTATTAAGTATTTTTCCTATTCTCATAGGACAAGTATTCATGTGGACTATATCTTATCTAGGTTACCCCAGATCCTTCCGTTTCGGTACTTGTAATTATACGTTCCCTACTCTACTCGTTTATTCGTTTAAATATCTCTAAACTATACTTTCGATAGTCTCTGCTCCTTCTTCCCTTTATAGATAATAAAGTAGGAAGCTTGGATCAGGATTGTACCCTTGTTATATACTTCTCTTTCTTGTTACTGTACCTAAGTGATTAGCTTAGCCACTTACCTATTACTAGAGTAAGTTTAGTAAAAGAGAAGACTAGATAGTTTCCCTGAATTAGAAAGGTTTAACGACAACCAGAAGATCGTCGTGAGTACTAAATGGTGATAATAAAACAGACGTTGAGAAGAGCTGTGAAGCTTCTAACTCTTGTCCTGGTTTATGTTTACCAGCAGTACCCAATTTCGTGTCGAATCGAGGATTAGCTGCAAGGAAAGTCGTAATCCCTACATCAGAGCTGTCCACGGTAGCTTCAGAGATCACGCCCATATCCGTATCACTATACGTACGAGTACGTTTTACCATGGAGCGTTTAGATCGACCACCTTCACCTGTAAATGTGACGTTTTCTTTTTCTTTCACATTCTGGATTGGGTTGATATCATCGATGATCTCCATAGATGGATCTTTGGAAAGCATGATCATGACATCATTTGGTGGCATGTCAAAACGGCGTTTAGTTGTGATAGGCTTAGATTTAAATAGACGCATGTGGTTTACAAAGGTAGAGTATACTGCACCCGCAATACGTTCGTATCCTTTAATTACCATGTCATCCATATTGATCTCATCGACATAGTGAGAAGTCGATAGAAGTTCTACTGCTCGGATATAGAGTGGCACCATTTCAGTAGGCTCTTTCATGTATTCAAGCATCTCACGAGAACTATCATCAATGAATAGGTCTTGGATAAGATCTAACTCACGTTCATATCTCACCGCAACACCATCTTCATGTAGGATAGCACCGTATACTTCTTTGGTATCGAAATCAAGTGCACTATACTGTTTTAAATAACGTGCATAGTAGTTCATCCCGGAAATAAGTAACTTATCACGGGTGGACATAATCGATTTATCAAATACCCATTTCTCGTCAGCAAATCGGATGATCAGTTGTTTACTGTTACGTTCGATTTGTTTACCTGCTTCATATTTCTCAACAGGTAATCTTAACATCTCAACTAGACGTGCGAAACCGAGTTCACGTGCTAAGATGAAACCGACTGGCATCAAGACACCTAAGATTTTCACTTCGGCGTATTCATCTGGTGCTTCTAATAAATCCATTGAGAAGACTTCATTGACATCCGTTAGTTTATTTTTCACCAACCATGTATCATCTTTCGGATTATACTGAACATGTTTACCAAATGATAAGATACCATTTTTATCCTGAGTGATCTTCGTAAAGTCAATCGTGTAGAAAAGTTTCTTATGATGGAAACCACGATAACGAGACATCAATGCTTGGATGATACGAGGAAGATCCTTAATATCACTTCTTACTGCACCGTATTGGATATCGGTGTATGTCCCTTCGCTAATGAGACGATCAACTTGAGAGAGTACCCAGTTGTCTAGGTTGTATTTCTTTTTATCTGAACGATTTAAGAAAAGTTTTCCGTAGTAAGTTGTTAATGCAACACGATCACTATCGATCTTACGGATGACACGGTCACGACGTTGGGAGCGAAGATACGTTCTTACACCGCCTTGTCGGATTGTACCGTCTTCATGGACTTTCGGTAATTTCAATCTTACTGTAGAAGGAGAACCACCTACAGGGGTAAATTGAATTACATGGGTCTCTGTATCAGAAGCAAGGTTTGAAGTATCTTCGACTTCATAGTTGCTCACCAATACACCGGTCTTTTGCATCGCAACGATATTACGGGCGATATCACGTTTTAAGTCTTTCTTAATATAATCACGTTGCATATTCATGATCGTTGATTTAAGTAAAGACTTATCGGTTACCATTGGGATATCAGGAATTTCTGCATCTTCTTGGTTTAGGGTGATATCTCTTTTCTCATTGATAAACTCACCTAAGGTTTTTCCTTTAACAGGTGATTTCAATGTCTTATACGTTTCAGCTGCCTTTTCCCAGAAATCATTTTGTTTCTTGGTTAAACCAAGTTCTTCTGTATACTGGGTGACTTGTTTCTTAGCACTATGATCAACCAACGATGAAACCGGTTTAGTGATAAGTTCCTTCTCAGGGATCTGAGTTTGGATACCCACTAACTGGTTGACTTCAACAGGCGTGTAGTTTTCTTTAATTACTGCAGGCTGTTGAATAGGATCAGGATGAGTAGGGCTAAGAGCAGGAGTAGCGGTATTAAGGTCACTGAGGTTAGCTTTGACAATTGTCTGAGCTTCGCTTGGTGTTCCTCCAGCGTGCGGCTGTTGGTTGACGCTAATAACGCTCTTAATTTCTGCTTCTGTTCTTGTTTGCGTAGATTCAGATTGTTTCTCCTCTACGATATCAGGTGGGATCAGAACTGTATCATCACCTTTATCTTCTAGGACTTCCGGATCTTGGAAGTCATCATCTTTTAATGTTTCTTCCGTGTTAGTATCATAGATAACTTGGATATCCTTAGTTTCTTTCTCATCGATCTCTAATGGATGTGGAATGAAACTATTGGCGAGTTTATCCTTCTCAACAATTTTTGCTAAGAAACGGAGGAAACGCTTTTGGAAACGTCTTGCGGTTGATTGAGTAATATTTAACTCTTCACCTTCGATTAAATCTTCTGGCGATTCATTATCTTCCTCATCTTCACCTAATGACTCTTTTCCGGTTACCCATCTATCCAGCAATCCTAAATTAAGTAGGACGACTGTATTGCCATATAAACAAAGTAAATCGATTCGGTCTAAATCTTTCTCTTGAATATATTGAGCAAAGAAGGATTTTGATCTTGTATAAGGATCTAACCATTTCCAGAAATCAAGCAGTGCTAATTTTTCATAACTATCAAAGATCTTGAAATAAGATCGTTTCATTTCGATAGCAGCACGTTTTAACTCTGGCACTTTTGGTAATTGTTCAGGGACATGGAACATCATCAATTGATGACGATTAGTTTGTTTGGTATAATAACTAACCCCATTTAAATATCCCTTATATTTCGCTTCGAACTCAAACAGATGACGTCTTGGGTTGTATCTAAACTCAAATCGTCTACCCATCAGTGAGTAGTCCACAATCATATTCCATGGACGTCTTTCTCTGAAGGAAAAGAACTTACGTTCATTTCTTGCCCAGAAAATACCTGGATTCTTTTTGTGGTAGGCTTTAATTGCAAGTCGATAGTTAAAGATTTTCTTTTTATAAGGACCTGCGATCGCACCTGCGTAATCTGTATGGTGGAAGGAAACCTGTGCTTTCTTTCTATTCTTAACAAAAGGGGATTCTGGTGAAATACCAAAACTCTCTTTCATGTTTGGATAGAAATAATGCAGGATGGAAAGATCGATCTCCTGTAGATCTACTACACGATGAACTTTTGGATCTTCCATCTTAACAAAGTAACGGATACCTTGCTGACGATAGACCTGTGGATATCTTGCCTCTAATGACAAGATCAGTTGGTCTTTATCTATATTTTCCATTACTCACCTCGTTTTGAACGGTAACCACGTGGTGGTGCGGTTAAACCTAAAGATGCTCGAGTTACGATATCGTTTTCGATATCATAAGCCAGTTTACCAGTAGCACGAATCACGGAGATACGTTTACCGGCATTTCTATTAATCTCTTCGATTGCATCTTTACTGTGGATGAAGTTAGCACTCATCTTGTCCCCATCGAAGTCAGCTCCGAGTTCCGGTAGACGTGATCCATGTGGAGACATCGTTTGGAAGAAGCTTCCATTCAGAACTGGATATTCAAGTGCAAACTCACCAGTTGGTTGCCCGTCTTCATATTTCTCAAGACGGATTGATGGTGTTGTGGTTTTGACGTAGACATCACCAATATAAGAAGAACCATCTCCTGTTACAGGATAACGTGTCATTTCGACTTTCTTCTCATTGATTGCTTTATGGCTAATCAAGTATAACCATTCGATATACGTGATCGGTCTTACTTTATCTTTATCCCATCCATCGGGTAATTCAGTGATATCAGATAAGATTTGATATTTCTGATCATCTTGATAGATCAACCCAAGGTAATGACCATTGATCATAATTGGTCTTGTTTTGAAACTATCTTTACTGAACGCATCGATAGTCGCTTCATTACCCTCGATTGTTACCCATCTATCAATTGCGATATCATCTAACTGGACATTCGTACGAGTTAAACGAGTTGGGTGAATAAGATAAGCGTCACCATCTCTCGATGGAAACGAAGTCGCATAGAGACGATCGTTTCTCATGAGATAAACGATGTGCGGAATACTTCCTTTTAAACATTGGAATAAACCAATTAAGATCGTGTCCACCGTTGGGGCTGAAGGATCACCTAAGATGTCTGCACCCATGTCCATGGATGAGATGACGTTACGTGTACCTAAGAAAAGATTACGTGCACCAAAGCGAGACTGTAAGAAACCTTTCTTCCCATCTAATAATGAAAGGAAGTAATCGTAAAGGTCATCAACGATCATCTGCATATTTAGACGAACGTTATTAATTTCGGCACCTTGAAGTGGACTGTTCTCTAAACTATTGGCAAGACGAAGTAAACGACGATAATAGTCATTGGATTCATCTTCCGTGGTACGACCATTTTGTGCTGCCTGTAAATCGCGAAGACCTGCTGGTAATACAAGATGGTTTACTAGAGTTAATTGACCACGGTATTTTTCATACGCATCGATCATTTGATTACGTCTTGCTGAAGTATTGCGTTTAAACTTCAGCTCGTTAATATGGGAGATAAAGAAGTGGTAGCCTGTATCTGCACCATCATCACCCAAATCAGCAGGATCAAATTCCCCTGTCTTAGGATTCCAAGTTGCAAATGCTTCACCACGCCAGATGCTCTCATAATAACGCTTGAGTTGTCTGATCCAACGTCTTACAGTCGGATGGATCAACTCCGTATTAAGTTTGATATATCCAAACGTATAATCTCGATTCTGGGAACCCACTTGACCAAATAAGATTTGGCTATAAAGTCCTCCAGGATTGAAGTCTTCACTGGTGCCATCATATATCTCCGTCGAGGTAATACGAGGAACACGAGCAAGTCGTTCTTTTGTCGGGATTAATAGTTGGACATCAAAAGGTTTAATGGGTGTTGTCATAACTCACCTTTTATTCCTTTTACATCTAAGTGTTTTTAAATTTTTTAACGTTAAAAAGTTTAGTGTCCGATACTAGTTGCCTAATATGTGGACATAGGTTGCAGGCTATGTTTTCGACATTTTGCCTAAGCAAATACGGTAAAATGTTAACTTATTCGTTATATAAATAAGCCTTAATAAAGGAGTTTTGTTATGGCCAAAAAAGACGATCTTGATTTGGATTTCGGGGATGATGATTTAGATCTAAGTGAATTTGATCTAAGCTTCGAACCGACTGAGAAAATCAAAGATGATAGAAGCCCTATCGTAAAAGATGCTGCGAATGTCGCAGAAGGGGTGAAGAAAGCCGTCTTTAGTGAAAATTCCATGCGGCTCTTATTGAAGAATGCAGCACCAAGAGAATTCAGAGATACTGCAGATCTGATTGGTGATACGGTCTATTCAGTTCAGAATGAATACGACAAGACCATGCAAAAACTTGCACCTTCAATAAAAGAGTTTAAACGAAGTGCAGAAGCATTCCGTCGTACCCTTGGTAATGCGATTCCTGAAGGAATGAACAAGTGGCTGGAAAGTAAACTAAAAGAAGAAGGCGGTGGAAGTAAAGGTCCTTCACAAGAAGAGATCGCAAACCTTGGGATTGAGAAAACAATCTTAGGTGTATTCCAACAGCAACAACAAGCTGAGGGACAGGCAAGACAAGAGCAACAAGTCATGCAGGTCGCTCAGGCTAAAACCCAGACTGATCAATTAAATAGTACTAATCAGGTGGTTAATCAGTTAACCCGATTAGTGAACTATCAGGAAGGGATTAACCTTGGTTGGCAAAAAGAGATGCTTCGTGTTTCTCTACGCCAATACAACGTACAAGCAACCTTACTAAAAGGATTTAGTGAGTTTAGTCAAAACGCACTAAACCAATTACAATCAATCGTTAAGAATACCGCTTTACCTGACTTAGCAAAACAAACCGATAAAGAAGTTTTAAAAGATATTTCATTGAGACGTTTCTTTGGTTGGAGTCAAAATACCTTACGTGATAAGTTACGTGGTAATAAGCTAATCGGTAAGACGATCAAACATCTTTCTAATAAAGCCAATGACATGCTTGTTGATCCACTGCAAGAACTGATGGGTGGTTTAACCACTATCATGGATATGCAAGGTCAAGCCATGGAAATGGAACGGGAGATGGCAGCTCTTACAGGTGGTGCGGTTTCTGGTGACCAGAAAGAACTGATACGTCAGCAACTCATGCAGAGTATCGGCGAAGGTATAGGCAGTAAGTTCTTCGGTAGCATGGGGATGCGTCTTGGCACCCTTGCGATGAAGAATAAAACCATCTCTGGTGCCGCTGCGAAAGCAGGTAACGTTAACGAAGCGATTGGTGATATACTAAACAACTTCTATCGTAATGGCATCAAACCAGGTGAAGATGGTAAACTTGGATTAGTCGGTAAGGGATTAAACTGGTTTAGAGATGCAGCCGATTTAGATCAGATCGTACAACGTGATACGAAAGTCGGTGCAATTAACTGGCATACTTCTAAGAACTTGCATGATCCTAGAGCCTTTGATAACTACGCTCATAAATCGATTACGGAAATTATTCCTGGTTATTTAGCACGTATCTTACAAAGTAGCGAAGGGATTCGTACAGGTCGTATGCCTGATTTATTACTCTTTAGTAATGAACGCGATACTTTCGTAAGTAGTAGCCGTCATACCAGAGATCTTGCTGATACGTTATTTAAACGAAACAGTGATGTCTTAAACGGTAACCTTGATAACTTTGTTGAGAAACTCGGTGGTAAAGATCTTACTGGTGAAGATAAAACCCAACTTCGTAAAAACTTAGTTGAAAGTATCCGCAACGGCGAAGGCATGGATCTTCATCGCTTCATGAAAGACGATGATAAATTAGTGAAAGGTTTATCCTCACGTGGTCTAAGTCAACTTCGAAACGGTATCAGTAGTCAAGTTAAATTCAACGATAAAGGTAAGATTGCATTAGATGATAAAGAGTCATCTGATAATAACTTATACTTATATCGTAGATTTGACCGTCTGCGTGGTGATATTCCAAACTTCGTGGATCATGTTAAAGATCTAGCACGTCAAGGTTTAGTCAATACCGATACACTGAAAGCCATGGGTATCGTCGCGAGCGATGGAAAAGATTCGCATTCGATTGATACTGATAAACTTTACGATATTCTTCTAAGTGGTGATTATAACCAATACATTAAAGAAGATGTATCTACCCAAGGTGCAATTCCAACCGGTGGATTTAGAAGAAGAACAAAAGGAAAAACAAATGAAAGACGTAGTACATCAGCTCCGTATATATCTGGAGTTACTGGTACTAGTAGTCCTATTAGTCCTAATGCTGATTATTTATCTGCCATTCGCGACAATACTCGTTACCTTGAACAAATTGCTCAAGATGTTAGTGCCTTGCGTACGCGCGCTCAAGGCGACCAAGCAACGAATAAGAGCGAAGATACTGAGAGCGTTAGCTGGCAGACTTTAGATGCTTCGATTAATATCCAAACTTCAGCGATTTTAAATAGTCTTGCTCGCATCAATAGAAATATCATTGATATGGGTGTGGGTAGTGGAAGTATCAGTGACGATAAAGGTCGTGATATTAATTCTTCTGAGATGACGGACAGTCTTATCAACTGGAAGAAATTAAGACGTTACACTCAAGATGGTCGTGACTTTATCCAGCGTAGAGCCATGGATCTTTATCAGAAAGCAAAAGACACCACGAATCGTTTCGTCGGTGCAGTAAGAAGTAAAGTACTCAATCCTTTATTTAATAAAGGAAGCGAAGTAAAAGAAAGCGTCTTACTTAAATTTGATTTATATTCACCTGATAATCTTAAAGAGCCATTAGTTAAAGCACGTGATTTAGCTTTAGGGAAATACTGCGATATCAATGGTAAAGTGATCCGCAGTTTTAGTGAACTTAAAGGTCACCTCTGTAAGATGGACGAGGACGGTAAACCTACTATCGTTGCAACTGTAGAAGAACTACAAAATGCGGTCGATAAAGCGGGTAATAAATTTGACATCAATAAGATCAGAGGTCTTGGTGCCAATATCCGTTCTTGGATGCAAGATAAGATCAACCAGATCTCATCTAACTTGAATATCAGCTCCCAATTAAACCGCGCTAAAGATTTCGGTCGTAAAGTCCTTAATCGTATTACGGATGCATTGGTTAAAGATGTTTACGTTGGAGATGAACGTTCGCCACGTATTACCGCTAACCAATTAATTAGTGGTGTTTACTTCTGTAATGGAAAACCGTTAAGACAAGTTCGTGATATTGTTAATGATGTCGTCGACCGTGACGGAAATGTAATCTTATCACTATCTGAGATGCGCAATCAAGGTTTATTTGATAAAGACGGTAAACCTTATAAAGATATTCTCGATAACCTCATTAGTAACGTTATCGTAAAACCGTTCCAGTTCGGTAAGCAAATGCTTAAGGGTGGGATTGATTTCTTAGGTTCACTTGGTAATAAATTCAAAAGTTTATTCGGTGGTGTATTTGGTGGTTGGGGTGAAGGTATCACCTTCAATACTAAATGGACTAAACGGATCTATGAATTATTAGTCTGGAAGTTTGGTGGTCAGCCTGATCATCACATGAAAGATATTGCTTCTGATAGTATCAATCAAGCGACAACCGGCGATATCGTTAAAGATGCGAAGAAACGAGCTGAGTCGATTAAGAAACGTTTTGGTAATGCGAAAAACTTTGCTGGTTGGATGGCGGATAAAGCCAGAAAAATGGGTGAAGGGTTTAACGTTAAAGATGGCATTCAGGATTACCTAAAAGAAAAAGCTGAAAGAGCTAAGGCCAAGAAAGAAGAACGTGAAAGAGCACGTGCTGAGAGAGCGGAGAAACGTAAATCAAGATTATCTTTAGATGGTCTTAAAGGTTTCGGTACTGGCATTATCGACCGCTTTACAGGTAAACGCCGTAAAGGTTCTTGGATGGACCGTGTTATGCAATACGGTAATAAAGATTCAAGACGTGGTGCAATGAGTAAACTCTTTGGTCGTAAGGGATCACAGGAAGATGCAAACCAAGGATTTTTATCTAAACTTGGCATGTTCATTCCGATGATCCTCGCAGCAATCAAAGGTGCGCCTGCAGCGATTGGTAGTATTTTACTTAAACCATTCCAATGGATTGGTGGTGCGTTAAATGGCGTGCTGAAAGTCGTGGGTGGTGTTGGTGGCTTTATTAAAGGTGCACTAACAGGTAAAGGTACAGGTCTTGGTGCAGCAGCAGGTAAAGTCGTTCACGCAGGGGGTAAACTTGTAGGACGTGCTGGATTAGCGGCTGGTAAGTTTGTAGCAAATAGTGCATTACGTGCTGGTGCTGCAATTCTTGGTACACCAACAGGCTGGGCATTGCTTGGTATTGCAGCGGTAGGTTGGTTCGGCTATAAACTTTGGCAGTACTACCGCGATAACTTCCAAGAAATGGATGAGTATCGTTTAGCGAGTTATGGTATCCACCCTAACAATGATGTCGGTCGTTCTAACGTTATCCTTGCTTTTGAAAAAGAGATGGATAAAGAACTCTTAGTTGATCCGCAAACGGGTTATCTCAAAGAGAAAGAAATCGACATGAATAAATGGGCAGCATTCTTCTGGAATGAAGAAGCACAAGGTGCGTTGACCCAAGAACAAATGCAAAATGAACAGTTACCACGTTTTACCATGTGGTATAAAGAACGTTTCTATCCAGTTTATAAACGTCATAAAGAAGCATTATTTGCGATGATGACGCAAGCTGAACACGGAACGTGGAGTAACATTAAGCAATGGTTTAAAGGGGACAATGGACGTGAGCTTTATAATCTAGAAGGATTAGAAGATGGCTATAAACCATCATTCGTTCGCATGTCATTCTTAGACAAGGATAAAAATCCTGGTGTACCTGATATCTATAGCTATACTTCATTACCATTCAGTGACTATGAAGAAGGTGGTGTGGGCTACGATCAAGTTCGTTATTATGCTGTTCGTGTAACGGAAGCTTTCCGTGAGGATGAGAAAGATATCGTTGAGGATCTAGATGATAACAAGAAAGATGGAACTGGAAACGGTTTCCTTTATGAAGATCTCTTTGCAAATCGCGATAAACTTATCGCTCAACGTGAACAATATAAAGCGGATGTACAAAGTGGTAACATCACAGTTAATGGTCAGGATAAAGACAACGTCGTGGTAGCTGGTAATGCGGATACGAAGGTTAAGATTAAAGTAGGTGATGGTGCAGAGATTGAAGTACCATATATCGAAGCAGTTGAGCAATACGGATTGAAAGATAACCGTGTAAGTAATTTACAAGCGATGCGTTTCATTGCTTACGGTTTACTTTATAATACGACTGATTACTTTAGTCGTAACCACATGGAAGTTATTCTTGAACTCGAAAAAGAAGTTCGAGAAAACCACATGCGTTCTGAATCCCGTGATGGTAGTCAGGGTAGTGTCACTTGGTCTTCTGGTGAAGAAGGACTTAAGAAAGTCTGGTCTTTATTTGCGGTGAAATTTGGTTTCAAAGAACAAGATGAAAACAACTTTAAGATTTGGGTAGAATGGTTTAAACATCGTTTCTGTGCGATTTATTTTGGTTTACTTGCAACGGCTTGGAGAGATATTAAAGATTTCCGTGGTAAGAATGCAAAAGACCTTGATAAGATTGCAGTTGCAGATCAAATGCCTCTAGCCAACTTCTTAATGAGTAAACCAGTTGTTGACATTATCAAAAATGAATCTGATAAAGTTAACGATACAGGTCGTATCATCTTTGCAGGTGTGGCAATCAATAATAGCCCTGATGCGATGAAAGAGTTCTATGAGAATATCAAAGCAGAGAAAGAATCTAAGCCTTATGAAATGCCTTTATCTGAAGAGAAGAAGAAAGCCCTTCAGGAGAAATGGCAAAAATACATGGCCGATGAAGAAAAACGCCGTGAAGAAGTAAAAGCTGCCTTCCAACAAGATACTGGAAGTGGTGGTGGTCAATATATCGATGCTTCGATTATGGCTGCCGATAATACCGCCGTAAGAAATGACAGTGTTGAAGGTTATACCAATAATGGTGCGCCTTTAGAAGATGGTGGTGTTTCTACGCCTTCTTATGCTGATATGGCAGGTACGTATCAAGACAGTGGTTATAAACCACCTTCAGCATCTCAACAAGAGATCATCGATGAGTACGTTAAATTGGCTCGTGCTGATGGGGTTGATGACAACCATATCGCCATGTACTTAGGTATGATGGATGCAGAATCTCAACTTAAACCTCAGTCTGAGAATATGAAGTACTCTACGGAGAACTTACTGAAAATCAAACGAGGTGCGGAAGGTTGGCAAGGTTACGTCTCGGTACGTAATAAACTTTCTAGTATGACTGATGCTCAAATTGCTGCGATTGAAAAAGACCCTAACCGTCAGCAAATCCTTGGTAACTTATTCTACGGTGGTAGAATGGGTAATGGACCAACTGAAGGTTACATGTACCGTGGTCGTGGATTAGTTCAGATTACAGGTAAAGACAACTACGTCAAATATGCGAGACTTGCAGGTCATCCTGAAGTGATTGCAAATCCTGATTTGATGAATGATCCGAAGATTGCTGTGGCTGTAGCTCATGCTTATGCGAAAGACCGTGGATTGTATCGTAAAGATTTCAATGGCATGGTTGCCGGTATCGTAGGTAGTACAAACATCGGTGAAGGCATGGGTAAACGGATGTCTGCATATAAGAAACATCTTGCTAATATGAGTAAGTATGGTCAAGGTGCAGGTATCACAGGCGATACTTCTGAAGATGGCACAATCACCATTAATAAAGGTGATACTGGTGCAACAGTAACCAATAATGTTCCAGGTATCGCAGGTGCTCAAACTGGTGCCAATATTGCAAGTTCGGTATTGAATATGCAAATCCCTGTAGTCGGTGCTAAAACTACTTCAGCTAATTTCAATCCAGCTCAGTATGAAGATAGTATCTTAGGTGGTAAAGTCTTTAACCCTGCTCAGTATGAGAATGTAAACAGTACAGGTGGTAATGGTCAAAGTTATGCGCCATTATTAACGCAACCTGGTCAGACTCAACAAATTAACCAAGCTATCCCAACTTCATTGGGTGGCCCCGTTAATAGTACGAGTGTTTCTCCTGCTGAATATAAATGGATTCAAATTGCAAGTAAAGAGATCGGTGTGAAAGAACAATCTGGTTCTGCTCATAACCCACGTATTCTTGAATACTTTGCGACTTGTAACATGAAAGGGGTAACGGATGAATTGCCTTGGTGTAGTGCATTTGCTAACTGGGTTATTACCCAAGCAGGTATGCGTGGTACCAATAGTGCTTCATCTCAATCTTGGTTAGATTGGAAAGGTGGTCAGCGTTTTAATAAACCTGTTTATGGTGCACTTGTTGTATTCAGATGGAAAACAGGTGGTGGTCACGTTGGTTTCGTTGTGGGTATGAAATCAGGTAAGTTAGCCGTACTTGGTGGTAACCAAGGTAACATGGTTAAAGTATCAGGATTCCCAACCAATGACGTGGTAGGTTATATCTTACCAACGGGCGTTCAACCTGTTTATGATATTCCTGAATATAAAGGGGATATGAATATTTATAACAGTGGAAGTGATGCTCGTGCCGATACACGTGGTCCAAGCGTTGAGAAAGGCGGTAATAGTAGTGAGTCCGCTTTGGCGGCTGTAACAGGTCAAGGTAGTACACAACTCGCACCGGCAAATCCTGCTGCGGATGTCGCACAACAATTAGGTAACGATACTTCTGCTCTACCAAGCATGGGAAGTAGTATTGCACCTGAGTTAAATGTATTACGTTCACAAATGGGTACACCTGATGCAACAGGTACTCCAGTACCTTCAGTAGATGGTAGCATGGCGACTGGTGACAGTGCAACCCAACCAACCGGAACAGATACGTTCAATATGGCGCCTACATCAAGCGCTCCTGCGATTTCTAGTCCATCTGATAATATCGTAAGTAGTCTTAAACAAGCCTTCGTGGAGGGCTCTGTAGAGGGCAATAAACTCATGACAGATCTACTTAAACAACAAGTAGAACTTCAGGGTATCAACAACGATACGTTAGTTCAGGTGTTACAAGCAATCCAGGCGAATGGTGGTGCTGTAAGTAGTGATAGTAATATGACGCCAAGACAGCGTGAAGAGGCTGAACGTAGTCAGAACTCTCCTGCTAATCCAAAGCAGAAGATGACTGAGAACATGACAACAGGTCCTGTTCGTACTTCAGTAAAAGCTTAAGCTTATTAATTTAAAATGATGAGGCTACTTCGGTAGCCTCTTATTTTTGTTGTTCTATCGTTTTTATAAGTATATATTATTATCTTGAGATAGTAGGCGTGAATCTTGTTATCTTACAAAGGGAATCACTCATCAAATTGAAGCCGTGACATAGGTGGAGGGTTACCTAATGGTAACCCTCTTATTATTAACACCCCGTTAAGGAGTTAACTATGGTCGATTTCAATCGAGCATTTGTACTCATAACGTTTATTCGAAATCTTGGCCCGGATCACTTCTATTCGAACTGGTTCAAGAATACCGTAGAATGCATCGATGCACTATGCAAGGATGATTTTTCGGAATTCGAATATCAACGTTGTTGGTGTGAGTACAAACTTGCCGACAATGTATTCCGCCAGCTATTCGGCTGGTAAACCATAGTACTAGTGGTGAGGCTGTACTCTCACCACTAGTACATTATATTAACTGTCACTGTAAGAATCTAATAGGAGGTTTAACATGACTACGGTTGTTTATAAAAACGGTACACTTGCTACCGATACTAAACTTGTTTTAAACCAGGAGAATCTTAATGCTTCTGGTGATATCATCAGTGGATTGCTTGATAACCCAGAGACAGATGAAGTAGATCGTGGTATCCTACTTCGTTCTTTAGATTTCATTAAAGGTGGAGTGATGAATCTTCACCAAGATGGAAAATTTATTGTTCTAGATAAGGAACAACAATTCCGTTTGTGTAGTGATGATATCAACAATGAAGTTGTTGCTGTTGCTGGTGTTGGTAATATGCTAGCGTTTGCTGACTTTAAAAACTGGATTGATGGTACAACTGAAAGCCTTGATGAGTTCTGGTATCGCTATAACACCAGAATGATTCGTGACGCAGAAAATGGTACTATTACCTACGAACAAGCATTTGGTGCTTTAGTGGAACTCATGTTTATCACCAAGAAAGGTTGTTATACTTGGGGAATTAACAGCAGTAAAGAGAATTGTCGTGATGAGTGTTACTACCCTAACGATGATAAACTTGCTATCATTATGGGTTCAGGTGCGCAACGATTTACAGATGAAATCATCTATCGTATTTCAGTTGCAGAAGTAGCATGTAAACAGACTCCAGAAGAGTTAGTAAGAATTGCAATGGAGCACGATGAACTCACTGGTGGTGAGGTAAAAACATTTATTTATCATTGAGGAGGTAAACAATGAATAACTATGGATTAAAAATAACAGGTGCAGATGAATTAGAAACAATCCTGCCAAGACGTTGCGATGTGATCAAACCACAAGCTAAGCGCAAAGTTGAACATGCTTTGCGTTTTATCGCAGAGAAAATGCGTAAAAGCGTACCGAGCCATGATAGTGTTATCATCGTGGAAGCGGAATTAATTAACACTTATAGAGGTACCGATATGATGCCCTGTCGTCTTACTGACCCACATCTCCAATGGTATCTCAGACAAGCAGGTTATGATTTTGAGTTCATTAACAGCAATAGTGCTATCATGATTACCTGGGGTAAAATGATCTGGTAATAGTAATGAGGCTACTTCGGTAGCCTCTTATTTTGTCTGTTTCTTTTTTTTTCGGACAGAAGTAGAGGCATCCTAAGATGCCTCACTTTGTAACAACTAACAAAATTTACAAAAAGGTGTTCAATGTCTCATCAATAAACTGAACGTTGTATAATGCAATTTATACATAAAATAGTTAACGGCTTCCATATGGAGAGCGGACTACACCTGTCATCATACCAAAGCGGCGTTTGCGTACATCAATACGTTTATCATCTTCTTCTTTACGAACAAATGAGTCAACGGTTCTTGTTTCGATACCATAACCATCCAGTTGTTTATTGATTACATTTAAACGTTGGCTAATTCGCATTCTAAGCGCTGCATGAGAGGTTTTAGAGAATTCCTCGACTAATTCATCGGCTTCTTGTTTAAGCTTCTCTATGCGCTCCAATTCAACGAAATCATCTTCACAAAGTTGTTTGCCATCCTGAGTCACATTAATCATGGCACGTCTTGAGTCGATTCCATAGAAATCGATATTCTTACCATAACGAAGTAACCAGTTAGCTAGTAACCAGGCGATACATGAGTCATCGTGTCCATCCGCACTGTGGTCAACACGCCCAGAGTCATCCACTTTGAGTTGCGCTAATTGGTTCACTAAGAACTGATCGCGCATCACATGACGGGATTGTTTTGCTGCCTCATCTAATACTTTTGAGTATAAGTGAGTACGGGTTTTCTCAGAGGTGTTAAAACCGAAGTACTGACGACATTGTTCGATATCATCTTTAGATGGCATTTTGTTACGTTGGAGTAACATGTAAAGATCCGGTTTCAGTAACTTGTTATCGATGATACGATTGAAGATACGTTTAAATGGATTGATACCCGCATGTGTGAAGGTCAACAAGATCGTATCGATAAATGTCTGCGCTGAGGATTTCTTCTCGATGATGAGTGTCACATTCTCATATTTACTCATGAACTCGGCTAACCATTTCGCTGAGGTTAAGATTGAACCTTGACGAATAGATACGGTGGCTACAACCGATAAGTCAGTTACATTAATCAATACTAATGCAGTACTGTCTCGACCGATCTGTTCTGAGGTATCGACACCGAGAATACACTTATGCGTTGCCATGTATTGAGGAATTTCTTCCTGATCAATATACCAACGGATTACGTAACCAGTTGAGGTCATCTCATTGTATTTTGCCATACGGATAGATTTATCCATATCCGCTAAGATTGTCTTAGGGATGATATTATCTTTACCACCTTTACCCCAGATTAAGAAGTAGTCTTTATTGATATCCTCATCTGTTGATGGTGCAGACATGATACGAGAATAAAACTCTTCATCGGAAATCCCTAACATCCGATGCGAGAACTGCATACTCACTAATGGAACAGGTAAACCAGTTTGGAAGTTAATAAAGTTTAACGCTTCTTCCCGGTTTTGTTTATCGTAAAGTCCTTCAGACCAAGGACAACCACTGACAAATAAATCATAAGCATATTTACCTTGTTTCGTTGACAAGTCACCTGCAGTTGTCGTGTAAAGTCTTCCGTAAAGCATACCGGCTGCTTTCGCATTGTTGATTGCCGCGTCCATCGCTGAGGATACAGCAGGTAACATCACCCAGTTGTATTTTACGAAAGCGATCTCATCCACATGGAGTCGTTCGATTGTATAACCACGAGCTGCGTTGATCGCTGATTGCGGGTCATTCTGAGCAGGAATTAAGTTGAGGGTATTCATCTCCTGAGCATAGTTGATATAATCCTCGATATCTTTATCCTTACGCGTTTTAATCCACATGTAAGAAGGTAACATCCCACGGATCGCTTTAAGACGTTCCGTATTCTTAACCACCAAGGGCCTATCTTTAGTAATAAGTAAGCCCTGCGTCTTATATCCATACACCATCACGTTATACACGTGGAACAAGTCCGCCCCAACAGATTTACCTGTCTGACGGGGTTGGATAGCATAGGTTGAGAAACAATTTAATAAACACCACCACATGGCGATAATAGAACGGTTGGCTTGTACTCGGATACCATCAGTACCAGTTGCAGGAAGTCTTGCCACTTCACGTAACCAATACCAAGGATTTCGTTTACACTCAATGATAACAGCTGTACAAAGTTCAGCAGGTAATTTGGGGTCGAATGGATCGACCCCTACGAGACGTTTATCAAAAAGTGCTAGTGGGAACAAGCAGTTCTTTACCCCTTGCTTTTTCAGTAGATTACAGAATCGAATGAACGAGGTGTTCGTTGTCTGGAAATCCGCTATCGCACCAGGATAACGCAACCAGTCTTCTTGATAAAGTATCATGTTATTATTACCTTATTAGTAACGTAAGATCATCGGTGTGACTGAAAGATGTTGCGTTTCAGTTGGGGATAATTTACGTAACCATTCGATTGTTAATGTACTACCTTCCACCATTGGGAACTGAGGATTGTTTGGAATACCCACTTCTTGGTTCCATTTCTCAATTTCAAATTCCACGGATGTACCATCTGGTGTGGTCACACTGAAGTGTGTTGGTACCGGTGCTTTAGCTTCGACGTTCTCATCAAACAATGGTTTAGTTTGATAGTAAGTTCCTTCTAAGAAGAGATCTAATGAACGGAAGTCTAAATAACCATTTAAGTTAATACCAATCTCATCAGCACGTTCACGACGTGACATTTTAAGTTTAGTATTTGCACCATAACCAGGAGTTTGTGATACGTGGTATTGAATCAAGTAAGGAACATCATAGTTCAATGGATTACCAGATAAACCGATTTGGAAATTCTGAACATGACGATAGCTATTTAAACCGATATTCAGTTTAGATAACTCAAGTGCCACTGAGATATGCTGCACGGTACCAAATTTCTTACCATTAAACATTTCAGTGTTGGCACCTGGTTCAATGTAATCGGTGACATTTAACACGATATCACGATCAAGGTTGAACAACCAGTATTCTAATTCGTAACCTGCTGTTGCATCTGCCCAACGTGGGATAGCCACTAAGTTCACTGAGTAACTACCATCTACTTCTAATGTACGATAGCGATAGATTTCAGTGATATGACGATCTGCGCCGATTGACGCATTCCATGCAAGTTCATTATCGGCTAACTGATAACGTAAACCAAATGAGTTTGTTTCACCACGTAAGGTTGAGATATAATGATCTAAACCTAAGATAGAGAAGCGACCACCATCAATTGAGAGGATACGATCACTACCATCACTGTAGTAAACTTTCGCCATCGTAAATAAACCATCGCGTTGGATGTTAGATGGGAATTCTACTAAACGGTCATCAGATGATGAAATAAACGGACTGATTAACTCGATACCTGTTACGTAAGCCGTCGCTGCATCTAAACTACGTACGTTTGCTGCATTCGCTACAATGAAAGTATTTTCACTGCATGCTTTACCTGAAGCAGAATAAGTTACTGCTGTCACTACTTCACCAATTTCAAGGTGTTCAGTCGTATGACAAACGAGTGGACGTTTAATTGCATTACTGTCATCAAAACGACTACCGATAGTAACAAGTGGTACGTTCTCAGAATAGTTATCTAAGTTACTATTACGATATTGAGAAATCACTTTACCGGTTGAGGAAGTATCACGACCTTTGAATAGCTTCATATAAGCCGTATCTGTACCGTATTGGTGTAAGTTCACATCAACCATTAAAGTGTGCGGAATCACACTCTTATCGTAGAAGATACGCCAAGTCTCAGATTGATAACCTGGACCCACCCCTCTAAATTGATTAAGCTCACCTTCATCTTCTTTTGCGAATGTTAGGTTTGCAAAAGTTGGGATAAGTGTAGACTCATCCACACTCACCACCTCTTTAAAACGGATGATACCACCACGGATATCTTCAACGATATCACCGACGTTTGGTACGTATAATCCTTTTGAATCTTGACCCATATAGATCTGATTCATATTCCATTGACGCCAGCCGCGCTTTTCATTGCGGTCTATCGACGTGACGTCTGGAGTAGCTTGATTGAGTTCATTTAACTCCATCTTATCTTATCCTTTTATTCTGTTACGTTTCGACGAGTACGTGTTACCTTAAACCAACCATTCAATCTTACCTTGTTATTTAAGTAAGTTTGATTGATATGCTCAAATAAAGCGTAGATACGATGATGTACTACAGTCGGTTGAGCTTGGTCAAATGGTCTTGGGTCAACGATAGCAAAGTCTTCATCGTAACCTTTAACACATGGATCACTATTTAATAAGAACTTAAACTTACTAATCAATCGTGCAACTTTCGCTTTGTTGTGATAGTCGAACTCGATGTATTTGCGTTCGTTAGCTAACACATGCGTAATAATTGCAGACATGAAAGGTGAGTATAATTCATATTTCCCATTTACCACAACATGTTTTGGTAATTTCTCACGTTGTAGTCGGGTTGAGAGATAATTGATGATATCAATATTATTTTGTCTATCGGATTCTTGGAAACGATAGATCTGACGATATCCCGCATAACCACGTAATGCAATATAGTGGTCATCAATCGAGTATGGTGTACCATCTGGTACTTTCACTTTCGCTTCACCATATTGATCATCGAACTTCAAGAGATGTGGGTTATAAACACCCCCACCAATCATCACACGAGAAATACGGTTTTGATGTAGGTCATAGTGATAATCGACAGAGAGCTTACCATCAATCACATAACCCACTTCACGTGGTTTATCGGTTGATTTACCGTCACGGCTAAAGCCTAATGCACGATAGGTGATATGAAGTTCATTTTGCTCAGTCATGCCTTTGAGGTATTGTTTTGAGAAGATGATCACACGAGGGAAATCCACACGGTAATCGATATTCTCAATTAACGCTCTTCCATTTAACCACACTGCAATTTTAGCAGGAGCAATATCTAAGATCTCGTTATTCTCACCATGGACTAAAGTAAAGTCCACTACCCCATCTGAAGCAGGTACTAAGATCAAATCACGGCAAAGGAACTTATCATCACCAACAACATCATAACGAACGTTTGCTGGATCGCCATTAGTAAAGGAGAAACCATCGTCACGTTGTACGAAGTTGGTTGCAACATTGGTTACGTCACGATAACCACCTTGATAGGTGATCACGTCATTTAAACCGAGTACTTTAGTGATACGATATAAACGATAGTTAGAGATCGCATTAGTAGTGACATTGATCTTGTCACCAATACCAACATCTTTATATAATGAAATCTCATGAGAACCTTTACCTGAGATTGCCTCAATGTAAATTGTCCCTTCATTAACAGGATAATACTTCATGGTATCAGTACTATAGTACCAACCTAAAAGTAATCCATCTCTGTCATACTCATAAATCGTACAACTATCCATCAAACCAACCGGAATAATGAAGTAGTTTTTATTTGGATCTTTAGTGATTGATACGTTAGGGTTCGCTAACGCTAATGAAGCCTGGTCATAACCATAAGCATCTAAAACACGTTCCGCTGTAAGCTCGTGTCTAAAACAACGCATCAGATAGTTGTAATCTGATTTCTCAAGTTCACTGGCTTTCCATACATCAATATTTGATGCAGTATCCGTCATCGCATCTAAACGTTTTTCGTAATCAAGTTGATATAACTCCATGACATGATGGCGTTCAGCAATGAGATTACGATCCAATCCTGATTCATGTACCACAACTTTTAAATACCAGTTATCAATATCAATCTTCTCTTGCATTGAAGTTAATGAAGAAAGAAGATAGTCAACTGGCAATGAGTAAGCTTGATGAGTCACCATACGTAAACTGTCTTCACGATTACGGTGATAATAGTTACCCATTTCAAACTCAGCATGTTCGATTGCATCCGCCAACGTGGCTTCTGGATACATCTTCATGTAGTTAACAATCTGAAGTCTTGGTACGTAGATTGGGAAGATCTCAATATCATCACGATAGTGGATCTTTCTTTTATCTTGTACGTGTTTTAACATCAGTAAATACTTATTACATTTATCCAAATCAGAATGGAATGAACGTAATGATTTTACTGCATGATATTCCACATGAGTCACGGAACCATCATCTGACATTTCAACGTAGTCACCGTAGTTGTTACCCATAATTTTATTGGATGGTCTACCGTTCGTAAAAATAAGTGGGTTATGATAATCCTTCTCATAACGATCGTTATAAGCATTGACCATATCACTTAAGTCGGTTCCTTTCTTATAAATACGACTATCCACGTAAACACGTTTAGTGCGTTCAGTCTGGTTATTCATTTTCCAGAAATGACTACTTCTGAAATGGAAGTAAATTGGTTCTACACCAAACTTAATTCCTAAATCCCCATCTTCACGGATCGCAAATAAAATCGTACCATCATCTTCTAAGAAATAGAAGACATTACAAAGTGGAACTAAAATACCCGCATCATTATAAATACGAACAAGGAAGTCAGCTTCTAAGCACCATTCTGTAATCGGTATCCATCTTTCTTTATAAAGGGATAAGTTAAACTCATCCGGATAGTTCCCACCGATCATATACATGTGGAAACGGTCGGTGTTATTTGGGAGCGATAATAAACGCTCAAACACCATGGTATCAATAATATCCCCATTTGCATCAGTAAGCTGGGCAGCCTCGATGATATATTGCTCATCTTCATAAGGACTACACCAAACAAGCTTAGCGGCATGTTGGATAAGATATTCTTGATAATAAGGACTAATCACAGCCATGTTTTCTGTTTTCCTTATTAAATAAAATTATTCGTATACTGGACCGAAGTATTTCGCGGTATTACTACTTACGAATGTTCCTAACGCACCATTACGATCTAAACGTTTCATGATTTGACCTAATGGTAATTTTTGATAGAACTTATTCTTCGCACAAGTAAAGTTAATCGCAAGCCATGTTGGTGGATATTCAATTGCCACGGCCATGGTTTCTTTTGGGTTACCTTGAGAGATCCAACCACCTGCAAGCATGATTGTTAAATCACCTACGCTTAATTTAGATAGACGTGGTGACCAGGCTAACTCACGAATTTTCTTCATGAATGAATCGATATCTTTCAAATCAGAAGCATCTAACATTTCAACAATCTGCATGTGGGTACCGATATCCACTTTCATCTTACGAGAAAGAATCGTTGCAATAGAAGCAAGTTCTTCTGGTTTGATATTTTGGATATCTTTTACAGTACGGGTCGCATAGAACAACTGGAACGCTGCCATCAAACGTAAAGTTGATTCTGGATCTAAACCTAAACGACGTGCTACCGTTTCAGCAACTAATGCACCATAGGTATTGATTGGCAAGTCTTGCGTTAAGATTAACGAATCCGCATCTTTCATCCATTCACCCATAGCTATTGCATAAACCATAATGAAGTTAGTGCTTTCATTAGTTTTGTTACGATGGATGATATCATTTTCTAATTTAATACCGGCATAAGAACGGAAGTCAACAATAATCGTTGGTTTTTGTTCTGGTAACTCGATGATGATAGGTTGGTAGAAATAAGGAAGTTCTACATCACCTGCTACACCTAAAATACGATAGGTGTCGAAATCATATTTCCCTTCTTGGTCAATAGACTTCACTTGCTTCGTGATCACCATTTCTTTTAATTTCTGCTCGAGTTTACTGATGTTAGACCGACGCAGAACCATGGTCTCATAAGGACTTTTCATGTTCATCTTTTATATACTCATTTAGCTAAATGTGGTTTATAATGTCATACTCCATATTTTTGATCACCTACGTCTAGGTGTAAAAGTCTACAGAGTTCGTATCATATGTCGTAAAATCGACCCACCCTAGATCTTAAGCCATTTCATAAGCGAAAGACCGAGGGTAGACCCCTTATGTCTGGGGTATAAAACGACATAAATTTCTTAATTAAGGAGTTTATTAATAGTGGGAACTGTAGGAATTCTAGTCACCCTACTTTATTTTACTTTGATAGCTCAAGAGCAATAACGGTTATCTCCATCTAGTACTGGGTGAGATAATAAAACTAATATATTAGTAACCAATAAATAAAGAGGAGTTTCTCTATGGTTATGGCTACATTTGAGCCGCACAATAGTACCCCGCTGATTTGGTATCCGGGTACGAAGGATGAATCCATCCGTGCTGTTCCTTACGTTGCACCAGAGATCCCGATGCATTTACCTGTGGTATTTACTTATGCAAGTAAAGGTCCATTCAATGCAGTAATCAGCTCTGCTTCTTCTGCAGTCGCTTTATTCGGGGAAGAGATCTTTGATGAAAAGAGTCCTTATGGTACTTTAGCAACGCCTTTTGCTAACCTATTCAAAGAATACGGCAACCCAATGATGGTACAACGTCTTCATCCAAAAGACATGCCAGCAGAAGCACGTATTTGTTTAGCAATCGAATGGGTTAAATCACCTCAGTTCCGTAAAACAGTTCGTACTGTTTCTGGTGAACACGAAGTCGATGCAAATAACAAAATCGTATTAAGTACTGAAGAACCAATCGAAGGTATCCTTGCAAGATGGCGCGTTATCGCAATGCCATCAGATGGTAAACTTGGCACATTAGAAACTCGTACTGGTACATTACAAGTACGTGATGATGCAACCAGCCAATCTAAAATCTCTCCAATCTTTGAATTCAAAGCACAATGGAAAGGTAAATCTGGTAACAACATCGGTCTTCGTTTCAGTGCACCTAACAAACGTGGTGGCTTGACTAATGCTCAAGTAAGCACATTGTTAGATCAAAAAGCTTACCTTTACAACATCCAAGTATTAACACGTCAAAATGAACGTGCTGATGGTGTTGTTGTTAAAACTCAAACTGGCGGTAATGCTGTTCTTTGTTCATTCAAAGAAGGTGCATTCGATATCAATGCGGGTAATGCATCTATCGACTTCGAAGAAATTTTCTTAGATAGTTATCAAGACTTCGATACTCGTGGCGGTAAACCAGCCACTTATGGTGATATCGGTAGCTTCCATCTATATCGTGAAAACTTAGAAGAAGTTCTAGGTGAAATGTATAAAGTTGAAGCGCAAACCAACAATACGGCGTTAAGCACAACTGAAGGTGTTGAAGATGGTAAACATCTCATCAACTTCTTTACTGGTCGTGACCACACCAACCGCCCTTATAATGCAATTTACGTACAACGTGAATTAGATAGCAATGATGCGATCTCTATGGACAGCGGTAAAACCTTTTGGTTAACTGGTGGTGGCGATGGTACTATGAACAATAAAAACTTTGACGCATTAGTTAAAGAAATCTTTGATACCATGGCAACCGGTAACGAATTACACCCAACTACTTGGAGAGACCAAGGTAAATATCCATTCCGTCAAGTATACGACGTGGGTTATTCTACTGAAACTAAAGTCAGTCTTTACAAAGTACTTGGTGTACGTCAAGAAGCTAACTTAACGATGAGTACTTGTGACTTCATCAACAACCCTAACCAAGCGCCAGCTGTGGATGCAGAAGAATCAATCGGTGCAAACCTTGTTTCTAAAGCACGTAACTACGTAGAATCTGAACTATTCGGTACAGGTGCAATGCGTGCAGTAATCATCCCACAAGCGATGAAACTTATCAATAACCCACGTTATAAAAAATACGTTCCAATGACGTATGAAGTAGCACGTATGCGTGCGCAATACATGGGTCAACCTGGTGGTATGCTTGCAGGTTATGGTTATGATGCACCTCCATACAACCATGTATTGGAAGGTAAAGAAGTAACTAATGCTTATATCCCTGTTGAATCTCGTATTCGTTCTTGGGATAACGGTGTATCATACTTCATCAATAAATCTGACCGTGTAGTATTCTGCCCTGGTCTTAAAACAGTTTACAAAAACGATACCTCTATCTTAACTTCTGATATCACAATGCAAATCATCTGCGATATCGACTATATTTGTTTCCAAGTATGGGCGGAGTTAACTGGTAACAGTAAACTGACTGATGAAGATTTCATGGAGTTATCTGACACCATGATCCGTGACCGTGTACGTGGTCGTTATGATGACCGTGTTGTGGTTGTTCCGCAAACTTATAAAGACACGAAAGACCAAGCTCAAGGCTACAGCTGGACATGTAAAGTAGATCTATACGGTCCAAATATGCGTACCTTGAATAAATCATTCGTGGTTGCAAAACGCATGGAGGACTTGACAAATGCCTAGTGGTACTTTACGTAATGGACGAGTTCTCATCGCAAAAGACTCAGTTCTTAAAAATAAAGTTGGTCTTGCTAATGGTGTTTCTGATGTTGTTGCACGTCTTGACGTGGATGGTCAGAATGGTCTTAGTACCGACTTCCGTGTATTGAATGCCAATACACCATACACCCGTAATAACGTTCTCTGCTTTGTATTAGAAGTACCATTATTCTTCAAATACATCGGTAACGATAACGGTAAATCAATGGTTCGTGCGTTTAAAGCATTGATGGAAAACAAATCTAAGAAAATCTCTGGTTTGGATTCTTCTATTAAAGCTGAATACGTTCAAACTAACGTAGGTGCAAACGAAGTATTCGATGTATTCTCTCGTACTACCCGTGAAAAATCAGAACCAACTCATACTTGGGATGATGTAATCGGTCGTGGTATCAGTTTATTCTTCGAAACTTGGATTGTTATGGGTATGGGTGATCCGATTACTCAAATCCCTGGTGTTGTAACGACTCAAAAATACATCACTGAAACCAACAACCGTAAATCAGCTGCATTCAATGCTTACAGCTTAATGCCTGAAAACATCGCAGCGACTTGTATCTACATCGAGCCAGATCCAACTTGTACCTATGCAGTCAATGCATGGTTGTGTACTAACATGATGCCAGATAACGCTGGTGATCGTGTGGGTGAAATGGATAAAACTTCAGGTCGTGAGACAGTTGAGGTAACTGTTAAATTTACTTGTATCCAAGAAATTAACAGTGGTACAAAAGTACTTGCAAACAACATCTTGCAATCTCTTGAAATCCGCGGCATGGCTTCAGTAGACCGTCGTGCATACTTAGGTGACACCTATGAAGATATCGTGAAAGCAGGCGAAATCAAAGTTTACGATGATTTAGCTTCAGCTGATAGCACTGGTATCATGCAACAAAACTACAAAATGGCTCGTACTGAGCATACCACTAAGATGAAAGCTAACTTTGCGACTGATAAAGCGCAACAAGAACGCTCTACTACCATGGGTGTAGCAGCTGGCTAAGCTTAGCGATACGTTATAGCAATATAACGGACAGAATCAGAGGCATCCCTGGGGATGCCTCTATTTTTGTTGTCTCATCGTTTAAATGAAGATCACTATATATCTTGAGATAAACTTCGAATACTTTCACGGCCGTGACCTCGTTACTCGATATCAGAGAACGCAATATAACAAGCATAGGACGACGATCTTAGTTAAGACGATGAATCGTATAGGTTATAATAAAATAACGCTACACTGCGTGATTAAGACGGATTAAACACGGCTATAGTATAATGTAACTATTAAACAGGAATCATTTCATCATTTTCACTTAGTTTACAAATAAAAGTTTCATTCGAAACCAGCTCTTGTCCTAGTAACCGTCTTTAGGACATTTTATCTTTTACCTTAGTAGGAATTTAAATCAAAAAAAAAATGGCGACAAAAAGAAAGGGCATCATAAAGATGCCCAGGGAATTTGAATGTTAATCAAGTAGTATTGTTATTATAGGATAAGGCGTCACCCTGGTGAGACAAATGTAACATTACCATACGGAGCTTAGATTTATCTTACATGCCGAAGAAGGTACAAGTGGTGTCATGAGATAAACAATTTTTAATAGATGGTAGATGTCGATGATTTTGCTGATTGTTGTCACCAGGGTAGACTAAGGTTTCGTTCTGAACAGCTACTCAAGCCAGAGGACTTATGGTAGTAAAAGGAAACACCATGAAACATGGTACCATCACAAGGCTGAGATACTGTAAAAGGGAAGATGCTAGCAAACCCATATGCTATTCAGAACGAAGAGGGTTTGGTTATAGGGAAAGACGTATTATTAATAACAAAGAGAACCGTTCTATGCTAGGATGCAGAAGATCCGCGTGCAACCGAACCAAAAAAATCTTATCTCCATAACCAAAGAGGGCGATTGACAGAAAAGTCTACAACGTCTTAAGAAAACGTGAGAAACAGAGCACAAACCACTTTCGTTGTACTTACTAGGTAATCAGGCCTTTCTATTTTCAACTTCAACTTTCATAAGGAGGATTCCAATGCAGAACCCATTATAGATAGCTTAACTGAATCATTAATTTCTTATCAAGAATACCTGACTGATCTGTCAATCAAATTCATTTCATATAATCGAGCAAGGGAGTAAGAAAATACTTACTCCCAGCTGATCTTTTTAGAAAACTGTGGGCGTATGATAAAGTCACGATCACGTGACCCATAGGAGTTATCACGTTTCCACATAATAGTACAAAACAAAATAAACTTTTATTTCTTAAGATTTATAATAGTTCATTGCAAGTGTTCGTAAGATGATATACAGCATCACCGCTGAGCGTTCTAAAGAAACAAGTTTACCTTTGAGTTTTGGTTTTACTTCATAAATAAACCCATCGACTAATTTACGTACTGATAATAACGTCTTATCATTGGCTTTACCAGATAGGAGGTTTTGACGTAAACGATGCGCGATCTGAACAAGATCATTGGTTTTTAATCCCTCTGATTGGATTAAAGCCAGACTATAGATCATAACATCATGACGGGCATCTAAGATTTTATTTTTCCACTTCGGTGTTAATTGATTACGCACCATAAAGCTTAAGGTTTCACGGAACGTACTTTTCACCAAAGTTGGCATGGAAGATTCGATTACGTATAAGAGATCTTCTTTAATGAAACTGTTCTCATCCGTAAAGATCTTATCTTGGTAGTGTAAGAACTGACTTTGTTGTCTTACCAGATCACCAAGGTATAATCCATCTACACTCATACTTAGTGCTGAAGTGGAGATCACCTTCTCCTGATCATCTAATACCTGTCTAAATACCGCATTGATCTCGACGATCGATTTATTGATCTGAGATTTCACGCTATTAAGCTTACGGACGACTAACTCATCATCAAAGGTATCAAACACTTCTTGCTTCGCGTATTTCGCATCAGCACGCTGATCATCACCAATAACAAATAATTCAGATTTCATCTCGATCCAGTTCTTCCAGTTACCAGCGACTTTCAAATCAAAACGACGTGTTAAACGCTCATAGACCTCGGTACTGATCTCAGGTGAGGTTTTACCTCGACAGAAGTAGTTATTCATCACAGAGGTCAAATAACGGGCTACCATGATCTCCATGATCACAAGTTTCAATCCATCACGTTCTTTTTGACTTAAGGTTTTAGAAGTATGAGCGCGATGCATCAAATACACCATCCCGATACTTAAGATATTACTACTAACTTTAAAGTCTTTATTGATCGTCGGTAACGCATAAACGAAATCGGCGACTTCATCTTCATCGATCCCTAAGATCTCATTTAACCAAACATCATCATCACTACTCATCCATTTCGGGATATATAATCCAAATGATGCGGTAGAGAAAAATCCCACATGTTCACTATTACGGCTGTAAAAACGATTACGCCATTTCGTTAAGCTCTCAAGGAGCTTACGATTGATCTCCGTCTCGCAGTAATGATCGAAGATCTCTTTTAAATTACTAAAACTCATATTCTATCTCTTTAAATATAGACACATGGCATTGGAAGGGACATAATGCAGAGATACACCAAAAAGATGTATCTCTTAAAACCTTAGTTACCCACCGCAACGTAACGGATATGCTCCCAGACAGTATCATTGTTACGACGAGCCATACCACCCCGCCAACCACGACTGGTCTCACGATGATGTAAGGTAAAGCCAAATCGGTCTTTGTTGACGATCTTAGGGTTCACTCGTTGACCGGATGATCCTGTATAGTTTACCGCAAAACAGTTATTCGGGAATGGGGTATGAAATAGACACTTATCCCCACCGTTAGTGGCTGTACCCCACATGATAATAACCCCATTTGGTAATACACTTCGACCATTCTCACCATCTTGGGGTTCTGTATTAGCCGGTGCCTCTGTAATCCAATAAGTCATCTGTTATCTCCCTATGGCGATATATTGTCCGCCGTTAGCATGCCAAGCGTGTTTACCCCAAGCACTAAAACGGGTTCTTTCGATATGATCTACCCGTACGTTCTCAAAGTCCCCTGAAACATCTGCTTGGTTTACCAACACCATAAAACATTCATTTGGAAAAGGGGTATGGAAATTATGCCATCCACCCCCATATTCATTTGGTATACCACCCCATTGGATCATCATCCCACCAGGTAGTATACTAAATCCATTTTCTGCAGTACGAGGTTCTAGATTCCCCGGTGCATTTTCTATCCAATACGTCATATATCCAATATCCTTCTATCCTATCGACCAAATGCGATAAAGGTCGCATTATTTAACTGGTGATCATATTTCGCTTTCGCCCAAAACATATCTCGTCTGATCTCACCGATATGCGGGTTCTCATAGTCATTGTTCATCGCACTTGCATGAGGCGTTACTACCACATTAAAGCACACGTTAGGAAACGGTGTTGGGAAGTTATGCCATGCCCCATCATGGTTCCCTGGTAATCTTCCCCATTGCATAATGGTTCCACCTGGTAATACCGTATAGCCATTTGTTGAAGCATTTGCTCCCATCCCATTAGGCCCTTCTGTTATCCAATACGTCATCTTTACTTTTTTCTCCAAAAAATTCCCGAATACGAATTTTCCCATACTTATACTCTCTTTTCTCTTTATCTGAGTATAATGTTTATTCTTTATTCAGGTATTAAGGTTAATCTCTCTCTAGTAAGTAATAGTATCTCTCTTACTACTACTCTCTTACAGTATATCTCTTTTCATCTCTATATAACAACAAAAATAAGAGAGATAAGGTATTCTCATCTCTCCATTATCTCTATCTCTTTAGTGTAATGTTAAATGTAATATATTATTATATTTTTGTAGTATATGTTACTGTTCGATTTTTTCACTATATATAAGGGGCTTCGCCCCTTATATACTATAGTTTAATTTTTGGTGGAAGGATGTCGTTCATTCGTACTATACTCAATCCGTATATTACTCATTCACTCCTCTCTGTATTGGAACCCCAACCCAGATAATTTATTCCGTTTCATTCAGATTCGTATACACTCATCTTCATTACACTACATAAATTATCTACCCTTCCCCTTAAGAATTTTTATTTTATAAAAAAATTA